CTAGTATATTATTTACTGTCAAGTATATCTTGCTTTATTAAATCTTATAATAATCAAGGATTTCTTTATATATTGGGTGTAGTTATGATTTTTATAATTAAAGCACTTGAAGAAATAAAAAAAATGGTAATGGACCAAACTTATTTCGCAATCCACTACCTGACCTGATAAATATTCCAAAAAGTCGTACTTACTTTAAGTTCAATTTATCTTAGCTAACCTTTATCGCTACAAGGGTATATCTTTTTGAAGTTCTAATAGTTAATTTCTTAACTATCATGAGTATTTCCCAAAGATAATAATTACAAATACCTTTATAGAATTTTACAGTGACCTTAGAGGTATATAAAATTTCTATCTTCTACCATATATAAGAATTTCAGGGGTTTAGAAATACCCAAATTTTTGTAGATTATTTATTAATTCTTGTATATTATCATCTATCTTTTCTTTTTCCATGTTGTTCCAATTAACTCTATCATTTTGTTCTGGATTACCAAATATTCGAGTTATCCAATAGGGGATTTTAGTTCCTCTTATATTATCCCATCTAGATGTGTTTGTTTTTTCAGAAAGTGCCCATAATACTTCTTCTATTGTATATAACATAGATTGGTGAATATGTAATGATACTTTAAAAACAGATCTCATTATTCCTATTATATTATCTAGGAACATATTTAATTGATCTTTATTAGTAAATACTCCAAAATTTCTCGAATCTATATTATAAATATCTCTCAAAGTTAGTATTATTCCTTTTCTAAACTTAAAATTATTATAACCTCCGATATATCTATAAAGTTTATCTATGAATTCTAAGGCTCCTTTATTACTAATGATAAAGTTATTAACAATTATATCAGAAAAATCAAACATATAGTTATTATATACATTTAATCCAGATAAACTACTATAACTATTTTTAATATTTTTCTTGATAGATTTATAGAATTTACCTCTTACTATAGTACTTTTTCCATATTCATAAAAACGATATGTAGGAAGACCATATTTGAAGTACATATAAGTATCTCTAACTCTATCATCAATAGCTTTTTCATCATGAAAACTAGAATCAATTTCTACAATGAATTTCGCTTTATAAAAGAAATAATCAGAAAGTATATAATGTTTCTCCCAAAGTTCTGTTCGAGTTTTTGGAACTTTCTCTTTAGTTAATATTTCTTTCCAGAGCTCTCTATCCATTATTGGAACGGGAAATTCTTTTATATACTTTGTAAAATCTTTTTCTTGCGTTAATTCATTTTTTATTTTTTCTATATCTTCTTCAAACTTTTTTGAAAAACTACTTTCATTAGCGATAAGAGCATCTCTTCTATTTTTAATAATAGAGATGTGAGTGTTATCTTCTTTTAAAAGATACGTTGGAATGATATATCCTTGTTCAATCTCTTCTGCATAATATTTGCATCCCATAGCAAATATCTTAATTAGGTCTGTATTCATAAGTTATATTAATTTTATTTCTATTTATAAGGTTTAGACCTTAAGAGCCTTATATGTGTAGTTTATTACATGAAAAACAAACTTAAAAGAAATGAAAATTGAACAAGAATTAATCGATGAATCTTATAGAGGATTCGTAAGAAGAGACCTAGTAGATCTATACCAAAGATTTATAGGTGAAAGAAGTGGAGGAAAAGTACATAATTCATCATTATCTAATGAGATAACTCCTGGTAATGATGTAAATGTTAGTGAAAGATTTTTAAATAGACAGAAAAGGAGGGGATTAAATTACTAAGATTTCCGAAAACTATTCATATAATTAAAAGATGTTATGAAGAAAGGTTTGGTGGTTTTATTGAATCTGTCTATACTATTGAATATGGAATTTTGCATTTAATGTACTTTGATGAGAATGTATTAATTGAATTCTCTAAAACATTTCGATCTCTTGAGAATGATAATATAGATGTATTGAGAGAAAAACTCAGAACTGTATTATCTGGAAAAATTATAGGAGATAATAAATTCATTTCTGTAGATAGAATAGAAAACCTAAGAACCAGAAAATAAAAAAATTGAAGGAGACTTTTTACAGTTCTCCTTCTTTTATTTTTCTTCTTAGGACATAAAATCTAGCTTTTTCGTTTTTACTAGATCTAAGTCATTAAATGGAGTACCTTCGATAAGATTTACTCCTGTTTGTTGTAAAATCCATCCAAGTCCGGTCAAGTTTCCATATTCATCTACTACAATCTTTTTATCCCATATTGTTAGTTTAGGGAAATATAATTTGTAGTCCGGGAAAATCATACTCCATTCATCTTCATTTCCTTCTAAAAATTTATCTAGTTCAGGGTGAGTATTTATTTTTTTTGTTCTCCCATTCCATATCACATCAAAACACGGCCGAAGAATATATGGACAAACTTCGACTCCCTGACACTCTCCTGGTTCTGATGTTCTAGAAATAACTTTACATTTATTTCTTACCAGAGTCATTATTTTGTCCATTGAGTAGTCGGCCGTATTAATTATCACTATCTTTCCGGTTATATATGTTGGATTCTTTGGGTTAACGTGAATTAGACTACCTACCGAAGGATCTATCTCTTCTTGTAAGTAAATAGCCTCGATAAAAGCATCTAATCCATTCCCATAATATACGGAATTCATTTTTTTATCTCCTTCCCTAGTAATATCCCAGCAAATTCAGTAAGATCTACATCCCTAACAAATACATCAACTGGCTTAATGAATATAACAGTCCTTTCTACTATTGTCCCATCTTCTCTTACTGCTGATACATTATATAGGTTTTTTGATATTTTAGGGAGAAATGATTCAGGTACATATTTCCAATCAATTGCCATAGCTTCATCATCAAACATCTCTGATACTAGGTATTTTTCTTGTTTCATATCTTATATTTTTTAAAGTTGATTAATAATTTGTTCAGTATATGCTACCGGATCGAATTTCTTAAGCTCTTTCAATCTTGTCTTGAGCTCTTTTATACGATCCGAAGTATCTTTATTTTTTCTAAGGTAACTGATAGGCTTTGACATAACAGAACTAACTATTTCCTGAGGCATTCTAAATACTTTCATAATCTCTTCGTCAGTTGCTTTTGGATTTTTGTTTAATATATAATCCGAAATTAATGGAATAGCCTCTAAAACCGCAATATCAAAAGTAGTTTTTTCTATCTTCTTCTGATTTACTTTTACAATTAGATCTATGTAATTTTTATAAGTATAATCTAACCAATCATATAAACCAATTCGAAACATTGTGGATCCAGTAGTTACGTTTGTTGTGTAGTTTGTAGCACTATAGCAACACTTTCTTGCTAGATCTTCAATTTCTTCAATAGATATTCCTCTTGCTCCTGGAACTTTAGATATTACCATTTTAGGACCATTAATATCAGTAAGATCTTCCATATATACTTTTCCTTCTTCTGCAAGTTTTTTAAACTTTTTAAAATTAGGTGTAAATAAGAAAGTATCTCCTTCAAATAATATTCCTGGATTACCAAAATTATCAGTTACTCTTGTTAATTTGTATGAATATATTACTCTACCTTTACCTGTTTTCCATAATCTATCAAGTTCTGAATTTTCTTTGTCAATTATTAAGTTTGCATTCGGTTCTAGGAGTAACGGGTTATTATTTATATAGGCTTGGTATAATGATTTCGGACTAAAATTCGGATAATCATTCTTAACACCTATGCACAGACCAGTTACCGATGTTTTCATGTAAAGACAAAGAGGTATAGGAAGTGGAAGATAAGATATTTCCATTGGTCCTACTGGCGATTCTACCATAGGAACCTCTTTCCATAATTCTCCAAGTACTCTATTGTATACATCTGAAACCATTTGTTTTGTATATCGAGGAGCGGCATACTGATTGTATACACCATTTATTTCCGTATATCCCCATGAACCGTGACCTTCAAAAACTCCAGTATGTACGAGATTAGCATTAAGTTCTTCAATACCGGAAAGACTATGAGGATGATAGTTTGCTACACTTGAAATTACTGTAGTACTAGGTATCATCTTCCCTTTTGGAAATTGAAGAGCTGAATATATTAATCTTCTATAACTAGGTTTACAACCATCTTGTATAAATGCTGTATGTCTTTGATTATTAATATAATTACCAAAATCTAAAAAAGCATCTCTTGCTATTTCTCCAATAGCTTTTTGTTGAATTAATTCTTCTTGTGTAATTTGTGGTAATTCTATTTCTTTCTTTTTTCTAGCCATATTATTCAATTATTCTAAATTCGTCTAAATTATACCAAAAATCTTCAGATACTCCTGCTTTTACTGAAATCGATTCTTCTGAATTAAGATTTGTTATTTTTATTGAGAAAGACATAATTCCTCCTCCAATTCCACTTTTAGATATAACTACTGGTGGATATTCTAGAAGAATTAGGTCTCCTTGTTTAATATCTCTTATAAATTTTTCAAAAGTTTTACTCGTACTGTATCTCATTTCAATACATTTCATTGAAATTACCTGAACTGTATATTTTACTGTAGGTAATTCTTGTATATTGAAATTTCCCATTTTAAATGTTTCCATGATCTATTACTTGTATTTCTTTCATAGCATCCCAAAACTCATTAATTGCACTTTCAGGAACTATTATTGATTTATTACTTCTAAGATTTGTTATCTTAGTTCTTACAGATTTCATTCCTGACTGTGAATTTCTTTTAAGAATAGGAGGAATTTCTAGAAGAATTATATCTTCTGGGTTAATTCCATCTAAAAATATTTCCCTTTTCTTATTATTTATGTAGTAAGTATTTTTATCCATCTTAGAAATTACTTTAATAAAATATTTCATTGTTGGTAATACATCCCTACTATTTTCAATACCATTAATTTTATAAATCTGTAAATCCATTATCAATTATTTTGAATTTCCCGAAATAATAATATAAGATATTTAATTCCAGAGTGCTAAATTTCATACTCTTTTTATTCTCTAAATTAGTAACTGTGACATATCCTTGAAGTAATAATGAATATGAAATCATTACTAAATCTCCTTCATTCAGATATAAGTTTATGAATTCTTTTTTCTCCTTATTCATTAACCTATAAATTTCAGAATTTTTATTAGTTAATATTTTCTTAGCTCTATCACAACATATATTTTGTGGTTCACCAAGTAATATTACTATTTTAACTTCTGGAATATTTGGATATTTATAAGTCTGTGAATCCATATGGATTAGTTATAATTCCGGCATCAAATAATAGTTTTTTTCTTTCTTCAATATCTTCTGTCAGTTTCATACTATAGTCGAAACCATCCGGAGTTACTTGAATTAATTTTCTAGTTGCCGGATTATAAAAGATATCATAAATATCTTCAGAATTAAAAGCTCCTAGACCTTTTCTGCGAAAAAATGGTTTACTCGGATCTAATCCTATCGGAAATATTCCATTATCTTGTAATGGATCTCCAGGATAGAACTTTTTATCACCTTGTTCAAATATTGGTGACATTATTTGATAAACCATTCCAAAATCTATCAAAAATCTTCCGAATTTTCCAAATAAATATAGAATTAATTTTTTTATCTGTTCGCCATCAGGGTCCGCATCAACTGCGATAACAATTTTACCATAACGGCTGTATTTTTTTATCAATTCATAAGCTTCTTCAAAAGATTTTGCATCCTTTGTTACGTTATTTACATCCATACCAAGTCCAATTACTTTGAATATAGTATGAATTTCTTTATTATCTAGTGCCTGATCTACAGTCTTATCTAGCACCGAAAGTATCTTACCTCTTAACGGGAGTACTGCGTGGAACTGAGTGTTATGTCTTCCACTTTTTAGTGATCCTGCTGGACTTAGCAATATGTTAATAATTCTATCAATTGATTCTTGATAGTTCAGCATATATTTTTATCTATTTTATTATAGATAGTGAATACAGTATGCGTTACATCAAAGAATTTATCTTTGACTCGGTATTAGATTTACTTAGGATATTTTTTCTCTAAGGTCTTTCACCGAATTTACTCACTTATAATTTAAGACATTTCTGATTTAAACGGCCTAATTTGACCTTCACAGAGGAATAATTCACAATCCCATCTGTTTTTTCCAGTTGCGTCACTAAAACCCTCTATTAATTCAACCCTTGACTTAAACATATTTCTTCCCTGAGCATCATCAATCATTTTTTGCGCTTTTTCAGCTGCCGAGAATGATCTCATTGAATTATAAATAGTATTCAATCTATCTACATGTTCTTGCCAATAGTCAGGGTTAGATCTAAATATTTTTATGAATTCTTTTACTAATGCTCCTGTGAAATCCGATTGTTTTACTTTCCCAATAGATTTTAATCGTACTTTAGTTTGACTATCGAACGATATTACCTCTGCCAGGAGCACAACACATGATTTAAAACCATTCATAGTGTATTTATGAGTAATTTTATACTCAGCTCTAATTGCTTGGTCAAAACATGCTTCTATATAATTTAAATGTTGTCCCGTATTTACTACAAGACCGTTCACACTACCATAACTACTTTTATTAGACATCTCAGGATCTACATCAAAATATATTAAAACTTTTACTTCTGAATTTTTACTTGTATCTTCAGGAATAATAGTTTTAATAATTTTGTATTTATAAATATCAAGATCTGCAGCTGTCATATTTTTTCCATTTGCAATAACAGTTACTTTTCTTTTATAAAATTCCTTCATTATAAGAAGAAAATAGTTTAAGTTATCATATGGAATAACAACTCTAGGGTCAGGAACATATGTAGTACCTAGTTTGAATAAAACTATAGTACTCATTCCTGTTGGTAAATTCACGCCAAGTTTTTTATTTACATCAGAAAGTTTCATAGCACCTTCAAAAGTAAGATTACCGTAATTCTCATATACAACTATATAGAATAGATCTTTTTTACTTCTAGGTCCTTGTGATTCCCAAAGTTGTTTTACTTCTGGAATAGATTTATCATAATTATCTTGTGTAATCTTTGATAATAAAATATATTGTTCAGAAAGGGCACAGGTACAAGCACTTCCTACACCGTGCAAGTTTTCTATGATTTTCATCATAAGTTTAGACTATCTCATCTAAAAGTTCAGTTCTGTACTTAGTCGTTAAACAATAAAATAATTTTTTATTGCTTGGTATTAGATTATTATATCTTTCACCAATTTTTGCAGAATTTTCTTAGGAAACATTTCCTAAGCCGCCATCTGACGGCCAATGTGAGCGCCTGTATCGTCCCCCTTCCCATTAAATTTACTTCCAGAGTTTAATGTACTTATAGATAAATGTGCCATAGTTTTTCCAGGTATCTCACTCATTCTTAGTGGAATACCCCAGCTATTATCTGCTACTAGATTAAATCCATTATAATTTTCTGTATCTACTATGATTGTTGTTGCATCAGGATTATCGTAAAGTACATCTATTGCATTATCTATAATTTCTCGAAAAGCATTACATGCACCTTCACAAGGTTTTCCTGATGGATCTGGAGCAAGAGATCCTAACATGTAATCCGGATTAGTTAATACATTTTCCGGCCATTGTAATAATCTAATATCTCCAGGTCCTTTTTTCTTATTTTCTTCCATAAATAAAATTTAGTTTATTAAAAAATTTAATATTAATTAAATATGTTTTCATTTATAAATAGTGGGAAGACAACACAATAATATCTTCCCATCTATAAGGTTTACATGTCTAATGGTTGGTTGTTTTCAGGATCTAATGCAGTAAGATGTCCTATAGATTTTAAAATGTTCCATGCATCTTGACCATTTAAAACGTAATAATTATTTATTAAAGTATTTGATTTCAAACTTCTGTAAATTTTTCTTTGAGAACTATTAAGGTGCTCATCTTTGTATAAATCTTTTAAATTAGTATAAGTTTTTATTATTTTTGTTTTATCTTTTGAAATTATAAAATATACGTATTTTAATTTATTAAAAAGTGCATCATTATCACCTTCTTTAATACATATATAAGATTTTTTACATAACATTGCAGATAATAAAGTTCCTGAAAGATTCAATCCTTTATTATAATCTGTTCCATATATAAATTCATATGCTTCTCTAGTGTGTGTCTTTAAGATAATATCTCCATATAAATTACAAACGATAATAGTATTACTTATGTACTTTATTGTATTAATATTATTCATATTCTCTTTATTATTACATAGTTTAAGATTATCAAAATGATTATTTTTTCGATCTCTATCAATATGATCTACAATTTCTCCCTTTTCTAAATTTCTTCCTAGAATATATTCCATTATAATTCTATGAGCAGGGTATGTTTTATGTTTAATTGATACATGAACATATCCAGTAGTATTTCTTTCGTCACTATAGTATGATAATTTCTCATCTATTTTAATAAATCCTTTTTTACATACATACAATCCTGGATACTTCCAATGTTCATACCATTCATAATCATCTAGATTTCCTGAAAATCCTGGAATAATTCGATTTGGTTTTTCGTATTTCCAAATCATCCCTTTATAAGTTCCTCCTTTAATCGCAGCAGACTCTATAGAAGATCTTACATATTTACTTGGAGTATCCCTTGCATAAAATCTCTCAACTTCTTTTCCATCTAGGGTATATCCAACATACATTCCTAAAAATTTTGTATTTCTTAGTGATACTTTATCAGTTCTCCAGTTTTCTTCTGGAGTAACCCACTCTAAATTATTTAAAGTGTTATCACCTCTATTATTATTTATATGATTAACTACATTATATATGTTTGGATTAGGGTTATTTAAGAATACAGAAGCAACCATTCTATGAACACTTGAATTAATTGATTTAGGCTTTCCATTTTCTCTATAAGTAGAGGTAAATCTTATATATTTATTCTCACTAACTACCTTACTTAATAATCTTCCAGTTTCTAAATTTTTCATTTCCCCTCTCTTATTTACTCCATATCTTCCAGAAATTTCTTTAGGAACTATAGGAGCTTCAATAGGCATAAATACATCATCGGGTAAGAAAGGATATTTTTCACGTTGTACAAAAATTGAAGGTAAATTCTCCATAACTAATAAAATTTAAGGTTTAAGTTTTTCCAATTTTTCTAGAAGGCCAGAGAATATATTACGTCCTCTAGCTTTTCCATATAACTCTTTACAATACCAAGAGAGAATGTCAAATAAGCTATCTTTTTTATCTCTTGGATTAATTTTCGCCGCCATATTTATCACTTCTATTTTTCTACCGTTTTGTTCTAATAGTTTTAAAATAACGCCGAAATCAAAAATACTAACTCTATCGGCGGTATCTACAACTATAATATCAACGGTAGAGTCTAATATAAGTGATTCTAATTTTGGCGAAGATTCTGTAGGTCCTGATATCTCTGAAACTGAATTAGAGATTTTATAACCTTTGGCACTACAATAATTCAATAATCGTTTTTCTTGTTCTTCTAATTCATTTCTTTTATCTTCAGAACTTACTCTAGAATAAATTACTGTAGTTAATTCTTTTTCAAGTTTTTCCTCAGAATCTACAATAATCCATCTATGTTTAAATTCATCTATTTCAGATTTGACTACTCCTTTAGAGATCCAATTCTCAACAGTTCTTCTAGTCACTCTGTGAATTTTTGCAAAAGTATTTATTCTATATTTCATAACACAATAACTATAAAATTAAACAACATTTTCGTATTATTTCATATATAAGGCATACATTAGAAAAAGGTAGCGAAATGTGGGTTATTTTTGATGTTTTTAGCCATCTTAACCTATAAAATGAGCCAAAATAACCCACTATCCTAAGAGAGGTTGATTTTGCTCTTACAGATGGTTGAGTTCCTTAATAATGAAGTTAAAGAAAAAATAAAATCCCTAGAACCGTTTAAGTCCTAGGGTAAAAGAATTAATCTACTCTTTTATTTTTTAATTTATCACACTCTATTTTTGTTCTTGCCAAAGCAATAGCGTGATTGAATATATCTATGAGAATGTTATCATCCTCTAGAAATATCATCATTAGTGTCATGATAATTGCAATGATGATATGTTGAATAATTTCTTTATTATTCATAGAAATAATCATTTTAATTACACCTTTTTCTACGGATTAAATTTATTCTATGAATTTTTCTTTAACTTTAAAAAATTAATGCTAGCTTCTTTTGTATATCTGCAATATATACTTTAGGAGCTAGCTCATTTATTTTCTCTTCATATATAAGGCTTTGAAACATTTTTAGGCGGAACTAGTTTTTAATCGAATTCTATATCACTGTGCAGAAAGAAAAAACATACTCCTTAAGCAATAATAAAAAGCTTAGGGAGTTTTAAATTTTTATAGTATGAAAAAGACAAATAGAGAAAAAATCAGAAGAGAATTTCAAGAGTTAAAAGTTAAGTTTGAAAAGATTAATTTCAAACAGGTAAAACTTGAATTTGAAAAAGGAACAATTACTGAAGACGAATTTATTGAGAAATCAAGAGTGGTCTTTGCATTAAAAGCGAGGTTTAAAAAATTATTAGAAAAAACTAAGTACCTAAAATATCAAAGCAAGGCGATTAAGGAACTTTATGGGTCAATGAGAAAATATTGCATTAAGAGTGATATTATCGATCCTTGGTATAAAGAGATAATAAAAAATTTACAAGTTCCATTTATTTTAGGATTAGCCTTAGTAGCTAGAGATCGAGAACTAGTAAAGTTTAGTAAATCATTTATTAATGGAATTAAGAAAGTAGTTGTTTAGAAGAGGGATTAATTTCCCTCTTTTTATTTTGTACGTTGAAAAAAAAGATAGATATAGTCTTACTATATCTATCCTTAATAATTTATTTATTCTTTCTATAAGAAAGAGTTTCCGGATTATTCATATTTTCTTTTTGAGTTACTTCTCTTAGATTAGAGTATTCATTATTAATTGTCTCTACAGATCGAACAGGTTGAATATGATCTATTACATTATTTTCTTCTATCTTTTTCCCAGAAATAGTTTCATAAACTAATCTATGAACTAAAATTGATTTTCCTCCGATTTTTATTCTATACCTTTGTTCTTTTTCTTCTAAAGTACCTATATTTTCTACTCCATTAATCTTTAGAATTCCACAAAGATTGGCTTCAACTTTATGAGAGGTAATAAATGGGTTAAGATACCATCCATTTTCTATAACTGGATGACGAGATTTATAATCTTCGAGTGTTAAGTCTATTCTTTTCCATTCATAACCTTTGTAAGTAATTCTAATTCCACATAACACTTTTCTATAGCCTGGAAAATATTTCTTTAGTTCACTAGCATTATACCATTCTTTAATAACTTTTTTATCTTTTGGATCGATTTGAAGATACTTGTATTTATGACAAAAATTATTTAATCTATTCTCTGCCTTATTGTTTTCGCTATAAGTAATCCACTCCAGATTTTCTTTGCAAAAATTTAAGGGATTTAAATCTTTATGGTTTATTATATTATTTACTTCTGGATATAAATTAGGAATAAATAGATAAGCGATTAAAGAGTGATTATAAACATGAATACTAATATCAAATAAAGAAAAGCTTCTTTCGGGATATATTCTTCTATTTGAAATTTTATTTTTAAGATTAGATTTTCTTACTTTTCCTTTATAATTACATTGAATTGCGCCATACTTATTAATAAAGTATATATTAGATAAATCATAATCTAATAATTTCTTAAAATTTTCATTTCGATCAATTAATTCAAATTTAAAAAATTTTTCAAGATCTATCCATTGATTATCTGGAATATCATCATAATAGTACTCCATAAGATCATCCGTTTCACGATTTAAAACTAAAATTTTCTTTTCTCCAGAGTTTAATTCTACTTCTGCGACATCATAGTAGTCTTCGGGGTAAGATTCGTGATGTTTAAATAGGTTTCTCCATTCTGATGGAAGTTCTGTTTTTAAATGATTCTGTAACATAATTTTAATAAATTTTAAGGTTATATAAATTATATATCGAGTAACACAATAACAATTAAAGAAGGGTTTTCTTATAAGTAGCTAATTTATAATACTCACCCTTTTATTATGTTACTAGATCAAAACAAAAAGAACAACTACAAAATTTCTTTTATAATTGTTCTATGTCATGTATTAGGGTTTGAATTCCTCAGGCCCGCAAATTCTTATATATGATATGAAAACTTATATAAACAAAATTAATAACAGTTATGATTAAAAGTATTTTAGAACAAGATCTTTATTGTTTTAGTGTATCACATTTCTTCTCTAGAAAATTTCCAGATAGTATTGGAGAGTTAGTATTTTTTGACCGAAACAACACAGAGTACACTGAGGAATTTGTAGAAGAATTTAAAAGAAATCTTTACACAATTAAAAATCTTAAACTTCTTCCAGAGGAGTTTGAATGGGTAAAGAATAGAATTAAATACATTCCAGAATTTTATTGGGAATGGTTAAGACAGTGGAGATTCGATCCAGAGAAAGTTAACATTTCTTTAGACGAAAAACATCATCTTAAAATCAGTGTTATCGACAAAATGTATAGAATGGCACTTTATGAAATACCAATTCTTGCAACATTGTCAGAGATGATGCATAAAGAAGACAAGGTTGATATGTCTGAAGTCTTAGGAAAACTTGAAAAGAAAATAGAACTTTCAAATAGAGAAAAGCTTTGGTTCTGTGAATTTGGCTTACGTCGAAGATATTCATTCAATGTTCATGAAGAGGTAATTAGAATGTTGAAAGAGAAATCAACTTATTGTACTGGAACTAGTAATGTTTATTTTGCTATGAAGTATAATATGATTCCTCAAGGAACTATGAATCATCAGCTTTGTAGTTTTATGAATAGTATGTATGGATATCGTCAAGGATCGTACGTAATGATGGAAAATTGGGAAGATGTATATGATTCTCAGCTTGGTTGCGTACTTACAGATACGATAACTTCTAAAGCATTTTTCGATCAGCTTTCTAGAAAACATGCATTCTTATTTCCAAGTTTTAGACAAGATTCTGGAGATGAATATATGTTTGTGAATCTTATGATTAATCGTTTGAAAGAGCTAGGAGTTGATCCTAAAGATAAAACAGTGGTATTCTCTAATGCACTTGATATGGAAAAATTCAAAGACATTTCTGAATATTGTGCAGGAAGAATCAAAAAAGCTGTCGCAGGAATAGGAACTAATCTTACTTGTGATATTCCAGGAATTAAACCTGCTAATATAGTAATGAAATTAGTAAGATGTAGGATGAATGAAAATAAACCTTGGATTCCTTGCATAAAACTTTCAGACGACTTAGGAAAACATACTGGTGATCCGGCCGAAATTCAGTTATGCAAAGATACGTTAGGAATAGAGTAAAAATAATGAGCCTGGGGATAATTTCCTTGGGCTCTTTTTATATCAATGACTTATGTTAATAATATTAGATCCAGCAAAAATTAATCTTAGGGATGCAAAAATTTATACAACACAAGAAGAATTAGAAGAAACATGGAAAACGCCTTTAGATTCCATTCTTCCTTCTCTAGGTTATACTAGGACTTATTTTGAATTGATGAAGTCGAGTTTAGGAGGCGTTACAATAGGATCTGTTTATTATCGAACTGTGGAGGATCAAAATACGGCCGGTGATATTATTGAAAGAAATACATATATAAAAGTTCAAAATATAACTTATACATATTCGAGGTATTATGCTTTTTTAACAATTATAGAAGACGCGGCCGGAATAATATCTGTTTGTCAAGGTTATGTAGAGGCAGAAAAATTATTATCTGATCCTTGTATTGTTGAGATTGATAGAATTCCTATATCTATACGTGAAAGAATTATAAAACTTATTAATGTATGACAAAAAAGCGTGAAGTATATAATGAAATAAAATATGGTCTATGTGAGCTATTTCCGACAGAACATGGAAATTTCATGATTAATAATTCAGATTGTTCATTTACATATTCTAAGTTTTCTGATTCTGGAAAAATTTTATTTTATGGAGAGATGTCGATAGGTGATAAGATAGAATTTTCAGTATTTAGAACTAGGGAGGATTATCCAGATTGTATTGTTTTCTATTTTTCTTGGATGAATGTTTCCGAGATGAAGAGAGATGTACAAAAAACAGAAGAATGGTTGGGAATATTAAATAATGGATTTGAGCATGAAAAAACTAATAGAGTCTCCTAAAGAATGGCTTGAGTTTTATAAAAAACTAAATAAACTATACAATTTTCATCTTGAATACTATGGTCCAGAAAATGATTGTATTAAGGGATATACAAATCCTTATTTCTTACCAATCAAGTATCCCGTTATTATATCTGGATATAGTACTACTAGTGGTATAGATAATTGGACTACACTTACATTTACATTTATTTATTTAACTGACTTTTTTAAAGATGAAGACTGCTAAAGATTATATAGATTTCTTAGTACAGCGAGGATATAGTTCTGCAGGAAATCAATTTATATGTGGTTACTTAGAGTATACCGATTTAGAAAAGAAAGATACTTTAGGGCATGTTACATTATTTACAAGATATACAGAAGAATATACCAAAGAACTAGAATCTCTTCCTGAAGGGACTGAATTTGAGATTGATTTTTCGAGAGTAGAAGTCACAGGAGCATGGTTTAAGACTTTGATTACTTATCCAGAAAAGACTAATTCTTTTTGTGATGAAGGAACTGGAATAATAGTAGAAGGTAAAGAGTTCGAAGATAATTTTGAAAAAGTATTATGGATATCAGAGAACCCAACTGAACATGAATTAGGAACTATTAGATCGCATTATAGAAACTTGGAATACTTTATGAAAAATTTTAAACCAATTCTTATAAAGTATGATTTTTATGAGTGTTATGATTCATTTTGGGATACTACCGAAAGACATTCCTCGGCGCCTAGATTTGATTATAGACATATAAATACTAGATCTGATTTTGATATAGATTTTATATTTACAACTAATCCTATAACTGGATCTCTTGAATGTAATGCGCCGAGTAAATTATTCGGTGATAAGTCTAAAGATTTATGTAGTTTATCTCCTAAAGAATTTGAGAAATATTTAATTGAGGATTATTTTAGTGGTGATTTGAAATTTGAATATATTCTCAGTTCTGATCCTAGATATACAAAAGATAGTTACATTGAGATTATGAAATTAATGTTTTCTTTAAGGTATATGGAAGACGGAACAGGTCAAGTATACAAAGATATAGATTTTGAGAAAATACCAGAAAAGTATAACGATTTAATTAGAGATTATAATGAAAAGGGGTGATGTAGGATTATTATCTATTGGACTTAAAAGAAGATTTAACCCAATTATAGGAATAGGAGCAAGTAATAAAAATATAGTAGAGGTAGAAAGTTTATTAAAAATTCTAGCCGAAGAAAAGAAGGTACAGGAATTTATAGATTCTTTACAACCAGGAGATATTATATACTGGAAAGATCTTGATGTGATAGAGCTTGCATGGTTTGAAGTTAAATTTCTAGAGGTATTTGACATAGAAGAACGAAGACTTCGAATACAAGAGATTCATTCTTTTAAACAATCTATTAAATTAATCAGTGCTTATGATTATCTTTCAGGAAGTTTATTAACCAAAGAAGAATATGAAAATCAGACTATATAATAGATAGAAGAAAGAAAAAGAGAAGAACAATTAAAGTTTCTTCTCTATTCTTTTTTTACTTCAAGATAAATTTTGAAGTTGGATCATCTCCAATTTTGTATTGTAATTTTCTGAGAGATCTAATAAATGCTTTTTTAGAACCGTATGTTGATCCTCTTTCTAATATCGTTGTATCTTCTGTTTCTCTTTTCCACTCTAAAATTTCAGGATTATCTTGAGATATAGATTTTTGTGTTCTTGCTATCACTACATTCTTCTTCCATTCATTTCTTAGGTTAATTCTTTTTTGTGAATTTACTGGAACTATACACTTTGGATTAAGTACTAATAAACATTCTACATCCCAACCATAAAGATTAAAACTTCTTCCGTTATAGTATAATCCATTAAATTCAGGCATTCTAGTTTCATTTTGACCATTTTCTGTAAGTAATATTCCATCATAACCTTCAGAAACCATCTTTTCAAAATCAATTAAGTAATCAGAAAGAGCAGGTTGAAGTTTTGATATTCTTTTAAATGGTACTTGATATAAATCTTCTAATGTATCAATAATATAAATTTTAGCTGTAGAAGAAAGTTTGAATTTAAAATATATTTGTAAATCTTCCTTCCAAGATTCCATTTCAGATACTATAAAATCTCTCCATCCCCATTCAGAGTCTATTGGAGAAGCCCATAATCCAGTTCTAGGTTTACACCATCCTTTTCTGTTTTTAATTTTTCTGAATTTCTTTGGGTTAAATCTCTTTTTCCCATATACAATAAATTCTTTTTCCATATTCTTTTATTTTATACATTAATAAGGTTTTAAAACGAGAAATAAAAACCATAGGATAAATTCCTATGGGTATAACAAGTTTCTCCATAAGTTACGTTGTATAAAGTTTATTATTATTTCGGAAGGCATCTTTATACAACGTACTTATCTTTTTCTTCTTTATTGGGTGGTGTAGCAATTAATTAATCTTTAGTCCTTCCTTTCCTTAAGATTTTATAATCGACCATAATATCTTGGATCTGGTGTTGACGAAGCTTCAATGATGTATGGAGATATTCTATTCCAGTAGACGCCATTTCCCATATCAATTGGCTGTCGATATCCCCAAGGGTCACCATAATAAGGTTGAGTTAGGTAACTATTTCCATCATTTCTGAATATTCTGCTGAAATTATCTACTACCATTGTTAATGATTGAACGAAAGTAAATAATCTTCCACATGTATCCTGAACATTTTTCATCTTTTCAACAATATTACTATCATTCTTATCTCTCTTCACTTGTTGGATCAGAGTATTGTTATTTGATTGAAACTCTGATCCTGAAGAAAAACTTGGATCATCAGGAATACTCTTTTGTCTAAAACCACCATTCTGATTGCCGTTATTAGTATTGATTTTATCTACACCAATAAATACAGCTACGCCTGCAACTGCTGCAACTAATACTTTGAAGCCAACGCTTAAAATTTTTCTGTAATTCATAAAGCTACTAATTTTTTAAATTTTTATTTGTTATAACTACCTCTCAGTAGCTTTACTCGTGGCTTCTCGTTTACACTCACCCGAATTCATACTAAGTTTTTAGCATCAATTTTACTTGTTTTTTTAATCACTAAATTGTTAATTTTTCTATTTGTTTTATAGACAGAAACTTTAGCGCTTATTTTTCGTCCATATATAAGAATTTCAAGGTTTATGCTCTTTTTGCTTTATTTTTTAAGTGAAAGCCTAATTATTGATAAGAAACTCTGTTTGAAGAGTTGATTAATAACTAAAAAATAAACTATCTAATGATTTATGGTTATATACGAGTATCTACAGAAAAACAAACAGTAGAAGTACAGAGGTACGAAATAAACAGGTATTGTAGGGAAAATGGAATTGAAGTAGATGCATGGATAGAAGAGAGCATCTCAGGGGCTATAAAACCTAGTGCTAGACTTCTTGGAAAATTAATATTAGATCGAATAAAGAAAGGGGATTTAATATTAGTTACTGAAATTTCTAGACTTGGAAGAAATGTATATATGGTGATGTCAATTATAAATCATTGTATGTTAACTGGAGCTGCTATCTTACCTATCTGGAAAGGGGAGATAATAAAAGAAGATTCTATGTCCGTATATGAAACCTTCTTTGATATAATTAGCGCTCAGAAAGAAAGAGAGCTAATAAGTCGAAGAACAAAATGTGCATTAGCTATGATGAAATCTAATGGAGTGAGATTAGGTAGACCTGTTGGAATTCCTAGGAAGCGTAAATTAGATGGAAAAGATAGTGAAATTACAAGATTACTTGAGAAAGGATTGAGTAAAGCAGAAGTAGCTAGAAGATTAGGAGTTAGTCAAACAACATTATCAGAGTTTATGAAAATAAAACATTTATAAATTAAAAAAGTTATGAATAATAAGTTTATTTTAAATTTGGAGAATCAATTTCATGGAATACACACGAGATTGAAAGAACTGCATTTCTCAGCACCCACTATGAGCATCCATAAATTAATTGATGATTTTGATGGTGAATTTCAAGATTTTGATGATGCTCTTATGGAAAATGCTCAAGCTCTCTGGGGATTTATTCAACCAGGAACATTAAGCCCTATTCTTCCAGAAGCATTAGAATTTGAAAATCTCTTAGTAGATATTAGAGGATTACTAACTGGAATAAAAAGAGAAGCTGGAGATGATTTAATGTGGTCAGGTATTATTAACAGAACAGATGACTTTTTCGAAACTGTTAATAAATATATTTACTTGATCAAAATATGTAAACATGACGCTGCAAAAAGCGAATAAAAAAAAAAGAACTAACCTTGGAAATAAAATCCTTGGTTAGTTTTCTTTCTCTTCTAAAATAAACCTTTTTCTCTAGATAGTTTAAGAATAGAATAATTGTAATTGCTCATATAATAAGCAGCATTATCATCTATGTTTATTAATCCCTTTTCATAATTCTCTATTATTGCTAAAGAATTATATAGGATGATTCTAATAAATTCTTCTTCAGGAATACTTGGTTTTTCAATAGTAATAATATCCGAATTAAGTTTTTTAAAATACCTAAAACTTTCTTTTGTTATTAAATCCAGTCTATATATGTATCTTGTCATATTTTTTGCTGTCCAGATTTTTCGAAATGGTTTTTCAAAATTACTTAAGGTAATTGAAATATAGTATTTACTTTTACCTAAGCGATTATTATCCTTTAAAAAACTTACAATCTTTGAGATTTCTAGAAGACGATTTCTATTTCTATTTCCTATAAATGAAAATACACTAAAACTATTTGATATTGTTTTATATTCCTCAGAAGTTAGATAATTTTGAGCATTATGTATATCTACTAGTTTAAGAGGAGTTTCTATTATATAAGCTCTAAAGTTTGGTGTGAAAGTTATCATGATAATTTTTATAATTATAATATAGTTTATTGAGGTTATCTATATCTTTTTTAACACTAAGAAGTCCAGTAGTAGTTTTTATTATTTTAATTAAAACTTTTCTAATATCTTCTGAATTAATTCCAGATATAATTTCTTCCTTTATTTTTGTAGCGTCTCTATAAAAATTAAAACAAATATCTTTATACTCTATGTGGTGTAATAAATAATTAGATGAAACTCTCTTTAATTGATTTTTTAATAAGAGAATAATTCTATTATCTATTATTACATAAGTGTACTTATTAGTCTCAACACTACGATAATAGTATTCAATCTTTATCATTTTCTTTTTCTTCATAACAATTATAAGAGTTTAAATCCTTAATAATGTAATAAAATAAAAAAGAAAATGTTAAAAGATGTATTAGATTTATTAGAAAGAGCAGAATTTTTTAATAAAAAGTGTTACCAAGAAAACTTAAGAAGGGAGGTTGGTTCTAAATATGCATATTATGATATTTCTATATTTAATACAAGACTAACTACTATTCAATGTTCTCTTGAAGCTTTTAAAGGTTTATATGGAATTATACCAAGGTCAGAAGGATACGAATTAGCTGTTAATAATCGTAGAAGTTATTTGATCACTATCTTGTCAAATCTAACTACAAAAGAAAAAGTAAAGTGGATATTTAGAAAAACTAGTAAATTTGTTAATATAATTACATCCTCACGAGGGATAGTTGATAGTGAAACAGAAGCTTATATCTTTGGATATTTAGTTTCTCAACAGCTTTTAGATTTTATATACATAGATGATCTTCTTTTAGAGGTAGAGAAGAAAAAAGAAATCTCTGGAAAACTATCTAAGGGTGATGTAAGTTATGTAATGTCCACTTCTGGAATCTATTATGATAAGACAGATAAGGATATCATTAGAATAGGACCTCCTCCAGTAAATGGTATGGTTTATTCAAGAGCTGGTAAGAAAAAATTTATAATGATGATTCCAAAAAGCAGAAAAGTGACCAAATCTGAACTTTTAAGTACTTGGTCTCATGAATTACATCATATGGCTAGAGATTCTTTTGGAGTAATGAATCGAGAATATTTTCTCTTTGAAGATATTTTAGTTGAATATATGGAGAAATCTTTGCCAATTTTAAAAGAACTTATATGGAAACGGAAGAATATGTAAAAGTAGCTGGATACGTATTTTTGTATGATCTAGAAGAAGATTTACAAGTTGTTACCGCAATAAGATTAAAAGATGGATTGCCTCGTTTAGTGCTTTCTCCATGGGATAGTGCTGATCCTGAAGAAGTATTTTTTGGATGGACTGATGATCTCAATGCATGTTATATTAGTATTTCAAGTTTTGGCGATGTTATAATATTAGATACATTTTTAGACAGTGTTAAAGATCGTTTAATGTCAGTTCCTGGAAAATTAGTAGTAATGAAAGATAAAACTTATAAAATAGAAATATGATGAAGGTTATAGTTTATTTAGTATTATTAATTGTATTTTTCCTGTATTTAGGACATACAGAGATATCATTTTCACCATTCAGAATTAAAATAATTGAGTGGTATAAGCCTTTAGGAATAATTATTATGACTGTTGGATTTTTTATTTATACAGTCGGAAATGAAAGAAAATCATTTAAAGATGGTTGGACTAAGGCAAAAAATGAAATAATTAATAAGATAACAGATGAGAGTAGATAGTTGGACGCAACCAAGAGTCAAAAATAAAGATACTGGAGATATAGGAGTTGTTTATAGTAATGGTTTTGATTCGAAGGGATCTTATTATAAAGTATGTTGGGGATCATCTATATTTCCAGAAAGAATGAGTACAGATGATTTTGATAAAAAATGTGAAATCATAGAGCATGATTATACATCAATTATCCCTCAAATAATGGAACATCTTAAGGAGAAAAGCTTAGCCAGAATTCCTCAAGTAGTAGCAAGAAGGTTAGATCCAGATTATTATAAAGTAGGTGATATTGTTTATTTTCAGTCTCCTGGATATTTATGGGGTAGTGGTGAATATGCAGCATTTGGACCAGAACACCCTTTAATAATTGTAGAAATAAGGCAAGATTGGAGTAATGAATTTAGATTTAATATTATCCTAGATAGATATCATCCAGAGTCACCTTTAAATCCTAAAGGAGAGTTCTCGACTTTTTTCGATCTAACTAGTTTTTATAGTACGGATGCATATAATAATTTAGCACGTTATGACAAAGAATACTAAAAGAAAGTTATACTATCAAAAATATCTTCCAGGAGATATAATTACTTGGTCTTATGATAGTATTGATGAAATTATTCTTATTAAATTAGTAACTGGTGTAGTAGGATTATTTGGAAGTTTTAGATATGAAACTGTAGATTTAGAATTAGGATGTTCCCTAGATCATAGATATTATGGAGACAGAACAAATATATTAGTATCTAATACTGATATAATAAATAGCAGATTGATTTTTCGATCTTTCCCGGGAATTTCTGATATAATATGTAAGAAGGTATGTAAATTTTCTGGAGAATGTGATTTATGTAATTTTAAACCTTCTACCAGACCTAATGAATTCTTTTTCTCTGGAGATAAAATAAATAGCACTCTACTTACTTCTTATCCAGTAAATAATCGTAAAGGAATAGTTAAACGTGTGAGAATAAATGAAAGTATTCTTATAGACTTTGTAGAGGAATTATATGAAAAAAGCATTATTACTCTGGATTTCATAAAAAAAGAAAGTAAAAGAACTTGTAACTCTTGAAAGTCTTGAATATGGAGTTTTTATGGAATATTCATCAAAGGAAGTAAGTCATTTTTCGAAAGACCTTAGATTATTTCAAAGAAGAGTATATACAATAGATTCAGGGAATTTAAATTATTGTGATCAATGTGTTCTCTCTAAGGATAATTGTAGTGAATGTGGAGTTATGACATATAATTTATTAGATAGTTTAAAATTATTAATGATATGAAAACAAAAGAACAATTAATTAAAGTTTTTAAAGAAGTAATAGAAGATATTATTTCTAGAGAGTATGAATGTAAGGATAATTATATAGAATTTCCAGAAACAGATAGATTAATATATGAATCAAAAATGTATAAGTTTATTCAAAAAGGAAGTAATAAATCTAAATTTCAAACTCCTCCTAAAATATATGTACAGAACATAGATACCTTTGAAAAAGCAAAGGAATTAGGTTCAGGATGTGCAGTCCTTAATATGGCTTCATCTAAAAGACCTGGTGGAGGAGTTGAAACAGGCTCTAGAGCTCAGGAAGAAGAATTATGTAGAAGAAGTAATTTGCTATTATCCCTATATTTATACTCTCCTGAAAAATGGGATGAATACTTTGGAGATTATTATTCAGGAAAAGTTCTTAATGACTTCTCCTACCCTATTCCAGTTTATGGAGGAATATATAGTCCAGGGGTATGCGTTTATAGAAAACCAGGAACTTATGAAACTGTAGGTAATTATTTTAAATGTAATGTAATTTCAGTGGCAGGAGTAGTAAGACCTGATATTGATAAGAATACTGGAGAAATGATGAAAAAATATGTTCCTGTTGTAAAAGGAAAAATAAGAACAATCCTTAGAATAGCTTTAGATAATAATCATACTAAACTTGTTCTAGGGGCACTTGGATGTGGAGCATTTAAAAATCCACCTTCTCATGTAGCAAGATTATTTAAGGAAGTTTTGGAAGAACCAGAATTTATTGGAGCATTTGAAGAAATATGTTTTGCTATTCTCGATGATGGAAATTCAGGAAGAGATCATAATCCAAATGGAAATTTAAAACCTTTCGCAGATGTGTTTGGAGAAAAGATCTAATTTATTAAAAGAAATTTGTAGAAGATTAAGATATAAACCTATTATAAAAACAAGTGATGGAAATTATACTAGAGTTACAGGAGTTTATTTTGATGATTCTGGTAGTCCTTGGTTTAAGTTGATAGGTTCTGATAATTGGTATACTTTCTCAGTAATAGATAAGATTGTTCTTTATTCTAAAAATCTCATTAACAAAGAAATTCGTATATCCGGAGAAACAATAAATCCACTTGTAAGATTTGCAGAAGAACATGCGAAAAAGAATTTTACAGATGAGGGAATAAAAGCATCATTGGATTCTAAAAATGAGAATTATGTAAAAGTAGTAAATGGTAAAGGAGAATCTATTGCATCATATGATAAAGATAAACCTTATTTTTATAATTATGGTGTAGACTTACTTTTAAAGTATATGATAAATTTAAAAGATTGTTCTGGATCTGATTTTGAGATAATTGAAGAAGATTCAGAAGATAATCCATTTTTATATTTTGGATGAATTATGGAAGTAGGAAAGATTTATGTAGATTATAAAGACGGACCTGATGGTTGGTTCGGTTTATTTAGTGGATGTGAAAGAGGAGTATTTAATTTTCCAAATAATCTTTGGAGATGGTATGTAATAGATTCAAGGATTGTTATTAATTATCCAAGAGTTGATAATTATTATGGTCGAAGAGTAGCAACTGTTAAAGAACTTGAGAAGATTGAGTCTATTCTTGAACATCTAGGGTATACTTTGATACCAGGAACTTCAGAGATTTCAGAAATACCTGTTAATAATATTTCAAAAATTATAGAAAAATTAGAAAGAGGTGAGTGGAGTCTTCTCAAAGAAACTGAAAAAATAAAAATAATAGAAACACTTAAAGGCTATGTTAACAACTGAAGAATTATTTAGAGAATATATTAAACTATTCACATTAATAGTAGAAACCGCCGGACAAACGGAAGGTAATAAGAGTTACAAGGAAGTTACTAGAGTTCTTAAAGAAAATGAACATATAGTGAAAAAGATAATTGAAGGAGAAATGTCTTTTACTCCATTTGTAGCTTCTCTTATATTCTTTATAATCAAAGATATTCATGGGACAGAAAAACTTAGTGGAGAGAATTCTATGGAAACTATAAAACCACTAGTAGATGATTTCTATGTGAGATATATAAAGAAACCTACTAGAAAATTTACAGCAAAGTATGGATTACCAGCTGTAGAAGATTTAAATACTTATATCAAATTATATCTTGTTTAATTAAGAAGTGGATATTTTTAATTTTGATATAGTTAATCAAGAAATGATTGGTGGATTAGTAGTTGTATCATATTCTTTTCATTACAATATGCTAGATTTCTCATATACTTCTCCAAAAACTAAGAATATAAACTTATGGCCATTTTATAAGAAGAGTTATAGTATTCCAGGAAAAATAAGTGATAGTACTGGTAAAATAGTAATAAATGATATTCTTAATCCTATAGAAGATGGAAGTATCTTAGAAATTAATGATACACCTCCTGGAAATGGACATAATAGTAGTTATAAAGTAGTATTTTATAATAAAAAATGTTTTCTGCTACCCTTCATAGAACTAGTTTTTGGAGCTAAGAAGGAATTAGATGAGAAAGCATATACTCTTATACCTACTGTAAAAAGATATGAATTTAACTTTTCTACTATAAAAGATTGGTCATCAATTAAAGATGATAGTGTTTTATGTAAAAAGAACATCATACAAATTCTAAAGAAGGTGAAAAAGACAATCGGTAATAACCTTATAATTGATAAACAAACATTGACAATTGTTAATAATTTTTATTTATGAAAAATTTTAAAGTAACATCAAAAGAAAATGGAAAAGAGTATTGGATCTCTAGAGCAAATGCAGTAGTAGGAATTGTATATACTAGAGATAGCAATGGTCGAGTAATGTTTTTAGTATCTAAACGAGGTTCAGGATGTCCAGATCATGTTGGAAAATGGTCAGTTACTTGTGGTTATCTTGATTGGGGTGAAACAAGAAAAGAAGCAGTAAAACGAGAACTTTATGAAGAACTTGGACTTAATCTTGAAATTTATCCCAATGAAGCAATTGATCATTTTTGTACTATAGATGATCCGTCTCAAGATGTTAGAGAAAACATAGTTTCTAGATATCTTATTCACGTAGATTACATAGCTACTCAGAAAAAATTAGCTGATAAGGAAATTAACTGTGATACTGTATCAAGAGGTGGAGAACCTAATGAAGTAGATGATATTAAATTTGTCCCAGCAGAAGATATTGATAGTTATGATTGGGCGTTTAATCATGATCAGGTACTTAAAGAGATTTTGGAATACTTAGAAACAGGTCGAAAACCTAAATATTGTGAAGAGTAAAGAAACTAGGAATAAGCTCTTCTTATGTTTAATAAAGATTAATAATCAGAAAAATCCTAGTTAATAATCAAACCCGAGGAGATAATTCTTCGGGTTTATTTTCCTTATATGTGATAAATATAAATAAATATAGAATTATGAACAGATTTATTAATTGTGATTGTATTAAAAATAAGAAAGGTGAATTAATACCTTTATGGAAAATAGATTGGAAATTAGATAGTGAGTATCTTGATAAGGATGATCTAGAAAATAGTTTTATTGTTCCGGAAGATAGGAATATTGGTGATTTTATAGCAGAAACTGATATTGTAAAAGCTTTATGGGATTTGATAGATAAAAAAGTAGTTCCATGTAAAAGAGTTATTAAAATTTATTCAGACTCGACAGGAAGGGTTAGATTGAAAGAGGGTGATGAAATTTATGTTAAACATAAATTTAGCTCTAATGAAATTTACCCAACTAAAATAAAAACAATAACTCAAGGAATACAAGAAAATGTTTATTATACTACAGAAAATCATCTAAAAAAGAACTGGTTAGGATCAGATACTGAAATTATAGAAGATACTATAGTAAATGATATCCCTGGAAATAATGTTGTTCAGATAATAATATACAGGAAACATTATGTTCTAGAAGACGGAACTGAAACTGATTACGATTATGATTTTTTTAAATTAAAAGAAAAATGAGAGAATTTATTTATGCTAGTTACCTTCGAATTACACCAGAAGAGTTTTTTGATTTAGCAGCTGAAGAGATGAGTAAAGCTTATGAATCTTATAAATCTAGTTCAGAAGCTTATAAAGATCCTTTCCTTCGATTTTGGGTCTCTATAAATCCTAATCTAATTCCGGATAGTTATATTGATACTTTAAAGAGGGTGTTAATTGATGAATATGGATGGAGGATTGTTGATATAGAAAAACAACTTGAAGAGGGGAAAATCTATATAAAAACTGAAGTATAATGGTAGATGATGAAGTCCTGGAAAAATTAGTAAAACTTGGATATAAACAACCAATAAAGAAAAAGAGAATTGAGGTAGAAATAGTAGAATGGATAAGATTACATAAGAATATTATCCATTCTCGTATATCCATTTACTAATAAGGAAGGAGAGAAAAGATTTATATTTGCTATCCCAATGGAGAATGGTTCATTGAGTAGTAATAATCTAAACTATCCTTCTTATGAACAAGCTAGATTAGAAGGAATAAAGAGCGTATGTAATGAATTATTAAGAAAGTAATTATGAAAAAGTTATTAATAATCGTCAGTCTTGTTATAGGATTAGTGAGTTGTGATAGTAAAGGAAAAGATTTACCACAATATAAAGTAGAATATAGTAAGGAATTAGTTATAAAATCTATTGATAGAGGATTAAATTCTTATGGCGTTAGTACTGTTTATTACATCGCTGGGGACGAAATTGGTTCTAATGGAGATATTAGATTAAGTGAAAGAATTCCTAGTAGTAATAATCCAACATATAAAATAGGAGATAAAGTATTATTTTCAATTAAAAAGATAGAGAAAAATAAATGAATTTTTTACTAGTTTTAATAGCATTATTATTAGTAATTGCAGTAATTTTTAAAATAATAGTTATTATAGGAGCTCTCACCAGAAATAAAGAATCTGTTTCTGGATGGGTTTCTAGATTATATACACCAAATTATAAACCGTATAAGAAAATGGAAAAAGATAAAAAAGATCAACTTCTTGAAGAGTTGTTTATGCAAAAACTAGAAATAGATCTCGGAAAAGCAGATGGAACAAAAGATGAGGTTTATCTTGCTGATGTAGTTGAAGATGCTTTGGTTGATATCGAACTAGCCATAGAGGAAGAAGTTTCAGAGCAGAGATTTTTCATATGGCCAAAGGAAAGGGAGCGTCTAATTAAAACATGGGCTAAATTTATTCCTAATCCAGCTAATGGAGGAGATGATGATTTTATTGTATTTGATTCTTTCCGAGGTGAGTATACATTTGGGGAGAATGGATTTACTCCTTTATGTAGCTCAAAGGAATTAAACGGTTACTATAAAGACAATAACTTAGAATATATAATTAAACAACCTAGATATTAAATGAAGAGGAAAGATTATTTATATAGTATTATCTTAGATCAAAATACACCAGAACTTAGGAAAGAGTTTGAAGATCTAGGATATTCTGAGATGGTTGGAACTGGTTTAGCCTTTAATCCAGATAAAGGAAATTGTATTATTACTTGTGCAGAGACTGGAGAATATGCAGCTATAACTCGAGAAGCTATTAAATTTTCTTCATCTGGAAAAGTATCTCTTGTAAAAAGAATTCAATGTGGAGTAACTAAAGAACTAGCTCTTGGGATAGCTGCTCTTAGAGGAGATACAGATTTCGGACAATGGTTTACTAATGGAGAAGATTGGATAAAAGATAATCAAAAGAAAGGTTATCATAAAGCAACCATAAATGAACTTCAAGATAAATTTCCTAGAGAAGGTATTCAATTTCTTAATTCAGCTTATATCGGAAAAGTTAGTAAGGATATAATTGAACTTCTAGAAGATGTTGGTTATTATGATAGTAAAATAATTGATGGAGCACGTGATATTAAAGATTGGAAGGATTTTTCAGATTGTGGAATATGTACCTCTAATCATGGAAGCTACACAATTATTCATAAATCATGTTGGGAAACAGCAAATCCTCATGTAACTTGGAACTGTGCAGGAAGAATTGATTGTGGGATTGATGAAGTTAGATTTTATCAAGTTATTACACCTAGATTATAATGGTTAAGGAGTTAGGTATAATTCGAAGTGGTTCTGGTGGAATAATTGGATGTAAATCAGCGGCAGATCAAGTATACTATTATAATTTAACTATAGAAATCTTAAAATATTTCTCAGCATTTCAGATAGATAATAAAATTATAGTTACTTATGAAGATGTAGAACATATAGATAGAGTAGAATTATCAAGAATTAGCTCTGGTTTTTACTTAGATATTTATTATGATTTATTTATTCATACTAGATTAATGATCTTAGATGATGAAATTCCAAACTCTCTTAAGTATAATTGGAATGTGAGAACTGAAAGAAATTTACATGAAACGATATTTATTTTTAATTAAAGAAAGATGTTAGAATTAAAAGCTGTAGAATTTTTAAAAGAACTGTTGGGATCGTATAGTCCTAGCGGTTTTGAACAGGAAGCAACTAGGGTATTTAAAGATTATTGTTCTAAGTTTGCGATAGAAGAGTTTACTGATAAAATGGGAAATGTAGCATTTAAGGTAGGTTCAGGGAGTAAGAAAGTAATGATTTCTGCACATATTGATGAACTTGGAATGATGATACAAAATGTTACAGACCAAGGAATGCTAAATATTATTAATCTTGGGGGAATAGATAAAAAAGTTCTCCCAGGAAGTATAGTTAAAATTTCTAAAATTGGTCACCCAGGAGAATATGTAACAGGTATTATTGGGAAAAAGCCAATTCATGTAGAGTATGATGATAATAGCAAAAATGAATTAATTCCTATTGAAGATCTTCTTGTTGATATCGGCGCTGAATCTAAAGAAGAAGCTATGAAGTTAGTAGAGATAGGTAGTAGAGTTGTTTTTGAAGCAAATTTTATAGAACATCTTGGGAAGAATCGATTTGCATCTAAAGGACTAGATGATAAGATTGGAGTATTTATTGTTGCTGAAGTCTTAAGGAACGTGGTGAATTATGAAGCCTTTAAGGAACTTTTTGATGAATATACTTTTTATGGCGTGGCGAATACTCAGGAGGAAGTAGGTCTAAGAGGTGCAATGGTAACAAGTAAAAGAGTAAATCCTGATATTTCGATTGATATAGATGTTACTTTCGCCACGGATGAAGGTAGAGGAATAAAACCTGAGTCCTATGGAGATATAGAACTTGGGAAAGGACCTGTTATCATGAATGGACCTGATAAATCTTGGAATCTTCGCTGTAAAATGATCGGAGTTGCTGAGATTAATGAAATTCCATATCAACTTGCAGCTTCATATGCAGGAGGAACAAATACTTCAGCAATTCAAGAAGGTGCTTTTGATTGTGAAACTATGTTAGTATCTATTCCTCAACGAAATATGCATACTCAAGTTGAAGTATGTGATTATCGAGATGTGGAAGGTGCTATAAATCTAATCTCCAAGACATTATTAGAGATTACAAAATAAAGAAAAATAATTAGAGGACTTTTTACAGTCCTCTTTTTTTTATATTTCTATTTTCCCTAGATTAATAGGTTTTTCATAATTTCCATTTACTTTAGAATTCCATATATTATAAAATAATTCTCTATAATTTTCTCTAACTTGATATACATCTCCATAAATAATTCCTAGTACATTATAGTTATTTTCACCAAACATTCCAATCACTTTAACAAGTTTAGAACGCATTTTATTTTCAGAGAAAATGGATTCTTCATAATTCACAGGATAAAAATTAAGAATCCTTCTCTTATAAAACCCTAATTGTTTTTCTTTTATTGAGTTAAGAAAGTAAATAACATGTCTTCCTAATAATCTTTCTGAAAAATTATTATCTACTAGTATATTATCTCCAAACACTTTTTGATCTTTTATATAAAGTCCTAATACTGGATGTTGATCTACTGATGAAGAATCTATAATATATTTCTTCAATTCAATTCCATAAGTATTTCTCTTCTCCATCCATTCTTTCATGATAAAACTTCTAACTCTAGGGTTTAAATTTTTTGATAACTTAGCTTCATAACATCTAATCATAATTCTTTTATTTATTTTCACATATAAGGAACTTGGATTTCCTTATAAATGTAATAAAATAATCATATGAAAAAGAAGAAAAAGAAATTAATCTCCCTAGCCGAAAAAGTTAGGAGAGATAATGAAATTAAAGAAACAGGAAAGTTAGTATCCTTAAGACCTAGTATCACTCATAAAAGTAAAAAAGATTATTCACGTAAGTGGAAACTCGAAGATTATGAATAATAGGAAAGAATTAATAGAGTTAAATAAACTTTATAGGAAACGTTTAGTAGATTCAGTAATAACTAAATTACTTAAAGTCCTTGAATTTACTGGATTAGATACACTTGAAGATCTTGTATTTGATTATAAGAGTTTAGAATCTAAATCTATATCAGGAAATATTCAAAAATTATATTATGTAAACAAAACATTTAATTATATTAAAGTTGATATGGATTATGGAGAGTACTCTAAACATAATTTGGATATAGAGGATTTAGATACTACAGATTTAGAGATTATTGTATTTAATAATATTATCGGATATTATAAAGAGAATAAATTAATAAAAATAGCAAAAGATTATGAAGATTAAAAAACCCTTTACAACTGCTGGATCTGGGAAGATCTATTTTATTTCAGATCTTCATTATGGTCATGAAAATGTAATAAAATATGATTCTCGACCTTTTAAAGATGTAACTGAAATGAATAATTATATCTTAGAGGAACTTAAAAAAACTAAAGAAGAAGATATTATATTCGATTTAGGTGATATGTTTTGGAAAATGCCTGTTGACGATATAAAAGATGTCTTAAATCAGATTCCTTGTAAAAATATTTATAAAATTGTTGGGAATCATGATAACTATGGACTTTATTTTGATCAGGCACCACTTAAAGGGTATTTCAAAATAATCTCTGATATTCTTGATGTTCATATAGAGCATTTAGGAAAAGATTATATGGTAACTATGTGTCATTATCCCTTTGTATCTTGGAATCATAAACCTCATGGATCTATTCACTTATTTGGTCACGTTCATGGTCACCTTACTGAATATATTAATAGTATTTATGATCTTAAAGTTGATGTAGGTTTTAATTCTGAGTTAGCAAAATCTCTTGGAACCTTCTTAATACCATTCGAGGAAATTATCAAGCATTTCGATACTAAAACAGGAGGAATGAATTATAAAGAGTGGACTCTAATTAAATGTAAAGAATTATGAGAACAGTTTGGATTTATTCATTACAAATATCAGATACTGGAAGAGTTTATAGAGATATTCCACCATCTGAAGCTGAAGTTGTTGATGAATTTGGCGGTGCTCCTAGAATAGTAAAGATATTAGATACTGGAAAAGTATTAAAAAATTATCAACTTCATTATCATTTCTTTAATACTCCAAGTGAGTGTATTGAACATAGAAATAAGTATATCGAGGGTAAATTGAAATTCTTTGAAGATCAATGGAAAGCCACCGAAAGAAATCTTAAAAAACGGATAATAAAATGATAACACAATTAACAGCGAAAGAAATAATGAATCTCCCTAAGGATAAAACATTTTGGTATAGTTGTATTAGTTTTAGGGAGAAAACTTTTAGATGCTCTAGTATCATAAAACCAGCAGAAATTATTTTAAAAATTGATATAGATAATTTATTATATCTTCGAAAAGTTTCTGATAATTCTGTAATTGGATCTTTTCAGGGTTATAAAGAAAGAAAAGATTCAGAATGTAAATTTTTTGTGAGAATATTCGATACTGAAGAAGAATGTAAAGAATATTATAATGCTCAGATTCATAATACTGTAGATCGACTTCAACATTTTTATGAAGAAAAGCTTAAATATATAAAATCCAAATTAATATGATAACAAAAGAATTATTGTTAGAATATAAAGAAAATTCCAAGTCACTTTGGTATTTTATGTTAGAATTTTCTAGTAAATCTTATAAATGTACAAGGTTAGTAAAACCCATCGAAGTCTTAGTAACTAATTGGGATGAAAAAAGTGATTATTCTCTTATTTTAAAAAGTAAAAATAAAAATCTAGTTTTCAAAAATTATCACATAAGATTTTTTCTACCATATCTTTTTGAAACGAGAGAAGAGTGTGTAGAAGCTTATAATGCAGTTGTTCAGGATCAAAAAGACAAACTTCAACATGATTATGAAGAAAGATTGAGATATTTAAATTCTAAAATAGAAAAATTATGAAACAGCCAGAAACATATGAAGAACTTGATAAACTTATAGGACAAATATTCTGGACTTTTGGATTTTATATTGGTCCATACAGTTATAAATTTGAAAATATAAACTCCCCACAAGAAGTAGTTTTAGGGAAAGAGGAAAGATCTGGATATAGAGGAAACACTACCTGGTATCCTTTAAGAAACAAAACTACTAATATGATAGTTGGTTACTTTCAATTAATTCCTAATAGATATAATCTAGATAATTATAAATTATATGAATCAGAAGAGGAAGCCATTGAAAGTTGGAATTCTATTATTCAAAATCAACTAGATCGATTAGAATTTGATTATGAGAAGAAAAAGAAATATTTAAATAAAAAGATTATTAAAAAATGAATAAGATAATAATTGATGGATATTATAAAGAAAAGGAACACTTAGGAAAAATTTCAGGTATTATTTTTAAAAACTGGGAAGATAGTGAACCTATAGATAAAATTTCAATTATTATTAACAATTTCGATTCTTATATTCCTGGAGAATTTTATAAAAGAGAACTTCCTGGGATTGTAAAATTATTAGAAAATATAGATCTTGATAAATTCGATACAATCATATTAGATTCTCATGTTTGGTTGTGGAATGATGAAGAATCTTTTGAAAAACCTAAACCAGGACTAGGAGCACATCTATATGAAAAACTTGGAAGAAAGAATCTTAATATTATTGGAATTGCAAAAAGTTATTACTGTGATAATAATATGCATACTTTTTCATGTTTTCGAGGAAATAGTAAAAATCCTTTATATGTAGATTCAATTAATCAAGATAAAGATTATTCTGAAGTTATTAAAAGTATGTATGGAAATTTTAGAATACCATACCTTATAAAATTAGCAGATACAGAATCAAAAATAAATTTCAAATGAAAATGATTTATGCAATAGAACAATTACCCAAGAAAGAAGATACTTGGGTATTTTTGGGAGGACCTATTCAAGGAGCTCCAGAGTGGCAAGAAACAGTTCCAGATATTCAGGGAGTAACTTGGATAAACCCTAGAAGAAAAGAGAAAATTTCTGGAGGTTTATCTGATGCTGAATATAAAAAACAGGTAGATTGGGAAACAATTGGACTTAGAGTATCAGATTTTATATTATTTTGGATCCCTGAAGCTGTTGAAGATATACCAGGAAGAGATTATGCACAAACTACTAAAATCGAACTTACCGAAAATTTAGTTAGAAAGAAAAATATAATCTTAGGAATTGCGCCGAAAATACACGGAAGAAGGTACTTGATCGAAAAAGCTAAAGCATATGGAATAAAAAATGTATATAGCTCTTTAGACGAATGTATATCTGAGTTAAAGAAAGAAATATCTAATAGAGAGTCCAGTTCAAGAGAGTTTTTTACTTCCGATACACATTTCGGCGCAGAAAGAACTTTGGAATTATCTAAACGTCCTTTCATGAATGTTGAAGATATGGATTGGACTATGGTAGAGAGATGGAATACTAAAGTTCCTCCTAAAGCTATCGTATGGCATCTTGGAGATTTTGGTGATAGAAGTTACTTGAAATATTTAAATGGAGATATTCGATTAGTTTGTGGAAATTATGAGATTAAAGAAAAATCTGAAAGAAATCTAGATATACCTGATTTTATAGGAGAGCTTATAGATTCTGGTTTTTCAAAAGTATTCCTAACTGAAGCAGAAACAAAACTCCTAGGAAAAGAGATAGCACTTGTACATGAACCTATGAATTCTACAAAAAAGTATAATCTTTTTGGACATATTCATGGAAGACAAATGATTAAGAGATTTGGATTAGATGTAGGTGTTGATGTTCATGGTTTTGCTCCTATGTCTGCAGAAGAGGTTGAATTTTTCTTAAATGCACTAGAAAAAGGCTATTACGACGCTGAAGTATTTTGCTAGTCTGATATTCCTTGAAAGCCTTATAAGTGAGAATAAAAACAAACTTAAAAGAAAAGGAATATGATAGAAAAACTTAACACACTAATGACAATATTAAGTGCATTAGGATTATTAAGAGACGGAGTAAAAAATTACATAGATGTCTCAGTTGAAAATAGTTTATCCAATGGAATAGTAGATAAACTAAAAGATAGTTATGACAACTATACAGCTATCTTAAACAAGTATGCGATTGAAGGAAAGGATTTTGATGTTCCTTCGATTAATAGAGATTACGTAATAAGAAAACTGCGATTAATAAAAACAATAGTAAACAGATTAGTCGAATATTATATCAATGAGCCAGAAACATTGAGAGATTATAAACAATCCCTCTATTTGATTGGCGCTGACATAGATAGTATATATCGAAAGTCTGTTGTTGATTATAAAACGTTTTTGCTTGCAGTTAAGTAAGAAAAGGGTGGAATTACCCACCCTTTATTTTTCCACCGTCTAGAAAAGACTAAAAACCTTATATATGAAAGGAAAATAGAGTTCCTAAGAGGTTAAAATAATACCGTCTAAGAAACCCTATTAGCCTTATATATGTAATAAAAGATAGAAATATCTGATATTACCTAAAGACATAGTATATCTAATTTAAAAGATATATTATGTCTTTTATACTTTAGCGTTATACATAGATATAACTAGAACTTATAATACATACGAAAGGTGTGATGACGGAGTATTATAAGGAGAGACTAGGAGTTGCTAACCTAGAAGTCGTCAGAACGACTTTATAAAATTCATCACCTTGATCTAACTTATAATTATGAAATATAATATAAGGACAGGTGGAAGTTGTTATACCACTTGAGTAGATATTTAAATAGTATTAAAATATCTTTTACAAGGATAAGTTCTGAGCGTAATTAAATAAGTATATTAAGTTACTATATTGAATTATACTATTTATCAAAATAGAGAAAATACTTAATATAACTTAATAATTGATAAAGGTTGGACACATAACTTGGCAAGCACTAACAAATTATAATGTGCATTTAGCTGAGTTTAACAAAATAAATTAAAATTAAATAAATTCCTTGTAATAGATGATATTATAAGGCCACGATATATTGAGATAAACCTGATAAAGGATTATCAAGAGAAATATATCAAAGACATGTAGCCAAATATATGTGGTGAACTATGAAAATAATAAAGGACCTGTATAGTCTAGAGTTATTAGTAATAGGATGTGAATTTAGAGGGATTTAATATACAGTTAAATTATTATATATAACCTATGATAAATACCGATGAGGAAATTATAAAGATTATATATAATTCTAAGTTAGAAATCTTTAAGAGAGAAGCTTAGAGTAAAAACAACCATTTCTAAGTAAATTACTTAGAAAATAGAGACAAAAGAATATTAACAACAAAAAATTATAGAATTATGAAAGCAGTTGTAAAAAACGTTGGAATTTTTGTAGCAGGAATAGCAGCAAAAGTAGTATTTGATTATGGTTATAAGAAAACTAAAAAATGTTTAAATAACCGGAAAAACAAAAAAGCTGAATAAGCTAAAACAACCAGCCCGAGTTATGGATTAACTTGGGTTTAGAGACAATAATTAACAAAATTAATAACTTAAATAATAGGAGGAAAAATTATGAAACTAATTAACTCAGCAGTAACGAAATTTGGTGCAACAAAAGTTGTAGCAGTAGCAGCTGGAGCAGGAATGGCATTAGGAGTAGCAACTACCTTAGGATGTCAAAAAGCCTATAAAAAACTCAAACCGAAAGGTCTTAGAGATGAGGATTTGGAAAAATTGGTAGAAGAAACCGTCAACCTAAAACCGGATGCAGAAAAAGAAAAACCTGCTGAAGAAGTAAAAGCTGAATAAGCTAAAACAACCAGCCCGAGTTATGGATTAACTTGGGTTTAGAGACAATAATTAACAAAATTAATATATTATGAAAAAGATAACAGAAGTCATTATTTTTATGACAATGATATTAGCAGGAATTGCTTGGATATTAGGATTTGATATAATTTATTCAATATCAGCAATAATTATGGGAACTACCGGAATTTATTATTGGTTTAGATATATGATTCCGGAACTATTTAACAGCAATGAAGAAGAATTCATTGATGACTAACCGGAGGGATAACAAAATTTCCCTCCATTTTCATTTTTGTAGTTAGGTGAATTCCTAACCTGATGAGATCACGAGGTTAAACTCAAGATCGAAACAGAAATGGAAACTAAAGATTTCCTTTTGATTTTATATATCAAGAGACTATAACTAAACAAAAGGAAATTTACAAAGAAAAAAAAGAGGTCTTGACTTTAATTAGTCAAGTTGATCCTCTTTTTATTTTTTTCTTCAGAATGCTAAGGAATTTGATTTTGTAGCATATAAAATTCATTTTTTAACATATCAATTCTACATTTGATATCAGCTATTTCACTTGCTATATCACGTAGTGGAGAATTACAGAAAAATTCTTGATTACTATTCCAATAAATATTATTTCCTGTAATAACACTATTAATATTAGTTATAGCTGTTTCTATATTATGTAATCTTTGCATTAAATTAAAATCTCCAAAGATTCTTTTATCTATAGTAGATACTAATCTCTCTTCATTATTTACTATTATCTCAGGATTATCCATTATTTTCTCTAGATAACCTCGAAGATAATTAATAACTATATCTAAAATCTCATCCGATTGTGCAGAGGATAGAATTTTTTCAACTACAGCTTTTACTACAGAATCAGAAATTTTGATATCATTACTTAATTCAATATTTGTATTACTCGTTTTCATTGCCATTTTTCAGTTCTTTTAAACAAGTTTTCTTAGATTCTAATTGAGCTTCAAGTAACTCTATTTCTCTTTTTAATGAAGCGATTCTTGTACTCTTAAGGGATTTATCTAGCGCCTCTATAAAAGAATCTTCAAATTGAGAAAATTTTAATTCCATATAGCAATGACAACTACCACCATAACCCCAATGATCTGTATACTCTAAACAAATACTTTTATCATTAATAGCATCCTCATTGTAATCATCATCTAACCAAAGACTTCCTCGAGTAGGATCATATTCATCATACCATGAATTAGTTAATCCATATTTTCTATAAACTTCATAGATCTTATCAAATCTTTCCTTACATATCTCAACAATCTTAGGTTTAACTTCTTCTGATTGTTTCTTTGAATCTCCTAGAAAAATACCTAAGAGATTAATTAATTCTTCTTTTCTATCCATAATTCATATATTTTATTTTACGGTAGCAGAACACAACTATCTACTACATCATTAAGAGTTTTAAGGGAAGAAAAATAAAAACTATACCTATTATTTTAAGTATAGTTTTATATAATAACTCTATTTATTATTCTCTGTAACTATTATATCCATTTTCCCAAAGAATATCAGCTTCTTTAGGTATACCACAATCATCTGCAAATGAATAATATACTTTTCCAATAACCCCGTCTATTAATGGCCAAATAAAATCAATAATCTCTCTATCGGTTTTACCTGCATCGTTAAGTTCTTTCCATTTATCTCCTTTACCATATTCAGTATACATATCATACCACTCATAAACGAAATTAATAAGATTGAATATCTCACTATTTCCGTATCCCCCACTATCCTCTTCTTTCTGATAAAATTCAACAGCACGAATTACATCTTCTTTAGAATTTATAATAATCACTTTATCAGTTATATTATTTTCATTTAGAAGATTTATTAATTTTTCTTCAATATCTAAGAAGAAAACTTGTGTACTCGAATTAGTAATTACATCTGAATAACTAGTGATTAAACGTCTTTTGCTCATAATTTTTTATAATATATAGTAATTCTTCTGATAATGTTACTTTTGTCCCTAAGTTACGAATGAAAGTTGCTTTATTAATATATTCCTTCGTTGTAATTATCTGATTGAACGTTAGTAATCTCAGGCGCCGTGATATAGTTCCAGCATTACTCTTAAATTCTTCTGGAGTAAGTGCAACTATATCAATTATACTTTTGCATACCTTAGATAATGTTAGTTGTTTTAGGATAGGTTGTTTTATTTCGAATCTTAAACAAATAATATGATCTACAGCATAAATATTTTCTTCAGGGTTACCTCCAAATAGGTTCAAAAGTTCATTAGGGAGAGATAGTTTTACCTGACTCCCAAGTCTAAAACAACAAATAGAATATCGAGGGTTTCTTTCATCTGTATATACATAGAATTTATTTGTTGTTATTCCCGAAGTATCAGTCAAGACTCCATCCATATCTAAATCCTTTTGTTTCTAAGTTATCTAACTCATAAGAATAGTCTTTATCATCAGGATACAGTTCATAAAGTCTATTCATAATTTTTTGATTATGTTTAATATCAATATATACAATAGTTCCCTTTAATCTCTCCATAATCTTTGGTTTAAACATTTCCCAAATATCATCTTCTTTATCAGGGAATTCATTGTTCATATCAAGGTATAAGTTAAATAGATTTCCTAGTAGAGGTTTTAAATCCCATATTGAATAATTATGATTAAATCCTTTCTTTCCTTGAAATCTAAAGAAATATTCAACATCTTCCTCAGTTTTTAGAACAAGGAAATCTTTTTGATATTTTTTATATATTCCAGTACCAATCATCTGTCTTAATGCATCTGGTCCTTGAATTAAAAATACTTCAGTGCTTGAATTTGTAATAACATCTGAAAAACTAGTTATTATTCTTTTCTTTTTTCCCATAATTTACATAAATAAGAAAATGAGGGCAGCCATAATCTCACGACTTGCCACCCTCTGTCTTCAAATACTCTATATCTTTATTATCAGAACATTAATCCACCTCGATATAAACTTGGATTACCTTTCTGTCTAATTATCTTAACTAATGTTTCGCCATCCCCATATATATCCTTAACTAGAATAAATCCGTCTTCATCAGGATCTTCAAGAATGGTTCCAATACTAAGTTCTTGATTTTTCCAGAGACTTGAGAATTGAGATGTCATTCTAGTTTTCCAACCATCTAGGATATTACTACAATAATCCTCATTTGTCTTAGTATCTGAATCTTTATCTTCCATCTCACAATCTTTTCCAAGCCATTCTGGGAAATTAGCTCTTCCTGGACGAAGAATTTCCTTAATCCTTGTTACATCTTCCTCTGTTTCAACAGGGAATTTCATGATATCGAAAACATATTTAGCCAAAGGAATATTAAGGCAAGTATCTTCAGAAAGTTTTTCATGAATATTTACTTCATCAACAATCGAACCAAGAATATCAATAGTAGATATCTCAAGAAGATCGATTTTTTGAAGAATATTCTCTCTCTCTTCTGGAATTTTTAAATTATCGTCCAAATATTCGTTTATTGCTTTTTCTGACAAATTTCCGAATTGTTTGATATATCTAATTCTTCCAGGACGTCCAAGTAAATTCTCATTTACGTTAAGTGTATTTGTTGTTAGAATATATAATTTTCTTGATCTATTATATACCCCATCAATTAATTTTAGTAATACTTCATCACTCTCTCCTCGCTTAAATGTTTTCTCTGCTTCATCAATCAAAACAATACATTCAAAGTCGAGTTGTTGAATAAAACTTACCATTCCCTCTATTTCATTATCAGGAATGATTATGACAGGAATGTCTAATCTATTACATAATAGTTTAGCACCAACACTTTTTCCTGTTCCTTTATATCCTGTGAAAATAACACCAAGATTCTTATTCCCTTCAACAAATTTATCTGATTCCCAAGTTTTTTGAATTATATCAAATAAATTATCACAACCTACATCATATATTTTGTGATTAAATTCAAACTTTTCTGAGAGTTTTTTTAAACCGATTCTCTTATCTTGACCTTTTCCTTGATATAATTCAAAAATTCCTGAACCTGGAGTTGGATAAAGTACTGTATTTCCATCAATCGGAAATAAAGTTCCACATTCATCAATCCATTTTTGTGCTACTAAATTTTTCATTTTTCTATTTGTTATATTTTATACATTTATAAGAATTTCAAGCTTTCAGAAGAATTTAGAATATTTATTACAGTTTTTGAATCTCCTACAATTAAATATGTATCTTTCTTTTTAATTATATCGACTATCGTTTTTAAAGATATTTCTAATGAATTAATCTTTTTCCAATTTTTATCACAAATAATAGGATCATAAGAAGTATTCCCTCGATGTTTATCTTCGAGGTTAATAATTCCTAAACTTTCCATACGCTTCATAAGACATTTTAACCCTGTTTTCTTAAAATAATATTCAGGCTCAACTCCTAATTCTATAACCAATTTATTTTTCTTTCCAGGAACTATACTTGGATTCCTAGTATATTTCTTCGGAGTTAATTCTATTGTAGCAGAATATATAAGAACATGGTCGATATCAAAGAAATATACGCCCCATTCTCCTTTCTGTTCTAGGTTAATCATTAGAAATATATGTTAAGAAGTTGTCCAAGATCTATATAATCAATTCCTACTTTTTCTGCTGCTAATATATCTCTATTACTTTGACCATATAAACCAGATTCAAGTCCAATTTGTATGGCTGAATTCTTATCAAATCCACGAGTCTTAGAAATTACAGCATCCATCATTCTATCTTTAGATTGTCCAAAATCATTCTGTACTAAGATTTGACAATGATCATACGGAACTCTTAGATATTCTGATAAAGCACAAACAATATATTCTAACATTATTTTCCAAGAATCTGAACCATTACTACTTAAGATTAGATTTCTTGGAACCATAGCATAAACTTTATTTGGGTTAAAACATAAAATCTTATCCCAAACTTCAAAACGGAGTCTAATATCATAAATTCCACGTGGAAGAAGACCTGGTTTTCCATTACTCTGAAAAGTTTCTACTAGACAATCTAAGACATCACAAAATATTACTTGTTTCTGTCGATCAATTTCTTTTCTTCCATTATTTGTATTACTACTTCCCCAGGATCCTCCAGTATTACCACTACTACCCCAGCCAGAAGATCCACTCCAAGATCCTCCTGAGTTTCCCCAAGAATTTCCTCCTGCCGGTTTTGTTTGCCATGGATACTGTTGATTATTACTTCCTCCCCACGAAGATCCTCCTCCGTTATTGTTCCAAGATGGAGTTGATGGTTGACCCCAATTACCTCCACCTACACTTTGTCCAAATGGTGTCTGTTGCATAATTTTTTCATTCAATTCTTTTTGACCTTTAACTACTTTTTCTATTCTCTCATCCTCCTCTGCTTCATCGATTTCATTGATATCATCATCGTCATCATCTCCTGAATCATATGGAGGTTCTTCCGAAGAGTAGTCAGGCTTTAGATATTCTTTAAATTTATTATCTTCTTCCATAAGTTTTATAGTTTATGTTTATCACTTATAAGGATTTCCGGATTTAATAAAAGCTCATCAAGTTTAGCTAAATGAGACTTCTCCATATAAAGTCTCCATAATTCTGTTTTACGAGCTTCCTTAAAACATTCTATAACTTTTTGAGCATCTAATTCTACGCTTCCGATAATCATATATCTATTATCATTTGTACATTTCGGTTCTATACCAAAACATCCTTCTCTAATAAAAGCGTAGATAGTTTCATAAGATGGTCGTTTTAATATAACAGGAACAGTTATATTAATAGAAAGACCTGTACTTGTTGAAAGAATTAAAAATGTATCTCTAGTAGAATGTAATTTAAAATAATAATTCGATATAACAATATCTGCTATCATAGGAAATATTCTTTTGAATTATTTATCATATCTTTTAATATAGTCAATTGAGTGTCATCACCACCCCAAAATTTATCATTAAAAGCTTTCTTCATACCCTGAATTATCTTTTTATAATCTATTCCTTCTACTGTCCCTAAAACTTTAACAATTGATCTATTTGACATTTTTTCCGGTAACTCAAAATAAAACCTACCAAAACCAATAGATTCATATATATCTTTTCGTCTAGGTCTTTTAAGATAATTATAGTGTTGATCATCAATACATATGTAAATATCTAAATTTTTCATAGTTCGAATTATTACTTCTCTTAATTCAATCATATCGTTTGTATCAACTATTATCCCTGTCATGTAAATTTTATATTATCTAAGTTTTTTACTAAATGTTTCAAATCATTCGCATAAGGACAATTTTTAGATCCTTGGATAAATGATTTTTTGAGTTCTTCTAGGTCAACACTAACTTCCTGAATGATTAAGCAATCGATCATATTTCTATATCGAAGATGTTCTAATAAAGAAGTATCATCACAAAATCGAAATATACAAAATTTTCCAAGACAAGTTTTTACATAAATTTGTTTAGGAGTTATTCTCTTAGTCGCTAACCCATCTAAATTATATTCTAAAATAAAGTTCTCTCCAAGAATATTTCCACTAACAATTCCAATATCAGTTGATAATTCTTTTTGAAGTCTTCTGTAAAAACTAATCTTCACCATCTCCAGTTCCTGCTTTAATAGATAAAATAGGTTTAATAATTTCCAAAATTTTCACTGTATCTTGTATTCCAGTTATTATTTCAGAAGGATCTTTATATACCTCGGGCGCTTCATCAATACAGGCGAGACATACAGAACTAGAATATACATTGCCCATACTTTCTTTAAATTCTTGGAGACTTAATCGTTCTCTTGCTTCTCGCCTAGACATTAAGCGCCCAGCACCATGAGGAGCACTATAATTTCTATCAGGATTACCAAGACCTTCACAAATTAAGGTTCCAAAAGCCATGTTCATAGGGATAATTACTTTCTGTCCGGCGTAAGCTTGAATAGATCCTTTTCTAATTATTCTATCTCTTGGATCTATATAATTATGAATAGACTCAATCCTCTCAAGCTCTTTTCCGAGTCCAAGAGCTTTTTTAATTCTCTCTGATATCACCATTCGATTATATTCTGCATAAGCTTGAGCAAAAAACATATCCCCGAGATAACCAGATATATCTTCATGTGTTACTAAGAATCTACTAGGCGGAATTGTATATCGGCCGGAAGCATGAAGTTTTTCTATTTCTTCTTTGATTTTCTTCCCTTGACCTTTATACTTCTCCTTAATTCCTCTCTCGGCCGCTTTCATATCCGCCTCAATTATCCTAGTTTTCCCAATTTGTTTTTTCCAATAAGCAAGTATTTTTATTCCTAAGTTTCTTGATCCTGTATGAATAGTAACCCAAACAGACTCTTTATCTTCTTCTACCTGTCCAAGTTCTATAAAATGATTCAATTTTGTTACTAATACCTTTTCAAGTATTGGATAGGTCATTTCTGCCTATCTCTAGTAGTTCTTTTTCCTACTAGTTCGGAGCACACCTTCTGACTTTTATGCCAGGCCAAGTCCCTCTGCTCTCTACGGGGGTATAAGTTTTAACACTATAACCTTCCCTCGGTGATTAGCATCTCAGCTTCTCCCGATATGGACGACTTTTACAACGAATGACTATTAATCATTCTGGAGGCAATCAATTTTTCTCACCTCCACCAAGAGTTCCAAGAGATTTATAGAAAATTCCCTCAGACATACCAATTCTTTTAAGGGTTTTTGATATAAATTTCTCTATCTCTCCAAGACCCTCATAACATACAAATTCAGGCCATAAACTTCTTGCTCTTTCAAGTTTTGTTTTAAAAAATTTCTTGAATTCTTTTTCTTGGATAACAGTTTTCTCATTAATCTCCATACCCATTGGAATATCTCTACGAATTCTAGCATCCCAAAGAGCTAATTCTGGATCTCCCGAAGGCATTTTATATTTTACACTTAACATTCCACAATTACCAGTAATAAAAATTCTTCCATTTCTTCTACATACAAAATATCCAGTATCCGTGGTAAAACAATATTTAAATCCATCAATAGAAGGAACAATACTAGATTTTTTATTATAAGTAACTATTTTATTCCTAGCAGGACTCACATAATAAACTATATTCCATCTCTCTTTTCCTAAAATTTCTGAAATTCCTGCTCTAGTATTTGTAGCCGAAAATGCAAATTGAATTACATCTATATTATCTTTATTAGTATTTGAATAAGAACTTCTATATCCATTATGTCCATCCCAAAGTAAACACTCTTCTTTTACTATTTCAAGTTGCTCTTTAGTAGCCAGATAATACTTTTTAAGATCTTTGTTTATTGAAAAATCTACATTAAATCGTATAGAAGTAGATTTATCTTTTAATATTGAAATTTTATACTCAATATTAGCATCCTCTAATAATTTTTTTGCTCTTTCTATTTTTCTTTCTTTTCTAAAATGTAATTCTATTCTATTATGATCTTTAGCAGGTATTATCTTTCCATCCGCTTGTACCATAATATCTATTCTAATCATTTCATTGGACAAACTAACACCTGGGTTATTAGATATATTAAAACAAGTTTTAAATCCATAAAAACCTTTAGATAAATTGAGTTTATCTAATTCTATTGGAGTAATTTTTCTATGATTCAATTTATGTCCCTTCCAATATCCAGAGTATACTAATAAATTATGTTCTGAACTAATCAATTGATCTAATCCACTTTTCTTATTATAATATTGATGAAATTCAGTACAAGGAGATTTTATATACTTTATAGGTTTTAAAAATTTTCCCTCATCCGTTTCCGGATCAAATTGCATAATCTCTTCATCAGCATAGTTAGATATTTTAATCCACCCAGTTGGTGTTAACACTTCTGTATCACAATCTAGACACGATATATCACAGCCAACTACATCAGGATCAAGAGGACCGCCAGAATAAGTTTGAGTATATCCTACTACGCAACCTTTCCCACAATGAACATCCTCCATAATCCTAACTGTTTCATTCTCAGTCATTTTAGTATTTAAAAGTTCGTAGACTTGAGAAACTGCTTCTGGTTCAATATTATCAGTAAAGACAATTGCTTTACCATATTTTCCTGTTATTTCCATATCCCTATAATTTCTTTGATAAACTATAAATCCAATGACGTCCTTCTTCAGTCCACCTCTTTACATTTCTTGGTTTTCCTGCCTTGTCAAATATAGTAACTATTTTTGTATATCCAAATTTATCAAATGGTTCCTTTAAGTACCATTTCTTTTTATCATGAGATCTAAAAATTAAATTATTCTTCTCTAATAATCTTAATAATTCTATATTAGATATTCCAAGACCCAAATCTTTCACTATATCTCTTGTTGAATATAGATTTTCTGAAGTAGTTAGGACTCGATTACAATAATCTACTTGAGGCTGTTGATTTTGAATAGTAATCTGTAGGTTAGTAATTTCAGAGGTTAATCTTCCAATTTCAGCGTCTCTCAGAGCAAATCCATTATTTATAATTTCGTCTAATTTTCTTAGACACCATACTCCAAATTTAGGACTACACCACATAGCAAAATGAATAGCTATTAATCTATGCATCCAAGTACCTTGATTCTGAGGAATACCTCCTTTAATAACTACTATTAATTCCGATATCGGAATTCCGATATCGATCGAGACCTCATTGATTAATTCTTTTGTCTGTTGATTACTAAGATAATGACCTAACTGCTTCTTACAAACTTTTGCTATCTCAGTAGCATTAATCATGACATCATTACTTGTCAATGCAAATGGAATAATACATCCATTATACTCAAAATTTAATAATTCATTCATACTTATATAAAATAAAGGGAGTAAATCATATTACTCCCCTAAAACTTATTTCTTTTCTTCAACAGCTTCCTGTCCCTGCGTTTCTTCTTTAGAAGGTTTGTCTTCTTTAACTGGACCTACAAACAATCCGCGAAGAATACACATCTTATTTTCTAAGGTACACTCTGAATGTTCCTTATTATAATATTCACAGATATCAGGGCAACATTTATCGATTACTTTGTCGAGATAAACCAATTTTTTATTTCCGGCGATTTTTTGTAATATATCAGGCTGATCTTTGAAAATTTCCTCAAGAGTGCCTTCTTTTGGAACCATTGAAGTTAAATCTGAATCTTCTCCTTCATTAGCTCCAAGATCATTACAAAAATCGATAAATGATAGTTCTTCATTTCCGGGATCTCTAGGATCAGGGATAAAAGAACAACATTTTCCATAAGGACATTCTTTATCACAAATTAAATGTGATGTTGGAATTTCCTCAATGGGTCTAAAGACTACCACTTTTTCTCCGTTAGATGTGGGAACTTTTACTGTTTTTAACTTTTTCATAATTTAATTCATTAATGTTATTTAATTCTTTACGCATTTATTTTCGAAGCGGATTCTGTATTAATTTCCGCTTCATATATAAGAATTTCAGGGGAGAAGAAAATAAAAAGAAGGAAGTATTTCATTCCTTCTTCTTAAATGTTCTAGTTTAGTTAGTTACTGCATAAAGAATTGTGTTCCCTTCTCTTCTAAGAGTAAATAGTCTTTCAACCTCATTATCACTTATTATTTTATAGTCCTCTCGTTTTTTAGAAACTAGATAATCTTTAATAAGTCCATAATTAAATGACTCTATCACAAGATGACAACCATTTGGAGTATTAATTTTTCCTAGAATATTAGTATATCCTGAGATAAATTTTTCTATATCATGTTGATAGAATTTATCTTCAGAATCAATATCTAAAATCCACCTAGGTTTATCTACAACTCCTTTTGATTGAACCGTTTCATTACTTAAGGCTACTTTCTTTGGAAGATTATGTATATTTGTATAATCATTGTTTGCTACTCTCTTAGAATATTCAAACATACATTGCTTTCCAAATTTTTCCAAAGATCTTGGTGTAATAGATATGTAAGCTCTTGCTTTATAATGTTCACACATCTCCGTTAATCGATTCCAGGATTTTTCAAGAACTCCTAAATCTGTCACCCACCAAGCATATCTCTGTATTTCTTGAAGAGGTAAATCAGGATTCTCTTTTCTTCTTTGTATAACTTGCACAAAATAATATATCTCCGGTTTACCTTTAGAAGATATCTTAAATTTTAGAAGACTTTTTACTGTCTCTAAATTATTTATTACTCTCATGATTTTATAGTATTTAGTAAAAATTTCCAAGAAACCGTTGCTGTATGATCTGAAGAAAAGATATCAACCGTCTTACTAGTACTCTCAATCAATGGAAAATGTTTATCATTAAATCTCGTTGTTTTTGACATAATGATCTGAAACTTTCTTCTTCTAAGCTCTTCATTATATTTAGTGAGATTAGTTTTCCATTCTTTTCGAATCTCTTCGATTGGCCTTTTTCCAAAACCAATAGAGTCTAAGAATACTTTGATTACACTACTTTTTGGTAATGCTCCTCTTTGATATTCTTTATACATAAGTTGTCTTTTTTGTTTTTCTCCAGGGATACCAGAAATAAAACTAACCAATTCCATTATCATTTCTGATTTTCTTGTAGCTTCTTTATCAGTTTCCTTCTTAGGGAAGTAATAATCTCCAACTATTCCAAGAGATTTAAGAAACTCTATTTTTGGATCTAAAGTTACCTTCTCAGGATAGTACTCTTGAATATATTCATTAGCTATTGCTGCAAGTTTATACTTAACTTCTAATCGAGAAAGGTAATAACTACTAATATCTCTAATTGCACACTTAGTTACTACTGGAAGAGATGAGATATCTATTAGATACTCTCCAGAAAACACTAATTCTGATTTTATTATCCCCAGTCGTTTAAATTTCCCGGCGAGTTTATTGGAAATCATAACTCCTATTAAAGACTGATTAAGAAGACCATCCTTTACTAAACATATAGATTGTCTTGTTTTATATGTTTTTTCGCCGGGTTCTATTCCGACTGTATTTTCTGGGATATTAACTACCACATTAGTATCAAAGCAGATTCCTAAGTTAGCTCGTCTTTTATTTCCAATCGTTCCTGTCACTTTCGCCCATTTATCTTTTTGGTAAGTAACAGCAGTATTACTATCCACTTTTTTAGGAGAAAGTCTTTTATATTCTCCGATCAACTCTGGATTAATAAGAATACTTGCATTATCCTCAATTAAATCAGTTATTAACCTACTAATTGAATATTTATTATAATCTGAATAAATTTTTGGATACTTAGTTTTTCTTTCAATAGGTTTGGGTGTATATTCGGAACGTTTAATAATATCATTAAGATCTTCAATATAATTAGTCATCCCTACACGACCGTACATCTCGTAAAAACCTTTGATAACTATTTCATCTTTTGTTGCTTGCGCTAAAAGTTCAGCAGTATCTAGGTATTCAAGTTTAATTGTACTTCCTAAAAAAGATAATATAATTCTAAGATCCTGGGTTGAATAAGTTTCCCCAGAGTATCTTTCAACTCTTTTTTCTCTTACTATTCCCCATGCAGATGCGTAATTATGAACACTAGGACTAACTCTTATTTTATTTTTTCCATAAGAATCCATTATTAACCAAGGATTACCAGAAGAACTAAGTTTATCTGCTAAAAGTACATATTGATACTTTAGATTTTTCTTATTTCTCAGGATAATCTCAGTACTTTTCCCATACTCATAATCACAGTACTTTACTAATTTTAATCTTGAACCATTAATTTTAATTTCTTTTTCCATAATTCTTATGTTTATTGTTATTTATTATTCATTAGTAAGAGTTTCAAGAGCTTCTAAAAAATCCAAGATATTCATTATAAAATTACGATAACTTTTATCGGGTTTATCTGGAAGTCTAAGAGAATACTCAATAAAACCTCGTAATTCTATATCAGAAGGACAAATATTCATTATAATATCTTTGTAAAGATTATTATGAACTGTTTCTGAGATTATAAGATTATTCTTAAGCTTTCTAAATAAACTTCGTTTTGTTAATTTTTTATAATTATCCTCAGAATGTAAATAAACAGGTAATACCATTACTAAATCTCTAACTTCAGAAGGACTAATCCAGTTCCCTATTGGAGATCTAGCTGCATTTAATTCTTCATAGTTCTTTAGAATATGATAACTCAAAAGTTTATTTCGAAGAATAGATATATTTTTATCATAAATAAATTTTATAAATTCTTCTCTATTAAATAACTGATTAAATCTGATATAACCAACTATAATATTTTTGTTATATCGTAATCTATAAAATTCAATACTTTCTATTTTTATTTTCTTCATAACACATATAAGGAAAATAAACCCCGACCTATCACAGGCAGGGGCTCACACTATAATATGCAATTCAAAGGATTTTCTCTTTTCCATTTATAAGGATTTAAAGCCTTAAGATTGATAAACAATAAGAATTATGAAAAATATTAATGAAGAAAAAATTAAAAAATTTAAAAAGATTACAGAATTAATTTTGAATGGACTAAAAGAAATAGGAATAAATCCTATTCTATCCGAAGATGATACTTCCCCTAATGAAGAGTGGGGAAATAGTATGACAATGTCTTTCAGTTTTTCTAATGGAGGACTTAAATATTGGTATCTCGGAATTTGGGGATGTGGGAGATGGTCTGAAACTTACGATTGTGATAATTCTGAGGACTATATATCAGTCTTTCTAATTCACAAATGGACGTATGATAAATTTAGACCTAGTAGTTCAGATATAGAATACAGAATTACATTAAACGATAAACCTGTAGAAATATATCATGTAATTCAAGGGTTAGAAGAAATTCATAAAAATCCTATTCAAGAATATTATAAAACTTTTTGGGAACATAAAAGTGATCATGATATGCCTTGTCTTGAATATTTTAGAGATTGGTGGTTTCATGAAGTTACTTATCCGATTCAAGAAAAATTGAGATATAAATGGAGTGTAAAAATATTATATAATTTTCTTAAAGTATTATCATGGATTGACCCTAGAGTCTCACGAAGGAAGTTATTTAAAGAAGAAGGGTGTATTCCAATCTATACTTCCGGATTTTTAGCGACGGAATGGGCATCAAGTCGTGATTGGGCTTTTAATAGCTTTGCATGGTTATATGAAAAATTTCCATGGTGGTTATGTAAAATCTGTAAACATAAATTATTTGATGCACACTGGAACGTCGCTGATTTTCCGGAAGAAGTAACAAATACTTTAGAAAAAAGAATGTGGAAAGGAGTAGTAATATGAAAAAGTTTAAATTTGAGGAATGGTTAGATGAGAAAGGTGGAGGTTGTGAACTCATTTTAATATGTCTTTTTTGGAAATTTATATTTGATCCTATTATATACCTAACTACCAAAGATATGGATTGGGTAGTAGCATCACAAACTCCATTCATAATATTTATTCTAACTCCATACATATTATTTAGAACAAGAAAAAGATGGAAAAAGAAAGATTAGATTTATTATTAGTTTATGCAAATGATCTATATAGATATATTGCTAAGAAACTTGGAGAAGATTATGAGCCAAAAAATTTAATTGGTCTTTTAGGATGGTTAGACGAACATAACGTAATAATACATATCCAACCAGAATTTTATAGTCAAGGTATAAATTGGAATTGGCAAATTTCATTTTATAATCCAGAAACTTTTGATGATCCAGATCTTATGGATGGAACTGGATTATATGGAGATAATGGAGAATATCCTACTAGAGGAAAAGCTATGTGTTGTAGTATTGTTAGAGCACTAGAATTATATATCCTTGAGATGATAGATTCTGAAGAAATTCTAGGCGATTACAAACTTCCAATGCCTTCTGGAACAACAGTACAAGATCTCTTAATTTACATGATAAGAAATCAATATTCTGTAACAGTAGATGAAAAATGGTCGGAAATGAAAAGAAAATCTATTAATGAATACTTTAATTACTTAAAAGAAAGGATAATAGAATGTTGGGAAAAAGTTGTCTAGGATGTTTTATGTTCTTGGTAATAATGTTCTTAGGATGTTTATTCCTAGGATTTATAACTAAGATTGTATTCGCGCTATCAGTAGGAGTATTTATTCTTACAGCATATATCATTGGAATAATTTTTATGGCTTTCGTGATTTATAATGCAATTAAATTTTTACTTACATCATGAAATGGAGAAATTTTATACAAGATTTAGTTCTGATAATTATTGGAGTTATTCTTTCAATAATTCCAGAAAAATCAGAATTTACAGAGATGCTAACTACATTCTTCATAACAGGAGGAGTTATTAAATTAATTTGGGATTTTATAGTAAACAGTGATGAAGATTAATTATGGAAACTATAGAAATAAATTATAAATATAAACCTGGAACAAGATTATATCGAGTTACTTATGGAGAGCTTAAGTATTATGATGTTGAATGTGTAGATATAAAATTATCATTAAATCGAGATGAACCGCTTATAACATATCAACTCAGAGTTAATAATTCATCTGGAAATAGAGATACATCTTGGGATTTTGAAATAGATAAATACTATTCATTAACCCCAGAAGAAGCTTTAAAGAAACATTCAGCGGAGTTATTAGAAAAATTTAATTCTAAAGATAAATGACGATTATAGTAATTATATTCTCAATAATAATATGTCTAATAGGAGTTTATTTTCTCTTAATTGAGACTAGAAGAATAAGAAAATGGCTAGGAATTGGACTAATTCTTATCACAGCGTGTATTGTATCTACTATTTATACTGAATGGGTAAATAATAGAGTATTTCAGTATTATACACTTAAGATTACTCTCAAAGATAATACCGAAAAAGTCATAGAGTACGTTAAAGCCTCTGAGTTATCTATACGATTTGCTGAGGATTCAACTATTATAGTTTGTGATACTATTCCTAGTGTAGTAAAAATAGAATTAATTGAAGTAAAACAAAAACGTTATGGAGAAGTACATAAGAACGCTAATTTCTAAAGGAATGTCCAGAATAGAGGCTGAAATGTTTATAGACGGATTAACAAAAGTTATTCTAGAAAAAAGAGAACCAGAACCAATTAAAGCAATATTTCCTACATACTATAAAATTAAAACAATAGATTCAAATACTAATGAAGATCTTGGTTTCATAAAGTTTGATGTAGGATTTGATGCTAAATTTTTTGATTATGATACTGCCAAAAAAATTTGTACATATTTAAATGAACATGATATATACAGACAATTAGATTCAATCGATGCTGTAAATTATAATAAAAAACCATGGTTAACTATAACTCGCGATTGGAGATCTTATGTGAAATATATTACAAATGAAGGTAATGTTTTTTATATAGAAGTGAATTGGAAGATAGGACAAGCAAGTTGGAAAATAGTACCATTTTATGATTAGAATATTACTCTGTGGGTTAGCAATCCTATTTGTAATTGGAATTTGGACTATAGAATTTATACAAAGATTATATGGAAAAATACTTGGAAAAATTAAAAGCGCTTGGAGTAAAAGATGAAGAAGCTGCCAAGAATCTACTTAGAGAAATAATCAATGATATTCAAGAAAAAGACATCATACATTTGATCATTTATTACCAAACAGGAAGTTCTTTTGAAACGCATAATGATGTAGATATTATTGATTATCCTTGGAATAATATATCTATCGCAAAAGAAAATGAAGAAGCAATTCGACAGCATTATAAATTTGCAATGGATTTAGAATATATATGTACTTCTGAATCAAGAGAAAAACTTAAAAAAGAAGCTGCTAAGAATTGGTGGTATGTAGAAGGACAATACAGTAGATATTCTCTGAAGTTAAAGAAAAATGATGGAACTTTCTTTACTTATAGTACTCCATGGATTGGCTACTTTGAACGTTTAAATGACATAGAAATAAAAATTTGTAACAGTTAATAATATTAACTACACTAGTCTATTATGGATTGGTGTAGTTATTTATTTTGCTCCTTTAATAGGATGAGAATCTTATATGTGAAAGAAAATATTTTTATTAATTAAAACAATAAAATTATGTTAGAATTTAAACCAGAAAAAGAATTAACAACATTAGACAAGTACAAAAAGTTATATGGTTTCTATGAGGGAAATCTAAATTATGTCCCTAGAGGGGGAGATCTAACAAAACATATTGGATCTTCTTTAGCATTAATTGATTATTCTAGAGATGAAACTGGAAGATGGGACTATTCTCTTAAAGAAGTAAAAGTTGAGGATATAACTGATTATGATCCTATGACTACAACTTCGATTATTAAATATAAAATAATTGGAGAAGAGGAAGTCAAAGAAGCTAGAATTATTCCGGAAGGTTTTAGTTTTGAAAGTCCAGAAGAAACGGGTAAATCATTAAGATTTCTTCCGTTATCAATGCATTTTAAAGTTCAGGAAGAGAAAGCTTTTTATGATAGACTTTTAGCGAAGTTTGATAATGCTAAAACACTATCCATTGAAGCTCTTGAAAATCTATCAAACTCTAAAGAACAACCAGAACTTCTAGGACGTAATTATAATATTGCAGCAGTAATTAAAACTGATGAAGAGACTCCAGAAATTCTATACTTTAGAATTGATAAACTAAAATTAAAACACAATAAACAAGATAATTATGCGATTACTTTAACTAACGAAGATAAAGATAAAACATATACATTCTTGATTGATTCTAAAGCAGAGTCTTATGAATTCTCTTATGGAAAAGAAAAAATAGGAGATCTTAAAATCTTAGATCTCCAAAAATTATAAAAAAAAAATAAACCCAGGCCCTATTATATAAAATAAGGCTTGGGATTTTTATTTCTACACAAATAATGCTGGTTTACATCTACTTCTCCAGTCTAGAAGATAACCAGGCTCAATCTCTTCTAAAAGTGTTGAAGTTTCTTTTAATTGAATAATACAATCTAGACATAAATTTATACCAGAATTTTTGCTTCCAAAGGCAAGATATTCTTTTTTCTCTTTTTCTAGCTGATTATATTCAAATCTAGAGCATAAATCAGACCATGCTCCTTCTTCATACATATTTTTTCCACAAATTGCACACTCACACTGTCCTAAACCAGCAATAGGAAAAAGTTGTTCAGGATCAGTAAAAGAATGAAATAAATGTCTCATAAATCTTCTATACTGTTCTGTACGATAAGCCTCCACAAGTAATCCAATCTCTCCAAGATCTGGTTGAAGAGATCCTTGTGGATTTTTATTTTTTCTATAAGCTATAATTCTCTCTGGAAGTTGTCGATCTAAGAGTGGTCTGGGGAAAAGGTATAAATAAATTAAATTTTTCTCTTCCACGCTTAGTGTCTGATTTACCCTTAAAGAATTAATAACTTCATGTGCATCACAATCTTTTAGTTTGTCAATGTAAAATTTTAAAGAATTCATGGTTTTATTGTTTAATGTTAATGATAATACATTAATAAGAGTTTGTGGGGAACAAAAAAGAGAACTTAAGATCTTCTCCTAAGTTCTCCCAACAAAACCATTTTCTTTATATTAAACTACCCAAGAAAGTATTCAGATTTTTCATAATCCTCTTTTATTTTAGGCTGTGGTGTAGTTTCTTCCAAAATCGTACTCGTAAAGATGACTTTATCTCTCTTCTTTTCACGATATTCATCTTTATGGTGTACGTGTTGTTCACTTACAATGTCTTCTCTAACAAAGTAGTTTTCATTCTTTTCCATGTCTTTTAAGTTTTTCATTTTTGTTTAATTTTATTTTACATATATAAGGAAATTGGGGATTCTGAAAATACCTTAATTTCTAGTATTCTTTTAAATCCACTCTTCGGACATGGAAGTCTTGATTCTAGAATATCAAAACTTTCCCTAAATCTAGTTCCATAAAATTCTTCAGGACTTGGATCAGGATACACCAAGAAATCTCCGGTTGGATAATATCCTTGATTTTCTCTTATGTCTAAAAGAAGAGGATTTACTTGATTTAATTCATCTAAAGATATCTCAGTAATTGATATATTTTCCTCACCTTCATCACAATCTACTTCCACAATAAATGTATAATTGTTATTCTTCTCCAAAATCATAGTCTACTCTGATTATATGTTCTGGACTAACTTTTTTCACTAGAATAACTCCATTTCCAGATATAAACACTTCATCTTCTAATCCTTCTAAGTCTACTCTAAGTATTGCTATCTCAGGACCTCTTCGAAGAGCTACATTTCTTGCTGTCAAAGGATCTGAACTTAGATGTACATACTCTCTACTCCCTGGAATTAATCCATCTTTAAATATACTTTCCAGAAACTTTCTTTGTGTTCCGTGGTAGACAATATTGCACCCTGTGTACTTCTTAAAATCAGCATTAATCCCTTTAACACTGTGACCTTGAAGTGCACGAATCTTTCTTAAGTCGGCCGATAATTCATAGCGCTTTTTATTATCAGTATCTACTATTTCTTTTAGTTCAGACATAGTCCAGCCATGATCAATTAACTTCTTTGTTTCTAACCAACCTTCTGAATCAAGCGCTCCTTCTACTTCGGCCGGATTATGTCTTAGAATATATGCTAACTCTTTTCCTCTATTCTTCTTCATATAATCTTCCTATTTTTATAAATTCTCCTATTAAATTTACAGCTTCAGTTATAGAGTTTCCGTCATCATATGTTGATGTTGATATTAAAATCTGTTCAGTATACTCAAGATATCCAATATTATTTATCACTCTATTCCGAATAAACCGGAAATTTATTTCACATTTATCTAGAATTGAATTTATGTAGTTACTTTCTGGATTAATTTTAATAAGATCTTCTAAAAACCTCATAAATCTACGTTGCGTTCTACTAGTAAATTTCATTATTTTATCCAAAGGTTCTAAGTAATCTCGAAAAAGTTTTTCTAAGAAGTAGAATGAAAGCTCATCTATCTTCAGAAAATTTCCATTACCAGTATAATATTCTACTAAATAGTTAGAGCTATCACTGAGATCTAAGCAAACTTTGAAAGGTTCCATGAGATTTACAAAAGATTCATCCTCCTGAAGAAGTTTTCTGTGAAAATACGTATCTATATCTCTACATAAACTCAGATATTCTTTATATGTTTCTTTACATATTCTTCTTAGTCTATTCACATGATCTTCCATACCACCAGATTAAAAATTTTCTTAACTTTTCATCTTTCCAATTAGGTGTAAAACAATTAACAATTCTCCTTCTTATTTCTGTTCCAGAATAAGTTACATGCACATCATCTTTTTGATCAGGATAAATTTTTATATTATAGAATCCTCCATTTTCTTTATATCTCTCAGCTACAGAATCTCTAGAACCACATATATAAATTTCAGAATCTTGTGGTATTTCCTCAAGACTTTTTAAATAATTAATTCTATGATCTAGCGTTTCAACCCATTTAGGATAATTACCTAGATCACTAATTTTAAATATTTTCATCTTTGGATAGGACTCAAGTACCATTTCTTTCCTTGCTTCAAAAGGGAGAGGATCATGTGCAGTTCTTTCTGAGTTTTTTGTTTCTCCTATAAAAATAACTACATTATTATTTCCAAAATCTCCTCTAACTTTATCTAATAAATAGTTATGTCCTCTTGTTAGATTATCTACTTGAAATCTACCAACAATTACTCCAATCTTAGTGCTCATTTCTTTTTTCTTTTATTATATGTTCTTTTTAATACATTTGTTTTAAGATATTCTTCACAACCTGTAAAAATTCTTCCTAATTCTGCTTTATTATCATAAGGCATAACAAATTTCCTATTCACTAAAGCAGTCGGAACCTGGTGAAGAGTATACAGAGCAGTTCCTTTAAAGAATCTAGATCTTTCAAGTTGATATCCTACGAACCCTTTAGCCTCTCCTGATGTAGTAATTGATAAGACAAATGATATCTCTCCAACTACTTTAAAAACAATACAATAGTGAAGTATAGGTCCAATAGGAAGAAATGCTACATCACCTCTTTCAATAGTTTCAGGTCTAAGTCTTTCTATATACATCGGAAGATATTTCTCCCTAAGATCGGCTGGAATTTTCTCTTCTAACTCCTTTGATCTAGTTACTATCTCTTCTTCCCTTTGTGATATAGATTTTTCTTCAGAGTCTCCAGCCGTAAGTGAGGGAGTTATAAACTTCCGCTTAATATCTAAAATTTTTTCAATGCAATCCCTATCTTCAGGCTTTTTATACCAAATTTTAATCAAATCCATAACTTTATTACATCTAGTTCTTGTTGCCTCTGGACTAACTACTCCTGGACCAACCATGAGAAATCTAATCATCTCATCCAAACCTTCAGTAATTGTCTTCTTAATACTATTTTTGATACTCTTATAGTTATTTATTGATTTTCTAATATCACCTAATTCTGTAACAGCTTCTTTAATAGTTTCCATAGAGTTAATTTTTCATTACTTTATCTATTACTAATTGTTTTATATCATCTTCAGTTAAACCAAAATAATTACTAAGATTTTTAAGAATAAATACTCCTTTATAATGCTGAGTAAGATTAAGAATACTATCTAGAGAGGTATCACTATAAATACTTTTATATTGTAAGATTCGTTTATATTCAACATTATCCTTTTCAAGTAATTTCTCTATATAGAATTCTTTTAATTTCGGATAATTTCCTAAGAAAAATTTAAGATCAATCTCAAGAATACTAAGATAATACCCATCTGTTACGTTTAAATCAACTAATGGTTTACTAGATAATGCAGAGAAATCTATAGAATCTACATGAGAAAGAGATTCAATAACATCCACAATTACATCTCTTGGGTTATAAGTATCATCTACACCTACCAAAAGTTGCTCAATCTCTGTTCCTTTCATAGCAGTTTTCTTAATATCTAAAACTCCTCCAGTTATACCATCCCTTATATTATCTACATTTTCAAGATTTTCGGAGAAATATCCTTGAATAAAATCCTTTATATTATTATTTTTTCCTGATAATTTTTCTAAAATATTATTTCTCTTATTTATCGGAATACATAAATGTATTTCTCGATCTGATTCAATATCTAACCAATATGAATCAAAGAAATTTAAAAATATACTTGATACCTTTTCACGTCCTCCACTATAACTGAACTGTTTGAGCGAAAAAGGTTCAATATAACTTCCTAGATAAAGAACTAATTCCATCGGAGATAATGCATATACATATCCAGGTTTCCATTTTGTCGTTTTAGGTTTTGTTGCAATCAATTTCCCAATCTCCGTAGAATATATAAATGATTTATTTGTTGAATCTTCCTTTACTAATTTTAAACTAGGAAAACATCCAATACCTAAAGAGAAAGTTCCATGTAGATTTCCATCAGAAACATATCTAGTATCTTGAAGAATCTTAAAAAATCCTTCAATAGCTACATAAATATAAACGTTTCGCCCTGGGAGTTTTGAATCTAATTCATCATTTTGAATCCTTACAGCTACTCTAGGTCCACCCTCTCCATATTTAACATTATACCTTTCATATGAAGAGAAAAGTGAATTCTCTGCTAAAGATATATGAAATCCAGAGTTAAGTACAACAACCTCAGAAATATCTTTCTCTTCCACTGTTTTGTTACCATTCAAATTGAAATTAGCTGACTTAACACTATTATATACTTTCTTACGTGATGGTTTTGTTAAGTCCTTTTTATTTACAACTTCTGGAAACAAATCTGTTCCATGGTCAAAATAAACTAATGTTATTTCATACGGAATATTCAAATTTTTCATATTTTTTTATTTTATTTTACATTTATAAGGGACTTAAAGCTTTATTTATGTAATAAAATTTTAATAAAGAATAATAATGAAAAAGAAAATTTATTTTATTTCAGGACATAGAGATATTACTGAAAAAGAATTTAAAGAATGGTATGTTCCTCGTCTTGTAGAAGCAGCGGCCGAAGATTCAGAATTCGTAGTAGCTGAATGTATCGGAGTTGATAGATTAGCTCAAGATTGGTTAAGAGATAATCTTAAGAATCATTCAAGAGTTACAGTTTATCATATGCTTGAAAAACCTAGATATTTAGCTTCTATGTTATTTAAAACGGCCGGAGGTTATCAAGACGATGTTCAAAGAGATTCAGCAATGACAACTATATCAACAGAAGATATCGCATTTATTCGAAAAGGTAGATGGACTTCTGGAACCGCACAAAATATATTAAGACGTTATGAAAAAACTAATTAATTGCTTCTTTAAGGGTATATTTGCAACTGTTATGATTGCAATAACTGGGCAACTTTACTGGAATTTTTATATAGTAGAGAAGTTTGGAATAGGAAAAGTAGTAGAAGATAGTTCTGTATTTATAATTGGAGCAGCTGTATTATACTCTATCTTTGCTCTCTTAACAGGAAGAAAAGATGAAGAAGTATATGAAAAATTTGATTGGATAGAATTAATATGTCTATTTATAGGAAATATATTTTTAATATATCTATTCAAATAAAATAATCAAAGAGGGAGGAGACAACTTCCTCTTTTTATTCCTTAAAAGCCTTATTAATGATGAGATAATAAAATATTAATGAAAAACAATAAACAAAAGTATTATGAATTCAAAACAATTTATAGCAATTACAACCGGAACGGCAATAGTATCTGGTATAGTAGGAAAACTTATAGGTAATAAAACCTGTAAGGAAAAAATGAATTATTACAAAGAAACATCTATTAAGCTTTTTCACTCTTTAGAAATCAAAGAAGAGGAGCTTAATAGATTAAAACAAGCTAATAAAGATCAAACTGAGATTATCAGAGATCTCACAGCAAAAAATGAAGAATTAAAACAAACTTACGAGATCCAAACTAAAACTATTAAGGATCTTGTAGAAGAAAACAAAAAACTCGAAAAGAAATTAAAGGTATCAATTTCAGTAAGAGGGAAATTATTGAATAAACTTAGTAGTCTTCACAGGTTAGTTAAAAACTTAGAACCTACAGGAGACTTAATGAAACAATATCAAGAATTTATCCTTACACTGAAAAGAGAACATGATGCCATAAAAGACGAGGAAATGATGAAGGAAGGAGTTTGATCTCCTTTCTTTTTTTCTTCTCATCCTTTAAAAGCCTTATTAATGTAATTAAAACTTAAAAGAAAAGAAAAATGGAAAAGAATTATGAAAAACAAATATTTCCAGAAGAAGGAAATATCTTAGGGACAGTAAAATTTAAATTCCCGGGAGAAGGAGAATACAGTCTTGCTTTTAATGGCAGGAGTAGTGTTAAAATTCAAGACATAGTAAATAAAGTATGTCTAGGAAAGAGAATAAAAATAAAATTACAAAAACTCATTAAGAATAAATTGATGAGTAGAGTAATAACTATAAAAGATACTTACGAAATGACAAATAACCTATTCGTAAGAGTATTTAATAGTGAAAAGCAATTTATCGGATTTATTCATATTAAAAAAGAATTATAATCATGAAAAAGAATGAAAAAGTTTTAATTAAAGTATCTCCCAAGAATATATTTAAAGCAGGAATAGGGTTACTAGCTATTAATGAATACCGCAAGGGTGGATTTCAGGCAGGTCTATCTGTTTTAATTGGAGGAGCAATTTTAGGATGGTTATTTTTCGATGAATAAAACCCATTAAGAAGGAGTGAGAAAGTTCATTCCTTCTTTCTTTATTTCCTTATAAGTGTATAAATAAAAAATAAATAATTATGCTAGAATACTTAAAGAAAACATATAAAGAAAATCATGAACTTGGATATGAAAAAATCTATATTGCAGTAGATATTCACGGTACCATTCTTGAACCTTCATGGAATAAAACTGAGAACTTTACATACTTAGGATCCTCAAAAGAAGCACTTCAGGAATTATCAGCTAGAGAAGATACTGTATTAATAATATGGTCATCCAGTTATCCTGAAAAATTAGAAATGTACCAAGAGAAATTCAGGGAAGATGGAATAAATTTTAAATACCTCAATCAAAATCCAGAAGTAAGATCAGGAAGAATTTCTTGTTTTGAAACTAAACCTTACTATGATATTCTTTTAGATGATAAAGCTGGATTTGAATGGACTGAATGGAAAGATATATTAAATTGGTTAGAAAATGAAAGAAGGTGATATTGTAAAAATTAATCCACAGAATAATGGATTTATAGATTGGGCTGAATTTCTAGAGATCATTAGAGATTTTGGAAAAAGAGACCCTGAAGAATATTACGTCGTCGATATTTTAGGGCCGATTTATTCAATTGTTCATTCTGCTCAAGATTCAGGATTTTCGGAGAAGACTATTAATACTTCTAGTCTTCGGCCCATCCCTATCGACGAAGAATTATTTATAAAATACTGTGCAGAAAGATGTACCATAAGAAAGAATTGTATAAAAGGATGTGCATTAATAAAATACTCACCTAAAAGCCTTATTAATGTAAACAATAAAAATATAAACAATAATGAAGAGTGAAACATTAATTACTGCTTTAATTACAGCAGGAACACTATTTCTAACAAAAATAATGTTAGATGATGTGATATTAAGAACTAAAAAAGATGAACTAGAAAGAAGACTCGAAGACGCTATGAGAAATTATGAAGGTGATTCGAGAAAGCTTACAGAAAAAGAAAAAGATGAGGTTAATAAAGAGTACGATTCTTTATGTGCTAAACTAGTGAAGAGTTCATATAGTAGTCTCTTCTTAAATAAAAAACTAGAACAAGAAATCGATACTTTCTATTATAAATCTCGTAAACTTAAAAGTAGGGTGTAAAATCCCTACTTCTTTTTTTATCCTTGAGAACCTTATTAATGTTAAATAATAAAAAAAATAAATTATGATAGTACTTGGAATGAGCTGTGCAGATATGATAAAAGAGCACAAAAAAGACGAAGAAATAATTGATGAAAAATTAATGGAGATCTTAAATAATAACAAATATAAGATCAAGAAAATTTATGATAGAACAAAAAAGCCTGTACCTATAATAGATCGAAAATTGAAAATTAGAGGTACAAATTATAATATTGCAGTAAATGATATAAGTTCCCCAAAAGAAAAAATAAAGAAATCATTAATACAATATCATCCATTTATAATAACTAATGATATTTGGTCTGGAAATAAAGTAGCAATGTTCTTTATAGAGTCATGTGCGAGATACGAATCAAAAACACTGGTAATGTTACTGGAGCCGCACCTTATAAAAAGATATCGTGAGAGATACTTAGAATCAGTGCAACCAGAGAAAGTGACATTTGAAGACTTAGTTTCAACCTTTCTGAAAAGAAATCGAATATATTTCAACTTAGAGTATTTTCCCATTTTTGATAAGAAAGATCCAAAGAAGTTAATAGATATCAGAACAATAAGTAGAATGAAAGATGGAGTAGTGTTTGGAAGAGTTGAACCTACTGGAATTGTTAGATTTATTACATTTATAAATAATAGTCAAGTTAGAAAATCAGATCAAGGAAAATATGTAGAGAATGGATATTATGACAAAATGGTAAAATTATTTCAAGATCCGGAACTTAGAAGAGAAGATATAATTAAATATTTTTAAAAGGGAGTGAATATAAAACTCCCTTCTTTTTTTTATTTCCGGCCAGTAGATAAAGAAGCCCTGAAAACCTTATATGTGGCATATTAAAAAAAAATGTTATGATTTTGACTTATAAGCTCTTGGTTCGTGATGAATAGAGGGCTTTTTAATTTTGGCCGGATGATATAACTTGAAGGCCTTATATATGAGAAAAATAAGTAAATGATAATACACTCCTTAAGCAATAATAAAAAAGCTTAGGGAGTTTTAAATTTTTATAATATGAAACTAGAAAAATTAATAGAAAAAATTGATCGGTGTTTAGGTACTGTATTAGTTATCGTAGGAATTATATTAGTAATTTCAATAGTAATATCACCTGCACCAAAGCCGAAAGAAATAATTTGGCAATCAGACGAGGAGTATGAATATGAACAATTCCTCGACTCAATAATGAAAGAGGAAGAAGAACTGAAAGACGAAAAGACAATAAAGGTAACTGCAACTGTCTATAATCCAGTCGAAAGTCAATGTGATTCTGATCCTCTAGTAACAGCAGATAATTCAAAAATTGACCTTGAAAAACTAAATCAAGGAAAACTTAAATGGATTGCTGTATCTAGAGATCTTAGAAAACAATTTAAATATGGATCAAAAGTAAGAATTAGATGTAAATCAGATCCAAGTATCGATGGAATATATGAAGTTAGAGATACCATGAATAAAAGATATAAATTTTGTATAGATATCTTAAAACCCGTCGGAGAAAGTAAGGGGAAATGGCATGACGTCGAAGTAAGTTCAATATAAGAAAGGGATTAATTTTCCCTTTCTTTTTTTTATTCCTTAAAAGCCTTATATATGTAAAAAAAATAAATGAGCTAGCTCCTAAAGTATATGTGCGAAATATACAAAAGGAACTAGCATTAATTTTTAAGATTAAGAAAAATTCATAGAAAAATACTGGCATTAGAAAAATAACCCAAAATAAACTAGACCAGTATTATGAATAAAAATGAAATTATTCAATATGCTATCATTGCTATAATTATAATCGCAGTGATAGTATTTCTAGAGGATTCTGAATTAAAAGATATCCTCATAGATATATTCAATGATTCTCTGGCACAAATGAATGTAGACAGAGAAAGACGGAGGTTTAGACGAATGTTTGACGACTGACTCTAAACCCACTACAACCCTGAGATAGAAAATATCTTGGGGTTTATTTTTTCTTAATCTTCATATATTAGAATCTAAAGGATCCTAAAGAGCAAAATGTAACTTATTTATGAGGACAAAGGAGCTTCCCTTATATTACACCCCTTTTCGCTACCGCTAGGGGTGTCTAAGGAAGAAACTTTGAATAGATATATAGAAAATAAACCCAGAAAATGAAGATGTTATAAAGATTTTATATTATTGATTTTCGCCTCTCCAAGGAGGCGAATCTAATCTAAATATTACAACTTTTTTTTAGGATAACATATTCTTTCATTATTTGTATTTTTACTCCAATCTAAGTTGTTATTTTGCTCTTCTAATAACTTTAAACTCTAATTAATGAAAAAGGGAGACTCCTATGTCTTCATTTTTATGTAACTGGATTCTGTATTGAATTAAAAAATAACAATTAAAATATTAAATATTTATGATCAATAAATTACCTGATATCATAGTACCTAGAGGTATTAGATATATTTCAGAAATGGATAGTTTATTTAGATTTTATAAACTACCTGTAAAGTGTATAATTAATAAACAATTACCTGGATGTGGATTTACAGAATATTGTTTAAGAGGACCTGAAAATGTAATACTTTGTTCTCCTAGAAAGATGTTACTTAAAAATAAAAAGGATCAACATGGTAGAGACGTTTATTTAGTTATAAACGAGTTGGAAAAAGAAGTACCAATTGATAAAGATCTTTCTAAAATTGATAAATCTATTAATAGAGGAGATCAATTTATGGAGAAATTAGATGAGATGGTTAATGGGAAAAATACTGTCTATAACCGATTAATGAATGAAATTAAAGATTACCTAAATGAGAGAAAATACTTAGGAGATAAACCGTGTAAAATTCTAGTTACTTACGATTCATATAGAATAGTAAAAGATATATTAACATCTTTAGGTATATTTCAAAGTTTTTACACTATAATAGATGAATTTCAAACTATCTTACATGATGCTAAATTTAAATCAGATACTGAATTAGATTTCTTATATCACTTACATCAATCCCATTCAGCTCTATTTGTTAGTGCAACTCCAATGTTAGAGGAATATTTAAACATGCTGGATGAATTTGATGGTTTACCTTATATAGATATGAATTGGGGGAAAGAGGACCCATCTAGAATTCTTAAACCTGCTTTAAAAGTGTTATCTATGATGAGTGTAGGAACTAAATTACCAGAAATTATTCAATCCTATAAATCTGGTAACTTTGAAAGTGCTATAAGGATGATTAACGGTTATCCTACTAAAATAATTAGCGATGAAGCTGTATTTTATGTAAACTCTGTTAATCATATAGTCAGTATTATAAAGAAATGTGATCTTCAATCAGAGGAGGTTAATATATTATGTAGTAATACACCAGATAATCTCAAAAAAATTCAAAAAAGATTAGGGAAGAAATTTGTGATAGGAGAGGTACCATTGAAAGGGGTTAAACCTAAGATGTTTACATTTTGTACTAGGACAGTTTACCTAGGGGCAGACTTTTATAGTTTATGCGCTAGATCGTTTATCTTTAGTGATAGTAATATAGACTCTTTAGCTGTTGATATTTCTGAAGATTTACCTCAAATTCTGGGAAGGCAAAGATTGTTTGAAAATCCATGGAAAAACGAAGCTACTTTTTATTATAGATCTACCTGTGATTATAGAAAGGTTAGTCAGGAGGAGTTTAATAAGGAAATAGAAAGAAAAAAGAAAGCTACTAGTGACTTATTATCTGCATTTAGTACAGCTTTAGATGATGTTAAGTATAATTTAGCTAAGAAGTATCAAAGTGATGTAAAAAGTAATAATTATAAGAATGATTATATAGCTGTAAACGAACATCAGGGTGGAACTTTAGTACCTGCTCTTAATAATTTAGTATTGGTTAACGAGATTAGAGCTTTTAAGATACAGCAAATAGATTATAAAGATAGATTTACTGTATTCTCAACAGTTCATAATACTTTATCTCCGGATGATATAGTTAATAGAAAGATATCAGATTTTTTAAAGGAATATCAAGAATTAGGTACTTTTAAAGCCAAACTTAAACTTCTTTGTGAATATAGTTTTAATGATCAAATTATAGGAGTAGTATTAGATCAGATTGGAGAACATGATAATATTAAGTCTTACTATTTAGCACTCGGACCTCAAAAACTCAGAGCTTTAGGATATGATAAATATAAGATTGAGAAAGAACTTGGAGTAGTAACATTTAGTCAAGAACTTTTAGTTAATACTATTTATTCAGAATTTAAAGTTGGAGATAAATTGACATTAGCTAATATAAAATCTAGACTAGAGTATCTTTATCCATCAATTTCCTATACAGCTACTCCTAAGGCAAAAGATTTAGAAAATTATTTTGAAGTTAAATTGATATATGTTACAATTTTAGATGAAACTACAGGAAAGAAGAAACAAACAAAGGGTTATGAATTATTAAAAAGAAAATAAATATAGAAAAAGAGGGAAATAACAAATCCCTCTTTATTTTTCTTCCTCTAAACCTCTAAAACACGTATCCCAGAAGGTGTTACCCTAATAATTGAGAGAAAATTTCAGGTTCTCTCAAGGTTTATACTAATTAATTAAAAATAATAATGCTAATAAAGAATGGAAGACGATTATTTGTTAGATGAAGAAGAAGAAGACCTAGAAAATCAAGGATATCTAGGTCCAGACGAAACAGGAGATGATTCTGACGACGATGACTCTGAAGGTTCTGATGAGAGTATTATTGGAGATGACGAGGATGAGAAGAAAATTAAAGTAGATGAGTCTCAGTATGAAGGTAAGATGACTAAGGACGAACTTTGGTTATCTACAGCATACGATGACATAATAGCAGCAGGAAAATTGGATAAAGATAATGCAATTGAAGATGCTGTTACTACTATAGTTTGGGCTAATCCTAAACATACTTCAGTTAATACAGTCGGAAATATTATTAAAGATTTGTTTCATAAGCAAGGTCACTCTCGTATGGTTAATAGCCTCTATACACCTGATACTCCTTTACGCGGAGAAGATGTTGATATAGACTTTAAAGATGAGGATGACTCTGGATTTAATAAGAGATATGCTGAAGAAGCGAGAAACCAAATAGCAAGATTCATAGAATTTTTGGCTACTCGTGATATTAGCAAAGACTCTATTATATCAAAGCGAAGAAAACAAAGACAAATTCCAGCTTTTATTATTTTCTTATTCTCTTCTGGTATGTATGACTTAATTGTTGAATGTCCTACTATGCCCGAAGAATATGCAACTCAGATAAAAGAAGCAATGAGAAAAATCCTAAAAGCTAAGTATGATATCGTCGAAGAATTAGCAAAGAAGTACGAAGAAATGGGTAGACAGGCTGTGGCAGATCGAGTTAGAAAGTTACAGTTATCATGGTTTAATAAAGAACCAGCCGAAATTAGATCATCAGCCGAATACTCTGATCTCGAACTTACTTATGACGACGTATTGGTTTATCGTGAATATAGATCCAGATTTACTAATACATCAAGAGCTATTACTCAAGATATTATTTCAGATATGATTGAGGTAGTTATAGATAAAGAAGCAGGAGTTTATGAAAGATTAAAAGACAAGACCAGATCAGATGCAATATCAGATGTAAAACAAGTATATAAAGATTGGTCAAAAAATAATCCTGACGATTCTGAACTAGCTACTAAGATAATTTGGAAAGATGTCGAAGGAATGGTTAAACAGTAAAAAATATTAAAATTTTATGTCAGTATCTCTTGAGTTACTAACCGATGAAGCTATCATCGATTATACTAAAAGTGATGGAAAAGATCAAGTTCTATTTAATCATAGAGACTTGGACCTGAAGTACAATGGAATACAACCTATCGCCGGTGGAGTCTATGATGTCGATATTTTTGGCTCACCCATGGAAGATAGATGTATTTGTGGAAAAATTCGACAACCCTCTGCTGAACCTTGTCCTCATTGCGGGGCGAGAGTATTTACAAGAGAAGAGGGATTGAGAAGATTTGCTAGAATTGAACTTCCTTTCTATTACTTGAATGATTTACGTTTTGATATCTTTAAAGAACTTTTCGAAGATATTTTTAAAGATAGTAAAATTGTATTAGATTTCTTTGGAGACGATCTTCGAAGAAATGGTTATAGTGCAAGAGGAGCGAAGAAATTAGGTATTAAAGTTTTTGATACCTGCCAGTTCGAATATAATCCAACAACAAAAGAACTAAAAATATCAGAATTTATTACTGATGAAGCTCTATGTTCTTACGAAGGATTAATTAAAATTATTGAAGAACATTTTCCCGCTCGTCTTACAGAATTTAAAAAATTAATTAATCGGTATTACCTAGTACAACCTGCTATGATGAGACCTTTTACTCTCGGAATTAAAAACGGGAAAAAAGTAATGGGATCTCATAAACTTAGTATTTGGTACTCTATTATTATCAGACTTTGTTGCGTAGAAGATAAAAAATCTAATGACTTGAACTATGAGGAAGTTACATCTAAATTTAATACCCCTGGAGAAAGAGTTAGATATACAGCCCTTCTACGTGCTCTCCTAAATGCTGGAAAAAAAGAAGCTACAGCACTACTTAATACATCTAAAGAAAATCTAGCACGTGACTTGTATTCTGTCCGTACTAAAAATTCTGCTAGATGCCCAATTATACCTAGTACTACATTAGCTATCGATGAAATCTCTGTTCCAATACATATCGCTTATGAAATGTGTCGGGAAGGTTTCTTAGATTACTTAATGAAAGAGCTGAATTTTACCAAAAACGAAGCACTCAAAGCAACAAAAGAAGAATATAATAATCCGGAAACTCTGAAAATGTTTAAAGAGTATGCGGAAAAACAAATCGTACTAATGGTTTCCTAATTGGTACGTTAGGTGTGAATCCTAGAATATATAATGTGAATTATGTATTAAATTTTGTGTATTGCTGGGAGGATCTAAATATCTAATCAGCAGTTGAAGATAATTTATTTATACGAATTTATAATAATTAAAATACTAGAATATTATGAAGGTACTTAGAATTAAACACTTCTCTTCTCTAGTATCTACACAACCAATTTTTAATAGATCTGAACATATGAAGCAACTACATGCTCAAGGAAGATATCAAGGTACTTCTAAAATTGGTATATGGAATTCTAGTGAAGAGAAGAGACAAAGAATGGCATTACTTGGAGCTAAAAATGCTTTAGATAAAAATTCTAAAGGTTATGGATCTGAGTATGCAATGAGAGTAAATAATAGAATATTACTTGGAAATAAATTTCAAGGAGAAACTGGTTATTTATATTTTGTAAGATATCCGAAATCAATAAAAATTGGATTTTCAAAGAATTGGGAACGTAGAATTAATACCCAATTGATGAATCAATTTCAAATACTTGGTGGAAAAGTTGTAGCAATTATATCAGGACCTACCAATGAACTAGCTGATCTCGAGTTTGATACTTTTATTAAATTTCAAAAATATACTAAACTGTCTAAAGACGAAACAAGGTATACTGAATTTTTAGATGATAAAATTAGAAAAGACGTATATAACTTTTTGGATGATAAAGTAAAAAATAATAGTAATTTGAAATTTATTATACAAAATAAAATAAACCTTTGAAATTTATGACACAAGAAGAAATTAAATACCATAATCAACTATGGTATTATAAAACATATAATCAACTTATAGATAAATGTATACAATTGGAGTCTGATGGTTATCCAGAAGATATGTATACAGAGGTTCACCATATATTACCTAAATGTATGGGTGGAACAAATAAGGAAGATAATTTAGTAAGAATGCCTGTTAGATATCATATAATGGCTCATTTATTACTTGTAAAAATATATCCAAATATAGGAAAAATAATATATGCAGCTAATATAATGATTGTCGGAAATAAAAATACAAGAGCTGAACGAAATCTAGCTTTAAATCAATTCTCTACAAAAACTATTAGTCAATTAAGGGAAACTATGGCAAATTATCAGAAAGGAAAACCTTTATCAGAAGAACATAAGCAGAAAATTTCTTTTGCATTAAAAGGAAAAGTACATTCTGAGGATCATAATAGAAAAGTTTCTGAATCTAAAAAAGGAAAACATTTATCAAAAGAAACGAAAGATAAGTTAAAGTTGTCCCATTTAGGTAAAAGTCTTTCTGAAAGTCATAAAAAAGCTATTGGAAACGCTCTTCGTGGAAGAAAAGGAAAACCTCTCTCTGAGGAAGTAAGAGAGAAAATTTCTAAAAATAATAAAATGTCAAAAGCTGTTCAGGATTATAATGGTGTAATTTATAATAGTATCTCTGATTGTTCTAGAAAATTAAATATTCCAGATAGTACTATTAGTTATTGGATCAAAAAACATCCTGAAAAAGGTTTTAAATTCGTATAAATAAATTAATCACAATTCAACGACTATGGACAAAACCAGGCTAGTGTTGTGATAACCTAGTTTTAACCATGGAAAATATAGTCTTTGCAAGATAGAATTATATCTTGGGTAATCAATATAAGTTGGCTAAAGTATTGATTATCACAGAGTTAATCGCCAACCCTCTTTGCACGAGTACAGTATGTTTAGCATGAAGCTCAAGCTTAATGATTCATATGCAATTGAATTTCCCATCGCTGTTTGTGAGCCTTTAAATGCTGACTTCGATGGCGATACGTGCTCCATACAACTCGTCCCTCCAGAGGCAGCAGAAGAAACATATCTTAGGATGTCGCCAAGATATGTGAATGTTTATAAGAAAAATAATGAACCTATATTTAAATTTAACCACGAAACTTTGAATGGTCTTGCAGTTGCATCAGAATACGTATTTGATGATCAGGATGAATTAGAAAATCCTAGACACTTTTATACGGATTATGTGCAACTTCTTAAAGATGTTGAAGTAGAGAAAAAAATTAAAGTAGGTACTCCAATTACATTCACTGGAAAAATTGGAAATGTTGAATATACCGCTAAAACAACAAGTTATGGTAGACTTCGAATTTCTAAGATTCTAGACGCAGATATGGATGAAATTGGGATTTTATCTAATAAATATGAACGTATCAGTGCTAAAGCTGCTTCGAAATTATCTTTATATCTTAATCAATTTCCTGATGGAGTTGAGAAAAGAAAAGCATTACAGAAGCTTGCCCTCAGAATTGTTACATTAGCAGGAGTAGTTACGTTTGACTATAAAATTGTAGCTTAAGAAATAAATTATCTTGAGAAAATTCTATTAAAATGCTAGAACTATTAGAATAAAGTAGAATTAGCATCTCTATCTCTTAGATAAAATAGAGTTCAACGACTAAATATAGAACTGTATGAAGTTATATACAGATGATATAGTCTATCTAAATTAAGAAGATTTAGAATTAATGAAAACGTTATATGCTGATTGTGATACTGAGACGTATAAAAGAATATGTAATGTTGCAGATTCAAAAGATCTTACTGATAAACAAAAACTTCTTATAATGACTGAAGAATTTCGTTAATTATTTTTAGCGACTTAATAATTTTAATTATTAAGAAAAATAAGAGAATTGCTAGAACTATATATAAAATACTGAACTAGCATCAAGTAGTATTAACTATTTGTTCAACGACTATGTACTTATTATAAAATGATATAGTCTACCTTTATTGATTGAATAAAGAGTTAGTGAAATATGAAAAAGAAGTTTCTGAAAGTTTTAGTACAGATCTTAAAAATGAATTAGCACGTGCAAATCGTGTAAAACTAAACTCGATTGTAGCAATGTCAATGCCTAAAGAAAAAATTGGGCAATATAATGAAAATTAACTCATTATATTAAAATTATGTTAATTGCTGGAACTGTAAGAATTATAGAATTAGCATCAAGTAAAAGCTTAAATTATTTGTTCAACGACTATATACATAATATTAAAGATATAGTCTAAACTTATATAAAGTAATATAAGTATCATTGCAATTTATTGTTAGTGGAGTTGATGAAAAACCTGTTATTACACGAGGAACACTTTTGTCAGGATATACAGAAAAAGACTATCAGCTTCATTCAATCGAGAATAGATCACTACAGTCAATTTTAGTTTACCTTTAGTTGACTATAAATTCTACTAAATGCTGGAATTCTGTGAAGAGAATCAGCAGTTAATACAAAACTAAGTCATAAAGTTGTGAAATTATTATGGCAGGGAAATTGGAAAAATTTATATTAACAGATAAAGAAGAAATAGATTCTTTTAATAAATTAATTAGTTTAAATCCGCAACCTGGAAAATCTTTTGATAATTATTTAAAAGTTATCAATCGCGGTCATTATAAAATATGTTTATATAAATGGTTTACTGGATTAGATGAAGATATTTATGTAACTCAATCTCATTTATATAAACATTTGAATGATAATAGCAAATTTGTTAAAATAACACCTCAAATTTATTATGATGTTATAGTATTAGGTTTGACTAATATTAATGATCGTCCTAAATGTGAAATATGTGGAAAAATATCTAGATGGGATGGATTTAAAAGAGGTTATTTAAAAACATGTTCAGAAAAGTGTTCTGAACTATTAAGAGATAGTAGAATGTCTGAACAAGGATTAAAAAATTTTCACAAATTACAGACAAAAGAGTCTAGAGAAAAGCAGAGGGAATCACATAAAGGATGGAGTCCTTCAGAAAAACAAAGAAAACAAATTTCTCAACGAATGAAAGATTTCTATAAGACACCAAAAGGATTAGAAATGAGAAAGAATTCTAGTAGGTTATTATCTGAAAGAAATATTGAAATGATGAAAGATAAGTCTTATTATAACAAACGAACAGGAGGTAAATATAAAACAGGTATATATCATTCTAAAGTTTGGAATAAAGATTTTAATTATGATTCATCTTGGGAAATTAATTTTATAAAATTTTTTGAAAAGCAGAAATGGCAAAGTGAGATAAAAATATTTGATAGGTGTTTAGATTCTATTATTTATAAATGGGATGATGGAACTGAACATAGATATCTACCTGATTTTTACATCAAATTTAAATCAGGTCTTCAAGTTGTTATTGAGTTAAAACCAGCAAATCTAATAGAAAAAGATCCGGTGATTTTAGCCAAAAGAATAGCAGCGAAGAAATACTTTGCAAAAAGAAATATAAAATATATTATATTATCTGAAAATGAACTATTCACAACTAGATATATAAAGTATACTAAATTATCTGAAAGTTTAGGAATAGTTAATTCATTTAATATTTATGATTACATAGTTTAATTAAGATTTAGTTTTGTATTAATTCAACGACTATATGTAGAAACTTATGTGAATAAGAAAGGTATAGTCTAAGTCTTTATGAATAAATAAAGATATCACTGAAAAGTTAGTGGAGTTAGAAATAAAACCTGAACTTTATGGTAGCCCACTATAAATAACAAAGAAATGCTGGAAATAATAATAGACAGACGAAGTCAAAGTTTTTTAAAATCAGCAACTTATCAACGAGAAAAAGATGAATTATTAGTACTTTTTAAAACTTAATGTGTAGATTTGAAAAATTCTTAGAAACTCTAAGGCTTGTTGGAAGTATAGCAAGAACTATACTCTCTGGAATTGAAGAATATAGAAAAATTCAAGAAACAAAAGCTTATCGAGAGAATAAGAAAAATAATGTAAAATATCTACCAAGACCAAAAAGGTATAATAGTAGAAGAAAACAAAGATAAGATCAACGACTATGTATTGTTAGATTAAGGAAACTCTTTAATCATGATATAGTCTAATCTTACGTGAATAAGCGTAAGCAGGATAAGAGATTAGAAGACGTCTTTTAAAAATTATAATATCTAATCTCTTTGAATGGCCTAGTTCAGGATATTTAACACGACAAATTTCATTCCTTTTAAATAGTTTTATATATCATGAAGGAGAAGATCCAGAAAACACAGGATTACTCATTCCACGATATAAAGCATTAGGAAGAACAGCACCGAACGGAAAGGTATACCCAGACAAACCAATAGTAAATGGTTCTGAGGATGATCTTGTTCCAGTACGTTCGATTGTTACAAAAAGAACTGGAGATTTAAGCACAATTACACCAGACCTGATTGGAAAGAAATTTAGTTTTACTGATGGAGCAGCAATAGGATAAGTTTAGAATTGTCCATAAAAGTTTGTTATAGACTTTTATTAAACTTCAAGAATTGCTGGGAGTATTATCGCTATTTATTCTTCGCCTTGTAAAATAAAAAACTTAAGGCGAAAATTATATAGCGAGAGATAATCAGCAAAAGATATAGAAAATATATCTTCTTAACGACTATGTGTGAAGGAGAGATTAAAACACTCTTAAGATATAGTCTAGTAATCTATATAAAGTTTGTATAGGTTTAATCGTATCATTTGCTACATCATTAACTGAAGGTACTACTCAATTAAAATTGGTTGCTATATAAAATAGTATTATATAGAAAATCTTTGTAAAATGCTGGAAATTAAAAAAAAATAATCAGCATCAAGGAATATATTAATAACTTGTTCAACGACTATAAAAAAAGATCTTATTAATTTAAGAATGGTATAGTCTAAATTCATTCTAAAAGGATGAATAATCTTGCAGCATTAGGTCTGAAACATGGTGGCCATAGATTATATTTGTGGCGTATAATTTCAATAATTGCTGGAAATATTTGTAATAAAATAAATCAGCAGGGGAAAATAAAATCCCTTCAACGACTATAAATGAAACTAGATGAATTTCTGGATGATATAGTCTAACTTATAAATTATATTATAAGAGTAATTGGAACGTGTGCTTAATACAGAAGGAAATCTTAAAGCACCAAAACAATGTGAGTTTAGAGAGGAAGGCAGATGGATTTACCTAAAAGTTAGAGGAGGAGAATTAAAATATCCGAGACCTAATAATTGGGTAGGAGTAGGTAAGACAAAATTTGAGAAAGGTGACTTAATAGGGTCAGCTTATAATACTACCTCGCCTATTTACAAGTTGAACGCTCTCATAAAACTTATGCGTGCCAAAGGTGAATATAAAATTGCCGTCTAAGGAAGTAATTCTCTAGATAATTAGTAAGTAAATTTGGTGAAGCTAGTAACTAGTAATACCAAGCCTTGGATTAATAATTAGAATCTTAAGGTATAACGAATAAAGACTTACCAACTTTTTTATAAGTTGAATTTATATTCTAAACTATAATAAGAAAATTATAGATAAATTGAGTGATGGCACAAGATATTTTGAGAAGGATAATGTTATTGTATCTGATTGTTATGCTTTGAATGATGGGGTTATTCATTACAAAGAGACCAAGGAAGGTGATACTGAAGTTTGGATTGGTGATACTCAGTATGACTATAATCCAGAGTGTATGTATTATTTTCCTGATGGTACAGAGATTAAGAAATTTCAAAGAATTTCCAGCGGAGTTTGCAATATGAATCATGTTATTGCAGAGTTGGGTTCTAATATTAATGATATTTACTTAATCTTTAGAAAACAATTTTATACTTTAACAGATGGAGGATTTGTATCAACTGGTTTATCAGATCTTCATGCTACACAGGAAGAACTTATTGAACTTTTATTCACAGGTTTAACTGATGTAGGTGTAGATCCAGAAACACAGAAGATTGAAGACATCCAATATCTAGGTACTCAAAGTGGTGTTTTAAATAAGAAGTCATTCTATACTGTTTTGTCTTACGGTTATAGCTCTAGAGTTGTGTCTAAAGCTCTCAAAGGGGAATTAAATCTTTCTGGTGACGTAATGACAGAAACTATATTAGGATTACTTTTAAATAATAAACTTGACGAAAAACAAAAGTAAAAACAAATTATGGGAACTATTAAATTTGAAATAGATCTTCCAGAATTTGAAAAAGAGTTGAGTATTAATGTAACTATTCATAGAGACGGTGAGGTGGTTTATACTACTACTACCTCATCTTCCTCTGTGGATAAATCTAATAATACTAATCTTTTATCGAGCCTTGGAAGTAAACCCGAGCAAGAAAAATGTATCTCTGTGGATGGAGATAAACAAAAAGAAGAAAAACCCAAGAAAGCATCAACTACATCTCGAAGGGGAGGAAATTTGATGAACTTGGATATATGATGATTAAAACCAGAGAAGAGAATTTTTTGTTATGAACGATAATTATTATAAAATTATACTATCATATGAAATTCCATATAACATTTTAGACAGTCAAGATCCGAATATTATACAGGCGAGAGAAATATTATATGAAAAACTTAGAGATGATATTTTTCCGAAGTATGAAAGATTTTCGGTAAAGCTTACATTACATCAACTTAAAGATAACTTCAATTATCTTGTTACTTATGAAGCTTTTTTTAGATCTCTTGATGGTAAACCTATGGGAGAATATGTAGAGGCTCGTAGCTTAAAAGATAGTATTAAATCAGAATTAGAAACATTTTTTAATTCAGTAGATTGCGAATATAAGCAATTAAATATAAAACCATTAGTATAATGAGTAATTTTAATCAATATTTCAGAAACACTGGAGCAAAAATTATAGTAGATCGATTTTTTAATAAAGTTGATGCATATAATCCTAAAGTAAAAGTTGGAAAAATTGGATATTCATTTATAGAAGAACCTCCTCAACCAGCTTCTTACTATATTGAAAATGGATTAACTGCTACACATAAAGTAAGAATTGAATATACAACTATAACGGATGGGAAAGAAGATCCTGAAATGAAGTATGCAGAGTTCGAAGTTCCTAAAGAAATTGATGGTGCATTTATTATAGAAGGCGCTTATCGTATTTCAACTAATCGAATGGGATCTGATTATGACTGTCGTATTAAAATGTCTGGTACAGGAGATTATAAAGTTAATTTCGACTATGATAGAGTTTACGATATTCAAAAACAGATTCTGAAGATAAAAAGAATTAATCCGGAACTTGGAATTGCAGATAAACCAATTGATATAAAGTTTGAAGACATTGATAAATACTTGGAAACTGATAAAAAGGAGATCTTGAAGTTAACTGAAAGACAAACCAAGAAATTAATGATCAAACTTGACTTGGATTATAAACCTGAATATATTACACAAAAACTAATACAGGAATGTTTGGCCTTTGGAGATGATAGACTAAAAGACTTAATCATTGATAAAACATTAGAATCAGTTCCTAACAGTTTTATGCAATATATTTTTAGGAATAATAATGGACGTAACTATTTTGCAGCTAGACGAAGAATTACATCATATTTTACAAAGTATGGTAAAATTCAAGATCAAGTTACTGCAATTAGTACTTTGTGTTTTAGATTTTTTAAAGGAAGTAGCGATAACAAAGGAGATTCAGGAGTACAGGTACAAAATATAAAGGTGCCGTTTTATGGAGAAATCTATAAAATTATTAGTAAGTAAATTCGGTGAAGGGTAAAACCTAATACCGAACTAAGGATAATGAAAATTTTTAGTGTAACGAATAAAGACTTACTAACTTATAATTAAAATATAAGTTAAATTTATATTCTGTTCTATATAAGTAGAACTTTATTTATATAGTTAACAATAAAGCCCCCCTGGAGTAAATTCCATTAACTTAGAGGCAATCTCCCAAAAAATTGTTATTCCTGCGAGTGTAGCCTTTAATTCGACTTTTACAGATTTAGATTAAGTCTGATTATAGAATATTTTTTATAATAAAAACTTTGAGAATTGCTAGAAAACTAGTGATAGTTAATTAGCAGTATAAAATAAGTATAATTATTTATGCGTTGAGAGGAAAAATTTTTGAAAGGAATTTAAGAATGACGCATGTAAAAGAAATTAAATACCACAATCAATTATGGTATTATAAAACGTACAATCAGTTAATAGATAAGTGTATACAGATGGAGTCTGAAGGTTATCCTGAAGATATGTATACAGAGGTTCACCACATACTACCTAAATGTATGGGTGGGACAAATGATGAGTCTAACTTAGTAAGAATGCCAGTTAGGTATCATATAATGGCACATTTATTGTTAGCACAAGTATATCCAGAAATAAATGGATTAGTTTATGCAGCACATGTTCTAGTCTCAGTGAATAATTCAGTTGTATCTACGAATACAGCTGCATTAATTAGAGAAGATTTTAAAAAGTCTAGAATAGGATCTCATCATTCAGAAGAGACAAGGAGAAAAATTTCTGAATCTAACAAAGGAAAAGTTATCCCTAGAGAACTAGTAGAGAAGTTAAGATCTATTAATTTAGGGAAGAAACATTCACTTGAAACGAGAAAGAAGATGTCAGAAGCTAGAAAAAGAGAGAATTTATCCGAGGAAACACTAAGAAAAAGATCTCTAGCGTCCTCTGGAAGAAAACATTCTGAAGAAGTCAAGAAGAAGATTTCTATAGCTAATACTGGAAAAATTTTTAGCGAAGAACACAGACAAAACATATCTAAAAGTAAGATGGGAAAAGGACATCCACATACTGAAAAAACAAAGAAAATGATGTCTGATACTAGCGTTAAGAGAAAAAGAGTTCAAGGCCCTGATGGAATAATTTACGAATCTATGAAACTTTGTTGTGAGAAATTTAATATTCATAGAGATACCCTTCGAAGCTGGATTAAAAATCACCCAGAAAAAGGCTTTAAATTTATTGATTAAAAAATTTATCATTACTATAAATTCCTTTCAATGTAATGAAATTTAATACTTATTTTATATTCAACGACTATGTACAAAGAGGGAAATTCCTTAAGATATAGTCTAGTGATAAAGTAAAAAACTTTATCTATTCGTTAGTCGATATTGCCGACACTCCTATAAATAATAATACTAACCTCCAGAACTCACTTACAGTTTCATGTCATATTACAGACGATGATGTACTATTTGATGTATATGATACAAATTTCGTAAAAATAACAATAAAATATATAGACTATCTTAATAAAAAAGTAGCTGCCAGTGAGTATGTAGATTATGAAACTAACACTTTAAAGCCAGATAAAGATGGTCAAGTGGAGGTTAAGTATAGGATGAAAAGAAAGATGGTTCCAGTCGAAGAAGTGGAATTGATCGATTTACATCCTGATTACAGATTGTCTAGCACAACTCGAAGAATCCCATTTGTGAATTATACAGATAGTGTCAGAATAAGCATGGGTACTAATTTATGTGCCGCTTAAAGTAGTAATATTTTAAGTAACCAGTAAGTAAATTCGGTGAAAGAGTGACTGAGCTTTAATACCGAGCTAAAGATAATAGATTTCTTTAGTGTAACGAATAAAGACTTACTAACCAAAATAAAGGTTAAATTTATATTCTAAACTATAATTAAAAGTATATTATAGAAGATTTGACATCAATGCTTAAACAGAGTATACCTCTGATTAATGCGGAGCGTGCACTTGTTGACACTGGAAGGAATGAAGAGTTGAAAGATAATATATTAAATGAAAAGTTCAGTTATCCAGAGGGTAAGGTAAAGGATATAACAGAGGATGAAGTTATAATTGAATTGCCTGATGGAACTGAGACAAATATTTTACGAAGAACAGCGATTCAGAGTATAAATGACGTGGCGGTATTTACAGAGCCTAAAGTAAAAATCGGCCAAAAAGTAAAACAGGGAGATATTATAACTGGTGCAGTTGGACATACTCCTGAAACATATAAGGCCGGCGTTAATGCTCTGGTACTTTTCCACGCCTATTATGGTTTAGTAAATGAGGATGCTTTGGTGATATCAGAATCATTTGCAAATCGTATAGCATCTTATAGTATAATTGACTTAATGATTAATGTTAAGAGTACTAGTGCTATTAAGTGGATCGCCCCTATTGGAACAAAGGTTAAATCAAAAGATGCAGTAGTGACATTATATAAAGCTGTTCGTCTTGATGCTATAAATCAGGCACTACAAGAAAAACTCGGAGGACTTTTCGGAGAAGGACATGATCTCTCCGAATATACTATCGAGGATCATTTAGTTGTGCCTAATAATATAGACGAGGCAATAGTTTCTGATGTAATGATACAGGAAATGAAGAAACCTAAAATTCCTAAATCAGTAAAATCACCTGACTATTCATTTACACATACCTCTCAGGATGTTATAGATGAATATGAAAAAACAAAATCTCGAAAAATTATCTACGAGAAATACCCAGAGTATATTGCAGCTGATACATTAGATCCTATTAATATGGATCCAGAAGCGTATAAGATTGTGTATACTGTTCGCGTGAGACTCATCAAAAGAACTGTGGGAATGATCGGAAGTAAAATTACCTCTAGATTTAATATAAGTCTAGTTAATTTTCAATAAAAGTTAACTAAATTTTGTGAATTGCTGGAAAAATCTAAATAAAATAGATGGATAGATAAATCAGCAGTATATTTATGTTTAATTATGAGTAAAATATGAGCGATATTAATTTTTAATAATAAATTGAACAATGAGCGAAGAAGAAATATTAATACATAATCAAAATTGGTATCGCAAAGTATATTTCCAAATAATTGATCGCGCTAGATTAAGAGGTTTGGATAAAAATAAAATTGATTTTTATGTAGAAATTCATCATATACTACCTAAATGCCTAGGAGGAACTGATGAAAATGATAACTTAGTTGCATTAACTTATAGAGAACATATAGTTTGTCATAAATTATTGTGTAAATTATACCCAGATAATTACTACTTACATTCTTCTATATATTTAATGCTACATATTAAAATAGAAAATGGGAAGAAGGTAAAAACATTTTCTAATTCTAAAGAGGCAGAAGAATATAAGCTTTTCTTGAAAACTCATAAAAAGCCTCTTTCTGAGGAATCTAGAAAAAAGATGTCAGAATCGCATAAAGGTTGGAGTCCATCTGAGGAACATAGAAGAAGAGTTTCAGAAGTACATACTGGAAAAATCGTTTCAAAAGAAACCAGAGAAAAATTAAGAAAGGTTAATCTGGGAAGACATCATACAGAAGAATCCAAAAGAAAGATATCAGAGTCACGTAGAGGAAAGAAATTATCTTCAGAACAAAAAGAAAAAATTTCAAAATCACTAAAAGGAAAAAGATTAGGAATCTCTCCAACTAAGGAACAAGTAGAAAAAGCAAAACAAACTCGGATACTCCATGGAGGGTGGGTACATACAGATGAAAGTAAAAGAAAAATTTCAGAATCTTTAAAGAAGACGAATTCTGTCTCTGAACATATATCAGAAGATATAAGAAATTCTTTAAGGAAAAAGTTTGGGTTCGCTGTAAGATATACTGATATTAATACTGGTGAAATTTACGAATTTGATTCAATTACAAAAGCTGTTAGTGAACTTAAAGAGTTAAGTATTATGAATAAAAGCTTTCATTTTATAAAGCGTTCTTGTACATTAAATATTAATGGATTTGAATTTATCAATGAAACAAATGAAATGATTCAAAAGAAAGTTCAGGGGCCTGATGGAATTATTTACAATAGTATATCTGAATGTGCTAGACAATTGAATACAGTTAGATCTGTAATTATTGATTGGATTACTAATCATCCAGAAAAAGGATTTAAATACATTTAAAAAATCAATCGCTCATTGATATAAAAATAATTAAATAAAATATATTCAACGACTATGTACAAAGAAGGAGTATTTCCTTAAGATATAGTCTAGACTTTACTTAATTAAGTAAAGTATTATCGATGGAGGCAAAGGTCAAATTACAAGGCCGTTTAAGGTAGTAATATCTTAAATAATCAGTAAGTAAATTTGGTGAAGGAAGTAAAATTCTAATACCAAGCTAATAAAATATAATAATTTATTAGTATAACGAATAAAGACTTACTAGGTTGAAATAATACCTAAATTTATATTCTAATTTACTAGGATAATCTAGTAATAGTAATGGTTGTAAGTGCTGTGAAACCCGACGATATGATGCCAATAATGGTAGATAAGGATGGGAAACAAAGACGTTGCGAAGTAGTGATGAATCCATACAGCACAATAAATCGTAAAATTCCGAGTGTCCTTATGGAATTACAACTCGGAAATATCGCTCACAAATTACACGATCTTGTAGATAATTATAAGAAAACAAAAACAGGGCAAAAGAAGATTAAGCCCCTTCTTGAAACATATTACCCCGGACGTTTTACTAGTATGGATGTAGAAGAAATTATAGAACGTCATAATACTAGTAAAATCGAGGATATGTATTATTTCAATGTTGGCTGCTTCTCTACTAAATTTACTCCAGAACTTGTAAATCAATGGGCTGAAGATTTAGGTGTAGAAAGTCAGAGTAAAATTCTTATGCCTGAGACTGAATTAACAGATCTCGATGAATTAAAAGAAAATCTAGAACCAGAAGAATATGATAAATTAGTTTCTGGAATGTCTGGTAAGTTTAGAGAAGTAGATAAACCTTTGCAGGCGGGATTCATGACCCTTGAAGAGTTATACCATATACCATCATATAGTAATAAGGTTACATCAAGTCTATATGGCGTAGATATTAATGCTAAACGAGATGAACCTATACTTGGAAAGGGACGCTATAGACAGACAGGACAGAAAATTGGTGAGATGGAATTGGCCGTATTACTTTCTAGAAATGCGGATCAATTTATCAGCGGTGCTAGAAAAGACACTGCGAAGGAAGATAATCAAATGTTCCTTAAATTATTGAGGCTAGTATCAATACAAACTGATACTAGAAAATATCTTAAATTGCTGGAACAAAGTAGAAAATCAGCATCAAGCTGTTGTTTTATAATTAACAGCTTGTTCAACGACTATAGTAGATACTAAAGAATACTTATTTTAGATAATATAGTCTTACTTTAAATAAAATTAAAGATGAATAGAATAACTTATTAGGTCTAGGATTAACCGTAAACTATTTGCGGTTTTAAATTATATTAAAATGCTAGAATATTTATAATAAATATATTAGCAAAATATCTTACCTTAGATTATATCTAAGAAAAAGATATTCTCAACGACTAAATATATAACTAAGTTTGAAATATAATTTAGATGATATAGTCTGAACATAGATTAATAATAATCTAGTAACGTAATTGAGTAGATGATAAAGGATTTAACCAAGGTGGATCAAGTCTGAAAAAGGAATTGAATGACTTAAAGATTAAATTCCGTCGTAAAAATAACCTATTAAACATGGGAGGTAATTGATATGGAAAATAATAGCTGTTTAATGCTAAATTGCTCGCTTTATCTTCCAGTATCCTTATCTGCTATATTTAGTAGAGAAGATCTTAAAGATACTGGAATTGAAAATGAATCGCATATAACATTATTATATGCTCAAGGAAAAGAAATCCCTAAGATGAATATTCTTGGAGATATTGAAACTATTTTAGGGGAATCTGAATTTGATGATTTTATTGAATATATAAAATCTGAGAATACTGAAAGAATCTTAGATAATTTTGAGATCGGATCTTTTGAGAATGATAGTGACTATATAGTGTTGAAAATGAAACAAACCAGTGAATTATACAAAACACTTGGATTAATTAATAAAGGATTAAGAACAAAATATGAAGTTGTTTCTGAGTATTCCTATACGCCTCATATATCCCTCGCTGAACTTCAACCAGGAACAGCAAGGAAATATCTCGAGGATCCTAAGATTAAATTAATTCTAGAAGAAAGTTTTGTATCATTCGAAGATCTTGTTATTTCCTATGGACCTAGTAATACGCCTGTAGATAGATTGAGATATAATCTAACTACATTTAATGCAATTGATTACTTCTTTCATACAGAAAATATGAGAAAAGAAAATTCAGAATTAGATTAAATTAAAATTCCTCAGTAAATAAATATTTTCTTCTACTTGGAGAATAATTTTGCTGAGGAATTGTTTTTATAAAATTAACTATGTCAAAAAAGTCAAAATGGTCAGAGTATAGTAGTATTGAAAAAGTTCAAGAATTCATAAATTCCAATAATATTAGCAGTAAAATAGATTTTAAAAATAAATATCAATCTTTATATACTAGAGCTAGACTAAATAATTGGTTAGATAATTTAAAATTTAAGATAATAAAAAGAAATGATCTATCTAAATTTGATAATATAGATTCAATAAGAGTATTTATAAATAATAATATAAAAAGTAGAACAGAGTTTAAGAAAAAATATAATGGATTATATTGGAAATCTGTAAGAAGTGGTTGGATACATGATATAAAATTTGAAAAAGATATGAAAGATTGGAGTTACTATGATAGTATAGTTAAGGTTCAAAATTTTATCTATTCAAATAATATTTTAAATCATGATCAATTTTCAAAAGAATATCCAGGATTATTAAGTAAATGTGATAGAAATAGATGGAGTATTTACTTAAATTATATAAATGGTAAGATTAATAACTGGAATAATATTAATTCTATTATAGATGCACAAAATTTTATAAATATTAATAATATAAATAATAGAGAATTATTTACAAAAAACTTTAGTGGTTTATCTGATAAATGTTATAGAAATAATTGGATGAAGGATTTAATTTTCAAAGAAGATGGAATTAAATCTTGTTGGGAAATTAATCTTAAGATATTTCTAAAAAAGAATAATTATACTATAGAATCTGAAATAGTATCATATTCAAATTATTCTAAGATTGATATTTTTATACCAGATCTAAACATAGCTATTGAAATTCAGGGTCCATACCATTTCCCAGTAATGGGAAAATTAGAGCAATATCTATTTCAAAGAAAATCTGATATAAAGAAAAATAGATGGTGTAGAGAGCAAGGAATTACTTTGTTATACTTTAGCTATGATAAACTATTAGTAGAAAAATATGGATATCCCTGGTATATTTACACATCAGAGAAAGAATTGTTGGCAGAAATAGAACGAATCAAATCCTTATAAGTGTAGTAATAAACAAAATATTAATATTATGGAATCAGAAATTAAATTACCAAAGAAAGGAATTGTTGTTGGAGTTGAGTTAGAAAATCTTAATGAGTTTTTTAACCGAACTCAGCATTCGATAGGAACTACAGGAAAGTTTGAGATTTTGAGTGAACTTGAAAAGAAAGTAAAGGGAGAAAAAATACGACACTTAACTGAATATGTTCTTATGAAATATAAACCATTAGAAAGTATTGTATTTAGAATTTCTCGCTATATAAAAGGAGAAAATCAAGAGGAATACATAGTTTATTACAAATTCGAGGGATTTATTTCTTGAAAATAAAATTAGAAGAAGGGATAATAATTAAATCCCTTCTTTTTTCATGTCAAAGCCTTATATGTGAATAAAAAACTTAAATATAGAAAATTTATGAAAGCAGGAGGAGTAATAGCAACTATGATTGCTAGTTATTTAGCTGGAAAAGTTCTTTATGGAACAGGAAAAGCTATAAGTAGAGCTTTAGGTGGTTATCCTAGTAAAGAAGTAGAAAAGAAAATTGATGCTCTTCAACCAAAACTAAATGTAATGTTTAAATTCTATGAATCAAAAAATAATACTTCTAAAGTATCAGATCTTGAGAATCTTAATAAAAGACTCTCTAATGTTATTACTGAAGAGGATTATTTAGAAGTAGAGATTGAAGTGGAAAAGTTTTGGAATATTTATAAAAAAGAGCAGAAAAATTAAAAAAGAGAGGATTAATTTCCTCTCTTAATTTTTTATTTGTTTTCTATTAATTCTTTTGTTGCCTTTCTATGATAACCTTTCTTCTCAAATGCTTCAATAAAAATTCTTTTATGTATTGGATTTCCGGCCGCATCTTTTCCGTAGTATTGATTTCTCCAATGACCTCTTACACCAAAGGGACAATCTATATTTATTTCAGTATCGTATAGTTTATCTACTATAATTACTCCTTGATTTCTTCGGCCAGTATTAGGATCTTCAAATTGTGTAGGTGGATTTTTTACTTTTCCAGATAACACAGATTCAAATGTTTCAGTTTTTATTTCAGAAGTCATCAAAAATATAAAACTTTTAAATGATTCATAGATAAATCTGTATTTTATGCTAAATGATTCCTTAGCTTCAACCGAATATAAAGTTTGATTATAATTATTTTTAAAATATTTAATAAGATCATCTATAGTTTTATTATTTGATAATAAATCTTCTTGACTATCTATTACCTCTTTATAGTAATCTTCTAATGTATCTGACCATCCTAATGAAGTAAACTCATTCATCATTTTTGAAGGAATACTTTTAAAAAATTTATCCAAACAATTAAACTGTTTACAAAGTTTGTATGAGTTAACAAATTCATCCATGCTATATAAACAACCTTCTAAGTTTAATTCAGAAAAATTTAATAAATCACTCTTTTTTATTACTACACTTCCTAATGAATTAAATGTTTTTTTATCATTGCCCATAATACACTTTCCAATAAATGCATATAGTATAATATATTCATTTGTTATACAAAAAATAGAGTGGGCATTATAGTCTGTTTCCTGTTTATCTTTCGTACTAGAATTATATATCAATCCAAATTTAGCTTTCTTTTCTGAATTTCTAAATAAGTCTTCTAAGTTCTTTTTACTGACTATATCTCTTAATTTGCTAGAAAATAGCCGTTCTTTATTAAGTGAATAAAATCGAATATAGTTTTGTATATTACTTGAAATTTTATATTTTCTTATAGGTCTGGGTTCTTTACTTACAACTTCAAAAAATACATTTTCAAATTCAGTAATATGTTTACGGTTCCTTCTAAAATTTTCTAAGCCTTCTTTTTGTAAAACATATTTTACTGCAAATAATTTCTCGTAATCTTTTTCCATAATTTTTCTTTCTTTTAGTTTTTATTACATTAATAAGGATTTTGGGGAAATAAAAAAAGAATATCCAAATTAATGAATATTCTTTAAATAGTGGGCCCAGCCAGGCTTGAACTGACGACCTTCTGATTATGAGTCAGCTTCTCTAACCAACTGAGATATGGGCCCTGTTATAATTATGTCTAGTATCGGGAGGGGAGCTCGAATCCCCACGGGTCTTATTTTTCTGCCCAAAACATTTTAAGTGTTTCTTGTCTACCTATTCCAACATCCCGACATCCTTTTTAGTTGTTATTGTGTCTTGATAGATTTTTTATTTTATTTCAGAATTTCTTCCTCCATAAAATTGATTTCCAGATTCTATAAATAATATCTTTCAATCTTTTCTATCATATATAAGAATTTCAGGGTTTCTGAGATTCCTCTTTTTCCTCAAGTTTAAAATTTCCTGCAGTACCATGTCCTAACGATAGTACTAACTTTACTGCCTCAGGACCTCTCATGTAGTAATATCCGTCTGGCGCAGGTTTTTCAGAATTTAAATTTTTACTAATACTTTTAGTAGAAATAACTGATTCCTTCTTTGCAGATGTAATTGAATTATATGCTCCAAGAACTCTTAATTTATCTTTAGAAAATTTATATATTATATTCTCCATCTTTTTATGTAATTTCTCTTTGTCTCCAAGTTTAATACAAATATATTTTGTAGAAATTACATTACTACTTAATAACCTATCTACTCTGGATCTTTTAATATTGTCTTTTCCAACTAGTTTCTGGATATCTCTCGAAAAACCAAAATTTAAAAAGTCTCCATATAGATCTGCTAATACTATTTTTTCTGATAATTTTTCCAGAGTATTTACATTATTCATATTTCCTTTTTGATCAGTAACTCTAAGATTAGAAAAACTATTATCTGTTTTTATTGTATTAATGTGATCAATTATTTCTCCCTTTTTTAAATTTCTTCTTAAGAGATATTCCATAATAACTGTATGCGCTTTAGTACTATTACTATCAACTATAATATATCCTTTATTATTAAGTGTTCCTATTAATTTATTAAATCTATTTGATTTAATAAATCCTTCACTACACACAGACCATTGAGGATATTTCCAGTGTTCATACCAAGTATAGTCATCTAAGTTTCCAGAAAATCCTATAAGATCAAAAAACTTTTGATTATTTAATGATTCTTGTCGTTTCCAATAATATCCTTTATAGCTATATTGACTTTTTTTAGCAATCGAAGAAATGTAACGTATATCATATCCTTTACTATCTAAAGAATCTATTGTAAATAATTCATTTCCCTTTTTATCCATTGCAGTATATTTAATTCGTTTATCTTTATGAACTGGTAAGCGTCTATCTGGACTATTATTTTCACTTTTAGTAACCCATTCTAAGTTAGATAGGTTATTATTTCTTGGATTATGATCTATATGATTAACTATATTATATATTTTTGGTTCTGAATTATTATAGAAAATGGTAGCCATTATTATATGAATAGATTTTGCTTTTCTTTTATGCTTTTCTATATATTGTGGAGAGATTGTAGTATATCCAAATTCATCTTGTTGTTGTTTTAATAGTTGTTTAGTGTATTTATTTCTAACTTCAGATTTTTTATTAATCTCATATATATCCTTAATACCTGGATATACTAATGGAATAAATTCATAGTCAGGGAGATCTGGATATTTTTGATCTTGGCGATTAAATGGTTTTTCTTTACACATAACAAAAATAGTTTCTAAATTAAACATCTTTTTCATCACACATATAAGAGAAAAAACTTAAATTTTACGTGTTTTGTAAGTTTCAAGTTTTAATAATATAAAATTCAAGTATATAAAAATAAGAGAGGTAGAAAATGTATCTAACCTCTCTATGTTATTTTACATAAAAATATCTTGACCATTGATCTGTATTCTTATGTTTCCGAAGGGATTGCCTCCGATTATGCCGCTAGTTCCAGGGATTTCTTCAGGGATCACCTCTTCTATGACATTTTCATCATTAGTAATGATAGTTGGTAATTTTTCTTCGTCGACTGATTCTATTATTTCCTCTTCCATAATTTATTCTCTATTAAAACAATCCAAGTAAGTTAGTAATATCTCCTATATCTGTATTACTAATTTTTGTTCCTTCTACTTCTACTACTTCACCTTCTTGATTTACATATCTAGTGCCAGGGAAGACTATTTCTTTTTTCTGAATAGCTGCCTTGTACTCATAATTTTCAGTAGATTCTTTAAGTTTTTTTACCCAGTATTTAGCATAATCACCTTCTACTGCATCAGGATCATATGGTTCTTCAAATAATCCTTCTTTTGGTTGAGGGCATTCCATTTTTACTTTAATAACTGAGTCTTCATTTTCAGTATCAGTCATTTCATATTCCCAATAAAAGTAGTTTTTCTTTTTATTACTTTTATATGTACCTTCTGTCTTAAGGTCATCCCATATATTTTTAATAAGCTCCACAATATTAGTAGTACTTGCTTGTCCTGGAGTTAATAAAATCTGTTCTTGAACTAAAGCATTTTCAATAATAAATGCTTGTCCTTTAATTATTTTTGATTTACTCATTGTTTATCAATTTTTTATTTATTTATTTTCAGGTTCAAATTCCCAAGCTCTTCCATGACCTTGAGATAATATTAATTCAACTGCTTTATCTCCCCTATAACTTTTATGAAACAATAAAAGAACACTAGATCGATCTATAAATATTTCTTTTATAAATTTTTCTAATGTTCTTTCATATATTAGGTTTTAACCTTTCTCTAAGTGCATTTTTATCATTTCATATTATCACTAGCTACTTTTTCAGCTAATCTTAAGTATGATATGCAATTATAGTATTCCGAGTCTTCCTCTGGATATACTATTTCAGATACACTAAATATTTTATCTACTTCTTTTTCTACTTCAGGATCATGGAGATATTTTTTCATAAAATAACTTAATCCTCCTAAAACAATAATACCATCATCTAAAGCATCAAGTACCTCTCCATAATTTTTATCTAAATATTGAAAAACTTCGATAATATATTTTTTTGAAAACTCTTCAACTTGTCTAGATAAATCTATTGTTTTTCCTCTGCGTTTTAAAACTCCAGTATCTAAAATTACTTGGCCTTCTTTAATTGAAATTGATATCGAATAATTTTTATATAGATAATCAACGAGATCGTAAACTATTCTAATTACGCCAGAATCTTTTACTCCTACAGCAGCACCTGCTGAAGAAGTACCGTTGATAATACTACAGAAATCTAAAGTTTCAAATCCTCCATCAAGTATTAATGCATTTCTTAACTTAACATCATTACGTCTAGAAGCTTCACGAACATTTAACCCATATTCATTATAGGTATATTTACATGATAAGCCTTGGCAAAAACAATATATATAATCTTCTTTATTTATATTTAATGTTTCATATAAATAATCTAATAATTCATCTACGTTATCATTGGTATTAAAAGCCATTGATAAACCAATAGCTAATTTATCAAATGCATTTATTCCTTCATCTCCGCCATATTTTTTTATTAAATATGACAACCATGGGGCATAAACTGCTTTTAAATCTTCAAAAGTTTCGAGTTTAAGTAAATAAGATCTAGGTACTTTTAATGCTGCAGGTCCTAATACATAATAATCCCCTCCTAATGGAAATACCATATCATCATCACTTTCAAGTGGTTTTTCAGGGAGTTTTGCTGTTGCACTAATAAACTTTTCAAATTTTATTAAACCGTTGGAATCCTTAAAAGAACACTTAATAGCAGAGAAACCAACATCAACACTTAAAATTCTCAAATTGCTCATCTTTTATAATTTTCTAAAATTTGTTCGTAAGCCTTTATTATATTCTTATCAACTTTATACTTTTTAAGATCTCCTAGAACAGTATTAGTTAGGTAATCAAATGGTACATGTGGGAGAAGTGCAGTATATCCAGATGTAACCATACCAACTGAAAAGTGTTCTGTTGGTTGATTAAGTGCTACTATAACAATCTGAGTTAATCCTGACTCTCCCGTAGTATCTTTATAAGCAAATACTAAATCTCCAGCGAGTAATGAACTATGAATACTAGCCCATAAATCATTTGCTACAGACATTGCATTATCCCATCCCCATACTCTTCTTTTCTCTAGAAATTCATAATCTTTTTCCGACATTTTTTCACTCTCCATCGGATTCGAGTTTTTCTTTGTCTTTTCCATCACTTAAAATATAAATTAGTATATAATAATAATCTGCTTCTTCACAATCAACTTCTTGAATTCCAACTACATCAATATTAGAATAATCTCCCCAGATCTTTACTACTTTTGACAATGACCCTAGAATATGTGCTAAATATTCAGGAGTATCTTGATATTTTCTGGCTTCGAATAGAATATTATAATAAATCCATTCACCAGCTTCTCGATTTCTTTTCTTTGTTTCTAAAAATCTCAATCCTATTCCTGGAGTTTTATCTATATAATCATATTCTAAGATTCGTTGGGTTAATTGATTTTGAATTTCTAATCTAGTATTTCCTTTTAATCCAAGAAGTCGTTTTATATCGTTATTGTATTCCGGAACTGCCATAACCTGATCCTCCTCGTTCTGTTTCATCAAGTTTACTAACTTCCTCTAATTCCATATGAGTTACTTCTGCACAAACCATCTGAGCAATTCTTTCTCCATGTTCTACAGTTACCTCTACAGGACTAAGATTAACTAAAATTACTCCAATTTCTCCTCTATAGTTTGAATCTATAGTGGCTGGTCCATTTAAAACTCCTAATCCTTTTTTTAAGGCTTCTCCAGATCTAGCTCTAACTTGGATTTCAGTTCTAGGGGGAAGTTGAACATATATGCCTGTAGGAACTAATTTTCTTTCTAACGGTTTTAATGTAAATTCTTCACCGATATTTCTAAGGTCCATTCCAGAATCTCCAGGCTTTGCATAACTTGGAAGTGGAAATTTTGATTTATTAATAATTTTTACAACCATGATACTGTATTACTATAAAATGTTTTATTACCTATACCTAAAAAATGTTTTTGTTCACGAGAATCAGTATATACATTTACATCCCCAATAAAGTCTTTAATAATTGTATAACACCAATCTCCATGTTCTACTAAAAAATCTGGCTTATATTTTAAAACTTCGTCAAGATAAAATACTCCAAAAGTCCCAGAATCTACACAATATCTTCCAATAGTTTCCCTCTGATTAACTAATTTTTCAAGATTAATCTGATTTTCAATTGAAGGATTATCGTAAAGATTATAGTAAGCTTCTTCAATATCATCTATGAATTTTTCAAGCTCAAGTAAGCCAAGAATATTTTTTAGTTTTGATACTTTCCATCTTCCATCTCCAACTCCAGTATCTTCCCAAATATAATTATCAGAGAATCCTACTTCTTCCGAGATAGTCATATTATTATAATTAAATCCGTTTCCCCAATCCTTATTTTCTGCAATATAGCAGGGATCTGTGATAATAATCGTTCCGTTAAAATTCATAATTTATACTTTTTTCTTGTTCTAAACTTAAATAACCAAGATGTTCCAGAAATAAACTTTACTTGTCCAATTACATCAGGTCCTTTATACATTTCATTAATATTAGTTGAATAAACATTAAATCCATAGTTTTCAGGGCCAAGACAAGTTCTAGGTTTTATCAATTCTCCAGATGCTATTAAAGATTGAAGAGTTGACATTAGATAATCATAATCTTCTGGTAATAGATAAGTCGGTTTTTCTAAGTCCTCCAGTGCTAAACAATAATAAACTGGGAGACCTAGATATACCGTTTTTCCTTTCTGTTCAAATATAAGTAATCTAGTTTCTTTTTCATATCTTACTTTAATTGGAATCGGAAAGTTTGTTTTTACTGTATTATCAGAAAACTCTACTAAGGAATTATATATTTCTAGAATATCATTTTGTAGAGTAGTCATTGTAATTAATCTTCAGAAGTTGCACAAAATACTTTAATACCCATCTGATCTAAAAGATTATAGATCTGAGTAGTAATAGCTGGTGATACAGATCCAGTAGTATTCTTAATTTTATCCATATTATTTAACAATAATGTAAATGGATTTTTAACACCACTTAATTTATTAGGATCAAACAAACCAGACTGTTCTACAATCTGCCTAAGGATAGCTGGAATTTCAAGACCTTCACCAGGAATAATTTTAGTTGCAGTTGGGTAATCATATTGCATAAAGTTGTAATCGATTACATTCCACTCTACTACATCACCTGTCGGGATACCGGTTGCATTTTCTTCATCATCAGCTACATTTTGAATCTGAACAAGATAACCAACTTGAGCTAACCAATAATTAATGCAAGAAAAATCCTTAGTACTCATTGTAGTTTCTGAATTAATAAAGCTTACTAATTCAGCGTTACCAATACTATTTTCGAAATTTGCTAAATTATTCTTTAAAAAACCCTTAACAAATTCCATAACACTTACGCCCATACCTTCTTTATCAAAACGGCTACGAGCAACACAACGGCCTACCATAGAATTCATTTCTTGGGCCGGAATAGAATACAAATTTACTTCAATCATTTTAATGTTATTTTATATAATATTTAATTCGGGGCTATCAACTAATAAGAAAATAGCCCATAAACGCTCTTCAATCAGACCTGACTCAAACAATTCTTTTTCAGATGTAGTAAAATCTCCAACAGTTAAGATAGCTTTATATATTTCTATAAAATCTATCTCCTTACCATTTTTCCAAGATATATACTGATCAACTAACCAAGATTCGAAGGGTGCATTATTCATTTGCTGATAATCAAGAATAATAAATTCATTAATTCCAAATGCATCCTTAAGGAGTTGAAAAATATCTGAAATTCTTGCTCGGTAGGAATATTTAGATACTAAGATTTTATATACTGCTTTCACTGTATCAGTATAATCTGTATCATTTCTTGTTTTTATATAATTTTTTCTTTGCTCTAAATCAAACATTTTCTATCTCTACTTCTAATGGAAATAATCTCTTAATTTCAAACAGTTTTAAATATTTATCATTATATTGATCCATAAAATCTTTCACTTCTTTATAATGATCAAATACCCAATTTCCATTAAGACTATTTAATACCTTTGATTTATCTTCAAGTTGAAATAGGTAAGTTTCAATAGTAATATCATTTCCTGAACCGTGATAGGATTTAGGAGTACTACTTATCCTTTCAATATCAAATATATCTCCCCAAATTGGATCTCTCCAATCTATATCGAGTACGTAAAATATTAATTCTCGAAGAAAAGATAATTCGAATAATTTATTAAATGAGTTTCCTGATCCTTTCCATTCATACTTAAAAGAGTTAACTTTATCTTCCAAGCCCCAAGATTTTATTAAGTCTAAGAGTTCAAGATAAAGTCTATTCCATTCTTCTTTTGGTTTTTCTACAATTATTGCTTCTTGTTTAAATTCCAATAGACTTTTCATAATAACTTCTTAAGATTGTATAACTTGCTTTCCAAACTAAATCTAAATTTCTCACTTGTAAATCTGTTTTAAGGTAAGATCTTAATTGATTATAGTAACTATTAGGATCATTTCTTTCAACACTTCCCAACAATTGATCTATATTAATCCCAGTACTTTCCCACTTAAATCGATCTATAACAAGTAATTTATTAAGATCTAGTTGTTGTTTAATATTACTAAGAGATCCTATATAATTATTCATTCGATCTAGTCTTTCAGTACACATAGGATTTCCACATTTCAAAAGACTTCCATAAACATCTTTTTCTGACAAATTATAACCACAGCTACAAGTTGGCCACATAAAATCTCCATTACCTTCAGTAAAAGAATCCCCTACCATTGGAATAGTTGAATTAGCCATAATAATACTTACTATTGCTCCAGGGGTAATTTTCTTTTTTACCATTTTTCCCACACTTCCAGCACTTGGTTTTCTTACTGTACATCCTTTTACTTGAATTGGATCGATTAGAATATTAGCTGACCAAGAATCTTTTCCTTTAGCTACTTGAGAATTCCATTGTATACCTCTTACTGTAGTTTTTAAAGCTTCAGTTCCTGATCCAGCACCAGCAAATTTTAAGGCGCCGAGACATATTCCAAATTCATCATATACTACCCAACCATCATTTAAGAAGTAACCAGTTGAAGTAACTGTTTTATCTGTTTCTGTATATTCTTTATTTCCGGCGCTCATAAGTTCTTCTATAGTCCATACATCGGCAGGGGAAAATAAGATATGTCCATCAGTTTTTGAACATACAGTTTCAAACATTTTTAAAACTTCACGATAGTCTGTTTTTCTTAGTATTTGTCCTTCTATTGAATCATCAGTATAATATCTATAAGCTCTAAGAGTTAATAAATTATTTACCTCAGATTCACAATACTTAGAATTTATTAGTCCATTGGCTCTTTGTCTAGCAGTTTCAGGATCAGTATCAGAAAGTCGATTAATGTCAACTAATGCCTCTGCCTGAATTGCTACTATACCTTTCGGAAATCTTTTTGGAAGGAAGTTTATTAATTTCCAAGTTTGATCTACCCCATAGTTATCCAAATTTAAATTTCCGACTGTAACTATTCTTTTTGGAATACCAGTTGAAGAATCTAAATAAATTGCTATACTAGATCCATCATACTTTAGATCACAGTATTTTCCAGAGTTTTCATTCATAAACTCTGAAAGAGCACTTAACATAGTTTTTTCTTCAACTTTTTTCTTTTTAATTTTTTCTATATAAGAATTTTTTGTCTTAGTTCCTTTTAAGTATGTTTGATAAACATAATCTCTGACAAAAAATCCATCTTCTTGCGCTGCTCTAGCTTCTAACATATCATATACAGCATCATCCATTCCGGTAGGTACTGAATCAATATAATAGTTTTTACATGCAAGAATAAGGTCTTTCCATTTTTCTAATGATTTTTCTGTAATATTATTTGTAACGCACATAAGTTTATTTATTTTTTAATAGCCATCCAATCATTATATCTTGGACTTCTGAGTCAAACATTTCTTTAATATTACTAAAGTCATCTTCTGGTATAAAAGATGAATTAGGTTTTATTGCAACTTCATATTCAACTTCTCGACGATCAGAATATCTAGTAATTATCTTATATCCAAGTTTTACTAAAAATTCTTTCATTTTATCATAATCCCAGTGTATTCCGAAAGGTTTAGACATCATCATATTACTAATAACTAAATCAGTAAGAGGACAATCTGGTAAATCTTCCGGTTCAAAATCGAAATCATCTTCTTGTTCGTCAAAATTAATATTTCCTTCCTCCCCATCATAGAGAGGAAAGTCATTATCATCTTCTTTTTTCATAATTTTTTTATTTTATTTAACCTCATTAATTAGAAAATCAAGCTTTCTCGGCTGCGTATTAAGCATATAATTTATAATATAACTCACTCCAAAACGATCGATCATATCATCTTTTGTTTTTGATAATATATTTTCTATAAAATCAGGAAAACTTATAGAAATTTTATCGGTTAATTCATAAGCTCCTTGAATTGTTCTATAGTAATATATCTCAGATTCAGAAGAAATTCCATTAAAGTTGTATAAATCACTTTTTAAAAATTTATTAACAAATTCCACTCCAATTCTTTTATAATTATCTCCATGAGTAATTGTATAAAATAATTTCTCTCTTTTAGCTTCAAACCTATAACCTCTTAGGGAATCTTGAGAATTAATTAATTTTAGAATTTTCTCAAAATTTGGAAGTTTTGAAGTATTTGATCTATATTTTTCTCGATAAAGATATGCTAATCTAGATATATAACCTTGATATCTACCATCTGCTAAAGACATATATAACCATTCGTCACTAAATCCAATTGAAACTGAATGGGTATCACTAATTATTATCTTTGTCATAAAATAATGAAACCCCACCCTGGAAATGAAAATCAAAACCAGGATGAGGTGTAGTATATTATGTTTATTAACCTTCTACTTTAGTTTCGGAAATATTATCATCAATGATTGTACAATCAATTAAGAGAATCATTGACGCTGCTGAAATAGAATTTTCAAGAGCTACTCGAAGAGATTTAGAACTATCTAAGATCCCCTCCTCAAGTAAATTACCATACTTTCGAGTCTTAGCATTATATCCAATTCCTGGTTTAGATGATTTAACCTTTTCTAGAACTACTTCTCCAGAAACTCCTGAATTGTCTGCAATTGTTTTAAGAATTACTGGAAGACTTGAGAATACAATTTCTGCACCCTCTACTTCATCTCCAACTAAAGATTTCCAGAATGTCTTATCTTTCTTCACTTCTAATGATCCTTTGTAATAGATATAACCACTTCCTAAAGAACATCCTTCAGCAATAGCACTTTTAGATGCTAGAATAGAATCTTCAATAGTTTGTTTAAGGTTCTGTTTTTCAGTTTCAGAAGCTCCTCCAGCTCTCACTACTGCAATACCTCCACTAAGATTTGCTACTCGTTTCGCAAATTTAGTTTTATCATAATCTGATATTCCAGGATCTGTAAGTTTGGTGCTAAGAATTTCTACCCTTTCAGCAATCTCTTTAGAATCACCACCACCTTCATAGATAATACATGAATCTCTAGAAATTACAACTTTCTTAGCTACTCCAAGATCCTCTTTTGTTGCTTGTGTGACTGATAATCCGTTCTCAGGAGAAATATATTTACCGCCAGTTAAAATTGAAATATCTGCCATAATATTTTTCCTTGAATCTCCGAAATCAATACCTTTTACAACACAACATCTAATTGCACCTTGAAGAGTATTCATAACAAGAGTTGTATTTACTACTTCATCAATATCATCTACTATAAATAAGAATGGGCGTCCAGTAGGTACAAGCTGTTCCATTAACGGAAGAATTTGCTGTACACTAGATAATCTTTCTCCTACTACAATTACATAAGGATCTTCCATTACACAAGTTCCATCAGTAGGATTTGTAACATACTGTGGAGAAGCCCAACCACGATCGAGTTTCATTCCAGTAGTTACATCAATAGTAGTTTCAAGACCACTAGAAAAATCAGCTGTAATAATACCAAGCATTCCAACTTTCTCCATACATTCAACTACCAGATTTCCAATGGCCGGATCATTATTGGCTGAAATAGTTGCCACTTTTCTGATCTTTTCCATATCATCATTTACTGGAATTGAATTATTTTTGATATACTCAGCCATCCATTTTCCGGCCTTAAGCATACCAGATTTCACCTCATTTACATTAGCTCCAGTTCGTAATGCTTTTTGTCCTTTTTCACACATTTCTTTGATTAATAGTGAAGTTGAACTTGTACCGTCACCTGCTAATCTTTCTGTTTGAGCGGCAGCATTTTTTACAAAGATAGCTCCTGTATTCTGAAGTTGATTCTTAAATGAAATCGACTTAGCAACAGTAGCTCCATCTCTTGACACCTCTGGACCTGTAAATCCTGAAATACATACGGCTTTACCTGACGGGCCGAGTGTTTTCTTAATTGCCTCTACTGATTTTTTTACACCTTCAATAATTTCGGCCTGAGTTTCAAAGCCGTGATTAATAATTTTTCCTTCTGACATGTTTCGTTTTAATTAAAGTACTACAATAATTTCATTTAAAGTTATAACACGATATTCTGTTCCATCTTGAGTAAATGATTTTCCTGTGTTTGGATAAATCAAGATAGTATCACCAGGTTTTAATACTCCCTCGCTAACTTCTTCACCTACTCCAATAACCTCAGCTTTTTCACATTCACTCGCAGGAACAACAAAATTTCCTATCTTTTGAGTCATAGTATCTTTTTTATCTACTATGACTAATACTTTAGATTGAATTACTTTCATTTTTATTAATTTTATTTTAAATTTTTACTCATATATAAGAAAATCACCCTTAGAAATCACCCTTTTTATTGATTTGGAGAAGAAAAAAGAGCCCAACCCACTATAATCACTACAGGAGGTTGGGATTAATTTTATTATGAATTTATTAAATTTATTGCCTATTAACCAATTGGAGTTAATAGAAGAAATGAAATTTATTTTTGCTCTTGTTGTTTGTAATATTCTTCAAGTTTATCAGGATATTTTTCTTTAAAGTCTGAAAATTTAAACCAATATGAATTATTATATAAGGATTCAGTATTTAATTTTTTATCTTTATTTAAGATTCTCCATACATTCTGGTGAAATAACCCATCTTCTCTAACATTTCCAATACTTTTATATATTTTTATAATCTCATGATTCCGATTAGTTCTTATTATTTCATTTCTAAATAACTTAACAACTAACTTTGGTAAATTATTTGTTTCTTTATTAAGATAGTATTCATCTAATTTATCTGGATATTCCCATTCATCTAGGCTAGTCCAATAATAATCAAAGTATTTACCTATAGCAGAATAAGATGTCCTTGTTTTATTACGATTTACTGCAGCAGATACTGAAGATTCAGAAAATCCATCTTTTATAACATCTTTTACTGAATCATAGATTTTATATATTAAATAGTCTTTATCATGACAAATAATCTTTTTACTTCTCTTAGTTTCTCTAGGAATATATTTTATTATATTAGAAATTGCTCCTTTTTCATAAAATTTTTGAATACTATTCGAATATAAATTAATAGCATCGTTGTAATACATCCAGTAATATTCTCCATATAATGTTTTATTCTCTATACTCCTTCTAAGATACTCTGGATTAAATCCATCTATTTTAATAGAGGATATTGTATTATATATTTTACAAACATTGAAGTTTTTATCAAAACATACTATCTTTGTTCCGGAATCATTATATTCTAATACAGTATTTCTTTCTAAAGGTGTTAAATTTAATTTTGGTAGATCTTTTAATGAATAAAATTCATTTAATTTTTCTGGATAATTAATTTTAAAATCTTCTAATAAAGAAAATTTATATCCTCTAGAAGTATTGTAATCTCCTTTTACAGTACTACTAACAGAAGTGTGATTAAAACCATCCATTTCAGTTTCTGAAATACTACTATATACTCTATAAACTTTATTATTTAAATCATGACAAACAACAGGATATGAGATAGAACGTATATATTTTTCTCTTAACTCAGCAGAAAGGGTAATATTATATTTCTCTATTACTAATTTTCGCTCGGATGTATATACTGAATTTACATTAATCATACAAAATAGAGCAGATAATATTTTATTATTATCTGATTGAATTCTATATAATAAAACGTGTGCTATTATATGTTCTAAAGCAGAAAGAAGTACGTAATTATAGTTCTCATCTTCACCTGACATACACCTAGGTAAAATATGATGTTTCTCTGTATAAAATTCGATTTTTCCTCGTTTTAATCCTCTCTGAAGGGCTTGATCTATTAATTTACAGTAATCTTCTAGATATTCCTCTTCAGTTCTCCCATCTAGAATCATCTCATTAAAATCTTTTTCATCTAGGTAACTACTATACTTCATCCCTGGATTTTCGATAGATTTTATACCTTCTATTGGTTTAGATTTCATAATTAAAAAATATTTAAAATAATTATAAACCTCATAAGAATTTTACTAAAGGGAAATTTCAGGTCAATAAAGTTTGCAACCTTTACTAATCTTACTTTTTCCCTATTCTTATGAAATCTAAATAAAAAGAACACTAGATTAATTTATAATTTTATTTATAAATTTTTCTAATGTTCTTCATATATTAGGTTTTAATCTTCCTTAAAACGCAAAAATTCACTTTAAGGTCTATTAAATGGAGTTGGTCCAGAAACAGTCTGTCGTATATTAATATTGTTTCCTTGTTGTAGCCCACTTCCATGTTTGTATATACTCTGTTGAGCTTGATTATATTGAATATTATAGTTATTAATCATTAAATCTATATCTGCCTCAGAAAAACATCTTTTCTCTTGAATCATTCTTATATCGTCATATACTTTCTTTGGTAAACTTCTAAATCTACCATTCTGAAGTCTTATATTATAATCAATTATATTTGTTTCTCCACGTCGATTTTTCGTAATTGTTGATATTCCTAGGTTGTTAGGGTTGGGTTTCTCACCACCCTTAGAGCGTGTTATAATAAAATCTACCACATCAACCTTATGGCTAGACCCAGCTATATAAGACATATCTAATACTTCTTGACTATATGCTCCAATTTTTAACTGAGACAATATAAATACTAACTTTCCCATTGCAGTTAACTCTGTAAGCTTATCATAAATATCTCCGAAAGATTTATACATAGATCCATCCTCTCCACCGTGAGCGTTTTTAAATCCCGCATCATACATTACTAAATTTAATATGGTATTAAATTATTAGACTATATCATCTATTTTTCATAGTTATACATTTAGTCGTTGAACAAGTAACTAATATTCCTTGATGCTGATTTATGTCTTACATTTTCCAGCATTTTAGTATAATTTTCTTAAATTTTATTATTTAAGCGACTAAGCAATTAATCGATAAACAGGATTTTATAATCTTTGGTTTTCATGAATTCTATATATTTATCTACTGAAATTTTTCCAGCTGGTAGTATAGTTATACTAAGATTATCTCCAATCATTTGACACATACTATTGTATATAGGTCCTATGTTTTGAGATACTTCATTAAATGACAATCCTGTAAATTGAGCTCCTAATCTGATAATCATTATAAATTTAATTTTCATTAAACTATTAGACTATATCATCTATATTTTTATAGTTCTATATTTAGTCGTTGAACTCTATCTCTTAGATAAAAGATAGAGATGCTAATTCTATTTTATTCTAATAGTTCTAGCATTTTAATAGAATTTTCATAGATTCTTATATCTATGCTTCATTCGTTTAAAGTCTTTCATTTTAAGATCTCCAAGAGCTAAATAATGTACTTTATAACCTTGTAAACTCATGTTCAATGCCTCCTGCATGGATAAAAGAGACTTTCCAACTCCTGGAGGCATTGCGATAAGTCCGAGTTGTCCAAATTCATAAGCTCCGCATGAAAAGCAATTATTTATCCATTCAAATTTACTAGGTACACCACCTTCTGCCTGTTCAGCGATGATTGAATTAATATCTATTTGTGTAAATCCAATCTCACTAAAATTATCTAGATCAGCAGTAGTTTTAACATTTATATTTTTCACAAACTTAACATATTCTTCTGGATTTTGAGAATAGAGTCTGTTTGCTTTTTGAAGATTAACTGAATATATTACATCAGTTAAAATCTTTCTGGCTGGTTCAATTTGACTTTTTGTATATTTTTTCCATTTTATAATTTCATTCATCACCTCTTGAGTCTCTTGTGGAGTTTTCTGAGATCTAAATAAGATACTCCTAAATAAAGGCTCATCTATATTTTCTAGAGGATAAGTCTTTATAGCATCCACGAGTTGAGAGACCATACCATTTCCGGCTGTTTGTGGATTAGTCTGAAAATAATATTGAAGATCTAATATATTATTTTTAGCATCCTGAAATAAATATTGATTAAAACAGCTAAAAATCAAATCAAATACACTACCATTATCCATACTATATTTTTAAAGATTTTCTTCATTAATAACTATATCTTGAATATCACAATACTTATAGTAGTTATGTAATAGTTCATCTCTTTGTTCGAATCCTTTTGTATATACCGGGATTCTTTTCGGTATTTTAGGTTTTAGTGCAAGAACGTTCATATTAGTTCCTCTTGCTGTTCGTCCTAGTTGTTGAAGAACCGATCCAGCGTTGATATTAGAAACTAGTAATATATTTTCTAATCCAGGAAGGTCTAGTGCTCTAAATCCTGCGGCGGTACTAGGAATTATATCTACCATTCCATTTTTAATATATTCGCATGATTGTTGAAGATCTAGGTTTGTTTTATTTCCAGACAAGTCATAATAAATATATCCTTCGCCGCAAATTAAGAGCACTCTAAATACTCCAATAAAAAAGTTATCTATCCAAGTTGAAATAATATTATTTAAATTATTTATTGGGATATATAATTTAGGATATTTTTTTGCTATCTTTACAATCAATTCACATACTCCAGGATCAACCCAAATTTTTGACATTATTGTATTATAGACATTATTATCCTCATTAAAATCCTCTTCTGTAAATTTAATATTATTTAAAGCGATAGTATTTATGTGGATACTATTTATTTTCAGACTAGTAGGCATTCTATAAACTAATGCTGGTCCGAAATATTTAATTAAGTCCTTGTTTCTTACTACTGTTTCCGTAATTCCCTGTGCAAATGTGATCATAACTCCTGAATCTCGATCTGCAGTTCCAGAAAATCCGTACATAACTTCAGCATTCACTAGTCTATCATATATCCATTCACCAGAAGGATTAATAGTATATTCTACTTCATCTACTAGAACCCAATCGAATTTCTTAAGTTTCTCTTCCTCTAAAATACATAGGTCTGGATCTTTTATTTTCTTTTGATTTAGAAATCCTGAAGTAATTATACATCCAAGATCTCCATCTATTGATGTAGGTAATTTACCACCAAATCTAGACTCGTATCTTTTTACAATTTCATCTTTCGCTTTTTTTCCTGGAGTTATAACTAATACTTTTTTTCCAAGTTCATTATGTGCATAGTTTATAAGAGTTGCTATAGTTTCAGTTTTCATTTTGTTATCTCATAAGTTTTTTATCTTATAATTCTTATTTTATTTAAATAAGATCGGCATATATATTCTTCTAATTAATAGAAGTAGGACACTCATGGGAAGATTATCTCACCTCCTATGCTCTACACTACAAAATTTATATTTGTAGATCGGTATTAGATTTAACCCATCCTTCACCGAATTTGTCCTATAATAAAATTAAGTATTTTTACTTAACTCGGCAAATTTTTTATATTTTCTCTCTAAATAAACAGTTGCATTTTTATATAATAAATTTCCTACACCAACGGCTTTACTACATTCACTAACTATTTGATAATTATTAATTCCTTTCTTAGATGATCTCGTTGATAATAATTTTCCAAACTTATTTTTAAAAATATCCTGAATTTTAGATAGAAATTCTTTTGTTCCTAAAATATCTATCCTTAATTTATTTCTACTAGTATTCGTAATACTTCCGTCTCCATCTATATATCCCCTAATAAATGAATATACTAAATCATTATTAGAAAATATTTTTAATGATGGGAATACTAATATTAACGACTTATTAGGTACACAACCTAATTCAATTAATCTATCGTGAAAATGTTTGTCGGTTATTATACATCTACATCTAAAATACTCTTTATTATTTATAGAAGCCGCTTTACTTACCGTTATAGATCTTTTATTTTTAAGGAATTTATTAAATTTCTCTAAATGTTCTTTATCACTAGCTTTTAATGATAACTCTACTGAATTATTATATTTACTATTAACAAATCCATCTGCATATAAAAATCCTAACCAATAGGCTTTTTCATCAGAATCTATATTATCAAATACTGTATTATCAAAATATAATTCTTCTTTTGGAATTGTTAATTTATATTTTTTTAAATAATTATATAAAGTACTTTTAGAAACATTTAATTCTTTAAGAAGATCTTTACATCTATAACCTTTTTCAATCAAAGAAGTAAGATCTTCTATTTTTAACTGTTTTGATTTTGTCATGTTATTTAGATTTAAAATTATTTACCATATCCTGTATTAGTTTGAATAATCGCTCTCTTATATTTTAACACATGCAACATATCTTCATTTTGATAATCTCTGAGATTTGGAAATGGATAGGTTCGATAATAATCTGCAAATATTGTTCTAAGAATTGTATTATAATCTGTATCACTTAAGATAGGTTTAAATACATTAGCAATATAAGCTGCCCATCCCATTCCTAAGATAAAAGTATATATTCCTTTCTTAGGTCCGCATGATCTAGGGTTATCATAAAGTTTTGCTATTTCTTCAGTTGTATTCCAAGATTTCAACCAAGGGGAATACTTAGTTACTTTTCTTTTAAATTCTAAAAGACATTTTACACTAGGGTCATCAGTTTTTATTACTATTTTATTTATAGTATTATCTATCGATGCTGTTATCATTTTATTTAATCCATTGTAAATTATTTCCAGCCCTAAGTTTTCGTTTCATACATTCTTCTGGATCTTCTCCATTAGATTTTATGATATTAATAGGGCAATAATCTATTCTTTTTCTTATTTTTTTAGCTACACCCATAGATTTTTCAGTATCATCTAAGTAACATAAGATTTTTTCTGGAACGTACTCACTAAGAAAATCTAATTGATAATCTGATATAGAACTTCCCAAAACTGCAAAAGGTATATAATCAGGTGCCATAATTAAAGCAGCTATAGCATCATATACCCCTTCCACTACTATTATTTTTCTTAGACCTTGACCATGATCTATTACATAAGGAGGCTTTGCTGATATTTGTGGGAAAAGATATCTAATTTTTGTCTTTCCAGAAAATCTAATCTGGTAATAAAATACTTCCCCATGATATTTAAATGGCATTACTACATTTCCATCAACAAATTTAAAGTCTAGGAGTTTATAGATGTCGTTCATAAAAGGATGTCTACTCATTAGATAATCATAGCCTCTTTGATCAAAATTATCAAATTCATTCCAGTATTTATCTAATGTCCATATAGGATCTTCTGTAAGTTTAACTACATTTGGATGACCTGAATATCCATAATACAATGACATAAAATCAGGTACTTTAAATGATGTATCAACTTCATCAGACACATGTATATAGGCTCGATTACATACAAAACAAGTACCAACAGTTAAGTCAGTTTTTATATATAATTTATGTTTTGTATGTCCAGAATCTCTACAAAATGGACAATGAATAATATAGTGTCCTGTTGAATTTGCATGAGGTTCTACTTCTTCCATACTAGATACTCCATAAAAATCTTTAAGAAGTTCTTCGAAGTTACAAAACACTAATACACGTCCATCTTTTAATTTTACTTCTTTATAGTCTACCATAATTTTTATAATGAAACTGACATGATAAAATACTTTCCTTTCTCAGTCCATCTTCTTTGATTGTGAGGTTTTCCATCCTTCCCAACAATCATTACATCTTTTGTTAATCCAAGAGTATCGTAAGGAGATCTTAGGAACCATTTATTACCTTGATGATATATAATATTCTTTGCTTCTAGAATACTATAAATATCTTTGCTAGACTTACATAAATTTAATCCTTTCGTAATTTCAGTCATAGTATATAGACTTTCTGAGGTAGAAAGAACCAGATTTGCAAAGGTTACTAAATCCTTTTGGGAATCTAATATATTCTTAAGGTAAATATTTTCGTTATTAGATTCAATTAATTTTTGTTGAATATCCATATAAGCTCTTTCAAACGATTCTCTAGATTGATCAATAATAGAATATCCATTAATCATTATTTCCTTTATTCTATCATTACACCAAATAGAGAACATAGGATTTAACCATCTAGCGAATTCTAGGGCTACGTTTTCATGTAGCCAAGTTCCCTGAAATTTTGGCACACCTCCTTGAATTTTTACAATTAAATCCGTTATGGGAATTCCCATAACGCTTTCTAATGCTTTCAGAAATTCTTTTGTAGATTTCTGTCTATACCAATCAGCAAATAGCTTCCCAAAAGGTTTAGCCATTTCAGTTGCATTAATCATTGTTCCCTTACCATCTCCTCTTAATGAAAAATTAATTTCATTGTTATCAAATTTAAAGATAAAACTTCTATCTTCCATGATATTTATACTCTTGAAATAAAAATGGAATCCCTTAGATAAAATTCTATGAGATTCCAATAGTTTATAATACTTTATTTATTTTTTTTCCTCTTTAGTTTCAGGTACTGATTTTTCTTTCTCTTTTTCAGCCGGTTTTGTTGGAGTTGCTGCCGGTTTTTTATCTACTGGCTGCGGTTCTTTTTCTTTTTCCTTATTACAAACACAAGGATCTTGATTACACTTCGGACATTCTTTTGGTGCAAAACGTTCAATAGCTTCATCAAGGGATTGAACTACAAAACCTACTGATCCTGATACTCCTGCACACATATTTATTTCAAATGGTCCTGATACAATTAATGCTAGTTCATTGTAATCATAAGAACTTACTAGTAAACTTAGAAATTCATTACTAGGCATAATATCACCAGAAACAGAATGTGCTGGGATAGTAATTCGTTGAGTACCTGATAAAGGTAAATTAATTTGTGATTTTGTTCCGTTATAAACTCTCATAATTTTTATTTATTAATGTTTTCTATTTTATTTTCCGGGGTACACAACTAACTCCGGATTTTCTCAATTATTAGGGTTTGAGTTCTCAAGGACTGTGTTTTTATCATCGGGCTCTTCTATAAATACTGGAAGATCAATTTTAGGAAGTGCACAAAGAAAATGTTTAGATTCAGTTTTTTGAGAATTTTTCTTTTTAAAGAATCTTTTCTTTTTTTCTTCGATTACTCTATGCACTAAAATTCCAGAGATTAGTTTTCCCGTATTTACTATATGAATATTCCATCCATCAGTTTCCGGAAATTTCATTCGAAGAGCTGATAAAACTTGATACCTTACTATAGCATATTTAGATTGAAGAGTAGCATCTTTCGGAAATTCTGTAACCTCCAAAAGATCATCCACAAACATTTCTAATTCCGTTCTTAATTTCGGATCAACTCCATCAACAATATTTACTGGAGAACCTAGATTTATATTAATATCTTCTAAAGGAAATAAATACTCAGGAGAATCTACACTTAAAACTAGATTCTTATTAAATATTAATGAAGTATCCACAACTTTCTTAAGTGGTTTATGAAGTCTAGACACATTCTTTTTAAGGGAAAATTTACTAGAACATTCAGATCCAATTATATTATCCTTTATATACAACATTGATTCTTTAGATAAAATCAAATCACGTCCAGATAAAAATATAACAGAACAATAGTTTCCAGCAAAACCAAGAAGATAAGGAATGGTAAAGCTAGATATTACAGATGCTGAGTTAATATATCCGCCGAAAGGATTAAAGCCAAGTAAATCTATTGCATTTTCCTTACAGTAATTAACAATATCATAATTAAAATTCAAAGGACATAAATCAAGAGAGACGAATTTAATTTTCTCTTCAATAGCTTTTTCTATGGCTTTGAGATCTTCGGCGGTCTTTGGATTCTTTACCCCAAACTCTCCAATTATTTTATATTCCCTAAGTTGTTTAATAGTTTCTTTAATAGTTTCCAGATTTTTAAGAACTACTTCAGAATCTATCAATAACAAGTCGACTTTCTTTCTTCCAAGTTCAAGAAGATGCCCAAGGAGTGCTCTTTCAGGATTATCTAAAAAATCAATAGAAGTGATTAAGCTACTTTCTGAAAAACTCTTTATAAATTCAGAAATCAAAAAATCATTATTAGCTGAGATAGATGTATGAAAATAATCAAAAGAGTATTCATCTTCAGGATCTACCCACGGTTTAATGGTCATATTCGAAGTATCTAACCCTACCCCTTGTACTTTAAATTTTGTTGATGTTGTTGTCATAAAATAGATATATTAATTATGTTATTAGATAATGTTTCATTTTTCTCAGGGAGCCAAGAGATATTAATTATTGGTTCTTTTTCAGAATTTAAATTAATACTGTTCTTAAGAAATACTGAATCCTTAAATACTTTACAAGCTCCAAGTAATTCTAAGAAAATAGAAAATACAAATCTCATATAATTCTTATTTCTTAGAAGAATTAATTTTATTATAGTATAATCTTGATAACTTATTTCTTTTAGATTTACTGGCTCTTCTGTTTTAGTATCAATAACTTTAAATATTGATTTTGTATCATAACCTTGAGTATTGAAAAACTTAACACAATTAGGAGAATTATCTAATTTTAATCTTTTTGTTTTTCTATTTGAATTAAGATTAAGAATATTATATCTACTAAAATGTTGTTTATCGTAAGGAACGATTTCAGGGAAAAGAATTTTATAATTATTAATCTCTATATTATTCTTTCCTGATACTATTCTATATTTCTCTGATAGATTTACTATTTTTATACCAGTCAAATTCGGAATAGATATAATTTTTGGATATCCTGGTACCCAATCTAAAAACCATATATCATTTCGATTCGGGAGATCTAGTTTACTTAGGACTTTCTTGAATTCTAAGTAATCATGAGAATAGGTAGCTAAATGGTAAATACTATCAATCAAAAATAGTTGTAAATATCTATCACTAAGAATATAATCATAAAAAGATTTTATATTCTTTATAATAGTTTTAATTAATTCTTGTTTTTCTGTCTTCTTTGTAATAGAGTTACTACATATTCTACAAGGAAGATAATAAAAATCTTTAATTAATGTAGATAATGGACCTCTATATTTATTACATCTGAAGCAAAAATTATCAAGATCTTTTTGATGTGTTAACTCAATTTCACAATACTCTTGATAACTTAAAAAATGCTCTTCGGATAGATGTTTTTCAAATTCTATTGGATCATTACTTTTGAATCCACACCAAATACATTCCATTTATTTTAAATTATATAATCCTGTATCAATAAATTGTTGCTTTAAATCATTTGCTAAAATTTGCATATCTGGATGAGCATCTTTAGCACACCTTAATGAAAAGAATCCAGCTTTTTCAGGAGTATCTTCAGAAGGAATATATGTAAAATCCTCAATGTAACCAGTCATACATAGTTCGGTTTTTATATCATTTGGAAGTAATCCTCTAGCTTCTTCTGGTTTTAGTTTTTCTCCTTCGTCAGTAGAAGTTGCATATAAATAATCGATCTCTGTATTCCTCCATGATCTATCAAAAGTTGCAATAGTTCTATCCCATACTGTAAGATCTTCCCATAATTCCTGCCCATCTATGTCATGAATATAACTTCGAGATAATCCTGTTTGAGAATCTATAGTTGATGCAATATCTTCTCTAACTCTATATATCCACTGAGGAAGAATAAAGGTAAGTTCCCCTCCAAATCTATCTTTTGAATAATTTACATAACGTTGAGATTCTTGAAGAAATGAAAACGCTCTCATTACTTATTTCTTTTTCAAGAAAAATTGGACTATATCATCATCTTTTATTATCAATAAGATGTCTAGTACTTATTAGTCTCTGAACCATTCAATTCTATTGATTGATTTGGATGCTGGTTAGTATAATCTAATACTTTTCAGCAATTCTCTAGATTATTCTTGTAGTGTCTCCACTACTTGGCACAAAACGTTCTATGCCGAACAAGTTCATGAGATATGCCTCTACTACAGATCCATCTAGTTGTGACTCTGTGATAATGGTTTTCAGTAGGTTCACACCAATATTTTTTCATAACTCCTTCTAGATTATGTTGATAAATAATTCTTAGATCTGTAGTAATCTCATAAGTTCCAGTTACTGAGTTATGATACCATCTAGTGTAAGGAGCAGTTTTGAAAAAGATCTCCAAGTAGTATCTATCCTCTTCTGGGATACTGAGATATACAGTTCCTGAGTTAAAAACCGCCCAATGACCTCTAGAAAAAAGCATATTGTCAAACCTTTCCCATGAATCTTCTGTGATTTTATCTTCAGATTTATAAGCCAATCTTCCAATTTTCTCTACATGTTTCATTAATCCATCCACCCCAGGTTGTTGAGGGAGAATGGATACACTTGATTTTACGATTTTCATATTGTTTTTTATTGTTTAATGATTACATCTATAAGTTCTTCAAGGTTCTAGAAGAGCAAAAAGAAGACCTAACACCTATTTCTAAGTGCTAAGTCTTCTGAGTTTTTAACCTTGGTTATTACTCAATTCTGTTGTTACTTTTTGAATTTTCTCCTTAATAATTTTCTTGTAATGATAGTCAGGGAATCTCATACTTGTAATCTGAGTACCTCCCTTTTTTGTAGTGGATATAACAGCAACTGGTTCCATATATCTTGTCATTACATCGATACATTGTTTGTAAACACCAATTAATTTCTTCTTTGCCTGTTTTTCTTTTCTACTCAATTTCATTTTTACAAATTTTTTAAGTTATTATTACATTTATAAGATTTTTAAAGGTTTTTGAAGGAAAGAAAAAGAGAGGGAATTTTATTTTCCCTCCCTAGTGTCCATAATTCGCTTTCTAAGATCTTCTGTTAATTTAGAATACCCAAGTTTTTCTTCTAATTCAGTTACTTCTTTTTCTATTTCATTTAACATTTCATCTGTCCTTTCTTTATTTTCAAAAAGTAATATAAGTTTTCTCACCTCTCGTATTTCATCTACAATTTTACGATACACATTAAAAACAAGTCCTTGAAAAATTTTATCTCTCAATAAATTTAATCTATGATAAGCTCTTGCTCTTGACAATGTTTCTTTTTTATTGGCATTCATAAAATCCTCAACCTGTTTTATTTCATCCAAATAAGATAATAATTGTTCTTTAGATTTTGTTTTATATTTATCTTTTTTCCCAATTTTTTGCTCTATAGAAGTAATCTGTTTATTTAATTTTCTTCTATTAATATCTTCTATTTCTTTTTGATTTTCAATATCTTTTGAATAGCTTTGAATCATTTTATTTATCACTTTTTCTTGCTCTTCAATATCTTTTTCTTCACTAATATGAATGTTATCTTTAGAAGTAATATGCCAACCTCCACAGCATGTACAATAATAAGCTCTAGTAGGTTTCTTATTTCCTGTAAAATCCTCTGAGTTGAATTCTATAAATCTATCAGCTTCATCTTTACTTTCAAATAACATCTTAGCTCTATTAGCTAATGGACAATAAATTCTATTCTTTTTTGGTTTCATAATATTTTAATTTATATGTTTTCATCATTAATAAGGCTTTTAGATTTTCCTTGAGATTCTTATATATGATATAAAAATAATAATAAAATAAAATAAATTTAAAACAAGAAAAAATTATGGATCCTTTATTTGGAATGATTTTTTATTTTAGTATAGCTATAACAATTAGCTTTATTTGTAGTGTTCTTGAAGCAACATTATTAAGCACACCGACTTCATTTATTCAGTCTAAAATCGATTCTGGTTCTAAGGCAGCAATAAAATTTATGAAGCTGAAGAATGAAAGGGTAGATGATGCTATTTCTGCTATTCTAACACTAAATACTGCTGCTCATGCAGTAGGTACGAGTTTAGCTAGTATAGAGGCAGTTGAGATTTTTGGGATGAAAAATTTTGCAATTATTTCTGGAATAATGACTTTTTTGATATTAGTACTTAGTGAATTAATACCAAAATCACTCGGAGCACATTATTGGAAAAGAATGACCTCAATTACAGCTAATATATTAACTTGGATGATTTATATAACATATCCTATAGTTTGGATGTCAAGATATATAATGGCTATATTCTCACCAAAAACAGAAGAAGCTACTATATCTCGAGAAGAAATATCTAGTATGGCAACAATCGGAGAGCGAGAGAAGATATTTACAGGAAGAGAAAGTAAAATAATTAAAAATCTACTTGCTCTTGATAAATTAACTGTTGGAAATATAATGACTCCTAGAACTGTTGTAAAATCTTTTGATGCTAATACTTTTCTTAAGGATTTTCCAGATGAATTTGAATTTTCTAGAATACCAATATGGGAAGATACTGAAGATAATATAGTCGGAATAGCATATAAGTCAGATATATATCAAAATTATGATGTTTATCAACCAGGATTAACAATAAAACATACAGATTATGATTCTGATATTATATTTATTCCAGATTCATCTAGTGTTAATGTATTGTTCGAAAAATTTCTTAAAACTAAACAACACTTAGCAATAGTAGTAGATGAGTATGGAACATTTGTTGGAGTAGCTAGTTTCGAAGATGTTATAGAAAATTTACTCGGAATAGAAATAGTAGATGAGACTGATACTGTAGAAGATTTACAAAAATTAGCAAAAGAAAAATGGGAAGAACGAAAAAGATCTATGAATGGTTAAAGGATATATTATGGATAATAAATCGCCAGAAAGATAAGGATTATATTAAAATCAATGAAAAGATTAATATCATCAAGAAAAATATATCAACTGGAGAGATTGATTTTTATCCACAAATAACCTATAGGATTGGTACTAAAGTTAAAGTATATATTCCTATAAATGATGCTTGGATGTTTGATTGTGCTGAATTTATTGGGACAGTACTTGGATCTTATATTTCTAGTAAGAAAGAAGCAATGTCTGATAACGATATAACGTACTTAATTTATGCAGAGTATTATGAAGTTGCTGGACGTCGTAAATACTTGAATAAAGTTTTTCAGATTAGTTCTCAAGATTGTACAATTTGTGGAATCAATGAAGAAAAGAAGAAAAAAGGAATATATACAATAAAAGATATGTATAATGATATAAAAACATTTTGTAATAATAGTTGCATTTTATCTGATGAATGTAGCGAAGATTGTCCATTCTACCATTATGAAGCAAATAAAACTAGGAAGAAACATTTATCCTGATATTGAGTTATCTGAAGTTGATAAGTTCTTATTTCAGTATGGAATAAAAATGGGATTCTTATTTGATGATGGAGTAGAATTCTTTATTCCAGATCATATAATGACCAAAAATTATCCAGGGGACTTATCATTTTATCGGGAAGGTTTTAATAATCCAGATCTAATATTTGTAATATCTTTTGGAGAATTATTATTTCTGGATGGGGTTACAGAAAAAGAATTATTTAAAATACCAATATATGATTAGTAAATGGTTTGAAGTTAGTGTTGATTTATTTAATATAATTTTTGATACTTACTGGAAAAATAAAAAATCTTGGACATATGATAATATTATAGAAATTCAAAATCCAAGATCTATCCTAAGTGATCAACCATCTGAAAGATTATACTTAGGATATAAAATAAATATAGAAGATTACAAAAATGTTTTCACTAATTTTCTTAAGATACATACTATAGAAGCTCTTAAGGAATCAGGTTGTACAGTTCCTAATACTTACATGTCTATATGTATGATAACTAGTTTAGGACCTGATATTATACCTCTTCAACATGTGGATAAGCACTATAAGATTGTACTAGATACATGTTATGGAGAAGATCCACATCATCAACTTGAGAGTTTTTTACAAAGACCATTAACATCTTGGTATGTAAAAGAGAATGATAAATATATAATTGGAGGAGAGTATCCAGTAGAAGATAGGTTTATAAGATTTAGGTTAATTGATTATACATCATGGAAAGAAATGATTGAAAAATATCAAAAAGAAGATGTATTATCCTATCTTTATCCAGAAGATGATATTCCTAAAAAATTATTAATGTTATCAGATCAGAATCCCTCAAAGCCTTATATGTGAAAAGATAATAGATCATAAGTGAAATGTCTACTCGAAGAAAAACTCGGGTAGACTTTTTATTTAAAAAAATAAGAATATGGAAAAAATTATTAGAAAAATTAAATTACAATTAAAGGCAACAATAACTAGGTTTATTTGTTGGTTAAGTTATGGAATGGGGTGTTATAGAAGTGTATCAAATACCCTAGAGATTTATAGAAGTTATACATTCGACAACTTAAAAAAAGAATTAAATATATTACTGGAGATATATAGCCTTACCGAACTTGATTGTGAATATCTTAAGAAAATAGTATCTGTTAGGGCGTCTTCTGGAATTCTTAGATTATTGGAAATGCATGAAAATAAGAAAATGCAAATAACCTATAATCATCTAGAATTAAAGAAGATGATTGAAGACACTTTGGGTATAAAAATTGAAGAGATGGATTGGGGTGAATATAGATATCAACAGAAACTAAGACCATTGTTTTTATGGAATATAGGAAATGGTGAGAACGAAATAAAAAGAAAGCTTGAATTGTATAACATAGTATTATTAGTAATGGAGGAAGACTAAGGTTTTCCTCTTCATTTTTCTCCTTGAAATTCTTATATATGAAATTTAAATTAAAAAATATGAAAAAGAAATTATTAACATTATTAGCGTTAACAACATTATTGTTAGTAAGTTGTGAATCCGTTGAAAAGGTCGAAGATGTTAGTTCTTCAACAACAGTAACAATTAATCTTCCTAAAGGCGAAAAGTTTATAGATCTTAAACCAAATAACAACTCTTTAATAACTTCTGATACTTTAGGAAATATTAATGTATATTTATATTCCCCTACCAATAAAAATTTAATATTAATTTATAAAATAAAACAACAATGAAAAAGAGAACATTAATCTTCTGGGGAATTATAATTGTAGCTATAGCATATATAACGTTTGTATTTATTTTCCCAGAAAACAAAAGAACTATATTATTTGGAGGAACTATGGAAATTAAAGTAGAACCTGGCCAAAAAGTAATGATAGCTACGTTTAAAGGAAATAATTTATTTTATATGACTGAACCTATGGACTCTGGATATATACCTAAAACTAAAATCCTCCATGAAAAATCCGGCCGTGGTATAATCGAGTCTAAAGTTAAATTTGTAGAAAGAAGATGATGACGAGGTATAATAGTAGAAATCGAGTATTTAGTATAACTCTCTCCCAAGAAATAATGGAAAATTACTTAGAGAAACGTGGATATCAAATTTCTACGTTATCACAAATAGCTAAGGATTTTGGATATTCGGCCGGAAAACTTATGGAGGAGTTAAACCTATTTTCTAGTACGTTTGATTATAAAGTAGCATACCTCCAAGAAGAAAAAGAAAAAGTATATCAGAAGTTTATAAAAATTATAGAAGAACGAAGAGACAAAGAAGATACTAAATATTCTTCTGGAGGAAAATGGTTTTGGTATAATTGTGCAGAACTTGATCTCCTTAGTTATATAGTAGACCTCAAAGCAAGAGCAATTATGAAGTCTGAATTTATAGAACGTATTATAAATCATGATTGAAATTATAGAATTACTAACAAAACTAGAGTGTGAAATTGATTTATTAATTAAATTATTAGGATATGAACAGAAATAAAAAAGCGTTAGTTATCTTTCATAGGGTAGATTTTGATGGAACATCCAGTATGTGTATAGCAGTAAAATCACTATACGATGAAGGGTACCAAGTAGATAAAACCGGATATAATTATGGAGATGAAATTCCAGAAATGTATGTAGATAAGAATGGAAGACCCTATGACCTGATCTGTATGGTTGATATAAGTTTCCCTCCTGAAATTATGTTACAGGTTTGGGAACACTATGGAGATAACTTTATATTCATAGATCATCATGTATCATCCATCGAAAGTTCTATACAAAATAACTACACCGGAATTAAAGGTATTCGTGAGATTGGACCAGCTGCTTGTGAATTAACTTGGAGATTTTTCTGTCCAGGTCAAGATATTCCAGAATTTATTCGACTTCTTGGAGTATATGATACTTGGAGAAAAGATGAAGTTGGAGAGGATGATTGGCAAGATGTAATACTTCCTTTACAGAGTGGTTTGAAATTTAAATATGGCTTAAATCCTGATACGTGGCTCTATGAATTTCCTAATCTATGTTTCTGGGAAGATAGATTGACAGAAGTAATAGAACTTGGAACTATTCTTAAACAAAATCAGGATAAAATTAATAAAGGAGTAGTTAAATCATTCTCATTTCCCGTTACTGTTGCTGGAAAATATAGAGGAGTTTGTGTAATAGGAACTGCATTTTCAAGTACAGTCTTTAATTCTGTCTTAAATGATTATGATATTTATATAGTATGTAATCGAAGAGATAAAGGAGTATATAGTATATCAATGTATAAAGAACCTGATCGAATTCCAGAATTTAGTTGTGCTGGATATAGAGGCATTATTTTTGGACATAAAAGTGCTGGAGGTGGTACTTTAAACTTTGAACAATTCAAGACTTTAATAGAGGATTGTGAAATTTAAAACTTATAAGAACCAAGGATTTTATTTCCTTGGTTTCTTTTTTCTTGATACATTTTTATGAGGACTAAGGAACCCTTTATCATACCTTCCGTTCACCACTAAAGGGTTCACTCCAGGGCCCTACGGGCTCTAGATTGAATAAACTATATAGGGAATAAATAGATTATAAGAATTCGATCTCCTCCCAAAGGGAGATCGAATATATTAAGTGGAACTTTTTTAATCGAAAATAGATTTACTTTATATATGGTCAAATATGTCCTATTTAAATGACAATTTTGCGCTTCTACTAACTTTAAATCCTTACAATTGAATGAAGATTATAAAGGGTATCCCTAGTCTTCGATTTTATGTAACTGGATTCTGTATTAAAAAGAATCTATAAATAATAAATTAATTAAAAACTTTATAAAATTATGACTAAAGATAAAATTATTGTACCTAGAGGAATTAGGTATATAGGAGAGTGGAAAGATTTCTGCTTTTCTAATTTTCTAAGTAAATGTATTATTAATAAACAATTACCTGGATGTGGTTTTACTGAATACTGTATTAATGGTCCTGAGAATGTAATACTTTGTTCTCCTAGAAAAATGCTTTTAAAGAATAAATATGATCAACATAAAAATGATATTTATTTAGTAATTAATGAGATGGATAAAGATCCAGATGTGGATAAGGATATTAGTAAGGATATTAAAAATCCTAATTTAGATGAAGATTATCAAGAAAAGAAAGATAATTCTGAGATCTATGAAAGATTATATAGAGAAATTGATACTTATACCTATCAAAGATATCTAAATAATCAACCAGCTAAGATTCTAGTAACATATGATTCATATAGAATCGTTAAAGATATTCTTGAAAAAATTAGAATATTTGATAGGTTTATGACTATAGTAGATGAGTTTCAGAGTATTTTACACGATTCTAGATTTAAAAGCAATACTGAAATGGGATTTTTGGAATATCTTAAACAATCCCCAACAGCATACTTTGTATCAGCTACTCCTATGATGGATGAATATCTAGAAATGTTAGATGAATTTAAGGATCTCCCATATTATGAATTAGATTGGTATAGTTCAGATTCTAGTAGAGTAATCAAACCTTCATTAAAAGTACTTACAATGAAATCAGTAGGTACAAAAGCAGAAGAAGTAATTCAATCCTATCTATCAGGAGATTTTGAAGAAGTTGTTGTTCTTAGAGATAGTGTACCTACTAGAGTAATATCAGACGAAGCAGTATTTTATGTAAACAGTGTTAATCATATTATATCTATCATCAAGAAAAATGAATTAACTCCAGAACAATGTAATATATTATGTAGCAATACTCCAGAAAATCTAAAGAGAATACAAAAGAAATTAGGAAAAGGTTTTACTATAGGAGAAGTACCTCTTAAAGGAGTTAAACCTAGGATGTTTACCTTTTGTACTAGAACGGTTTACTTAGGAGCAGATTTTTATAGTTTATGTGCACGTAGTTTTATATTCTCAGATTCTAATTCAGACTGTTTAGCAGTTGATATTGCAGAAGATCTTCCACAGATACTAGGTAGACAAAGGTTGTTTAGTAATCCTTGGAACAATTCAGCAACTTTTTATTATCGTACTACAGCAGATTATAGAGAAATGAAAGAGTCTGATTTTCAGAAAATTTTAAATAAGAAAACAGAAACTACAGAAAACTTATTATCAGTATATAATAAAGGAACTGATGAAGAAAGATATGATTTAGCGAAAAATTATTTATATGTAGCTAAGTCAGCAAGTTATAAAGATAATTATGTAGCAGTAAATAAAATAATTACCAGTACAGGTAATATTATTTTAAAACCTGTTATTAATCAGCTTGTAAAAGTTAATGAGATTCGAGCATTTAAAATTCAGCAAATTGATTATAAAGATAGATTTAGTGTATTTAGTAGTGTACACTCTAAACTTACTCCTGATGATATAGTAAATAGGGATGTAACTAGATTTTTCTGTATTTATGATACTTATACTACAATTCATGATAAACTTAAAATGTTATGTGAATATCCTGTTTCTAGAGAAGTGATAGATATAGTTCTTGGACAAATAGCAGATTCTGATGAAGTTAAGTCTTATTATCTGTCATTAGGTCCTACTAAACTTAAAGCGTTATCATACAATTCTCATAAAATAAAGAAAGAGCTTGGAATAGTAACATTTAGTCCAGAATTACTTAATAATACAATTCATCAAAACTTTAATCCAGGAGAGAAATATACACTATCTAATCTTAAAGCAAAACTAGGAGATTTATATTCTAGTATTTCTTATACTGCAGTGCCAAAAGCTAATGATATTTTAAATTACTTTGAGGTAAAAGAATATAAATCTACTGAGGTTGTAGATGGGGAAAAGAAAAGAGTAAGAGGATATGAACTATTAAAAAGAAAGGATAATTAATTATGATATATTTGATTAAGAGTGCAGGTTATGATGAGAATGAAAATTTAATTCATCTTCTCAAAATAGGTTATACAGAGGATAATAATAGAGATAGAAGATTTATGTCTTACAAACTTCATAATCCTACTTGTAAAATTTTATATGAAATTCCCAGTCTTTCAGAAGATATAGAAAAGAGAATTCAATATAAGTTTAGAGATTATAAGTATAAAGAATATGGAAATGAGTGGTTTTATTATAATGATGATGTAATAAATTTCTTTAGGGATATAGATAAAGTAGATTTGGAATCTCTTCCAAAGTCTCCTATGAGTGAAAAGAGGGATTATAAGAGATTTAGAAAAATGGTTAAAGAATTTGTTCCTTGGATTATTGCTGATATAAAGGATAGAAATGAATATGTAAAGAAGATAATAGATGAATTAGGTAGTAATTTAAATTCTATTCAGGATATATTAGATTATGTGATAAAGGATTACGGAGAGGATTCTATCTCTAAGTATCTTGAAGTTACTAAGAAAAAAGAGATGAAAGTGTATAGTGAAGATTCAAAGATTAATAGTGAAATAATAAAGTTTATTAATACTTATGAAACTCTTACTACTATCTATGATAAACTTAAAATGTTATGTGAATATCCAGTCTCTAAGGAAGTTATTCAGATAGTATTAGATCAAATAGCAGATAGTGATGAGATTAAGTCTTATTATTTGCTTTTAGGTCCTGATAGGTTGAAAAAATTACATTATAATATTACAAATATTAGAAGAGAATTAGGTATTGTAACCTTTAGTCCTGAATTATTAAATAATACTATTCATCAAAATTTTAATCCAGGTGAGAAGTATACATTAGCTAATTTAAAGGCTAAACTTGGAGATCTATACTCTTCTATTTCTTATACTGCAGTTCCTAAGGCCAATGATATTTTAGAGTATTTCGAAGTAAAAGAGGTTCAAAATACTATGTTAGTAGATGGAGTAAAGAAGCGAATTCGTAGTTATGAATTATTAAAAAGAAAGGATAATTAATTATGAAGTTAGGTAAATTAATTTCTAAAGCAATATCTTGTATAGATTCTTATATTAATCCACCAACAGAAAAAGAATTAAAAGATAAGCATAAGACTGAGTTTTATGTCTATATATCCCAATTTCCTGGATTTATGGCAATGAATATATTAGATGAAATTGAGGAACTCGAAATGGATATTTTATCAGAGGATTATTATAATATAAGAGCTGGAAAAACGTGGAAGGTTCTTATATTATATCAAGGAACTTCAGATTGTTTGGGAAATATAAATAAAGTTCTAAAAGAAGATTTGGAATATTTTAGGAAACGAGTGATAAAATTAAATGAAACGTACTTAAATGGGGAAGTTTCAAGTATGGAAAATTATGATAGAAAAATACTTAGATGGTGTTTTCAATCAGAAGATCCAGAATTTAGTAGTAAATTTTTTAAATATTTAAATAAGTTGTTAAATGGTAATAAAACGTAAATTATTCTCTAAAGAAGTAGAGAGAAAGAAATCTGATAAAGGATGGGATGCTGCTTTAGGAGCTGGTATTGGTGCTACAGCTGGAGTTGCTGGTAAAATGAAGCTTGAGAAGATTAATTCAATTAAGAAATTAAAAAATGCTACTAATGCTAGAATAAATAAAGTTCATGACTATCGAACTGAGAAAGTAGAAACAGAGATGCAAAGGAGAATTAATGCTTCTGTTGATCCTTTTGAAAAATCTGTAATAGATGAGGTTAGAAGAGGTAAACATGATATAATTAATAATAGCCGTAAAAATATGATAGAAACAGTTGGAAAGAAGAAACGAAAGCTAAAAATTGCGACAGCTGCTATCCCAATTGCTGGAGCTATTATTGGTGCAGTTTATGGTCGTGATAATAATCTCAAGAAACAAAGAGATAAAATAGAAGATGCTGCAGGAGATAGAGTTGCAGATATTGTTAGAGGAAAGAAAGAAAAATAAATATAAAAATTAAATTATTATGTCAACAAGAAGTACTATTTCAGTTAAGATACCTACTGAAATGATTGGAAAGGTATACGAGAACATTCATGGACATCAAGTTTATCTAGGAGGAGAGTATATGGTTATTTACTGTCACTTTGACGGTTATTTAGATGGTGTTGGAGAGATTTTGCAGTGTTATTATGATTCATTTGAGAAAGCTTTTGAGTTAATTCTAGGTGGTGATATCAGTTCCATCGCAGAGTCTCTTGAGGGTTGTGACTATTATGTTCGAAGAGGTGAGAGTTGGGAGAATAGCAAACCAGCTTTTTCAGATAAACCACCTAAGAGAGTTGAAGAGTATTTATATATCTTCGAATCAGGAAAGTGGTATGTTTATAATGGGTATAATTGTAATGGACCGCTGGAGGATTATCTCAGCCCGGAAATCTCTTCAAAAGATGACATGATTTCGTTACCTAAGAATTTTTGTTATTATTTACATGGTTATTTATCTGGGCTGTCATCTACCCAGCGAGAAGATAAAGGACTTGATTCTATAATTAAAACATTGGAGGGTTATTTAGATGTTTAGAGTAATTATTTGTGGTTCTAGAGAATTTGATGATTACGATCTTCTTAAGGAGAAGTGTGATCTTATTTTATCAAGAAAAGCAGCAGACCCAACGGAAAAGATTGTGATTGTTAGTGGATGTGCTAGAGGTGCTGATAGACTTGGAGAAAAATATGCTGAAGAAAAAGGTTATGAAGTTTTGCGTTATCCAGCTGATTGGGATAGATATGGAAAAAGTGCTGGGTATAGGAGAAATAAACAAATGGCAGAAGTGGCTAATGCATGTATAGCTTTCTTTAGTTCGGTTGCAGAGAATAAAGGAACTAAGAATATGGTATCTCTTGCAAGGAATATGAATCTTCTTGTAAGGGAGGTAAAAGAAGAGGATTAAAAGCCTTATATATGTAATAAAAATAAATGTGAGAAATAATATGAAAACAGTAAAAGTAATTGTAGGTACCTCTGTAATTATTGGAGGTATATATTTAATATATAAAGCAGTTAAGAAGACGAATAGTGTAATAGATGGTGTTTCAGAAGTAAAAAATAAGATGAACACTTTTATACAAGATCAAGCAATTAACTGGATGAAAGATATTAATAAGAACTTAGAAACAAAAATAAAGGAAAAAGAAGACAAGTTACTAAACGATAAAGAAAAGAATTAACGGGTTCTTTTAAGTTTGTAATATTGTTGTACCCTATTTAGTCCATCGGTCTGTGAAGATAGATGGATTTTATTTTTCTTCCTTTTTGAGTCCTTTAAAGCCTTATTAATGTAGAGAAAGAAACTCCTTAAGCTAACAATGAAATAGCTTAGGGAGATTTTTTATTAATAAACTTAAAAGAGAATAAAAATGGAAACAGGAGAAATTACAAGACAAGCAAAACAAAGCTTAACTATCTTTAAAAAAAACAACTTCATGAATGTCAGTGTAGAGAGAATCGATTAAAAGAATATTATGAAAAGAAGTGGCTGACAAAGAAAGAGTTTTTAAAGAAAATAAGAAAGCAGAGAAAGAAAAGAGCAGAATTTGCAGAAAAGTATCTCACTAAATATAATGAATTTAAGAATCTTGGAGAAAAGATGTCACTAGAGCAAGAAAATTATGCTAGGGATGCAGATATAATAGTAAGTAGTTGGTTTATAATAACTCACCAATCATTACCTAAATTATTTATCTTAGCTGGAATGGTATCTGTTATAATGAAGAAAATAACTAAAGATTTTTGGTTATTGAGTGAGAAGAAAAAAGAGAGGGAAATTTAATCCCTCTCCATTTATTTTTTTATTTAAAGCTTACAACTGGGAACTTAGCCGCGTCATAAGATAAACAGTAATCACCTTCTGGACCAGCTACAGCATCTTGACATACCATAACTACTTGACTTTCATTTTTAGTGCCACAAACTGAAGCAGGATCAGCTGGATTAATCTTTACTCCAGCATGAACTAAATTATTAAAGTTAACAGTAATCTTACCGTCACCAAACAAGTTATTAGCATTAACCTCTTCTTCAGTCTTATTAGTATAATCTTCGCAAATCAAGAAACCTTGCCATGGAGCTCTAGTTTCCCATTGATCTACAGTACAGTTATTAATATTAACAACTACACCAGAAGCATTAGACTTATTACTTAATCTAAGAGTATTACTGATCTTTTCGAAATAACAGTTATTCAATGTAATAATAGCATTGTCTTGAGTACCGAATACTAAGATAGCATTATTACTGAATTCACCTTGGAATTTACAATTATCGAACAAGATATTTTTCGGAAGTACAGAATTGCTTGCTAGACCAATCTCAATACCGTTATAAACTTCAGATGCATCAAATACCATATCTTTGAATACGATAAATTCAGCATTATTTACGCTTATTACAGTATTTCCATTAGCTTTCGGGAATGAACCTGAAATATTTAGATCTTTGGCTTCTACATCACCAGCATTCAATTTAAGTCTAGCATTATCACTTACTTTAATTGATTTTAATGAGATAGACTTACCAACGATTTCAGCATTTTCATTAATAGATCCTGATACGATATAATCCTTAGAAGAATCTTTCAATTCACCAGCAGAACCGTCAACACTTACAACTTCAGTATTTGTTTTAGTAAGAACATCAACTTTACTTTGAAGAATTTGAACTGTTGCATTCAAAGCTTCAAGAGTATTGCTAAGACCAGCTACATCTTCTAAGTATGCAATTTTATGAGCTTCTTCTCCTAATTGACCAGCTTCTTGTACAGTTGGACGTACATCTTTCGGAGTATTGATATTAATCGGAGAAACAGGAGTACCAAGATCTACTATTCCCCAACGATTAAGTTGAACAAGATTATTTCCTCCGCCCAATAACATATCACCCTTAGCTAACTCAACAGCTTTACGATTAGGTAATTGTTCAGAAGGAATATCTTTATATTTTACCTGTCCTTCAATCTCCTCTTTTGTTGCATATGGGGTTAAATCTACGGGAGGAATAGCAGCAATAGCTTCTTTAATCTTACCATCTACTTGAGCTTCATTTTGGAAACCTAGATCGTTTTCAAGTTCAGATACTTTAGTAGGAACATTACCGATCTTTTCTTCAAGTTCAGAAACTTTAGTATCAGTAGCACTCATATAAGCTTCAAGATCAGATTGAGATGCCTTAAGATTAATATTATCTTGAAGTTCGGCTGCTTTAGTTTCTAAATCTTCTGAAAGAGCAATTCCTTTAGAACCATTAAATAGAGGACGAGGTTCAGATCCAACTAAGTTAAGATCCATACCAGCAGAACCAACCTCTACTTTATCATCAGCACTTACTTTTGCCAGGTTAAATCCAGCAACACCTTCTGCATTAACACCACTCAAAGAATCACCATTAGCAAGTTCGATAGTCTTAGAACCATCTTCGAGAACTTTATAAGAAATCAATCCTTCTTTTGCAGCTTCAATATCTTCGGTAAGAGCAATTTCCTTAGTATCATTATAAGTAGGACGATCTGCAGAACCATTAAGATTCAATTCAACCCCAGGAGCACCAAAATCAGCTTTATCCCATTTAGACAACATTACTAGATTATGACCTTCTCCCTTAGTATCGATACCAGAAATATTGTCATAATTAGAAAGTTGAATTGTTTTACGACCTTCACCAAATTCTTGATACTTAACAACACCTTCAAGATCAGCAGAAATACCATCAACCTTTTCAGTAATAGCATCAACAGCAATCTTATCAGCCTTAGAATCAAGACCTTCGTTAACTGTAGCAAAACGATTATCAACACTTTCTGCATCAGCCTTAGTAGCTAATTGTTCAGTAATCGCATCAACTGCTATCTTATCCGCTTTTTGATCAAGTGCTGAATTTATATTTTCTACTGCACTATCAACATCTGCCTTATCAGCTTTAGTTTCAAGAGCAGCCTTAACTTCTTCTATCTGTGCCGAACTAGATTCAACATCACTCAGGTACGCAATCTTATGAGCTTCTTCACCAGACTGACCTGCTTCTTGTACAGTTGGACGTACATCTTTCGGAGTATTGATATTAAATGGGACGCTAGAAGAACCAAAATCAGCTACACCCCAACGATTAAGCTGAACGAGACTAGATGTACCACCTTCTAAGTTACCACCTAAAATAACATCACCATTCTTAAGAACAATAGCTTTACGTTCTGGGAGATTAGAGTCAGCTACATCTTCATATTTAACAGCTTTCTTATTAATAGCATCGATAGAAGAAGCAAGATTTTCATTAACTGTTACTAGGTTAGCAGCAACTTCTTGAACATTCTTCTTAATTTCATTGATACCTTCTACTTTAATACCTGCTTCAGATACACTCAAGTAAGATTCACTGGAAGGATCTAATTTAATAGAGAATCCATTTTCAATCAATTCAATACCATTACCAGCTACGTAAGTATCAACCAAAGAGCTAAGATCAACTACTGAAGTTTGTTCTCCTTCAGAAGTGTTAAATACAAAGGTCAATGATTTATCTTCTGCAGAGTACTCAACAGATTTCAAGAATTGGTCTGCAGGAATATTAATAGTACCAGCAATTTTATCACCTACTTGAAGTTCATAAGTTAAGTCATCTTTCTTAACTAATGCAATAGTTTCCATATTGCCATGAACATCTTCAAGAAGGGCAATTTGTTTGGAATCGTTATAAGTAGGTCTTTCAGCAGAACCGTTTAAGTTGATTTCTACTGAACTAGAACCTAGATCTACTTTATTCCACTTAGAAACCATAGCAATATTCACAGCACTACCATCAGTAGTTTTTCCGCAAATATTATCATGATTGTTTAGGAAAATAGTCTTACGTCCAGGATTTTGTTCAGTTGCTGTATCTTCATATTTAACAGCTTTTTCAAGTTCTGGACGTATCTCATTATTGAGTCCTCCGTTTATGGTGCTGAAACCGTCTGCAACATTCTTATTGATATTATTAACAGCTTCAACAAGATTATTGTTTACAGTTGCAATATCAGCTGCATTTTTTTCAATTTTTCCTTCAAGTTCAGTGAGATCAGCACCTTCACCGTTTACTTTTTCAGCTAATTCATCAATAGCTGCTTGAAGTTTAGCATCGCCTTCTTCACGATTAGTTACTTCAGCTGCAATACCATTATTAATAGTTTCGATAGCCTGAACAAGATTATTATTCAGAGTTTCGATAGAAGAAGCTACATTTTCGTTGATTTGATTTACCATTCCATCAACACGAGAAGCTTCTGATTCAATTTTTTCAGATAACTTAGCGTCACCTTCTTCACGGGCACTAGCTTCTTCAGTTACCTTATTTTCTAGAGCAGAGAGTTGTTCTTGGATATCACCTGGAACTTCTCCACCACCTGTAGACGCGATATCGTATACAACTCCGTCAACACTAATCTTAGAGATTTTTTCGCTCATAATTTATTCTTTCTTTTAATTAAACGTTTAATAAAATTTTCTTAATCATTTACAAGACCTAGGGTAGAATCTTTGTAAGTTACTGTTTCATCGTAGATCATCAATGTATCTGGGGATTTGAAACTTGCATGATAACTATTAGGAAGGTATAATACTCCATTCTTGACATAAATTTTATTATTTTTGTCTTGAGTATCTGGATCTGTACCATTTACTTCCTGAATAGTTTTGCAATAGATTTCATAAATCAGCGGAAGATTGTAACCTATATCCCCGAACGCATTGTAATCACTTCCAGGGTTGAATCCACAACCACAGTTGCAAAAATCATTCATAATATTTTAATAATTATTATATATTAAATAAACACTACACACTTCTTAGGAAAAACAAAAGAACAACTACAAAATTTCTTTTATAATTGTTCTATGTCATGTATTAGGGTTTAGGTTTCCTAGGAGCGCAAAAACATCATTTGGAGAAAGAAAAAAGAAGGGAATTAACCCTCCTTTATTTTTACATTTACGTTTCCAGTTAAAATGAAATAATCTATATCTATATTCCAACAAAGACCATAATGTTCTATTACATCACTTAATTCAATATAAGTATGATAACCAAGATTATATATAGACCTTATTTCTTTTACTGTACGAGTTGCAATATCACCTAATGTTTTCATATTCTTATGTTGAATATCATAATCTACTAAAGTATTAAGTGCTCTACGAGAAAGATTTAAGTCTCTTATACTAGTTTTTAATAATCTCATTCTCTTTTCTTGCTCTTCACTTAAAGTAACATCAATATTTTCTACATTTTTGATTCTCTTAAGTTCAGCTAATTCTATGTCTTTGGTCATGTTCTCTTTTGTTAACTTTTCAAGTTTTTCGAGAACTAGTTTATTGTTATCATATAAAAATTTTATATTATCATTAATATATTTAGTAAAATCACTTTTTGTCAAACCATAAGAATCTGCTAATTTCTTAATTTCATCAACATTCTTTTCTCCTTTTCCTTTATTAATAGAGTTAAGAAAAGTTAAGTATTTCCATAAAATTTCATTGATGCGGTGAAAATCTGAGTTATCATTATAGTAATGAATATTGTCTATTAAAGATGCAATAATTAATTCTTTGCAGTGTGAGTATCTTCTATATCCAATTCTTATAATTCTTGTAACATCTTCTACTTCTTTGATCTCTTTTTTCATTTTTTCGATCTTTTCATCTAGCTGGCGTTCTAATTCTCCTAAATCAGTTGTCTTTTTAGATAAACTGCTTTCCAATAAATCAATCAGAGTTTTCTTATCTACATATGTCATATTTTTAATAACTCTGATAGTAATTAAACCAGATTTACCCCAGTTTGTAATAGTTTGTGTACTTACTTTTGCTAACTTTGCAGCATCAGTTCTTGTAATCCATTTTTCTTTTTTCATCTTCTTTTAAATTTTAATTTATACACTAATAAGGCTTTGAAGAAGAGCCTATTTTCCTTATAAATGATTATGAAATATTTTTATTATGAAAAGAATAAAACAAGTAATTAGAAAAAATCTACCTGAGACTAATAGTAGTTCGTCTCACTCTGTAGTAATCTGTGTTGATCCTAATTCATTGGTTGATACACTTCCTATGGATTCAGAGGGAGTTATACATGTTCCTAGAAGATCTGAATCATTTGGTTGGGAGTATGAAAAATATAATGATCCAATGACTAAACTTCAGTATGTATGTGGTATAATTTGGAAATATAAGAGTAATCGGAAGAAAGTAAAACTCTTAAAAGAAATTGTCCTAGGATATACTGGAGCAAAGGATATAGTATTTGACTGGGAAGAAAACAGGTCAAGTGATGATATTGTTGAAGAGGATGAGGATTATTACTGGGATTCTGGTGCTCCTGAGATAGATCATAATAGTTATGATATATTTCCTGAAATTATGGAATCAGCTAGATCAATTAAGAATTTTATATTTAATTCAAGATCTTGGCTATATTTAGGAAATGATAATTCAGATGCTCCAGAGGGTTTCTATGAAGAAGAAACTGATGACCCAGAAATTATCGTTAGTGTTGATTATGGAGGAGATATAGGTAGAGTTGATTTTGAATATAATAAATCAGTAGGTTGTGATATAGAGAATTATCTGAAAAACGAATCTTTAATTTCAGATATAGTTTATAATATCAAAACCAAAAAATTTGAAAAAAATCTTGGAATGGAAAAGTGGAGAGGATTTCATAGTGATAATCAGCTTACTTTTAGACCTATTTCTCTTAGTGATAGAAAATTATATTGGATTAGTGAAAGTCTGGAAAAAGAGATTATAAATAAAACAATAATAAAAGGTGATGGTAAAAAACAAAAATCAACCTTACTATACTCACTTTCTACAAATGAAAATGAAATCTTTAAAGAGTTAATAAAAGATACTCAGACTTGGGGATCTCATTGGATTAGTTTACCGTATACAGTAATGACAAAAGAGTTCGGAAAAGTACTATGATAACAGATGAATATTCTTATATAAACGGAAATTATTATGTTACTCTTAATAATTTATCAGGTACAAAAACTTATCGAGCATTAAGAAGAGGAGAGGAGCTTATTTCAAAGTTTCCTGATTCTATAGACTTGAAAATAACAAATAAGTGTTCTATAGGATGTCCATTTTGTCATGAATCTAGTATCTCTGAAGGAAAGTCTTTTGACCTACAGAAAACTATTGATGTTTTATCTCAGCTTCCTAAAGTTGGAATAGAATTAGCTATTGGAGGTGGAGATGTAACTGAAGATTCTGTTATAGATGATTGTGCTGTTTTATGTAAGTGGGCAGATGATAATGGATTTGTTCCAAGACTTACCATAAATTTTAGGTCTCTAAATACTGAAGAGAAGCGTAAGAAATTTCATGATAAACTTGATATGGTAAAAGTATTTGGAGTAAGTATTGATAGGTTTGATAAAAAGTTAATAAATACTTTAGAAGACGAATATACTACATATTTTAAAACAAAAGTATATCATATCATTGCCGGAATATTTCCCCCAGAAGATCTCCAAGAACTGATAACGTCTGGAAGACAAGTATTAATTCTTGGTTATAAAAATTGGGGAAGAGCTCTCGGCAATCCACCCAAGTATGATCTTAAGGAGTGGGAAAAGACTTTAAAGAGAATTTTGTATACTCGACAAAATAATCTATCAGCTACTATAGGATTTGATAATTTAGCGATAGAACAGCTTGGAGTACGTGATTGTATAACAGAGGCTGATTGGAAGAGAATGTATATGGGAGATGAATTTACTCATACTATGTACGTTGACGCAGTTTCAGAAATATTTGCACCTACTTCTAGAGATTCATTTAGAGTTTCTTGGAATGATATGAAAATTTTAGAATTTTTTAATACTTATAAAAATGATAAAGTTAATAACAAAGAGTAGATATTATAAAATTCTTGGAAAGGAAATTTATAAAGACTATGTAAAATATTCTAAAGTAGTATTTCCTGAAGAGAGATGGAGTAAGTTTCTTAGTATCTCAGAGTCTTCATGTATATATTTTCTTTTGGAAGAGGAAAATAAAGTTTTTGTATATATTCCTTCCCTCGAAGTATTATTAATTCCAGGAATGTATAAAAATTCAGATGACTTATATAATAAAATTTTAGCTTCAGAAACAACATTAAGTAATTGGAAGGTAAGTTTAATAAAAGAACTGAAACCCTCTGAACATAAGCAAGATTATATTTTGAATACTTTTAAAATAGGGAACTTTCAATGTCTTCTTGATAGAAGTACTTCTGAAATTGTGTATACTTCTGGGAAATATAGGTTGATTAATTCTGATTTTCCTGAAGATTCAATGGATTTTTCGTTAACTAATAATCTTGGAGATCCAGATGCTTATTGGAAAAGTACATATTTAGCATTTCCAGAGAAATCAGAGATAATGTTATCAGATAAACCTAAATTACAACTAATTGAAGATTTAATTGCAATTATATTAAATGAAAACGGAAGAAATTATCAAAGAACTGATAGCAAGAGTTAATAGTACTCTTAGTTATTATGAGAAAGATTATGTCAGTGTTAAGAGAACTCCATATGCTGAGCGAGAGAGATGTGTTAGCTTTGAACAATACATAGAAGCTAGGTTTAATTATGAGTGTTCTAAGATTCCAGAATTATATGATGCAGTAATAGCAACAGACGGACATTTATTTTCTTGTACAGAATTAATTGATCCTGATACAGCAAAAAGAAGGTTTACTACTGCATCAGTTGTTCTTGTAGATCCAAAAACGCTGATAGGAGCAAACGAAAATCTTATTAATGAGATATACAGGATTCATGATTATCTTGGAGGATCTTGTATAAAATTCAATAATGTTAAGAAAAAAATTAAGTTTACAATTGAGTAAAAGAGAAAAATTATGAAGAAAAATTCTTGGAGATTAACAAGTGATTTGATAGCTTATTTTCCGTGTGACTTATCAGTTTCAGCAGGGAAGCGTGTTTTTTTAGCCTCTCCTGAAAAAAAGTCTTATAAAGCGGCAGTACAAAAGAATATCGAATCTGCTTTTGATGAAGTGATTATTGAATCTAATTCATTTAAATTAAAAGTATCTAATGATCTTAGTGTTTATGTAAAGTGTGATGAATTTCCTGATCCAGAACAATATTACTTAGTTTGTAATATGTATCGGACAGCTTTTGGAGTTCCTATGATTGGCAATATAATTACTCAGGTTAAGAGTGATAAAGCTAATTTTGGAGACACAGTATTTGAAGCAGTATTTTCAGAAGATTCTCAAGAAAGTGTTTATTTTATGACACCTGAAATGGCGGAATATAAAAGTGCTTTCGAAGAGATGAAGCGTAGAATGAATTGTACTTTAAATAAAAAAGTAAAGAAGTGGATTCCTGGTGGAAGATATGATACATTAACAAATACGTATTATTATCTTGGAGAATTTAAGAGTAGAAAAAAGAACGAGTTAAATTCTGATTTTCTTGGAGATTCTTCAATGGTTCCAGCGTATCTATATGTTTCTGAACTTGGAGATGAGAAAAAAATCTCTGACATTCTAAAAACCAGAAAAATTGGTTCTGGACCGGAAGATATTCAGATTATGTACTCTCTTCCAAGCGCTGTAGATTCTGGAAATGTTTTGGAGAATGATATAACTTGTCTGAAAGATTATCAAAAGTATATCTTTGATAATTCAATGAAGGAATATACAATTACTTCAGATTATGGATTTTCTAGTTATTCAAATCCTAAATATATTCTTGATATTCTTTCATTGAAATCAAGTGAATCAGATTCTTATGCAGATCTTATTCCTGAATCTGTTTCTGAAATGATTAAGAATATGTTACATGAAGTTGTATTATGTTCTTGGGATTTGAATAAGAATAGAGAAGACATTTATATTGGTGAAGGAAATAATAATGATAAGAATGCAGAAAACTTAGTAAGGAGATTTTATCAAGATTTTAAAGATGGAAATGCAATGAGAAATTTGTATTATAGAAAACTCTTTATAGATCTTGGAATAAATATAAATGAAATAGCAGTAGAGGTAGTAAGTCAAGGTAATCCAGAAAGTTTAATACTATCTGGAATTGAGAATTATGTATCTTTAGGAAGTATTTATTTTAAAAATCACTTTACAGATGCTTCCAGAAAGATTAGTAGACAAAGAATTAAATCAACAAATTATACTCTAGAGGTAGTTAAATTATCTGATTTATTCTCTGCTACACCTAATTTATTATTGGATATTAAAGATTTGATAGAAAACGCTAGAAATAATTTTGGATTAGGTGTAAGAACTTTTTATGATACTAATACCGGTACTAAAAAATCTCCGAAAATATATACAACAATTGAAGTAGATATCTTAGACTTGATTAAGTACTATGGAGGTATTAAAAATATTCCAGAAGTTATTGTAAATGAAATTATATCAAGTAAATTTTGGAATCTTCAAGTGTTAATTGATAAAGAAGGAGTATTAGAGTGATATGGCTAAGCAAGAGAATTTATCATTTACAGGAGAAGTTGTTGAAGAGCTCGGGAATTCTATGTTTTCAGTAGAATTAGATTCTATGGAGCATCAAGTATTATGTACTATATCAGGTAAAATTAGAAAAAATTATATAAGAATTCTAGCAGGAGATAAAGTGAAAATTGAAGTAAGTCCTTATGATTTAACAAAAGGACGGATTGTTACTAGATTATCTCTTATAGAAAATAGTGATAACAAAAATAGTAGTAATAACAAAAAGAAATCAAAAAAGAAATGATTAAGTACAACGTAACAAACAGTATGATCGGTAATATTTATCCGATTTTTTTGAGTAATAACAAACTAGTCGAAGATCCATCATACTATCTGTACAGAATTGTGAGTCCTAGTTTAAGTCCAGATCTTATTCCATATATATCATTGGAAAAGATTAGTGAAAGAACAAAAATTGGAAATCCAAAAGAATTCTGTGATAGTCAAAAGAAAAAAGCTATTCGTGAACATTTAGATGTTATTTCTATGTGTCTTGGTAGTCGTGAAGGTCTTGAAGAAAAGGCAGTTGAGTTCTTGCAAGGAATTCTGTGGAGAGATAAACCAGTAATTGATAATGGTTTTCCTGGATTTCCGTTGATTGAAATGGAGAATGGTAATAATATCCAGAAATCAGTAATTATTGGTCTTAGAGATACAATGAGATGGAAGTATTATAAATTGTATCCTGGAAATTATGTTGATATTCTCTGGACTGCTAAGACTTATGCAGTATTTAAACTTTGTGGTGAAAAAGGAAAAGAGGAAGTTTGGATTGAACCGGTCGGATTATATAGTAATACAGATCCGAATATGAAAAATCCTCTTCCAGTAAATCTTGAATCTTTAGACTATCCTACCGATAGATGGTCTATTACAAAGGGTAAACTTTCTGGATTGAATCGAGCATTGAAAAAGCTTGAATGGGAAAGTTTTAATAGAAAAGAAATTTGCGTAGATTAATTATCATAATAGTTCTAGTCCTTGGTTGGAGTGTTTATAGCCCCTCCAAGGACTTAGATTCTACTCCATTAGCTACATTTTATTATGCTAGATCGGGAAGCATTACAGCAGATGGAAGTAAAGTTCATCCTGAAAAAGTTAAAACAGGTGAACATAGATGGATTGCAGTCTCTAGAGATCTCAGAAGGAGTGGGAAATTTAACTTTGGAGATACAGTTCTAATCCAGTCTAAGAAATGTTCAGGTTTAAATGGTGAATGGATAGTAAAAGATCTTATGGGTTCTAAGCATACAAATAGAATTGATTTCTTACTGCACCATGAAGAGATTGATTCTTTGAAATTTTGGATGCCACATAGAGTAGAAATAGTAAATAAAAAAGATAGTCTTAATCCTTTGGAAACATTGGATTGAGGCTCTTTATTTTTCCCGTGAAAGCCTTATTAATGAAAAGAATAAATAAAAATAAAGATTATGAAAAAATTAACAAAAGAAGAAGCAGCAGAATTAAATGAATTATTCGAAACTAGTAATTTTAAACCAGAAATGAGTGGTCTTAGTTTATATACAACACTAACTCAGATAAATTCAAAGACAATTAAACCAGGAGAAAATAACCTTAGATTAATATCTATTCAAGGAACTGAGAAAATTTCGAAAATGATTGGTAGATTTATTACGAAGAAAAATAAAAAGCTAATTAAGATTACAGCTTATTCAAAAAGTGGAAAAGTTCTTAAGGAGTTTGATTTTAATTGTTCTACCTTATATATAGAGAAAGGAAGACAGTCAAAAGATATAGATGAAATTACTGGAGAGATTGGATTTATACCTTTAGTAGGAGATGTATTTGTTCCAAGGTCTCATTATATTGGATTTAAAGTACTATATGATAAAGAGGGGATTTAATTTCCCTCTCTTTTTTCTTTCTCCCTTGAGATTCTTATATATGATGTATAATATTAACAAAATAAATTATGGTAACAAAACAAGTAACAGGAATAGTAGTGGATAAATCTATTGAGGATATTGATAGCATAATCCATGAATGTACTGAGAAATTATCAACCAATGATATAATTTCTAAAAGTCAAGTAATTTCAATGCTTCGAAAAATTAGATCTTTTGAAATTCCGGATGAAGTATTTGATAATCAATCTTCAGCTGAATATTATGCCAAAGAATTACTTAAGATTGGTTTTCTAGAGAATGTTAAACAAATATTTAGAACAATTCTTAATAAACCTAATTTTTCTACTCTCGATCTTAGTAATATCCGAATGGAAATGGAATTCTCATGTTTTAAGATTAATTCACTTGGAAAAATTTTGAAAGAACGAGGAATTAATATATGGGGTGGTTCTTATCCTGCCATAAAAATTGATTTTATTTCTGAAAATGGTGATTATATAGTTAAATAAATTTATTATATTATGATTATTGAAGTATTAGCACAGAAATATCGCTGTGGTTGTGAGAAAGGAATGGCTGATTTAGTTATCCCTGGAATCTTGGTAAAACTTAATGCAGTAATAGAATGGGATTTTTGCAGATTTCCAGAAGAGATTAAACACGAGAAAAAAGATCCGGCCGACGAAAACTCAGAAGAAATTGAAGTAAGAACTGAGCTTAGAGATTTCTTAGGTGAAGATCCTGAATTAAAACCTGGAAATTATTTCTTATATAAAGGTCAAGTGATAGCAGTTGATTCGGCCGATAGATTAATTCTCGTGGTTTCTGAAACTGGTTATGGAGCTCTTGATCGAATATATGAGGAAAACTTCAAGACGGAATTCGAAATGATCTTTAATGATTATGAGATTGAAGATGTTAAATGGGAGGTAAATGATACAGGAGAAGTTCCAACTGAATATGATGAAACCTATAAAGTACCATACAACCTCTATAATATCTGGAAAGAGAGGTTTGTCTCAGGTAGAGGATTTCTTTCCCCAGGATTATGTTTGAAAGTAGTAATGAATTCAGACAGTTTCATTATGCCTCTTGAGTTTTATATGCTTGATTGGTCGATAAGGTATAAATCATCTCAACTTGAACCGGATGAAGTAGAGTATGCAACAAAACAACTTTTATCCTGGTTTTATGATAATTATAAAAGAGTTAAACCATTAGAAAGGAGAAAAGATGAACAAGAAGAGATCAATTGATTTTATATTAATAATTTTCATCTTAGGATTATTATTGATTTTTGGAGGATGTAGTAAATCTCCTGAGAGAAGAAAAACTTGGACAACTACTTCAGATTCACTTCCAAAGAAACCAACACAAGGACAAATTTTTCGTGATCGAGATAATAATTCTTGGGCTTATAATGCAGCACTTGGAGCATGGGTATTGGGTTCTGGAGGATATAGATATTACCCTGAAACAAATTCTTATACAGATGGATCAGGAAAAACAGTGATTCCACCTAGATCTATAAGTTCAGGTATTTCAGAAGGAGTAAAAGCTAGAGTGTCTCCTAAAAAGAAAGTAGTTTTAACAAAAGAACCACAAATTAAAGAGACATCAAAAAAGAAGTATACTAGGAAGAAATCTAGAGCTCATAGGATACATAGAATGCGCAGAAGATAATAATAAAAAAGTCCTCAAGGATAGTAAAATATTCTTGGGGATTTAATTTTACAAAGATGAAAGTATATTTAGTACGTAAATTTTATTCTTTCGGACAACCTAAGTTCATTATTTACTTCTATGCAAAATGTGGAGATCTAAAACATGTTAATCTAGATCTTATAAAAAATAATGAAGATATTGATAATTATTTCAAATCTTATTATGGAGAACTTAATGATACTATTCAGATTGCAATATCACTTATTTCCTCTCCTTATAAAAGACTTGGGAAATCTATTAGATTCTCGGAATCATATAATGTGAGGTCGGAACGAACAGGACAGCATTTTGAAGACTATAATAGTTCTTATGTTAAGGTTATAGATATTCCTTCTGAAATTCTTTTAGAGAAATTTAAAGCAAAGAATTTATCTCCAGAACACATACAAATTTTTGCTAAGAAGAATCAATTTAAATTATTAAAATATATGAGATATAAATGGATAGAGAAGAATGGATTAGAAATTATGGATCCAAAGGATTGAAAGGTGATATCTTAGTTAGAGTTTCTTATACTGACAATAATGAAGAATATTGGGTATCTAAATTTTTAGAAATCAAGAATCTTCCAGTTTATAATTTAGCTCTTGTCGATAAAGAATTAATTTCTGAGAAAAATTTCAAGGATGAGCTGGAACTAAGAAATATTGACGATTATCTGAAGGAAAAGTATAAGGATTGTCTAAAAACAGAATCTGTATATTTTCTAATTGATCCTGGAACAAAATTTCTGAAAAAGCGCACATCTGATAAAGGCTTGTGCTTATTCTATGAAGTTAAATTTGATTCTGAAATAAATTTGAGAGATCTTGACAATACTAGGATAATATCAGAAAATATTAGAATTTCTAAGAATAAACTCAAAGATTTTACAACGGATTTAATGTTTGAGCTTGCGGGAGAGGCTGGTTTATTTTATGATAAGGATTATTCTCCAAGTTTATGCACTAAATTATGTTATTTTAATATTCTTAATATATTTAGATGCTTAGAAGAAACTCTGGATCTAGTATAAAATTTTTAAGTAAAAGGGAATAAATTTTCCCTTTTATTTTTCTCCTTAAGATAACCGACAAATCCTTATTAATGTAACAATAAAACATTGATAATTATGAAAACAAACATTTATGAAAGAAAATTAAATTATGGAGAACAAGAAGCCATATTTAATAAGATGGTTGAAAAGACCGAAAAATATGTGATAGATAATAATATAAGAGCATTAATTCTTGGTATCTCAGGAGGAGCAGATAGTACTCTTATGGCTGCTGTATGTAATGAAGTTAGAAATAGATCTGGAATTCCTTTTTACGGATATTCACTTCCAATAAAGAATAAACCAGATGAACTTACTTCGTCTGATCTAACAGGAAATGCTTTTTGTGTTAAAACTTTTTATAGAGAAGTTGCACAGTATGATTTCTATAAAAGTTATATAGAAAATCTCTATAACTACGATTATTGTGATAATGATCGAGATATTCTTTGTGATTTATCTGGAAAAAGTATATCCGAGATAGAGGGGATGATGCCAGAACAAACAAAAATAGCCAACGGAAATATTATGGCACGTCTTAGAATGATGTACCTATATAATCAAGCTGGTATTAAGAAAGGTATTGTAATTGATACTGATAACTTAACTGAACATTATCTTGGATTTTGGACTATTCACGGAGATGAAGGAGATTTTAATCCTATGGGTGGTCTCTGGAAAACAGAAGTATACTCTATTCTTAAGTGGTTACATGCGAAGTATTATTCAGAATCTTATTTAGATACTGAAATCATAAATAAAAATTCGTACAATAAGATGGTAGCTCTAGAGAAAGCTATTAATATTACACCCACTGATGGTAATGGAATTTCTAGTTCTGATCTTGAACAAATTGGAGGAAAGGATTATACTGAAGTAGATAAAATTTTGATTCCTTTGATTTGTAAAGGTTCGGGAGCTATTTCAGAATTATCTAAAATTCATGGGATGGATACTGTAATGAAGATTTGGAATAGAGTTCAAGGATCAGAATTTAAAAGAAGAACTTCCAGAGTAATAAAAGTGTCACGAGAAGAATTATTTGAAGGATTATGATAGAATTCAAAAGAGATCCAAGATTTTTCAGAGCAGTCATTAGAAGAGAAAAAGAAGATGAAGATCCAGCTTTTAGTTATTTTATGATGGAAGATACTTTTACTAATATAAAAGATAAATATGATATTAGTAGGATTGAGAAATTTCAAATAACTAGAAAAAATTATGTAGTCTTTGGATTAATAACTGATCTTGAAAATATTACAGAAGATGATCTAATTTCTGAAACAAAATGCACAATTAATAGTTCTTACATTCATTCGCTATACTTTAAAGAATATCAATATATTGAAAAAGATGATCTCAAGGAAATAACTATTAAGATTTCTGCCGAGTATATTGGAGATTTAATGTTTTCTGCTAATGATTATGTTAATGAATATCATTGGGAAATTTGTTTGAGAGATGAAAAGATATTTAGAGATAATGAAGATATAATAAGAACAATTTTAAAATCAGAATTAAATTATGGAAGAAAAAGAAAAAAGTCTATTACTGATAATAGACCCACAGTATGATTTTTGTAACCCCAAAGGAACTCTCTATGTTCCTGGAGCAGAGAAAGCAACGAAAGAATTGTGTAAATGGATATCTGGGAAACGAAAAATCTTGGAAAAAATCATAGTTACACAAGATACTCATATGTCTTATCATATTGGGCATTCTATGTATTGGGAACAAACTCCTGAAGCATTTACAACTATTACTTCAGGGATGGTAAAATCGGGAAAATATACTCCAGCTTTTTATAATAAAGAAAATACTATCGCCTACCTTGAAGAATTAGAGAAGACAGGAAAAGTTCATACTATTTGGCCTGAACATTGTATCGCTGGTTCTTGGGGATGGAGTTTGCCCAAAAATCTAGTTGAGGAATTAAATTTATGGTCCCTCAGTAATCATGGCGCCGAATATGAGCTAATTCAGAAGGGAAGAAATCCACACTTAGAGATGTTTTCTGCCTTTTCTTATGCAAACGGCGCTAAAAAATCTGAGGGATATGAATTCCTAGATAAAATTGCTAGAGAAGATTATACCAAAGTTTATATAGCTGGTTTTGCAAAGGATTATTGTGTAGCAGAGTCGGTGAAAGATATGATGAAGGAACAAAGATTATCAGGAAAATTAGTGTTCCTAAATAAATGTATGGCTTCGATTGATAAAAATTCTGAATCTTTGAAAGTATATGAAGATGCTGTTAAAGATTTCGGTGCGATAATCGAAGAATAAAGGAAGAATAAAAAAAAGATAGGTCTTGACCAATTAAAAGTCAAGTTAAATCCTATCTTTTTATTTTTTTTTATTCGCCGATAATATCAAGTATTTTCACATAATTCTTTGATATATCTTCAAATAATATTTTTTCTTTTACTTCTATATCTGGATCATCCGGTAATATTTCTACAACTTCAGCACCTCTAGATTCATAATGTTGCTTAATGATATCATAAGATGAGTATTTTTCTTGTTTAGAGAAAAAGTTAACTATTGCTTTCTGTAAGGAATAATTATCTTTATTATTAACTGGAAGTCCGGAAGTCTCACAATCTAAGAGAATCATTTCTCTATTTTCGATATCAATCATCATTGCTGCTATCGAATCAGTCTTAGATGTAACGGGAACTGTTAATTCAACCTTTTGCGGATGCCAAGTTTTATCACCTTCCTGTAATTTTTCTCTAGTACAATACCCCAACCATACAGGAAGAGTATCCATTCCTCGACCTTTATAATTGCAAACATCCATCACCACATATTTATATCCATTCTTTTTGCACTTATCTAGATCAACGTCTACATACTCTGCACAATCTCCTGGACGGTTTAATACATCACCAGAATGAACAGCAACATTAGAATTAAGTGAAGTATTCCATCCTATATTGCTAATATCATCATTAGACTTATATAAGAATGCATGAAGATCTAAGTCTTCATCTCTATCTTTCTGAATCCAATGAACAAAAAACCTAACAATATTTCCAGAGATTTTATATCTTGTTCCTTTGGGGATAGATACATTTTGATTTCTCATACCCTTCGGAATAGGTATTCTCTTAATTTCTGGATCGATATATACAATCTCGTTTACTAAATCTTTCTCAGTAATTCTAGAATCTATGTTGAGAAATATTTTTCGAATTATATTATCTTTTATAGTTTCTAAGAATCCAGGGTTAATTGGTTTTAATCCATCTAGTATATATAAACCTTTTCCAGGAATATTTACCACTCTAGGAGTACTTTCTGATTGATCTCTTATATCGTAGTAGCTAAGAATTTCTAAGAGTGTTTTATTTTTCATCCCTGAAGTATTTATAAAGATATCCATTATATCAGATTCTTTACCTTCTTCAAGAGCTCTTCTTAAGAGAGAATCAAATTTTCTAATAAATTCCCCTGGATGAGTAGAAATAAATTTAGCTATTTCTAGAATATCTTTACCAGTATCATACATATTCTGTACTTGAGAATTAAATGTACGATATTCTTTTGATAAACCCTTACTCTTAAGTTTTACAAAGAAATCAGCACACTCAGGATAATTTACTACATATTCCTTCGGATGTACACGTTCTGATAGTAATATCCAATGTCCATAGAAAAGTTTTGCATCTCGTATACAGTTTTCTACTCCTTTAGCCTCAATTATTTTTTCTATTCTTCCACAAATTTCTCTACGTTTTGATCTAGGAAGAGTATCTAATTTTCTCCATTCAGAATTATCAGTTTTTTTATTAGACCAAGAGCTAACTTGTATTTTCTTTGGAACATGTGGAAGACTTGGATCAGCTCCCATTAAGTACAAACTATATCTCAGAACATCATTAATCTCGGCAATTTTATATTCCGGCCGATGTTTAGCTACTATACACATTGTTTCTTTAAATGGTATACGTTCTGGGATGCTAAGTTCTGGATAATTCTCTAAGAACCATGCCAACTCTTCCCTAGTTTCTCCTGTTAGTGAATTTCCGGCCGACATCATTTGCCGAGGAATATCCATAAATTCAGAAGGAGTCATAATCTTAAGCTGTCGATCTGGCTCTTCATCAATTATTTCCTTCTCTTCTTTAGTTGTCCAAGGATTATCTCTTAGAAATCCTTCAAGATCACCAGAATAAACTCTTTTTTGATCTAACCACAATTCCGATTTATCCTTAGAAATTACTTGTTCTGGAAATCCTGGATACAAAGGTTTAAACTTTTCCCCAGAATGATACAATTCGTGGATGTATGGAAGTAGATTTGTATGGAGATTTTCCATATCACTAATCGTCATCCTACATATTACTTCGGGAGAAAGAAAATATCTATATCTCTTTAATTCTTGAAGAAGTGAGATTAATACTCTCTTACTCTTTTCCTCCATGTTTCTAGGATCTACTAACTCCTTGCTCTCTACTAATACGCATCCTCTATGAAATGCAATAATTTCCTTGTTTAATTTCATTTCTGCCATATTTTTTTTGGTTTATAAATTAAATTTTCATCCACTTTTTTGCTCTCTCGAATTGTTTTATGAGATCATCTATCCAAGTACTAGCCGTACAATCTTTCTCAACTAATATCCATGAACTTGGAATGTCTGCTGAGTGATTCATAATAATAGAAAAACTAGTATCTTTTCTATCTTTCCCATCACCATCTAAGAAAAGTATTACCCCAAAAACACTCCCAAAGAAATATATCCTTGGAAGATGAGGTTGTTTTGATAGGTCCAGTTTATCATAATGATTTTTCCATGATCTATCTTTCAAATCATTTTTAATTAATTCATTTATTTCATCCATTTTTCTATTTGTTTATTTTTCTACACTTATAAGAGTTTCTCGCCTTCTACAGTTATGGTCCTATGTTTCTTTTGTAGTTCGTCAAGTAATTTTCTTTTTAGTGTTCCAGGGAGAGGAATTTGTGGAAACAGCAACGTCTCACTTCTATGTTTCCAAAGCCACTCATCTATCTCTTCGAAGGATTGCTCAAAGACTTCAAAAACTGGTTGCTCATCATAAAACCATTCATCTAAGAATTCAACTTTAAAATCATATAGTCTAAGGTGAAGTCTAAGTTCGTCTAATTCTGAACCCTCTCGTGTAGATATTATTTCTCCAAGAGGATTATGAAGACGATATTGATTTTTTCGTTTTTCTAAGTCTCCGGTATATCCAATTTTTACAACCTTCCTTATTCCTTTCCATGCGCCAGATCCAAATAAATATAACATTTTATAATTTACTCCTTTTTCTTCTTACCTTTAATAATTCCAGCAACCCTATCTCCTGCCACATCCTCTATCTTATTCCGCTGCTTCTTAAGGTTATTTTGATATCCATAGGTTGCACCAAGAATAGCTCCTGCAATCGGAATGGCAGCTGCTGCAATTTCATCATGGGATAAATATGTAAAATCATCAAGTGACCTATGTGTACCATAGGTAGTCAATGTTTCAGCACTTGCCATTCTTGCTTTCTTTGCAGCTTCTTCTACTGTCTGTTTCATAACTTATTCGGATTTGTTTTACAATAATTTTCATTCTCTTTCAGTTTTAAAATATTATTCAAATGTTCGTCTGAAAGCAGATGCTTATTACTAAAATTACCCAACATTATACGAGGTTCAATATTTTCATCTCTCATAAATTTCTGTAGTTCGTATATATGAAAAAGCAAACCTTCACAATCTACTGCGTAGTATTCAACGCCATCGTCATTGTTGGCAGATACTTCATAACCAATCCATCCACCGTTACCCATATAAGTATTTATCTCAATATTACGGCAAAAGCCATAACTGATAAGTAATAGCCTTAGTACATCTTTCCCACTCATACACATTTCGATTTATCAATTTGTCCTATACGCTGTCTTTCAAATCCCTCTATCTGTGCGTCAGTAAGGTTGTTCAGCCATTCATCAGCATACTTTCTGTACTTGGCATGATTGCATTTATAAAACTCCAATCTAAGCCATTCAATAGTTATGTCCTTTTGTTCCATAATCATCTGGTTATAGTAGTTCTTTTATTAAATAAAACCATAAGTATCAAGGCAAAGGCGACTTTCAATAATCGCTTTTTACCAACAATTACAATGTTGTCTTTGGTTATTCCACTATCAGTTGTTATGCTGTACCATTTACTATATGGTGGTAAGCACCTATAAATATGAATTTTAGAAAATGTATATTTCATAATTACCTCCTATGTGTTTTATGGTTCTTGTTCATTCAACATAATTTTATCTCCTTCTCTTTTAAGGCTTATATCAATTGCCATAAATTCAGGAAATTGAGATATATAAACATAAAACTCAGTCTTACGTTTATCCTTTAATTGTTTTTCTGTTGGTGGATTCTTATATTAATCCACACAAGATATTGCTTTAGAAATTAATTTACCTAATTCCATAATTAACACACCTCCTTTCTACTTAATAGTTCATAACCCTTTGTTTGTTTCTTTTTTCCAGTAGTCTCATCTAAAATAGATATATAAATTAATTTAACCTCAAAATAACTTTCTAAATCTTTTGCTTTAGGGGTTTTATCATAATTAATACTAGAATACAAATATCCTAACTTATCTTTTATTCCAGATAATATTAATTTATCCCCTACTTTAAATTCATTATAGATAGTAGCTTCTAATAATTCATCTGAAAAAGTAATTATTCCTAAAGCTTTTTTTATTTTAGTAATATGATAACCCATACCCTTTAATCTTTGAGGACCCAATGTAATATAGTAAGATTTAACCTCATCTGAATCAGATATCTGCCCTAATACTATATCAATAGCGTCTTCAGACAAACCATATTCACAAATAAGTTTTAATTTATCATACATAGTAGTTAAACTAGTATATACCTTTAAAAAATTTGATACCTCCTGATTCACTATATCATCTCTGGTTAACATATTATGTACCGTACTAAACACTGTAAATCTATCTTTATAGTCTATCTGTTGTATTTTAAAAGCTCTAATCTCATTTACTAGTACTAGATTATTAGGAACTGGTTTAAGAATAATATTTCCTTCAGAAGTATGAATCTTATTTACTGCTACATAATCATCCTTATAATTAGAAGCTTTGGCATCTTTCTGATACTTCTTAGCTAATGCAAATTTATCTTTTATAGAAATAGCAATATTATAAGTTCTTAATAAACTTTCTGTCATTTCTTGTTTAGTTTTTATTATTTTCTGAAAATCTTCAGCCTTCATTTCTCTATAATTAGCAGTAGATCTATAATAAAAAGTGGCTGAATTTTTCCAAGGATTATCAAATAATCTTTGCCTTCCTAATATCTGGGGCAAATCTTCTGATATATCTACAGCCAAGGAATCTATATTACTATCACTGAATATAAATGATCTAGCACATAAACTATAAAAGTCAGCTCCAAGATATACAGTTCTTGTACAAAAAGTAAACATTTTAGGTTTTACTCCCTTTAACGGTACTTCACCTATCTTAAAAGACTTACCTAACCTCCTTTGAATTTTCTTTAAATTATCTTCTGTGTATGAACATAAGATATTACATTGCTCTGAGGTAAGATTATTCTTTTTAATGATAGATGTAATATGATTAACACTATTAACATAGAATACAGCCTCATCTGATACTACTCTAGTAGGAATTCCATTTCTAAGAACTACTATACTTTCAAACTCTCCTGAAAGATACTTTTGAATTACTTCAGAAGCTTTTTCACCAACAGATCTCATTACAAAGACATCTAAATCTGGTTGAATAACTCTACTAGGATCCGCAGATCCCCAATCTAATTCATAATATGGGAGATCCTTAAATTCATCTAACATTTCTAAATATTCATCCATCATAGGAGTTGCACTAACAAAGTATGCTGTTGGAGATTGTTTAAGATATTCTAGAAATTTTAATTCAGTATCACTCTTAAATCTAGAATCATGAAGAATACTTTGAAATTCATCTACTATTGTATAAAATGTATAAAATCTATCTAATTTCTCTAGGATATCTTTTACTATTCTATATGAATCATAAGTAACAAGGATTTTACAAGGTAATCCATTAATACTCCTAGATATACAGTATTCCTCTATTTCTCTATATAATCTTTTATAGATATCTGAATTATCTAATGATTCTGAATCAATTGATAAGTCTGCTAAAATATTTTTATCAATCTTAGATAAGTCTTTATCAATATTAGACTCCTTATCCATTTCATTTACGACCAGATAAACATCAAATTCATGTTGATCCTTTTTATTCTTAAGTAGCATCTTTCTGGGACTACATAAAATAATATTTTCATTACTCCTAATACAATATTCAGTAAAACCACATCCAGGTAATTGTTTATTAATAATACATTTACTTGGAAATTTATTAAAATTAAATTCATTCCATTCTGAAATAAATCTAATTCCAGATGGTACTATTATCTTCTCTCTAATCATATTTAAATTATATTTTTATTGTTACAAAATAATATTTAAACTCAATACAGAGTTCAGTTAGTTAAAATTGAAGACTAAGGATACCCTTAACTTCATTAATTAGAATTTGAGGTTAATAGAAGAGCAAAATACAACTTTACTAATACATTTTCACCTACATGTAGTATATAAATTTAATTCGGATAGAAAAGTTGTAGTGGTTCTTCTATAAGAGCGAACATAGTGAGAGACTCACCTCCCGAAGGGAGGAGGTGATGTCGTCTCTTATAGGAGGTTCACGATAAATAGAAAATAATAGATTAATTATTATATATCTATTATATGGAAATGAACCTTAAAAGAGTACCGTCCACCCGCTCCCTGTAAGGGGAGCGAGGACTCTCACTAACGTTCGTACTTTTTAAGAACCATTAAATAATTATATTTTCTATTCAATTCTAACTAATATTTATTTAATTCTTTTTTATTCTCTATATATCTTTTCAGTTTCTTGAAGGCCCGAATGAACATAGTGAATGAAGGATATAGATTCTGGTATCCCTAGTCTTTGAAAAAATATTACAAAAAATATAAAAGATAGGTTTTGACTAATTTTAAAGTCAAATTAAATCCTATCTTTTATATTTTTTATTATATGAAATTTAATCTTTTCTGATAAATATTAAATACAAGATTTGATACATTATCTAAATATAATTTCTCTAATGACATTTGTTTAAGTTTATTATATGGAGTACCAGATATTTTATTAGAGAATTTATATAATTGTTTTAAATTTATAGTTAATGATCTTTTTAGAAAGAATTCATTAAGTCCAATAAAATTTATAATAATATCTATAAATTCTAATACTTTTTTATTATCTCTTATAAAATTTCCAATAATTGTTTTTGAATAGTTTATTGGAATTTCTACCATAGGTAAATTATTAGTTCTAAAATAGTTTATTATATTATTAGTTATTTTATTAAACAAGTTTATATAAGGAATTGTGTGTTCATCATTACTTCCAAATTCATAATATCTATGAATAATTATTCCATAAACACGCTCTACATAGATATCTCTTGCTTTATCATAGATTATTTTTGCTTTATGATATTTAGAATCTATTTCTACGGCTATTCCTAAATAAGGAAAGAAATAATCTAGTAAAAAGTATCTTGTATTTCTGATACTATCATCCAATCTAACAGAGAAAGAATTTAAAATATTATTCCATAAACTTGTATTCTCAATTATTATTGGAAATTCCTCAATATAATTATAATATCCTTTAATATTGTAATTATTATCAATAAGATTTTTAAAATTAATAGAATAACTACTCTTATCGTTTAAAATTGCTTTTTCACGATTAAATACTACATCTATTAATTTATTATTGATTTTTACTTTTCTTGGAACAAAATACATTCCTATATAAGCTGTATAAAATTTATCTCTTATTACGTAATTTCTAATCAAATTTAAATCCATATTACATATTTGTTATTTATGTCAAAAGGTTAAAAAAACAAAGTAGCAAGAGTCTCTCAACCTCCTACTACCTCTACCTAATATTGCCTTAAAGCCTTGTCCGAATACTCGACCCTTATCTTTATCGACTTCTTATCTGTTAACCATATACAACAAGGTAGCTACTTAGGATCTAGAATATTAGTAAGTAGCAATCTAATATTAATAAGATTCTGCAGTTAATCTTATATCCCTATCATATATAAGAATTTCCCAGTTTCTCAGACGGTTAAAAATAAGTTTTTGCGTTTTCTATAGAGTAAAAACCTTATATATGCAAGAAAAATATTAGAAAAATTTTATAAAGTAAAATTTATGAATTGATTTTAATATTTTTCTTTTTGTTTATCCATTAATTTATATTAAAATCTATTATGAGCAATAAAAAAGAAATTAAGGTAGTAGTACAAATTAAAAAAAGATTTGTCAGTGTTAACTCTCTGTATAAAGCAAGAATTATGTATGTAGGAGGTAGACCAGTCCCCAGTACTTATAAAAATCCGAGAGCAGTAGAAATTGAGAGAGAAATTAGAGATCAACTCAGGGCAATCGATTTTTCTGATTATCTAGAATGGCTCCGAACCACCCCCGGATTCAAACTTCATATTCAATTTATCTTTAAGAAAAATATAACTAACTCTGATACATCCAATTAAAAAGTAGTTGCCTAAATGATACTATGTTGTTTAGGAAAATCTTATTAAAATGCTGGAAAATTACATCACATATATTTTCCGCCCATAATATAAAGGGAGGTTATAAAAAGTGATGGAGAATAAATCAGCAGAAATTATACTAAGATATAATTTTTCAACGACTAAATATAAGACTAAGGGGAAGTTCCTTAGATGATATAGTCTATTTTTATATTAAATATATAGATATTCAGTACTATAAGAATATAGAGGATATTTGGACCAGATTTGTTAAAGAGGATCTGGGTATTGAGAGATATGACGACAATCTTCATGTTGAGATTTCTGCAGTTAAAAGTATTATCCCTAAATCTACTTCAGAATATGCATGTTTATACTTAACTGAATCTACTTTTAACGTAAGACTTGATCAAGAAGACAAACCTAAACGTATTTTCTTGGGAGGTACTTGTGGTGGATCGGCCTGGAGAGATGAATTAATTCCAGAACTTGATAGACTCGGATTTGAATATTTTAATCCCGTTGTACCTGATTGGACTCCTGAATGTATAGAAAAAGAAAACATCGAAAAATCCGAACTTTGTAATACACATCTCTATATCATAACCCCGGAGATGAGTGGTGTATATAGTATAGCAGAGATGGTTAATTCAGTTTGGGAATGTTTATCAAAGGGATCTGGTTTTGTATGGATTGGAATTCTCGAAAGTGAATCTTGGGAACCTCATCAACTCAAATCACTTCAAGCAACTCTCGATCTAATTAACAATATCGCCGATGGAAATAGTAGAATTAGAGCAAAGCTTATAAAAGAATCTAAAGAAATATTAACGTGATGAGAGTAAAAAGAAATAATATTGTAGCAGTAAGAGTTTTTACTGGCAGAGATTTAATTGAAAAACTATACTCTGAAGGTTGGGAAGTAGAACAACGAGAATATGGATTACTTTCTGGAGTAAAAAAGTTATCAAAAGGAGCAATTAATGCTATTAGTGATTTAGGAGATAATTTAATAGTAAAGCCGATTAGTAGGTCGAAAATGGGAAAGAAAATTATCGATAAAACGCAAGATTCTATTGAAGATTCGTTAGATAAAAGAATTAAATTGGATAGAGAGATTAAGGAATTAGATAAATCCATTAAAGATCTATCTTTATCTAATGAAGATTCAGCAAAATCTATCAAAAATAATTTAAAAAATGAAGCTGCTAAAAATAAAGCATATATACTTGAAGATAAAAGCAATACTTCAGGAAAATCTTTTGAAAATGGAACTATTGATATAAGAAATCCAGAAATAAAGAAAGCTGTTAGAAAAAAGCTTAAATTCGATGGTCGAAAAGATATGGAACATTTTAATAATAGTAATGATTTAATTTTATTTAAAGAATCTTCAGGTAATCCAGCTTTAGCTCATGAGATTGGACATGTAATAAATAGAAATTCTAAAGGAAAGGCCGCAAAAATAGATAGAGAGGCTGAAAATATAATAGAAGAATTTCATAAACCAGCAGATTCTCCAGGAGGAAGAGATAATTCTAAAGGTCTGTGGAAATCAGTAAAAAGATTTTTCAAAGGTAAGAAAGTAGTAAATAATGAAAAGAATGCCTCTGAAAATGCTATTAAGCTATTGAAGGAATCTGGAGCAAGTGAGAATGAACTGAAACTTGCAAAAGAGAGTTTAGATAAATCCCTGGAGAGTTACAAAGAAGAACATAAAATGTATTATAAGTCTCCATTTATTAATAAACTTCAATCATTTAGGAAAAATAAGGAGAAATAATCATGTTTGGTTGGAAAAGAAAGAAGGAAAAGGATCTAATGTATCAATCTTTGGAAGAGGAAATTAGATTCATCGGAAAAGATCTTGGAATTTATAACTATGGAGACTATAAGGTAGAAACATCTTATAAAGAAGCTACTGAGTTTGAAGATTTATTAAAGGAAGTTAGACATAAATTTTTCTATCTTGAAGAAAAATATAAAAACTATGAATTAAGTATATCACTTAGATCTTATTCATCCGCTAATCTTGTAGATTTAGATGAAATAGAGAATCGAATTTTGAAAGATCATGAAGCAAGAGATATTTTTCTAGACTATATTGGGAGATATAAAAATAATGAGTTAAAATTAATGGATATAAATTTTAACTTACTATATGATTTATCTATGAGATATGCTTATGATGTATTAAGGGCGTTAAACAGAATTGCAGAATCTGATTCAGATAAACTAATATTGTCAGATTGGGAAGAAAATTTATCTCGTGTTGTAAAAAAACCTTATTATTATTCAAGTAATTATAGTGCAGAGGATCTTATGCCATATCTAGGACCTTACTTCATTGATCAAGAAGCAAGAGATTCGTTATATGAGTTTATTAGATGTAGAAGATAATAATAATGAGTAATTCTAGAAATTATACAATATCTTTAGAGAAAAAATTAGGGATATTTAATCATAAGTTATTTTATTTAAAAGATTATGTAAAAAGACTTGAAAGATTAGTAGAGAATTTAGATAATGTAACTTTTCATACTATTCCGGAAACCGGTAGGGAAGTGGATGAAGTTGTTGAAAAAATTAAAAATGAAAATCTGAATAGAGATATTATATATTCTCATATAATTAATAATGATTTTAACTTCGATCAAGAAACTCTGAATAAGTGTGGTTATAATTTTATTAGAAGTATAGAATATTTAATCGAATTAATTAATGAAAAAGATAATTTATTTCTATGTTGTAATAGAGATAATAAATTTTATACTAATCATTATCTTTATAGATAATCTTTCAGATATTATATATAATGAGGAATATCAAAAAGCTTTAAAACTAGAAAATATAGAGCCAAATCTAAATCAATGGACTAAATTTTTATACAGAAATTAGTATGTTTTACGTGTCCCAGAAGCTGTAAGACTCGTACTCAGTCTAGGACATGGAACAGCAGGAGATTTTAAACCAGAAGAATAAATAAAATAGATTATGACAAAAATATTATTAATACCAGCGCATCATAAAACTACTCCAGGAAAAAGAAGTCCTGATGGGATTTTACGAGAGTATTCTTATTCTCGAGAAATTATTAGTGAGATGATAGAAAGATTGGGAGGCTTAGGATATGAAGCTATTAATCCTATACCTGAAACAGAAAAAGAATTATCTCTTAGTGAACAATGTAGAATAATTAATAAAATCTACGATGAATGTTCTGGGGATTGCTTCTGTATTTCGCCTCACTTAAATGCAGCAGGAAATGGTTCTGAATGGATGAATGCTAAAGGATGGAGTGCGTTTATTTATAGAGGAGCTGGACAGAAAACAAAAGAACTTGCTGGATGTTTAACGAAAGCGGCTGAAAAAGAAGGGATTAGAGTGCGTTATGAGTATCCTGGAGTTCCTTATTGGACTAGTGGATTTTATATTTGTAAGAACACTAAACCAAGTACAGTTTTGACAGAAAATCTCTTCCAAGATAACCGCGAAGATGTGGATTTCTTGTTATCAACCGAAGGAAAAGAAGCAATAGTTAATCTTCATGTCCAAGGAATTTTAGATTATATAAGTAAAATAAAAGAACAATGAAATTATATAGTAAAACAGATTACATTGAGTATAAAACAAATCCACAGCCAGGAGATTACTTGGGGAAAATCTTATCTGAATGTTTTGAAAATTTTTTAGAATCAGATAAGGAAGTTAGAGTATCAATCTTAGAAAATATACTTAAATACAAACTAACCCTAGAAGATATGACTGAGGATTATCAAGCATGTTCAGTAGTATTATCTAAAAATTTTGATGAGATAACATATTCTTGGATAGCTGAACAGTTTGGATATACTCTCATCTCAAATCCTAGAAAAATCACAACGCCTGGAACACTTCTTGGATTTGAACTAGATATTGCTCATGGAAATTTACTGCCTGAAGAGAGTTATACTGGGGAATACCTAAGTTGTGCCTATGAATCTTTAAGACGTAGGTTAATTATGAACTCTATAGGATGGGGTTGTACAGTGAGCAAGGAATTAGAGGATGCTAAGAAATGTATGGAAAAGCGAATGAAAGTTTTTGAGAGATATTTTAGTGGGAATATTAAGTTTCCAGTATTTTCTCAACCTTTTATGAACTCTTCTTGGGATCCTGACTTCTATGGATTTTGTTATGGAGATGGAACTTACGGCGAATGGAACTACTCTTGGGCCGGCTTTATCGGGAGAGAATATCATGATTGGACAAGAGAAGATCAGATTTATTTCTCATGTCTCTACGAAGCCACTGATCAATATTTGGAACATCATTTAAATATGCTCCCGACAATGATACGGCCCGAACTTTTATACTTCGCCGATCTAAGTCTCTATTGTGGATGTTCTGGAATATGGGCATTTATGAATAGAGATATTTCTGGAGATGAAAAGAACTCCGAATTAAATAAACTTTACACCAGATTAACAGCTCTAGGAAAAATTGAAGGAGCTGGAATGGAAGTATATAAAGAAATGGCAGAATCTTTAGGAAAACATGCTGCCAATTATTATGACCTAGATGAGATACAGGAAATAATAGGTTATAGAATTTATTTGTAATAATTTAAAAACGTTTTTGATTATGATTAATGATGCATTATTAAGTGGATCTGCCGCAGATGGTGGACCCCAAGCTGGTCTTCCTGTTACGGAAGTAGTTAAAAGTCTTGATATTAAGAAGGATGCTACTATTCCTCAACCTCTTCCGACTGATGAAGAGATTAATATCAAGGAATCAGAAAGTATTAAATTTGTAGTTGGTGAGTCTCTTGAAATGAAAATCGGGGAAGTTAAGTTTTTAGAACTTCGTCAGGAGCCATTTATTTCAAATCTCCCTTATGTAACTTATGAATCTAGTAATCTTAGGGTAGCTAGATTTATTGAAGATGGAGTTATTCTTGTTTGTTGTCCTGGAACAGTTAAAGTAACTGCAACAACTAGTGAAGATGTTAATAATCCACTAGTAGCTACTCTTACAATTACAGTAGTTGATCCTAATGCTCCTAAAGCAAGAAAGGGAAAAAAGTAAAGTAGAACGTTATAACCAAGCAGGAGGACTTATAAATCTTCTTGTTTGGTTTTTGATTTTTGTAGAATAGATGGCAAAAAAGAAAGAAAATAATATAAATCACTTAGAGACATTTTACTTCTCAGATATTCCAACTCAACCTTATCCGGTGTATTCAATATCAGAATCTGGAAACTTATACTCTCTGAAAAATATAGTATATCCAGGAAAATCAGCTAAAAAATTTACTCGTGCAAAACAATTAAAATGGAGATCTCAACAAGCTAGATTAGTAGATTTCTTAATAAACATAGATTATTTTTATCCATTAACTGTTTATAGGGAATTTCTAGTACCTATTCAAAATTCTCTTAGACTTCCTGGCATTTCTGGAGGTTTTTTCTTATTGGATTTTTATTTTTATGAATTATCCTTAGCATTAGAGTTGGATTCTGACTATCATAATCTAGACGCCGATAACCTTAGGGACGAATACTTGGAACAGCTTGGAATAGAAGTCTTCAGAATATATAACTTAGAGAAAATTACAACACAGAAGGGTAAGTTTAAAGAATTTATAGCTCTTCTCAAATCTAAAGTTCCTGTTCAAAATCCACGTCCCTTTGATTTCCTCGGCGACTTAAGAAAAAGAGAACAGGGAGGAGATAGTTCAGGGTTATGGAAAATCGATTAAACGCTTCCTAGTACCCTCGAGAATCTTATTATTGATAGTATATAATAAAATAGAAACTTTATTAAATTAACAGATCATGAAAATTCAAAGAGGAGTAAACCCAGAAAGTAGAATGATACAAATTACAGTTACTACACCATTATTAGCTGAATATTATAACAATTTTAGTGGTATGATTCGGAATAATAGTAGTAGTATTTCTGAGGGGGTTAATGTTGAAAGAGTAAACACCGATTCAGCTATGGTATCTTTTCCACTTCCATCAGATTCTCAAATGATAAATCATGGAGATAAAGCATTAGTTTCTATGCCTCCAGAGGTTGTAGATAAATTAAATGATGTAATAAATAAGTTTGTTAATTGTGGACTTCGGAAAACATTAAAAACAGTAGAATTCCTTCCACTTAACAACTATGAATTATCAGGACTTCAGGAAGATATTAAATCTGCAATAGAGAATAAACGAAACTTTTGCATTCTCAGAGATTATAAAGAGTATCAAAAAATGTCGGAGGAGAGAAAGTATCAATTTACCCAAAAACTAATCAAATACGGTACCTCAGAATATGCAGATGTAGCTCTTCTAATTAATTCTGGAAAAATGGATGAACTTAGAAGATGGTTAGATCCGCAGTTGAGTTATTGTGAATGGATTTAAATGATTATTAACTCTATAGTGTTTCCTCCAGGTTTTATATCAGAGGAACACTTTTTTATTTAATGATTTATTATAATATATGGAACAAATTAGTAATAATGTAATGGTACTGAATGTAGGAGATCAGATTCCTCCAGGTACCGAGGATGCACTAAAAATACTATTGTTAGGTAGTATTGACTTAGGTCCTACAGGCGAGATGAATTGGCAGTCCAAATTTGTAGCTGGATTAGCTAATGCAGTAGATCCACAAAAAGGATTAATGAATCTATTTACAAAATATAATTACATAATTCTTAATAACTGGTATTCCCCACAAAACAAAGAAGCTAGTATTTTTAATCAAGAAATGGCTAATAAGTTTCAGTGGGAAAGAATGGCAATGGCTGCTGCAGACTGCATCTTTATAAACTTCTTGGGGAGATCTCAGAGTCCTATTCCTCTTTATCAGTTGGGATATTTAAATAATTCATCTAAACTTATCGTAAGATGTCCAGAGAATTATAAATACTATTCTTTAGTTAGAATGGCTTGTGATGCTAGTTCAGTTCCTCTAGTTGGTAGTAAGATGGGAACTGTAAATCAAATTCTTAGTCTTATGTTTAGTTTTATCCCTAAATTTCAAGAAGTAGGAAAAAATACATTACCAGAATAAAAAAAAATGAAAACACTTATTATTTTAAAGGGATTAGCAAAAAGTGAAAAGCTTGAATGGGTTAAATCTCAAGGTCTAGAAAATTTCTTTCTAGATTATTCTATTTTCAAGAGATTATATAGTATGCCTGAGTTAGATCGAGATAAAACAACTGATATCTTGGGAAGAACGAATATTAATCTCATCTTTAAGTCATGGTTTGAAGCAATTAATAATAAGCTCGAATCTGGATGTCTAGTTGTTATCGATTATGATCAGGAGAAAACAAAGATTTTGGAAGATATGGGTATGATTTATGGTTATACTTGTTTCTATAAAATCTTTAATATCCCTCACGACTATACATCAAATCCAGAAAAATATAGTCCAGTAGGGTTTAAAAAGAAGACGAAAGAAGAATTAGAGGCAGAAGTTATTACATTTTTAAATCTTCAGCTTGGATATACAAAGAAAATTGGAGGATACTCTGATGTTATGGATTACTGGAAGAAGAAAGAAGTAATTCTAGATATTCCAAGAAAAGAGACGATGTATTTTTTCTCTGATCTTCATTCCAATTATTCTCTCTATCAAAAAATTAATCTCCCTTCTGGAACAATAAGAGTACATTTGGGAGATTATATTGATGGTCCAGAAGAAGGTGGATCTAGAAAACTTATAGAAATGATTTTTAAGAATGCATCATACTATAATATATTCTTAGAGGGAAATCATGAACGTAGACTTAGAAAATTTTTATTCTGGAGATGGGCTGCAAGTAGTAACTCAGGAGGAAGTAGAGCTATTATTGCCGAAATGCTTTATAACTCACTTCCAACAGATTTTTTAACAACAACAGCTGACGAATTTAGATCTTTAACTCCAGGAGAAGCATTGACATGGTTAAATAGATTAAATGATATCTTGAAAACCCATATAATTATTAAAAAAGATGATACTGTTTTTTATTGTACACACGCTGGAATTAAATATCTTGAACAACTTAGTCCTAAATTTATAGGAAATGTTATCTATGGAAATCGAGATATGGATATTTATGATAAATGTTTCTCAAAAACTATATGGAAACCTACAGGAAGATGGTCGGTTCATGCTCATTGTAAGTATCCAGATGGCGTTGATTTCCTTAAATATGATGGAGTAGTTAATCTAGATCCATCATGTGAAAAAGAAATAGTTTATATGGAAAATAACATTAAAAATTTTTTACCATGCATCGTACAGTAATATTAACAGTAAAAAGTAAAGACTTAGGAAAAGTATTAAGTTCTTTAGAGATGAATAAAGACTTCGAAGAGAATACTACATTAACTCTTAGTATTGATATTGAAGATACAAAGAAAAATTATCAAGTTCTTTGTGGATCTCCTGAAGTTTTGGAATGGGACTTTATTGAGGAAGATAAATCAGAGGATGATGAAGTCGTACAGGAAACAAAAGATAATTACAAAAAGTCAGTAAATCCTGTAACTGATATAGAAGAAGCGATAAAAACTGTTAAGGAGAGTCTTAATAAGGAAAAGTCTTTATGGCCTGATAATATATATTCAGTTGCCGTAAATACAGGAAAAACTCTTGGGTATCTTGAAGAATATATTAAAACTTATGACGACATAATTGAATTTATCTTAATATCTTGGAGATTATCAAAAAAATTTCCCAAGTATTCAGTAGATTTTGTTCAAGAATATATCCTCCCAGCAATTATCCAAAATCAAACAGATATTTCAGAAGTATCAAGCTTAGATCGAAAAATTCCTCTCCTAATTACATCTTATTATTCTGGAGTTAAAACAACAAAAGAAGTACTTAAAGATGTGATTAGAAAAGTTCAAGAATCATGGGAGATTATGAAAGAAACTGAAGATGTAGTTTCTTTAGTTACATTATTGTTTAGTGGTAAAAAAATAGTAATGTCATGACGGAAGAAATACTTAAAGATATAAAAACTAGTTTAGGTTTAGATGATGTTGATGAAGCTATTCCTTATATCAATCAATGTATTCAAGCTAGAGATAGGATTTTATCAGACGAATATTCTGATTTTAAACCAGGAAGCTTAGTTCTTGATACTAGAGATAATGAAATTGGTTTTGTAATTGGACCAATCAATATGTATGGAGATATTAATACGGATAGTTTTGTTAAATTATCACACAATGCTAAAGTAAGTAAAGAAAATACTACAATGTTAGTAGTAACTCGAGTAATTGGAGGTTTAGAGAATGAAAGGCGTTCTAATTTTAGAGTTAGATACGTTAAACGAAATTACCTAACACCATTAAAGATAGAGGAGAATAATCTCAACTATTCAACTAATAGTGTATCAGATCTTGATACTTTTTGTGGAAGTCAGTGTATTATGGAATGTACATCTGAGTGTAAATTATATAAATATAGAAGGAAAAAGTAATTAAAAAACAATGAATACTAGGAGGGAAACCTCTTAGTATTTTTTATCAAAGAATTATGAGTAAAAAATGGTTACATGGAGCTATACCTGCTCTACTAATTCATGGCTGTATAGGAACTGTTTATTGTTGGTCCTTGTTGTATGATTATATAAAAGAATCTATTACTGGTAATTGTACTTGGGCATTTTCCTTAGCCATATTTTTCTTAGGGATTTCTGCAGCTTTTTTCGGTCCCTTAGTAGAAAAGAATGTAAAGAAAGCTGCAACTATAAGTTCTATCCTCTTTGGTTCGGGAATGATCTTATCTGGAGTAGCATGTTATATAAATTCTATGCCACTTCTTTATCTTAGTTATGGAGCAATTATGGGTACTGGAGTTGGAATTGGATATATCACTCCAGTAAAAACTCTAATGATGTGGTTCAAGAATAATAAAGGTCTTGCTACTGGACTTGCTATTATGGGATTTGGATTAGCGAAAGTAATAGCAACACCTCTTCTTAATTGGAGTATAGAAAGATGTGGAATATACTGTACTTTCTTCTCTTTTGGGGTTTGGTATACTTTGATTATGTTACTTGCTGCAATACTTCTTAAAAAACCAATAGAAGAAGGAAAAATAGAGAATACATCAAGACCCAAATTTAAATCACTTAAGGAATGGTTTGATAGGAAAAAACAACTCCTAAATCTACCAGCAATTACTACTATATGGTTGATTTTTTATTTAAATATCTCTTCTGGATTAGCAATTATAAGTTATGAGAAATATTACTATGAAACAGCTGGAATTGGAATAGTTCTAGGATTAGTATTTTCAGCTATTTTTAATTCTCTAGGTCGTTTTGGAGTTGCTTGGTGGTCTGATTATTTTAAAAATCGTGGAAAACTTTTTGGAATAATCTTAACATTCTCTGTTCTTTCGGGAATTACAGCTTTTATGGCTCCAGGTTTTATTCCAGTAGCTGTACTTTTATGTAATGCTGGGTATGGGGCAATGTTTTCAATAATGCCTTCTGTTCTAGCTGATAGGTATGGAATGAAAGACGTATCTGAGATTCATGGATTAATACTTAGTGCTTGGGCTTTTGCTGGTCTTTCTGGAAATCAGTTTGCTAATCTTTTAGTAGGTATTCCAGAGAGTTCATATAAAACATTAATTCTTGGAAGTGTTGGGTTATATTGTATTGCTCTATCTTTAAGTGCTAAATTGTGGAATAAAGACTAAAAACCTTATATATGATATAATAAATAAGAAGTTATGAAAAGTAATAGAGCGTTTGAAATTTTATCTACATTAAGCTATGAACCGTGTTATTGTGAAGTAGATGAATCTATAATTGATTATAGTAATGCAGTTAGAGCAGTAGAAGAGGCTGAAAATGAAGTAATAGATCTGCTTAAGGAAAGTATATTAGCGAAATTTCAAAATGGGTCTACAAAAGATACTATAAAGATTATACTTGAAGAAACTATAAAAGAGTTTAAGGATGAAAAGTAAAGAAGGAGATAAATATTTAGGAAAACACCTGAATAGTATAAATGACTTATTAGAAGAAGGTCATGATCCGAAAGTTAGAGATTTGGTAGTTTATGAAGATGCAAAAATACTATCTGATATTTCTTATTTTGAGGGTTATGATGCTGGGGTGTCGGATGAAAGAAATAAGGAAGATTATGAAGTATGGATGGTCGAGTTATTCAAGAAAATCGCTGTAGATGGATTACCAAAAGAATATAAAGGCGGCCATTCTAAGATATGTGTTTGTTTTGTTCCGGCCGTTAATGGAGAACTTGACAGATATGTTATTGGATACTATAATTATAAAAAGAAAGGTTGGATGACTTGTTTATGTGAAGGATGTCAAGAATGTTTCCGGCCGACTCATTATCTAGAACTTCCGGCCGCTCATAAAATCAGAAAAGAATATGATGTAACTGGGCAAACTAGATCAACAAATTCATTTCCTGAAGTTCCTGATGGTGTATATCAAGGAAAATTCGGTGGACATGTTGGAATGATAGAGTATTTAGGAAAGGTCTATAACTTCACATTCTTAAAAGGTATCGTTCAAGAAAATATTCCAAAAACAATAACAGTAATAGATGGATATGGATGGACTCTACTAAAAGATGGACCGATTGTACCAACCGTTTGAAACTATAACAAATTAAAAATAAAAAATTATGAAGAAAGAAAAATCAGAAGAAAAAGAAACATTAGAAGTTAACAAATTAATAACTAAGAAAGAAAAAATCAAGGATAATATTGTAGATATTATCGATATTGATGACGAAGAGACAGAGGAGTTTAAATTCTCTGGTGGAAAATTGGTAATAGATGACTCACTGAATGTAATTGGAAAGTGGGAATCTAAGAATTATACATCATTAGGAGATGGTGTTTATATGGGGTTTGTAAATAGCGGAGAACATGAAATAACGCTAATGGAAAGTAAGAAAAAGCACTCCAACATATTTGATTTTGGATTAGAGAATGGATATATCGCTATAAATAGAACTACACTCAAAGTAATCGTAAAGAATAAAAAAGGTTATATCGACTGTAGACATCTAACTCTAATCTGTGATTACCTGAAAAAATCTATCAATTCCAAAGAAAAAGAAATTAAATCTTTGGAAAATAGTATATCAAGAATTGAGTCACATCAAGCAACATTTTCTAGTGAAGAATCTAGGGGAACAGTATTAAAATCTCAGAAAGAGATATTATGTGAGCTCAATGAAAAATTACCCTCACAAAAGAAATTATATGAGGAACTTTCAATGAAGAGAGCCAAATTACTGCAAGAAGTTCAAGAAGAATATGAAAATTGCTTGAAATCTTCTAGTGAAATGGAAAAAGTCATGGAAGAACGGAAAAAATCTTATGATGCAGAGTTAGTTAAGTGTTATGGAAAAGAACATCCTACATCAGAAGATAAGAAAAATAAACACAAATCAGAAGAACTCGCCCTTCTCGAAAAATTATTGAAAGAAGGAAGAAAAACGATAGCTCTTATTAATTATAGAATTCCTAACTATGAAGATATGTTAGAAATTCTTAGCGGTAAGTCTATTAAAAGAAAATCAAAAAGAAAGGACGACGATGATTAAACTACTAAGATTACACAAGTTAATTTGGGGAATTCTAGTTATTATAGGAATTCTTCTTGAGATGGTAATTGTAGTACCAATCGTGTTTTTAGTGTTTATTTATAATTTTAGATTTAATCCAAGAAAAGTATGGGAAGCAATACATAGCGCAGACCTAGATTTTCAGAATAATTGGGGAGGTTATGCCTATCGTGATCATACTCCTTGGGATACGTTCAAAAGAAGATATAAATATACATTTAATCATATAGAGAACGAATCTAAAAGACAATAAAAAAGATAAAGTAGTAAGACATCAAAGCTTACTACTTTTATTTTCTATGTAAAAAAAGGGAATCTCAGAAACCCCGAAATCCTTATTAATGTATGAAAAAGAATTTTAAAGAAAAAGATGATTTTATATTTTTAAATAAAGAACGAGTTCGGCTTACAATGTTAGTTACTACTAATTATTATATGGAATGCAAGATTATTACTGCATTGATCTCCGAACTTTAAATTTAAATACGTGGCGGCTCATGTTATTAGTTACTACTAAATTATAGATTTGTAAACTATGCGATTTACTGTAACGATCACCGCCACGTAATTTAAAAAATATAAATAATTCTAAACTACAAGAGAAATCCTGTAGTTTTATTTTTTCTTCTCTGATACAAATAAAAAAAAGAACCTAGATTTTACTCTAAGTTCTTATTATTTTTCTATTCATTTACAGGAGGAAAGTCATCATTAATAACTTCTTCATTATCAATTAAACCCGCCTCTTTGTAGCAATTTCTTTTATTCTCCTTCATCCAGGCTACTAAACATCCTATTAAACCGAGAATAATTGCGATAAATCCTAATATCTTTTTCATAGTTTTCTTATTTATTTTTCATATATAAGATTTTTAAGCGGATTCTGTGTTATTTTTATCAATATATCTTTTTATTTCTGTTATTAAGTCTTCTTCGGTTGAAATTATTGGTGCAAAATAACTATCTAACATTTCTTCAATAGTTGAAAAATGTTTTGTTGAGTCTCTACCTTCTCTTTTTAATATTTTAGGAATTGCAAAATAAATTATATCAACTCCATGTTCTTTACACAAATTATACTTTATTAAATCTCGTTGTCTATGATTTTTAAATCCTTTCTCTCCTCCCATATAATTTACAGGAACAAAATGTTGTACTCCATGACCTTCTATTGCTAAGTTTAATTCTGGAATATAAAAATCTAATTCTAAATTCCTTTTATAAACTAACCAATCTAATGTATGACATCTTGGAATAAATTCTATTCCCAAAGATTCTAAAATTTTTCTAATAATAGTTTCTATGGCAGATTCTTTTCGTTCTGGATAAACTAATTTCGTTAAATACCCTTCATTACTAGCTTTGTGATACTCCTGTGGAAAATTAATTAAAAATTCAGTAGGACTTTGAATATTGTTATTATCTATAAACTCTTGCATTTCTTCAGAAGTTTTGTACTTGTCACCCCAATTAGCAACACTTGCTTTATATCTTAATTGCGTTCTAATTCCTAAAGTCTTTGCTCTTCCATAAATTTTTGGATAAGTTCTTTCAAAAGACTTGGCAGAATATATTTCTGGATGTGTATCAATAAATTCTTGAATATCTTCTACTGTATTAAATTCATCCACCAAACTATAAAGTATTCTATTTGGATATATTACCTTACTTCTTAATCCTAGTTTAGATAATTTAGCATACCCACTTAAAAATCGATTACTAAAATCTTTTGGATTTTGAATATTATTATCATCTATAAATTTTTGAGCTGACTCTAAATTATATATAGAATCCCAGTTATCTATATTAGTATGTAATCTATTAGGATATACTACAGACCTAGCAAATTTATTTTTTAATAATTTTCGATAAATTCCACCAAATCTTTTCTTAAAATCAGTTGGGTTTTGTATTTCATTATCATTAATAAATTTTTGATAGTAATCAACAAATTCTTCTGGATTTGTTCTTTTTGGAAATATTAATTTAGAAATGATTCTTAAGTTATTTGCTCTATTATATATAATTGGATAGTTAATTTTTAAATCAGAGGATGATATAATTTGATTATCTTTAATGAATTTATTAATCTTTTCCAGAGAGTTTATATCTCTGTATAATAAGCTAGTTCTTCTATTCGGATAATTTACTTTATCGGCAAAATTCTTTCTAACTAGGCGATTATAAATACTTGGATATCCCTTTTTAAAATCTAATGGCCTAGTAATTTTATTGTTATCTATAAACTGTTGAAAATCCTCAACAGTATTAAAGTCTTTTAAATCTAAAGAATTACTATTGTTCATTCCCGATTTAGCGACAGACTTTTCTTCGCTTTGAGATTTAGGTAAGTTATTCATTTTTTTATTATATTTTTATTATTCATTTTAGACATCAGAAAGGAATTTCGGAGATAATAAAGTTTCCGGATCTTTATTATTTCCTACTTTTCCCTAATCTAAAATGAATAACTAACGATAAAAGAACACTAGATCAATCTATTATTTTATAAATTTTTCTAATGTTCTTTCAGTTATAAGGTTTTTGGATTCTCAGGAAAGTAAAATAAAGACTTAGGATATTTCACCTAAGTCTTATATTATTTTTATTTATTTACTTTTTCTTTCTTAATATCTAACTCCATTATTATAGAATCAGATACAATTACCTCAGAATTATCACCTAAATCTAAATTAATGATATTCCCAGAAACTTTTCCATTTACCATTGCAAGAGCTAATTTATCTTCTACATACTTTGAAATATTCTTTGATAAATCTCTAGCTCCGTATTTAGTATCTACTTGATCAATTATAAATTCTTTTAATTTTTCAGATATATTGATTTTATATCCTTTTTTTGATAAACGATCGCTAAGTTTTGCAATTTCAAGATCAAATATCTTTATCATTTCCGGTTTTCCAAGTTCATTAAAGATAACAATATTACTAAGTCGTCCAATAAATTCTGGTCTAAAGAATTTTTCCATGGCCTTCATTACTATAGACTTATTATCTTTATTTTTCTCATCTTGACTTTGTTTATTAAATCCGAGTCCATTTCCTTTTTCAGATAGTTGTTTCGAAGCTACGTTACTAGTCATCAAAATTACGCAGTTCTTAAAACTCACTTCGAGACCGTTACTTAGGTTAGCTTTTCCTGTGTCAAGAATTCCTAGGAGTAAGTCATAAATATCTTTATGAGCTTTTTCAATTTCATCAAATACAATAACCATATTTGGATTAGTTCTTACTTTTTCAAAAACTGCTGTATCTGAATCAGATCCTAAATATCCTGGAGCGCTTCCAAGTAATCGGGATACAGAATAACTCTCTGTATATTCTCCCATATTAATAAGTAATAAGTTTTTCTCAGCGCTTTCAAAGAAAAGTTCAGCTATCTTCTTAGAAATCAGGCTTTTACCTACACCAGTCGGACCTAATAAAAATGCCGTACAGATAGGTTTATTGGGATCCTGTATATCAAGAATTGATTTTTGAAGTGCAGTAACTACAGTATCAACTGCATCTTGTTGTCCTATAATTTCTTTTTCCAAGACTTTCTTCATGTTTCTAATTTTGATTGCTTCACTATCCTTCATCTTGTTTATAGGAACATTAGAAATCTTAGATACTACTGACATAACATCTTCTTCAGTTACTTCAGGCCAACCAGAAGGATCATTAAGTTCTCCAATTAACTTTAATCTCTCCTCCTCAAGTTCTTTTTTCAAAACCAATTCAGTATCTCTCCTCTTCTGAGCCTCATCGAAATCTTGTTCCTCTACTAACCTAATTTTTTCCTTAACAATATCATCAATCGCTTTTTCTAGGTTATCTACAGAACTAGTATCAATATTTTTTCTAAGTTTTGCTGCACTAGCTGCAATATCAATACAGTCTATGGCTTTATCTGGGAAATGTCTATCATAGATATATCTTCCACTAAGTTCTACACAAAGTTTTAAAATATCATCTGTATATCTTACTCTATGATAATCTTCATATCTTTCCCTAAGTGTCTTTAATATTTCCAAGGTTTCTTCTTTGGTTGGCTCAGACACCATTACCGTTTGAAATCTTCTTTTAAGAGCACTATCTTTTTCTATATATTTTTTAAATTCTGTAGTTGTTGTTGACCCGAGACATCTGAATTTCCCTCTAGCTAATGGACCTTTAAGAATATTAGCTCCATCTCCTTTACCATCATTCGAACCATTACCTACTAGATTGTGTATTTCATCTATATAAATAATTATTTCAAGATTATTTTCTACTTCTTTGATTATAGCATCTAAACGCTCTTCATATTGCATTACGTTAACTATATGAAAATATTTTCATATAGATCAGTATATGATTTCAAGTTTAAATATTTAAACTTGGCCAGTCTTTATACGTTACACTAAAGAATATTATCTTTAGTTCGGCATTAAATTACTTAACTAAAGCGTAAGATAGTTAAGGTTATTCGCCGAATTTACTAGCTTATAATCTAAAGAATCACTTCTTTAAACGGCCATTTTATAATCACAACCTCTAAATTGGCAACCAGCCACTAAAGCGTTTAAATCTAATGAGAAGATCCTTTTATCTATCAATTCTCTAGGAACTTCTTTATTTACTATTTTCTGACACAATCCTTCAATAATTGCGGTCTTTCCACAACCAGCTTCAGCTAATAAAATTCCATTGTTCTTCTTCCTACATGATAGGATTTCAATAATCTGTGAAATTTCTTTATCTCTACCTACAATTGGATCATATTCTCCATTTTTTGCAGCTAAAGTCATATCTGTAGAAAATTTATCAAGGAAAGGGGTTCTAGAATTTGGATCTAGGTTTTCGGGCTCATTACTTCCTTGTCCAGCCATTTCAAATTCTCGATCTTCCTCTTCGCGACGTTTTTCTGAGTCTTCGTCGCCTTGGTTATAATCGAGAGTTTTTTCTTTAAGTTCGCCGCCGTTATTTTCCTCACGGTTATCTTCTTGGTCTTTTATTCCAAGTTTCGTATCGAAGTCATTTATCTTCCAAAATAAACTCGTGAGGTCTCTTGCATCGGCGCCTAATTCATCTACAAGATACTCTGCAATCTTACTAAATTCTGTTTCTGGAAGTGAACACATAAGAAAAGCTAGTGTATCAATATCATCAGTCATCTCAGATTTTAAATTTATATCTGTCAGTTTATCCAAGATATAATTAATGGCTGGAGACAAGACAATTGAATCAGCGCCAGTATACAATTCAGAAGGCGCTGTAAATTTATTGTCTTCTCTAATTTCGGCCACTACATCCATTATAAATTCTCTAAGATCTTCCTCTGTACTAGGTTTTCCGATAAACAGATCTTTTAGATAATCTCTTAGTTCTGGAATATCACCTTCATTATCTAGATAAGTTATAACTATCTGAGAAACTATATGATCTAATGATATTTCTTTTCCCATAAACGAGACTACTTCTTCATGAGCTTTCTCGAAAAACTTTTTTAATTCTTGAGATAATTCAAATTTTGATGAATCTTTCATTTTTCTATTTGTTTAATTTTTATTATGTTTATCATCACATTATTAAGGAAATCATCGGTAAATTTTATATCTATTTTTTGCTTCAGAGATATAATCATTAATATCTTCTTGAGTAATAGTTATATCTTTTATGTTTTTAAATTTGTTAGCCCAATTACTACACCAACTCCTCCAACTAGTATCACCTTCAAGTTCTTTTATGTACTCAAGAATTTCTCCTTCTCCTTTAATATTTCTTTTTGGGACCCACCCCGAACAATTCTCAAAGGATTCATTTCGATCATATATTGATTTTACTTTTATCGAAATTTTCTTTTTCTTTTTCAACCATTTAAAGAAATCTTTTATAGGATTTGGATACATTAACTTCGGAAACTTATAAATCTCATAATCTTCAGTTACAACTATATAAATCCTTGATTCTTTTCCTAAGGTCGGTGTCTTAAGAAATGGAAGATCGACTCGTTTGGCATCTATATAAACCTTAGTATTCCACCATCTAAAAGTATCTGGTTTATTTGTATCTTTTACTTGATATAACATAAAATCTCCAGAAATATCAATAGCATCTACAGCTAAACCTGTTTTTCCAGTAGAATCATCTATGACTACTTGAGAGTTTCCTTCTTCAAAGAGATCCATAACTTGAGATGCACCATGTTCTACTATATAAAGTGTTTTCCCTGTTAGATTATCAATAGTTTCTAAGTCTTTTTTATCTCCTTCTGAAAGTTCTACAAACATATACCCATCTGTACGCGTTACAGATCTAGTTCCAGTAATTCGGTCTAATTTTGTTTTCTTTACTAATTCTTCTGGTTTCATGTTAAATTATTCTCGGTTCATTAATAATTCCTTTATCAATTAGATAGTTTCGATAGAGAAGATTTATAACAAATTCAGGTGATTTACAACAAAATTCTCTATCTACTACCTTTAGATTTTTCAATAGTTCAAATAAAGAAACTTCAGGTAAATATTCTTTCCTACAACAAATGCTATTATTTCTATTTACAATATCTAATCTTGAATCTGTATAGATTAATTTTTTCTCTCGATTTAGTATATTTATTATTTTTCTATTAGAAAGTTTTTTACAGATATACCCTTCTGTAACAAAATATAAAAATACCTCAGATAAAGAAGCTAGACGTACATCCTTTTCTAATTGAATTCCTTCAAAAAATTTTAACACATAAGTTTTATCAAAAAGATTTTTATAATTATTCCTAGATAAAATATATCTTGAGTGTAAAAATGGAAAAGTATATAATAAATCTTCTTTATTTGAAGAAGAAATTTCTAAGTAAGTGTATTTTGCTCCTTTAAAATTTATATAACTTAATAACATACTTACTTTCCCCATTTTAAATTTATTTTTGGTTCTCCAGTAATTTTTCCAGTATCTATAAGATAATTTCGAAAGATTATAGTTTTTAGAAATCCTGTTACAGTTTTAAATTTCTTTTCAGGGATAGGAACCACAGAAGTCAGAATATCCTTTCTAGTAAATGAGTTTAATTCGTACTCCCTGATTAATCGGGTTCCTGGTTGTTTATTCAACGATTCTACTTCCATTATAAATGAAAGTTGTATCATTGGATCTTTATAAAGTCTTTTTGACATAGAATTAAGATTTGAAATTTTTGGACGGTCAATTGAGGATGCTAAAACTAATCCTACTTTAGAGAAATCCATTAATTGTATTGGTCTTTCTTTTTCGAATTTTTCTAAGTATGGTTTTAATTTTACTTCGTCCTGTACAATTTCAAAACTAAATCCAGGTTCTGCAAACACTTCGAATCTACCATAATCTACATAAGGTATTGTAATTTTTTCTGTAGAATTTGATTCTGTAAGTACTGTATAATATACTGTGAATACATTTTGTATAACACATTGATAAACTTTTACATCCATTCTTCTATAGTATTATCGTTCCACTTCACCCTAGCATATACATCTGGGGCATTATCTAATCTCAATTCTAAGTTTTTAAAATCTTCTCTGAATTCTTGAGGTAGTTCGAATACTTTATTTATTACCTCCTTCATAATTTCTCGAGCCTTTAATTGTCTGGCTTTCTTTCTCCATACTCTGGGACAAAATACGGCCGGAACATATATAAAGTGATCAGAAGCGGCGGATATATCTGTTATAACTACCTCAGAAGGATCTATCTCAAGTTTTTCATACTCTGGGGTGTTCCAGTATCCATATTCATTTTTCTTTGGTTCCTTAGAAAAACATAAATACTTATCTCCTTCTTTAACAAACCATAAACTTCCGCCGCTAAACTCCTCTTTATATTTTTCTAATAAATCAGCCGGTGTTGATAGTCCCGGATCTTCATCGAAATAATCTTGAAGAATTTGTTTTATCTCTCCAACTATTTTTCCAGGAGCTAATCTAAATTCTGTCATTATACACTCTCCTGTAACTGGAACTGTGAAATTTGCAGTAGGTTGAAGATTTTTTATTCTTTCAACTTCGGAGAGAAATGATTCAGTTTGACCTGGCATATTCCAACAAGGTTTATGGTTCATATTATCAGCTTCAATTAACTTCATTTCATCCGTCAAGTTATCTCCAAGAAGTCTGATAAGTTGACGAGTTTTCTTTGGTTTTCCTGTATATAATCCCCGAGAATAGTCATATAGCTGTTTAATACACATATGATTTTCAACTAAGAAAACGACTTTATCAATTACTTCCCCCGGATATTTAAGATTAGTTAGGATTTTTCTTGTTTCTTTTGCTGACTCTTTATCATGTTCATGAAATGAAAATGATCCATCTTCTTTTACTTGATAACATATTGGTTTAGAAACATCATGAAAGAGGGCTGCTAACCTAAGTTCAAGATTTGCTCCGCCTTGAATTACATGACCCAATACAGCAAGAGAATGTTCACCCCAAGTCTTATCATGATATTTATTATTCTGTACGAAACCAATATTTAATTGAAAAATCTTAGAAATTCTCCACATAAGACATCTTCCAATTAGTTCTCGAATTCCCCATACTGCATTTTTTGACATTAAAATCTTAGTAAACTCATCTCTAATCCTTTCCATACTAAGAGATGAATATTCTGGAATATTATCAATCTTAGAGTATGTTTCCTCAGAAATAGTAAACATTTTAGTACAGGCAAATCTGATTGCTCTTAACATTCTAAGAGGATCATCTTTAAAAGTCTGTTCAGGATCAAGAGGCGTTCTTAAGATTCTATTCTTACAATCATCTAAACCTTTCCCCGTTGGATCTAATACCTCTCCAGTTAATAGGTTTTTATATAATGCATTACAACAAAAATCACGTCTAAAAGCATCCTCTGTGATATTAGTTTGTTGTACTGTATCTGGTTTTCTCGGTCCTTGATTATAAGTTTCAACTCTAGGTACAACACACTCTATATCTATCTTTTCATTGGCTCCTATGTCTAATGAAAATTTCCCAGTTTTAAATCTATTATAAGTAACGAAACCAGAACATTCAGGCTTTGTTTTTAGGAAATCTATAAAGAGATCTGTTCCTTCTGGATAATCAATACAAAGATCTATATCTTTTGGAGTTTTTCCTAAAACTAAATCCCTAACACATCCACCAACTAGATAGATTTTTTCTTTGAATTTACAATCTTGAACTACTTCTTTTAATAATTCGACTGCTTTTTCGTAATCAATTTTCTTCATAATTGTTTATTGTTTTTATCACATATAAGGAAAATAAACTACCCTGGAAGATTTATTTTCTCCAAGGTAGTAATATTTTATTGTTGTTCAGCTTTTTTATATACTTTTATAATAGTTGCTAGATTAAGAATTACTATAAATCCAGATATAATTATAGTAATTAAATTTATAAAAGGTATTTGAATGAAATTATAAGAATCCAATTCAATATGATTCCAATAATTTTTTTGATATCCACTAAGTAAACAATCTGAATAATTTTCTATGTTTAACTTTGTTCCAGGCTTAAGAGATTTTTCCAAAATATATTTTTCAAACTTTTTATCTCTATCCCAACTAAAAGATCCAGACCAAGTTATAGTATCATTTTCATCAATACCTATACAAAATATTGCTTCATTTTCTTTTCCTCCAGACCAGAATGATCTTTGAAGTTCTGTTTTATTCTTATAGCTATTTTGCCAAACTAAAAGAATAGGTCTGAACATAGGATCAAGGGAACATATATAACCAATTTTTCTTTCTAGAGAATCAGGAATATTGATACCATATACGAAATTTTGTCTAGGTTCTAAAATATTATCTGAATTTACAACTCTACCAATACTATATCTCACAAATAATCTTTTCTTCAAAGCTTCTGATATATCTACATCATATAACTTATAGATCGGTAAGATATTATTCATGTAGTTATAGTAATTAACTGGTTTTGAGAATATTAATGCAGTTTCAGGATTACTATTCCACTTAGATCTACACATATGCCAACTCTTATTCTGTGGATGTATGATATCTTCCTTGTTTTTCCATAATCCTTGAAAATACATAAAAGTATTTTTCGAAATTTCAATCTCTACTTCTTCACCAGTATCAAAATCATCATAAACTAGGTAATAAACATCTTCATGAGTAACATCTTTTCCATCTACTTTTTCTATCCAATTACTGTAATGTTTTATATACCTAGCTGAGTATTCAACTAGTTTTGTATCTACTGGCTTATTTAAAGTAAATGTAAAAAATACAATAAATATAGCCATAATCGAAGGTAAGACGAAAAATATATTCGGCTTATCTTTTTTCAATCGTCTTTTAACTTTAATAAATATAAATACTGATATTAATAACAGTATTACAACAGTCATAAATAAATATTCCATAGGCTTTTTAAAAACTTATTAATTTTCTTTTTCTAAGCAAATCTCCAACTACTGAGTTCCATTCTATCGCATCTTTAATAGTTTTCTCTGGATAAGTATAAGTGATAAAATTATTTTCTGCAAAAATGGTTTCTGTAATAATTATTTTTCCATAATCACCCATATCAGATTCATAAAATATATTTAAAGAGTTTCTGAATATTCCATCATCTCCTGGGGTTAAATAAAGATTATCAGTATCTTTTTCAATAGATCCTAAGAAAATAAGATCTTCCCGAGGTTTCTTAACTCCCATTAAGGAATAATCTGCGTACCAAAGATAATGTTCATACTTCCATGAATGAACACTATATTCTCTAAGATCTCTTGGAAAACCACTTAACTCTGGGGTCCCTTCACTTCCATAAATTACACAAGGTTTCCACCCTCCATTAATATATTGAAGTTCAAAAAGACATTTTGGATAATCTTCATGGATTAAAATATCACCTTCATAAATTCCGTTAGTTATAAATTCTCCAACAGATTTATGTGAAACCCTACTCCAAGTAAAAGATCTCTTTTCTTCATCGACTCGACTATCACTAGTTATAATTAAACAAGAACTGTCATAAGTAGATATTCTAAGGGATCCATACACGAAATTCAATGAATCATATAGACTCATTCCAATAGGTATTCCTCTAAAACTCTTGTCAATACTACTTCCATGTTTTTCTGCAAAGTATTTTTCAAGTAATCTACAACTCATTTTTTCTCTTTTCTTGTTTTAATCTTAATAACTCTTTTGACAAAGTAGGATCATTATGAGAGATGCCATCCAAGATATCATAATAAATACCCCAAATGGATCTTACAAATGCTAATCGTTTCGACACAAGCATATAAGTTCCATTCATTAAGGGCAGTTTAGATTCTTTCATAGAACTGTAAAGAGCACTAAGACGTAAGTATCTCTTATGCCACTTCAAAAGTTCTGGCATAGCTGTCTTTTCAGATAAACCCATTTCTCCAAGAACTTCTTTAACATCCTCTGGAAGTTCATCAAAAAACATATTATAACTTTTCTGCAAAGATTCTTTATCTTCACTTAATTTCTCTACTACTTGATCCCATGTTAAATCACAAAGATCATCTATCCAGGAATCAATATAATATAATTTATCCGAATCTTTAATAACACCAAATAGAATTGGATCCTTTTTAATTCTCTCCTCTTCAGCTTTTTCATATTCTGTTAAACTGAATGATTTTCCGGTAGGATCATAGTACAGAATTACGTAGTTATCAAATACTTGTAAATTATCTGCCAGTACTTTCTTTTCAGCAACTGAATCTGGAATTACTCTTGTGAAATTCTTAATATAATCAATATCAAGTTGTTTTTCACATTTTTTCTGAAGAGTTACTAGATCCGACATTGTAATATAATGATTAATTCCAGAAACTGCTAGAACTGATTCATAAATATGTATAACTAATTCTGAAATTAATTTTTCGAGTTGAGCTTGTTGATTTAATACAGTAGCTTTATGAATTAAGCTCATATAAGCTTCAGTACGTTCTTTAAACTCTTTTTCTTTTCCAGCTAATATCTTAACTTGATCAAACAATTCTATTACATTTATTTCATACAGCTTTTTCGGTTCCTCTATCTTATCCTCAGTAATTGTCTTTTTTCTCTTTCCAAATAATTTTTCTAAGAAACCTTTCTTCTCTTTCTTATTCCCCGAAGAATTCATATTAGTATTAACATATTTAACAGAATCATCATTATTATTTACGAAAATTTGATTCCGAATTCTACCTGAGATTAAAGAATTATTTTCCTTCAGAATTTTTAATAGCTTTTCTGAAATTGATATATTAAATTTCCTAGCATTTGAGTCTCCAAGAAATTCCTTAACTCTAGATAAACCTTTTAGAATTTTATCTGTAGCTTCTATTTCTTTCTCACCTTCTAAGAAAAGAAATTGTCCTGGAGTTATTGAATCAGGATCTGTATTTACTATTCTATTAAAATTTATATTTACTTCAGATTCCTTAAGGTCTTCCTTTGAACTTAAAGTTACTTTTTCGGTTGTATCTTTTACTAGATTTTTATATTTTAATAAATTTTCATCTACTACAATACCACCTTCAAACAATGTAATTCTGTTTCCTTTTTCTAATAATTTCATAATCTATATAATATTTGTGAGTTTTTATTTCCTAGTTCACATCTAATATTTTCTATCAAACCCCTTTTAAGAGTTGGATGAAGACCCGACATTGATGTTATAAATAAACACCTTTCTTCAGGATCCTCTATAATACTAAATATTATAGGAAGCATATACATAAGAATTCTAAATCCTGATCCATGATCAATTATACTTAATAATCCAGTTGGATCATGATCTGTTATTATCCTCCAGTCTTCAGTTATTTTATTTATTCCAAAACCTAAATCAGGAATAATATTTCTTACTTTCTCTTGAACTGATTCAGGATATTTCATGAGTTTTTCAATAAATGGATCAATACCCCATTTAAGTCCTTCACCTGAATCAGCTATTATTAAATCTTTTTCAAAAAACTTACCTATTCCATAAGATATATTAGGATAGTCATAGGATAAATTAGAAATAAAAGAAGTAATAAATTTTGTTGATTTATAAACTTCATATAAATTTAATAAAATTTCTTCATCCTCCCCAGTTCCTTTAAATCCTGCTCCTATACTTATTTCATATTGATCTACATATACAGCTAATTTTTGATCTACAACAAGGGATTCAGATATAAACTCATCTAACGTAAAGATAACACTATATCCTATATCATAATCTTCAGAACAAAGAGTTATAGACATCTCAATAGGTTCTATAGGATCATATGGTCTAAAATCTACTTTACTAACTTTTTTCAGTAAAAATTTACCAATTCCTTTGAGAAATTCATCTAAGGATATATCTACTTTGTAATCAACATCACTGCTTATTAACTCTGTAAGTCCAGTCGGAGAAAATCCTATTGATATTTCTTCTTTACATGCGAAAAAATTTTTTAATCTTAAATTTTTTATTCTCATTTTAATTTTCTTTGATCATAGTTAAGGCTATTAGAGTTTTATATCTTTCTTATGTACATTTCCCTTAAAAACCTTATATATGGAAATTATTGTTAATGAAAATTGCTTTAGTCAATAAGTCTGGTCTGCGAAGATCGGGCTTATTTTTTTTTGGCCTGAGAATCTTATACTTGAAATAAAAACCTAAAAGAATGGAAAGATTAGAACAAATTTTCGAAAATGAAGTATTAAAAAATCTAAAAGAAGGTAAAATTAGTGGGAAATCTATCAAAGAACTTCCAGTATTATTTGAGAAGAGGAAAAGAAATGATAAATACACCCACTCTGAGTTATCATATATTATGAAACTTAATGACCTAGGAATACCTTATGGATTAATCGCTAAATCTATATCTAGAACTGAAACATCCGTTAGAAATAGATGTGTTAAGTTTAGAACAGAAAATGGAACTTATAATAAGGGTCATATAGAAGAAAAATATAATCTTAACGATAAATTCTTAAAATATCTTGAAAAAGAAGATAGAGTAATGACTATCTTAGACGCTTATTCGGGGAGTAAGCCATTTTGGACAAAGTATGAAAAAAGAAGAGTAGTATTAACAAATGATATAAATAAAGATTATCCAGCTAAATTACATTTTCCTGCTGAAGATCTTGTTAAGGTATTATATGAGAAAGAATATGAATTTGACGTTGTAGATCTAGATCCATTTAATACTCCAATGAAATGTTTTGATAATGCAATTAAGATTTGTAATAGAGGATTAATCATGACTTTCGGGGATAAACGAGGAATAATAAGTAATAAAAACTTAGCAAAAGAACGTTATGGATGTAGGGTCTATGATGAAAGAAAATAATACAACATTATATCAGAAGAGCTAAGAAATTTGGAGTGAAACTTAGAGTATGGAAATTTGTAAAATGGAAAATGACATGGAGAGTTTACTTTAAAGTACTAACCCCGAGTTCCTTATAAATGTATTAATAAAAAAAATTAAACAATTATGAAAGTAAGATTTTTATCTACAAAGTTTTATGTGAGCGAAAAAAGAAGAACAGTAACTTGTGTTATGACTGCAAAATTAGACGATAGAAAGTCTGGTCAAAACAATTTCCGATTTACATGGGAAGGGGAAGAGAGATTCTTAGAACCTTTCGAAGTTATAACAGTTGCCCGTTGTCACAAAGATGATAAATTCGATGAGACAAAAGGAAGACGTATCGCTGAATCTAAAGCTAAACGTTTAGTTTATTCAGAAGGAATTCAACGAGGAAGAATGATACTAAAAGCAGAAAATGCTTATCGGAAAGAGTTGGAAACATTTGTAGAAAATACAGTAAAGTATAAAGAAAAAGAAGTAGCTCATACATCTATTGTAATGGGATAAAAAAGAAAATAAGAGAGGATTTAACTTGACTTTTAATTAGTCAAGACCTCTCTTATTATTTTTATAGTCCTTCAGCAACTGAATTAAGAATCGAATCTAGGATCACCTTTTCAGTTGTTGTTTTTATTTTCTCCATTTTATATTCACCAGTACCTAAATAAATTATAGTATATTCGATAATATCTGAAGATTCTCTTTTCAGTTCAAATAAAACCATAGATGAATATACTAAAGTTATTTGATCAGGATAATCATTAGCAACGTACAAAGGATCTCCAAAAACATCTGATATTTCTTTAACTATATTCTTCAGATTTATCATAATGCTGCTAAGTAACGATATATATAATTCTCAATATCTTCATAGGATATAGTGATAAGTTCTTCAGTTGGAAGTTCACCTTCTGGTTCAGTTCTAATTATATACATAGGTACTTTAGAAGCATCAGGTCCTATCTCATCAGAATGAATTAAGAATACTGTTGGAATTCTTACTCCAGTTAGTTGTAGATAATGAGTCTTAACAACTGTAGAATAATATTGAAATGACCCTTTCCCTAGCTCTTTACATATATTTTCGAAAATCTTAGTAATTCTTTTATTTTCCATTAGTATCTAAAATCTCGATAAGATTTGTAAAAATAGTAATACCCTGGACCTCCATTTAAAGTTGGTCTTGGATCTACTCTAAATACTAAAAATTCCGGTGGAAGTGGTGGAAGCTGAATTGTATCTCTCCATCTAAACTTTATACGTTCTGGATCTCTTTGACTATCTAAACCAACTCCAATACCTTCTATATAACACAATCCATTATCTAAAATCTTTAACATCAAAGGAGCTTCATCTCCAATTGCACCTGATTCTACATAAGGATCATATATAAATATCTCACCAGGTTTTAGATTTTGATATTCCATAAGACTAAGATGATCATTTCCTATTCCTGGAAATCCAAGTTTCATTTCTGTCATTCTGGACTTCATTTTATTAACTTGATCTGGCCAAGTCTTAGAAAAACCTCTTTTTCTGGCGAATTTTATAAGAATATCATCATTTACCATTTCTTATATAATTTTTAATATATTTATAAACATCTGTAATTAACCCTGTAGTCTCTTTATCTTGAAATAATTCATCAGATATTAAATTATCATCTACTAAATCTTTCAAAAGCTTTGTTATATCATCACTGTTACTAAATGAAACTATATTTGTTATATGATAATATTGAGACTTATCTCCGATATATGTAAAAGTTAATTTGACATATGGAAGTCTTACTAAATCATATGAACCATCCTGATTTTGAGACTCTGAAATCAAACATTCTCCTGAAATATTAGTATAACTGTAAAGATCAAGAATTGTTTTTCCTGGAATACATTTAAGATAATTAAAATTCTTTACTATTTCGGTGTCCGAACTTCCTCCAGTAACCACTACATTATTATGCATCTTAGAATGTGTTTCTGTTTTCTTAAAGAATCCAAAAACTTTTTTCTCTGTTGTGTACTTTTCTTCATAAACAAAGTAGAACTTATGATCTTCAAGTTTTAATGATTCTGGATTTATTTCTATCTTTGTAACTCTATAATCTTTAATTGAGGGTAAGTCGTTAAATAATCTTCCTATTTTCATCATAATTTAACATTTTTTATTAATTTACTTGAAGTTCTATCATAAAATAAATCCTTATCAGTAAGTAGACCCTTTTCATATAATAGATTAAGAAACTCATTTAATTCTTTTTCTGTTTTAAATGTATATTCTTTTCTTCTTATATTATTCCCATACATATCGATTTTATAGTAAATTATAATATATGGAAGTCTATATACTTTATAAGATCCATCAGAATACATATCTTCTCCTATTATTCCATCCTTAACACCACAATAAAATACTGAATTTGGAAGTCTTATAGATTGTCCCGGTTCAATATTTTCATATTTTCTAGATTCTTGTGAGTAAATCATATCTCTCATATAATTCTTTTGACGACATTTGATAAACCCAAGGAACTTTTTTGTATATTCTGGATAAAATCGATATCTTTCTTCTAAAACAATTGATTTTTCAATTGATACTGAGATAATCAATTCTTTTGTAAAAATTAATTTTTCTAATGTTATCATAATAGTAAAAGTAGTTTTTCTGGTCGATCCCAATAAGCTTCTATTGCTGATTTCAAATATTCATATGCATTAGTCTTTGGGATGTCAGGATTGTAATGTAAAATGAAATCTCGAATTTTCATTCTATACATTCTAAATTTCTTCAACATAAAATCATTATCTCCACCTGGACACTCTGGATTTTGATAAGCTTGTTCCTTGTAAGACTGAATAATATTATACAATCTATCTCCAAGTTCAATACTATAACCAGCAGAATATGGTCCTTGGTTATGATTTTCTTCAATTAATTTTCCAGATTCCCAAGCTTCTTTTTTATACTCTACTTCTTTTCTAACGTTTCTAAGATATCTTTGATGACGTCTTTCTTTTTTTCTTTTACTACTAGTCATACTGTTCTTTTATATATGAATAATTTATCTTTATTACCATCTATTACAAACTTCCAATCTTTCCGAAATATTACTTTAAGGAAATCAATATAATCAGAAAAACCGATCCCAAGTTGAGGTTTCATCCCATTTAAGAATATTTTATCAACTGAAGATATTCTTATAGTTCCATAATAACCTTGTAAATTTTCACGAGGGTCTTTTAATACAGGATTAACGGAAGCAACAATATTACTAATTTTATAGTCAGTTACTATAACTTCAATACATTTCCGTATAGATTTAACATATTCCTTATACTCTTTTGACCCTAAAGTTCTCTTAAGATCATAGGCTGCATATAAAACATCATAATTAATGCTTCTACACAACTCTTCTCCATACTGATAAAAAATATCTATAAAACTAGAATAAGGTGAATCATCAATAATATCTAAGATCTCAGATTTTCTAGGATAACCAATAAAAGCTTCGAATTTAGTTTGAATACACCAACCCTCATTATTTAAAATCGAGAGTAAAGTTTTAAGTTGTTCAATATTAGTACTTTCACTCATCGAAAACTTGTTCTTCTGAAATTGGTAATACTGGAAGTTGCTGAATTTCTTCGGGAGTCATAAGGATCTCTGCTACCTTCATAATAACCTCCTCACACTCTTCCGATTTTACTTTTGGAGGAATTGTTCTTACTATCCTTCCAAATAATTCCTTAATATCTTTATATTTTTCAGTATCAGGAAGACTTAGAGATAAAGTTCTAGTATCTTGTCTAAGTCCTCGTACTGTGTGAATATATTGACATCTAGGACGATTATCAATTCTTCTATAATAAATTATGTTTCTAGCTCTAGCTAAAATACAATTTATTCTAAAGTCCATTTCTTGTTCGTTCATAATTTTTTATATATTTTTAATTACATTATTAAGGGATTCAAATCTTTTCGGATCACTATTTATAAATCTTCTATAAAATATTTCTTTTTCTACAGCGTAACCTAATTCAAAATAATTTATTAAAGAATAACCCATAACGATACCAGTACCAATATCACTGAAACGAATAGAAAAAACATCTCTTAATCTATTATTTCCATCAAAAAACCAAAACTCATTCTGTTGATTTACTCCAATAAAATTACCTAAGAGATCAAAATACTTAGATTTATATAATCCTTCCATTGCTTTAGAAGATAAAATTTCTAATTTCTGATCTGTCTCCCATAAATACTCTTTAATTTCAAGAGACCTAAGTTCTCCGAGAGTTGGAAAAAGAATATTAGTATAATTATTCCAATCAGCCCAAGGAATTAAAATTTCTAGGTCTTTTCCATACAAAGGTGGTTTTTCTGGATTTACTTTCAAACATTTTTCATACAACTGTAATCCTTTTTTTACATCCGAAGTATAAATTGAAATATAACTAATCATAATTACTACTAACTGCTATATATCTATTATTATCTAGATCTACTAATACTAAACATATTTTACCACCTGACATATAAAATAAATCACCTTCCCAAAATTCATTCCTATTAACTCCAACTTCTTTCCAAGCTTTTCTAAAGGATGTTATTAAATAATCTTTAGTATAAAAGTTAGTTATTGTAGATGATTTAGATATATTAACAATCTCTATAAACTTTTTAGAAATCGAACTTCCTGAAATAAATCCAAAAGGCATAACTAATTCTTCTAGGTCTTTCTTTAATGATAGCATCCTCGAAACATTAAGATATTTCTCATTAATTGGATGTGTCGGTTCTTTTACTTCTCCTAAACTAAAGAAATAATCATATAGCTCAGAAAATTCAGGATAAAACTCTTCAATTATCTTAGGATCCGCTGTTATAAGTTCGGCCGTATTATTTTCCCATCTAACCTTACAATACTGTCTGAATTTCTTATTTAAATCTAATCCAGAACATAATACTCCCAATAAAAATCTACTATCTCTCATTGTCGTGTATGATATAATTTGTTAAATATGGAGTAATTACAAAACGGCCGGAAGAAAACAGCGAAATATCTAAAACCTTGATCCTCCAATCTCTCTCAGGTGGTAAAGGAAATTCATCATTATTTTCAAAAGTAGTGTAATTATGTCCATAAGGTAGACTTTCTTTATAAAAGCTATCTAACCCGGAGATATTTACTCTTGCATCATTCCCATCACTTATAAAAGGATTACTCAAAAGAGTTTTAAAACTCTTTTCTAGGTTTCTTGTAAAATCATGTTTGAATGTTTTGACCTCCGTTTCTATTTCTCTACCACCAAAAGAATATTTACTTGAAAAATATCTATATATCTCCTTAAGTCTGGTGAAAGAGATCTTATAATCAAACTTTCCTCCCGTTAAACAAAAAAACAGTTCGAAAAATATGAAACTCTGGATAAAATTCCTGAACTGCATCAGAAACTACAGGCTCAAGAGAATCATTAAAAGGTGTTGTAATATACTCTTGATAGAACTTACAGTATTCATAAAATTTTTGATCCAATGAAACCTCAGGATCTGATAGGATATTTATTATATTATTCTCTTCCATAATAAAAAATAAAAAGAGCTGCCTGGAAATTCCAAACAACTCTCTTGATTACTATTTCTATTTCTTTCTGATAACTTCGTCAATAATTCCAAAATCTAATGCTTCTTGTGCAGTCATCCAATTATCTCTCTCACAAGCATCTGCAACAGTTTCATAGGTTTGACCTGTCTGCTCTACAATAGTTTCATAAAGTTCTTTTCTTAGACGTTCCATCTCCTTAGCTTCAATAATAATATCTGTAGTTTGCCCAGATAGTTGACCTATGAGTGGTTGATGAATCATTGTTCTAGATCTTCTAAGTGCTGAACGTTTACCTTTAGTTCCACACATTAGAATCATAGCACCATAAGACGCACATAATCCAGTATTTATTGTTCTAACATCAGAATCAATAAATTCCATAGAATCAATAATTCCCGCACCAGAACTACAACTACCCCCAGGACTATTCACATACATAGTAATATCTGCATTTTCTACAGAATCTAGATATAATAATTGAGAAACTACTATATTTGCACTATCTGAATTTACATCTGTACCAAAGAAAATTTGACGTTTACTCATAAGCTTAGAAAAAATATCTAGCTGAGACATATTTCTTTCAGACTCCTCAAGAATATATGGATTGATATAACCTCCTCTAGCTTCTGACATTTTATGAAGTTTATCATCAAAACTAGTCATCTTAAAAGGATTCTGAGATTTATAAAAACTTCTAAAATCTTTAATTGTTTTATTTTCCATAATTTATAATAATTAAATGTTTTTATTCAATTATAAGATTTTGAAGCCTAGAAAAAGAAAAATCCCCAATCTTCACAGACTAGGGACTTCTATTAAACTTTAAAAACTAATACTAACAAACAAAACACATCTATATGTTTACCATTAATTAAGATTCTGAATCGCTGTAAAGAGCAAAAAGAAGAAGACCGGATTTCTCACAGTCTTCTTTTGGTTTTAACCTGGAAATTTATAAACATAAACAGGCTCTTTTTCGAATTCTAAGTCTTCAACGATACAAGGAAATGAATATTCTGAATGTAATCGTCGGATGATTCTAGGAAATAATTCTTGATCTCCTCGATTTTGTAAGTTATTTACAAACTTATACATCTTAGGTCTTCCATCAGCTGCTACAATCTCTAAGTTATCTATCCACGTATTCCAGATTCTTTGAGCTTGTTCTTCAGAGAGTGCTAAGATGTAATATCCTTTCCATCTATAAACATTGAAATTTGTTGGGACAATTGAAAAAATTCCATCTGTATATACTCTTTCACCTAACCCATCAAGAGTTATGTAATAAATTGGCTTAGGAGAATCCAATTTTATAACTTTTTCAACATTAGTAACTTTGTACTCCTTTTCTCTTTCAATTTCAGGAAAACCGATAATTTCTGGAGATATTACAAGTTTAACCCCAATTCTTAAGATTCCATCTTCTCTGACATAATTAATTCCTTGTTTTTGTTTTAATTCTTTTTCCATGATTCTTGGATTTTATTGGTTTATCTCAAAAGTAAGGTTTTAAGACTTTTTCCAAGAAAAGGATCTATCAGTTAAATCAACTTTTATTCCTTCTATCTTTGACGATGAAGTTATTCCAGGGAGTCTTATTAACTTTCCAAATTTCTTTAGGAAGGCTCTATATTCCCCAAGTTTTAGAATATCAGTACCTTGCGCCGGTAATATAATAAATTTTGAATATTCTTCATAAATTTTAATAGCTGATTCCTTAGATTTAGCAAATATAAAATACCAACAAAAATCAATATCCGGCGCCTCTATTTCTACTTTATAAACTTCCATAACTCCTATAACATTCCCATTCTTTCTAAAATTGTTTCAATAGCCTCCCAATCAACACAAGAGGTATATATAGTTTTTATTTCTCCAGTATCGAAATTTACATACTCGGCTTCACCCCATCTAAGAGGTATTCCAAGAGCTGTATCATCTATCAAGAAATCTCCTAAAACTTTTCTTGCATATCCTATTACACCTTCTTCCTCTGGATTATCATTTACACAATACAGTGGAATTTCTCTTTCTCGAAACCATCTCTCAGCTTCTTCTAATGATGTTTCAGTTCTAAATTTTCCTCCAATATAATTATATGGATTATTTCTAGAATTATTCCGACAAGTCCAAAGAATCAATCTATGTCCAGCAGAAACTATCCTTTTTAAAACCCTTTCAGCTCCTGTATCAACCTCTGAAAAACCGGGTTCAGGAAGATTAGGAACACAAGTGCCATCGAAGTCTATCAAAAAAGTTGCCATAAATTTTCTATAGGTTTTGAGTTAATAAAAATCTTTTCAATCTCAGGAGAAATTGGTTTATTATGATAAAAATAATCAATCCAATTAGATATAACTATTTCTGCTGTAACTCCCCAAGGAACATAAAACACTCGAGATTCAGATATAGTATTCCTAAGTTCTTTGATAAAATCTTTTTGTTTTAAAATAGGTGGATATTTATATTTCCATCTACATAGAAAAAATTCTTTAATCTCCTTAAGTTTTTCATCTGTAATCTCTCCAGAATTATTAAGTGTTATTGGAAACCAATCGCTCATTTCACTCGTAAAAATAAGTATATCCAATTTTAATATTAAAATATATCTTCCTCTGTTATTTTCCATCTTTTGAATTCTTGTTCATAATTCTTTCTTTTCGGAGATCTAGGTCTTAGTTGTTCTTCAAATTTTTCCCAAGCTTCATTCTCGGAGGATGCAATAATTGTCATAAATTCTCTGAAAAATATAGGATTTCCTAATTTATCAAAATCAGATATTTCTTTTACAAAAAGATATGTCTTCATTTAACAAAGTGAGTTAGGTCATCAAACTTAACAGGCATACACTCCTTTCTGTAAAATTCCCACATATCTCCAGGCATAATACCTCTTCTTCCACAATGAGATATCAATTCGATAATATTTAATTCAGATGCAGTATAAATTCTACGTCCTTTAAAGAAATAAAACTCAACTGATTCTTTAATAGTTTTTATAAGTTGTGCTTCTTTGTAAATTATCTTAGGAGGATTAAGGAGATTATCTTGAAAGTATTTATTATTCATCCAAATAATTTGTTCTTTAAGATCAGTATAAAAATCATTCCAATCATCCCAATTATAACTTACTAACGAATATTTTTCAAGAATTCGAATAGCTACTATCGGAACTGGAGAACCTAATTTCAAATATTCTCCCCATACATCTTTATCTATTTTCTCTTCACCTGAACTCATCTTACTCTAATAACTAAAGTATTATCTCTAAATTCCTTCCAAGACTTAGCGTTTGACATCATAAATCCATAATTAATACACTCCTTTAGACCCTGTATCCAATCCTTTAAAGTAGTTCCAATCTCTACCCAAGTCCATTCCGAATCTGATACTTTTACTCTGGGCTTTTCTCCTGACGATCTCCAAGAATTTACATCTGAATAACCTGCTCGAAGTGCTTGCATCTCAGGGGTAGTATTTCCGAAGTATTGTCTAACTAAATCTAACTCAGATAATTCGATAGGAGACATATTAACTAAACCTCCTAACTCCTGAACTTCTTCGATAATATCCTGATCTGACTTTACTGTTCTTTTATAAATTGTTCCAGATGCTTCCAAGATCTTAGCAAACTCACGACCAATCATTACATAATCAGCACCAAGGGCAATAGCTTTTAGGATATCCGAGTGACAAGTAATACCACCATCTGCAATAACTTTAACATCCCGAAGTCTACCTTTTCCTGATTTTCGAAGTGAATTAATTGCGCCGAGAATAGATGCCATAGGATAATGAAACCCATACTTATCTTGATCAACTAAAGATCCAGATGATATTCCGACACGTACATAATCAAATCCGGCGCCACTATACACTTCGTAAGTCTTAGGGTTAGCTATATTTCCACCCATCAAGATAACCTGTTTTCCGTAGAGCTGTTTTAATCTCTGTCCAATTTCCATAAGAGCTACATCATGACCATTTCCAGAGTCGATGCAGATATGAAATTGTTGAGTTGAACCTCTTTGATCTATATTTATAAAATTTTCTCTTACCTCCTGAAGACTAAACGCACAGAAGATAAATCCACACGCTTCAAGTCTAGTTCCAAGTTCAACAGTTCTAGGGAGGATAGGCTTAATTCCAGAATCTTGCCATACTTTCCAATTATCAACTCCAACAATAGCTTCCATCGGACTTGTAAAAATAGGTAAACTCTTTGGGACCCCTGTAACTTCCTGATCATCTAGAACAAAATAATCAAGTTTCCCAGAGTTAGTCCATCCTAAATTAAGATTATCAGGAACTAACATAACATCTGATAATTCTAAGTACTTTTCCATATTCTTTTATTATAATTTAAATAATTCATTCAACCTTTCCTCTTCGTAGAAAAACTTCTCTAAGAGCTCATCTTTACTCTTATTAAGCTCCTCTAATCTTTTTTCTATGGACTTTATATTATTTTCCATTTTTGTAATTCTATTTGACATATTTCTAATTCCAATACGTTTAAAAACATTAAATTGTTCTTCTAGCATCTTCTCTGAAAACGCTACACAATTACTACAATTTAGTATTATACGTTTTCCTTTAGAATCTTTAAATTCTCTATTATAGTGATCCTTATATACTTCCCTAACAATTGGCTTATTATTAAAAATATTAAAAGAAGGAAGATAATATATGTATATCTTCTGGGTTCTCATATAATCATCATAATATTTTTTATATTTATTACGAACTTCACAATTATAGATAACTTTATAATAAGGTACAGAGCGATCTATCGTATACTCCCACTCATACTCACCAATTTTCTGTTTATAAGTATAAGTATCTGGATTATTTTCGATAACTTCAGAAAATATTAATTTCCCTAAATCTTCAGTAATTTCTAATTCTCGTGTAAGAAAAACAGGTGGATAATCCACAATAGAAAAATCAAACCTATCAATGGGAATAATTGGTATTCCCGGTTTATATAATTTCTTAAGTTCTTGTTTATTAATTAAAGGATTATTAATTACAGTATTTATATATTCTGCTGAAAGAAATTCCTCACTTTTTGGAGAAAAATCGTTAAATAATTTTTCTATTATTGGATCGTCTTCTATACGATCCATTGTTAAATACTTATTATAAATTTCTTCTAATGTTAACATTTATAATTTTATTTTTATTACTACATATATAAGAAAATTAAAGATTTAGTAGTTTCATCACCACTAAACCTATTCCAAATTCAATCTAAAAAAGCAAATTCATCACTTAACTGACAAAGCCACTCTTGATATTCTTCATCACTCATAGTCCTTTGCTTCTCTTTTGCTACTTCTACAATTGTTTCTCCGAAGTTAAACGATTCTTCATATTCTTCCATAATTTCTTTTTTAAGTTTATTACATATATAAGGCTTTAAGGAAATTATATACGGAAAATAAAAAAAATTTACTTATCACAAAAAATAAATTATATTTTTATTTCATATATAATATTTTAAGAAAAAAAAGAAGGGAAATTAATCCCCTCTATTAAAAATATTCACATTTACTTCTTTAAAACCTCCTGCTGATAAAACAGCATTACTACAAGCAAATCTATCCTCCTGTTTTAATTTTTGATACATTTGAAGTATTTGTCCTGTTGGAGAATCATCAGTTAAGTGTATCTGATTTTCCCTTAACATTTCATTACTAACATATGTAATAAAACGGAAAAATTTTGTATCTTTCTGAAAAATTCCTAAGGCAACTCCATCATTCAATTTTCCTTCTAAATTCCATTCTCCCTCTTTTTGAACTTCAGGAATTATTGTTGTAATCATTGCAGAATTAGATCTTAGATAAATATCTACAATCTTTTCAAAGTCAATATTATCTATTTTTAGATATCTTTCGCGATACCTTCTCATAAAATGTGCTTCGAATATTACAATATTCCTCAAATTAACATCAAGTGATGGGAATAATATAGCATTCTTTTTTCCAGTTATTCCATTATTTACGATAGTATAAATGGTAGTCCCTTTTGAAAATTCTCTTTTATTAGGCCATGCTTCAATAATTGCTCGATATTGATTTCTTGATACATTAATAATCTTCGTCTCCTTAAACGGAACTGGAGACTTCGTTTGTTGATAAATCTTTAATATTTTATGTTTATTTTTATCTATTTCTCTATTAACTACATCTAGTATAGTCTGATAATCTCTTTTCAATTCTTTAAAGATCTCATCACTGTTCATGTTCATTGTAATCATAATTTTATTCCTTTCTTTTAAATTGTTAATAAATCTCTTTTGATTGGTTTAAAAAAGCCGGAGACTTTATATCCCCGGCCAAGAATGGAAAAAGAATTACACTAAACAAGAAAACCCTGATAAAACACTTTTCCAGGATCTTATATTCTTCATTTCGGTTGATGTGCATTCAAACATATCCACCCCAAGTCTTTTCTTTCTCTTTGGATCTGGACCTCCTGTCTGTAATGTAAACCGAAATTTGTCACTATCTCTAAGGTGTTCAATTTTCACCATATAATAAGTTTCGTAATTTCCCTCTTCATTCTTTTCTGTAATTCGAACGAAAGATCTAACTGTATAATCTTTATCGTTCTCTGATACATAAAGCTCTTTAAGCGAGCCTTGTATGAATTCAAGATCAGCATCTTCAAGTTTTACTGCTAATCTAGTCATTCCGTGAACTCCTATACCTAAGAGTTCTGCATTGTAATTTTGTTTGATCAATTCTGCATCTAAACGAATTCCTGACCAAATTTCTTTTAAGTTTTTCATTTTCTTAATTGTTTTCTATCCTCTAATTGCTTCGGACGTTGCACTTTTGTTAATTTAATTGTCTCTAAGGCTTCTCTATGAAGCCCTTTTGGTTGTTTATTCTTTTATTATTTTTTAAAGATTATACACTCTGGTTCCCACCAATCCATTATCGCTTTTTCAGATTTCCATTCTAGTCCTCTATTTGAATTTAACCATCTTGAGATCTTTATTTTTGTCTCTATACTTTTATCAGATATTACAAACCTCCTGGCTGCTGTCTCTGTTAGAAAAACATGTTCATCTCTATAGACGGGTAATTGTTCAAAAAGTACTAAAGGTAGGGTGTATGCTCCTGTAAGACGATCATAACCTAATAAACGAACACCAAATACTACTACATATCTTTTTTTCATAATATTTATTTTGTTAATTATTGTCTCTAAAAATCAAAGAGAATTAACTGACATTGTTATATATCAATTAATTCTCTCTAGTAAGATATCTATTTATCTTCATATATAAGGCCTTTAAGGATTTTGAAATGGAGTAATTTTTGACTCTATTTTCCTTATTAATGTATAATAAAAATATAAAAAATTATGATAGAAAATGACAATTTACTATTTTTAGGTTTTGTTGGTGTTATAGTAATAATATGGTATATATTATTTTATGTATGGCTAGTAAAACGAAGAAAAGATTTAATTTTTGTTCGTGATGTTTGGATAGATGAAGTTTCTGAAGTTGATATCATCTTACAATCTATGAAGGTATATAAACTTTCAGAATGTGTTACTCGCCAAGAAAAATATTATCAAGAATTAATCAAATATAAGAACGACAAAAGAGATTATTTATTTTTCCACCCTATTGGAGATAAGAAAGGTCAAGAAGAATTTTACAAGAATATGATAATAGCAACAGAATTAGTCCTAGATATTGATTCTTTAGAACCAGGTGATCAAGTTGTTATCAGTATCTCTGGAAAATTTTACTTAAGGAAAGTATATAAACTTGACTTCGAAAATAATATTATATATTATAAAGAACCGAACAATACAGTAGTATCTGAAGCGAAATTATATAGTGTAGTATCTAAAGTTAAATTAATATTTGGTAAAGATTTATTAAAAGAAATATTATGAAAGATTTAATTAAAGAAACATTCAAAGTAATGTATGTAAAAGAAGGAATGAATCAGACTAAAAACTTAATCTCACAAGAAGATTATGAAGAAAAAGTTAAACCAATTCTAAAAGAGATTCAAGAACTAGAGTCAAAACAATCTGAGTATAACAAGAAAAATAAAAAGTATCAAGAACTCGAAAAGGAGATTAGAACACTCAAGGGAAAACTTAAACCCCTGGGAGAATGGTTTACTTCTAGATCACCTCTTGGAAAAGCCTTAGAGAATGGTGGACTCTTAATATTACCTTCACAACAAGGAGGTACTCATAAAGTAGAATTTATAAAAGAAGAGGTGGTATGAGAATTCGAGAATCATTACTTAGAAAATCTGCTATATATGGAGTAGTATTTCAACGTTCAGAACCAAAGAAGTCATTTTTTAATCCTGGAAGACCCTGTAAAGTAATATTATATGTAACAGGAGAAATCAGACCAGTTGAATTTAATTATGGAGATGATGATACTATGGGATATGATGTATATAAACGCTTGAAAGATGAACTGAATATAACCACTGGAGATGATGTTATAGAAATTATGAAGTTTATGTTGGAGGAAAAGAAAGAATGATAAAAATAGGTTGTTTATCGGATATTCATGGTTATGTTTATGATTTACAAACAAAATGTTACCCAGAGATTGAACTTCTAATTATTGCTGGAGATCTGTGTCCCACTGATGAAGTTATGTATCAAGAAGAGTGGCTTGAATATAATTATCAGAATATATTCATGAATAAGAAAATATTTCCGGATCTTCAAGAAATTATAATAGTTCCCGGAAATCATGACTACTGGATTGAGAGACACTATGATGACTTCCTCACACTTAGAAAGATATTTGGATACTCTACTAAAGTTCTGGTTGATGAAGAGTATGAATATATTTCTGGAATTACTGGAGAATCAGTAAAGATATATGGAAATCCTAGAACTTCTTTATGGTTACACGCTTTCCCACATAAACCTGGAAATATTGATATCTTAGAAATTCCAGGAGGAATAGATATTTTAGTAACTCATGAAGCCCCTAGAATATATCAACTTGAATGTATAAAACAATCTCAGAGGTGGTATGGAAAAGATGAACCTGGGAATCTAGCATTATCACAAAGAGTATTAGAGATCAATCCAAGGTATCACGTGTTTGGTCACATACATTACCCGGAAAGAGGTGAAGTATCTGGAATAAAATTTATGAATGTATCTCAACAAACTAGAGAAAATTATACTCCTAAGATACATATAATAGAATATACAGAATAAAAAATAAAGAGAGGTCTTGACTAATTAAAAGTCAAGTTAAACCTCTCTTTTTATTTCTTAAAGATATTTTTCTAGAAATTCTTTTAGTTCTTCCTCTGTACTATTTACAAAGGAAAATATTTTTTGTTTGGGTACATATTTTCCTTTAACTTTTTCTACACAAAACACTACTAGGTTAGTTCCAAAAAGTTCTAGTTGATCCATTCCATCATATCCTCCAAAGAAACTTCCTTTTTTAGTTTCATACAGATCTATATCTGGATAATTCTTTTCAAAATAATTGTAAACTTCTTTCTGTGTCATTTTTCTTAATTTATTTTACTATTTACACATATAAGGAAATCAACCGTCCAAAAATTCGACCGTCTGAGAAACCGGGAAAATCTTATAAATGTATTAAAAGACACAATAACAAAAAAAAGACATCATAGGCGTCTCAAGAAATGCGTAATGTATAGCTTGAGCTTGTGAAGAACTGAAAAATCATGTAAGGTTTAAATCTCACTAATCTCTTCAGAACTTCTACGTTTATGAGGTGCAAAATTAAACAACTTTAAACGACACAACAACAAAATTAAAATTAAAATAATTAACTGAATCTATAGACAAGATAGTTTAGCGGGTCAAAACACTAAGATAATTGTTTATCTTAGAATCTCAGGTTAGAATCCTGATCAAGTTCTCTAGATTTATAATAGTTAATTATTTTATTTTTTCCAACTGGATTCTGTATTAAAAATATTTTCCATCTCAAAAAATGCTAAAAGCCTTATATATGAGATAATAAAAGTAAATAAATACTCCTTAAGCATGACAAAAAGCTTAAAGGAGTTTAATTTTTTAAAAATAAAGATTATGAAAAGAATTAACAAAATGAATGAGTTGAATGTAGTAAACAGTAAAGTAACGGCAGAATTAGTTAAACCAGAAATTACAGGACATGCTACATCAAATTTTGAAACAACCTTCCCTATTCCAAAGGTAGGAGAAGTGAAAATGAAGATTGACGTGACAAGTACAGTAACGTCATCAATAGCCGCTCAAGAAAAATTGGATGAGTTGGCAGAAAAAAAGAGCAAACCGAACCTTAGAAAACATTGGAAAATTTGTGGGTTTGGTACTTGAGAAATCTCCGGAAATATTTGATATGTTCCAGAGTTTCGCAGAAAAGAATGAACAATACAAAGAAAAGTTCAGAGAAAAACAAAGCTTGGAAGAATGGGATGAAAAAGTAAATAATCTCATCTTCCTGCTAAGACAAAAACCTAGTTCAATGACGAATCTAGAGTTTTTAGAAGAGACGTTAGAGAATGGGGATTATGAATCTCAAAAAATCTCTAAATGGGCGATCTTACAGTTTAATAAAAATAACCTTGGATTGCTGAATGAAAGACAAAGAGATTCATTAGCTAGTATAGGTTTTATTGGCTATTGAAATTTAAAAAAGGTAGAAGGACGATAAAAAGTTCTTCTACTTCTTTTTCTCCCTTGACTTTCTTATATATGTATTATTAATAAAATATATTATGGGAACAAATTTCTATGCAGTAATCCCAGTGAAAAAAAGGGATAAAGAAAAAGCAAAAAAATTAATTGACGAAAACAAATTTAGTGAAGCAGCCGATCTTTTAAAGGATATAACAAAAGAAATACACCTAGGTAAAAGATCGGCCGGGTGGAAGTTTTTATTCAACGCCAATCTCGGAAAATATTATGAACTTACTCGCGAAGGTATAAATAAGTTCTTCGCGAAAAATAATGTTATAATAAAAGACGAATATGGCGTTGAGTATACGGCCGAGGAATTTTGGGAGAGTGAATTAAAAGAGTTCTTGGATAAAGGATATGACTTAGAGAGCTACTATAATGACAATCCAGATGAAGTTAGTCCATATTTTAGCTACTCTCGATCAATACCTTCCGAACTAAAAAAATATAACCCAAATAAATACGGGGAATTTTATAGTGATGGTCTAAGATTCACCATCACTGAAGATTTTTGTTAACGCCATAAAAATAAAGGATATAAGTGTAATAAAAGCTTGTATCCTTTTTATTTTCTGTTCTTGAAGAAAAAGAAAAGGATAGCACATATACCACCCTTTTCTCCTAACCGTCTCAAAAATGCTAAAAGCCTTATATATGAGAGAATAGAAATTAAACTATAGAATCCTAAAGTATTGAAAGAAATTGGATATAATAGTTCTATTCTCTAATATTTTTAACTAAAACTCAATTAAATATTTATTATGAACATTGAGATTTTTAACGTAATACTATTCATACTATTCGCTGTAGTATGGATAGCTGGGAGTATCGTAGTGATATCCCTGGTAGCTTCAGTCTTAGTAAAAATATTACTGAAGGCTTTGATAGCTACTTTCAATTTGGTTATTAATTAATCAAATACACCCTGGGCAAAATGTGCCTGGGGTTTTTCTTTCATATATTAGAATCTAAAGGACTATAGAGAGCAAAATTGTCCTTAAAGTTCGAAGACAAAGGAGCTTCCCGTTATCTATCCCCTCCGATCGCTACCGCTGAGGGGATCTAAGGAAGAAACTTTGAATAAGATATATAGGAATGATAATAGGTTTTTCTCCGATTATTTAGATTTAAGTATATAGATTTTATTCAGATTTCCGCCTTCAAGAGGCGGATCTTATTTTAATATTAAAAAGTGTCCTTTTTTTTTCAGATTTAGATTTATTTACTATTTTATATTTTTATGATATCTAAAGTGACAAAACGCATGTATTATCCTTTTAAACTCTAATTAATGAAAAAGGGATCCTCCTGTGTCTTCAATTTAAAAAGACAATTTATTAAAACTGGATTCTGTATTGAATTAAAAATAACAATTAAAATATTTAATATTTATGATCAATAAATTACCTGATATCATAGTACCTAGAGGTATTAGATATATTTCAGAAATGGATAGTTTATTTAGATTTTATAAACTACCTGTAAAGTGTATAATAAATAAGCAACTTCCAGGTTGTGGTTTCACTGAATACTGTATTAATGGTCCTGAGAATGTAATACTTTGTTCTCCTAGAAAAATGTTACTTAAGAATAAAAAAGATCAACATGAATTTGAAGTTTATCTAGTTGTGAATGAATTAGAAAAAGAAATAGAGGTTGATAAAGATCTCTCTAAACTAGATAAATCTAGATCATTTATGGAAAAATTAAAAGAGTGTACTGGAGAGGATAAAAATGATATTTATAATCGATTAATGAGAGAAATTAAAGATTATATTAATTTCCGAAAGTCTTATGATAAACCTTATAAGATTCTAGTAACATACGATTCATATAGAATTGTAAAGGATATCCTAGAGAGTCTTGGAATATTTCAATCATTCTACACTGTAATAGATGAATTTCAGACAATCCTACATGATGCTAGATTTAAGTCAGATACCGAATTAGGATTTCTTTATTATCTTAAACAATCTCATAGTGCATTATTTGTATCAGCAACCCCTATGTTAGAGGAATATTTAAATATGTTAGATGAATTTAATGGTCTCCCATACATAGATATGAATTGGGGAAAAGAAGATCCTAGTCGAATAATTAGACCGAATCTAAAGGTGTTATCTATGATGAGTGTGGGGACTAAGTTACCAGAAATTATTCAATCCTACAAGGATGGTAATTTTGAGAGAGCTATTAGGATGATTAATGGATATCCTAGGGAAATAATATCAGATGAAGCAGTGCTTTATGTAAACTCTGTTAATCATATAGTTAGTATTATAAAAAAGTGTGATCTCCAACCTGAAGAAGTAAATATTCTATGTAGTAAAACAGAGGGAAATCTTAAACGTATACAGAAAAAACTAGGAAAGAGGTTTGTAATAGGAGAAGTACCATTAAAAGGAGTAAAACCTAAAATGTTCACCTTCTGTACAAGGACTGTATATCTAGGAGCCGATTTTTATTCTACATGTGCTAGAAGTTTTATATTTAGCGATAGTAATATAGATACTTTAGCTGTAGATATTTCTGATGATCTCCCACAAATCCTAGGTCGTCAGAGATTATTTGAGAATCCCTGGAAAAATGATGCTGTATTTTATTATAGGTCAATATGCGATTATAGAAAGGTTAGTCAAGAGGAGTTTGATAAAGAACTTGAAAGAAAAAAGAAGGCTACCAGTGATTTATTAAGATCTTTTGATTCTGCACCAGATGATGCTAAGTTAACTTTAGCAGAAAAATATCAGAAAGATGCTAAGATGTCTAATTATAAAGATGATTATGTTTCTGTTAATAAACATCAAGGGTCAAGTTTAATTCCAGTTCTTAATAATCTCGTTCTGGTTAATGAGATTAGAGCTTTCAGAATACAACAAATAGATTATAAAGATAGATTTACAGTATTCTCTAGTGTACATTCTGTTTTAGATACAAATGATATTATTAATCAAGAGGTGTCTAATTTCTTATATCAGTATGAACAATTAGGAACATATTTTGAGAAAGCTAGATTATTATGTGAATCTGATTTATCCAAAGAGGTTATAGATTTAGTATTAGCTCAGATATCAGAGGAAGATGATGTTAAATCTCATTATATAGCAATTGGACCTCAGAAATTTAGAGCTTTAGGATATAAAGCAACTCTAGTCAGAAGAGAATTAGGTATAGTAACATTTAGTAAAGAGCTTTTAATAAATACAATATTTTCAAATTTTAGTATTGGAGATAGAATAAGTTCTGCAGAAGCTAAAGAAAGATTAAGATTTTTATACTCTTCTATTTCTTATACAGCTACTCCTAAAGCAACTGATTTAGATGCATATTTTATTACGAAAGAAGCAAAAGTTAATGAAATTTCAGAAGATGGTACGAAGAAAAGAGTAAAAGGATTTGATATTATAGGAGTAAAACCAGAATATCAAGGAACATATAATAACTTAAAAATAATAAATAATCAATTATGATAACATTTTTATTCTATTATTTTCTTATTGCAATATTTATCGGATTATTCTTTATTCATACTCTAGATAATATAAAAAATATACTCCCTGAAGATGAATATAGGAAGATGAGACAGACTATTGTTAATTTTATGCCTTTCTTACCGATTGCATTGTTAGTTGTCTTGTTTTGGAAGAGATTTTAGCTTTTTCCATATAATAATCTTTCAAAGCCTTATATATGTAGAAATAAACTTAAAAGAGAGATTATGGAAAAGTTAAAATTTTGGTTAGATGAATTAGATCTAATCGCAAAGGAATTTAATCGTGAATATGAACAATTATGTAAAGAACACCTCACAAGATTGCAAAAAATTAATATGGAGCTAGATGAGGGTAGTCCAGAACATATTTTTGCATGTGAATATTACTACAATCTACTAGATAATAGATTGGAAAGTTTGAGAAGCCTTGGACAATTTTATATGTTATCAGTTACAAAAATGGACGAGGTGCTTAAGAAATCAAGAGAAAACGAAAATCCCGTTAAGAAGACTATAAGAAAAACGATAGATAATTTCATGGAATCTATTGAGAACCTAATGAAACTTCAGAACGGACTTAAAGGTTATTTGATGTCTCATATTGATAGTGTAAAATCTATCAAACCGGAGATGCAAAAAATGATGAATGAGTTCGAGACTAAGAAGTTGGTTAAGATTCCAGAAGGTTGGGATTTTTTAGAAGTTGATGATGAATATAATGTCATCGTAGCAAGGGAGAAAAAGGGAGCTTAATGCTTCCTTCTCTTTTTTCTTCTCCCTTGAATTCCTTACTAATGTGGATTAAAACTATGTGAGAACTAAAACAAAGTAATAATGAATCAAAAATCAAGATCACCCTGAAAAAAGATAAAAGTTATTAGGGTTAAAACTATTATGAAAGAACTATGCGATGAGTGTGGTTCTTTCTTTTTGCTTCTCTTAAAAATGCAAAACCTTATAATTGATGGAAAGAGAATCAAAGCTTTCCATCCTAAAAGAAATTATGAAAAATGAACAAGAAAGAGATTTATACTTTTGTGCAGATATTCATGGAAGTTTTCGAGAAATTACATGGATTATAACTCAACGTTATAAACTTAAAGATGCTAATATTATTTTTCTTGGAGATGTAGGATTAGGTTTTTCTAAGCCAGGGTATTATAATCAGGAGTTTGAAAGAATTAATACTAAACTAGAGAAAAATAATATAACATATTATTTTATAAGAGGAAATCATGATAACCTAGAGTACTGGAATGAAAAATTAATAAATGATTTCCCCAAAATTAAGTTTCTTCAGGATCATGAAGTAGTAGAACTCTCGGGGAAAACAATATATCCGATCGGGGGAGCAACTTCAGTAGATTATAAATGGAGAATGAATTATAATGGATTGATGGAGAGAGTTAGTTCGTCTAAAAGAGTATGGTGGGAGACAGAAGATATAATTAAGAAGCCTATTAAAGATCTTCCAGGGAGGGTTGATATAATAGCTTCTCATACTGCTCCACTATGTTTTGAACCAATTATTACACGTCACGAAGAGGAAGCAGAAGATGTTTACCTCAGAGACTTAGAAAATCGAAAATACTTAGATCAGGTATTTAGAGGAGTAAGATGTAAGTATTGGTTCTTTGGACATTTTCATACTTCAATCACATCAAGTCTTGAGGATACTATATATAAATGTTTAGATATTAATGAATTATATATGTTTAGAAATCATGAGTAGTAGTAAGGGTACAATTTCAAATCCGTTATTAATGCCTATCGGAGAAGTTTTTTATGTTGATCATACTAAAGCAGTTTTGGATAGTAGTATAAAAATAAATTCAAAAGCTATCTTAGAAGAAATATTGCATTCTAAAGATACTGACCTTCAAGAGGATTTAAAGCTAATCATTAGATATCTTCAAGGTTGTTTAGAGGAAACTATGGATAATCCTTGGTTTTTGAAAGAGATTAAAGACTTGAGGAAAAAGCTAGAGGAAACCGAGAAACGATGTGATGACTTAGAGGAAAAGTTAAAACATGTATTACATAATGAATAATATTAAAAGTAGAATTGAATATATAACAGATCTTGAATTTAAAATAGAAGATAAGTATTTAGTTCTGGGAGGATATTATAATTCACTAAAAAGAACAACACCTAGAATTATTGCTAAGAGAATTACTACATTTTTCTTATCGGATGGAGGTAAAAGTGTTGTATTCTATGATCAAGCTTATTCAGGATTGTTTGAAGATGAATTTATTAAACCTATACTCCAGAAAATATTATCTGAAGCTAAACAATTATTTTCAACTCTCTCAGTAGATTATAAGATAATTCAAGATTACCTAAAAAAGTGAATTTTGCTATTTAAGAGAGGTTAAAGCCTTACAATTGAGAAGAACATTAGAAAAATTTATAAAAATATAGATTAATCTAGTGTTCTTTTTAATTTTGAAGTATAATAAATAGCACTTCAGAAACCCTCAAAATCTAATAAATGAGGGGATATTATATAGAAACCTCCCCTCAATGATTAAAGTTATAAAGAAAAATAAACAAATTAAAAAGCTAGAAAAATGGCAAAATCAAAAAATGACAACATTAACATTTCAATTTTTACAGCATTGAAAGTTAGTGAGATTTCAAGAGTACCAGTACTTATTATGTCTAATCCAGGTCTTGGTAAATCAACTTCAGTAGAAATGTTTGCAGAAGTTCGAGATTATCACCTAGTCCTTCTTAGAGGTAATAGTACAACTGCAGAAGAAGTTATGGGATATGATGTGGCTACGAGTGATCAAGAAAACCCCACAACTAGACATCTTAGACCTTTTTGGTATACTGAAATCTTAAAAGTTGCAGAAAAAGGAGGTAAATCACTGTTATTTTTGGATGAGATCACTACAGCAAACGAATACGTACAGGCTAGTTTATTGCATTTAGTATTTGAGCGTAAAGTGGGTTCAGAAAGACTTCCAGAGAATACATTGATTGTTTCTGCAGGTAATTATGCACAGAATCTTTCGAATTCTATGCAAATGCTACCTCCGTTAATGAATCGTTTTATGATTTACAACATTACTCCGGATCATACAGACCTGGATACATTCCTTTGTAAATATGACGGAGCTATTGCATCATCAGAAGGTAAGGTTAAAGATTTCATGGGAAGTCTTAGAGATACGATGAAAAAACTTGATGCTCAGGAAGTAGAAATTCCGGCTGATCAATATAATAAGATTGGTGAGTATATCGAACGTGGTATTAAACAAACTGCTCGAGCATTGATGACTTCTGGTGGTAAACCTGTAGACTTAGCAATTACAGAACTTAATGGTATCTATGCTGATGCCGAAAATGAGACTAAGCTTTATGGATTTACAACTTTCCGAACTTTGAATTATCTTAGAGACGTTACAATTGCAAGTTTTAAGTGTTTTGGTAAGAGCGGTATTACTTCAGATAACTATCGTAATATGATCGATGGTCTTTGTGGTATTGGTATTTCTCGAGATCCAAAAACAAAGAATTTGATTAAGACGCCGATTTCTAAGGACTTCTATGATACTATGGTTAATATCGTTAATGATATTGAAAAGATGAAGAATGATAAACTTCCTAAGTATACTAAGTTCTTCAACGAGATCATAGATGGAAAGAAAAAGCTCGAAGTTCCTGAAATGCAAGCAATAATCAATAAGTTATCAGAACTTAAATCAGATAAGGACTTAGAACAAATCGAACGTCCGATTGATCCGGCTTGCATCGAGAAATTGTTTAAATTGAGTAAGGATTCTGGTTCTTCTATTACCAAGATTAAAGTATCTACTACTGATAAATTCTTGGATAAAGTACCAGTAGAGACATTCATCGGATATGTATCTTATTGGAATACAATTTCAGATCTTATGACTTCTATTCAAAGTCTGATTACAGATTCTTCTAAGGGTTATAAGGATGATACTTTGGCATTGTTGAAGAATACTCAAGAAGACCTTAGAACTTCTGGATTTAAACTCAGATCAATTCGTAAGATTATTCTTCAGGAAGATCCGAGCATGGGAAGTATGGTTCCTGATATTAGAAGTTTTAAATAATTATACTATTATATGAGTGTTAACCTTAGAGAAAAATATGTAATGATCATGTGGATCTCTAAGGTTAATTTATTAGAAAAATATCAAAATTTAAAATTATGAGAAATCAGACAGAGTTAGAATTTATTAAAAGATTCATTGACAATACTTATAGTAGATTCGGGAATATGTTGATGGTTAATACAGAAAAACCATTTAATCCTGATAATCCTGAACTTGGATATTGTTTTAAATATAAAGATGATATCTCAGGAAATGTTATCTATAAAATTGTCTGCTCAGAGATTAAGATTCCACGTACTGATTTTCGTATTCTTATGCATGAGTACGGACATATTTACTTAGGACATCTTGATGGTATTCATGAAGAGCTTGATACTCAGATTTGTAATACCTTCAGAGATTATCGAGGCGAATTGATTGATCGAATTAATAAAGAGTGTGGAATTGATTTTGCAGAGAAGTTGATTGAGAGAGTAATAGATGATCCAGTTCTTAATCACAGTCTTCATAATATTGCTATGGATATGGAAGTAAATTCTAAAATCCTAAGTACTGAAGATGTAGAGGAGATGGAATCAGATATTTCATCAGTTCTTCCTAATTATCAACTTGAGCTCTTGAAATATAATAGAGATCACACTGATAATGAAGAAGCAAAACAGGCTCTTGATGATATGATAAAGAAGATGGAAAATGAGGCTAAAATTAAACTCATTGTTCCAGAAAGATATTATATATCCGAAGGTAACCCTTTCCCGAGTGAACTTAGTTACCCTGAATACTTGATGCTAATTGTTCAACACTTGGATCAGTTTGTTAAGATGTTGGTTTCTATTAAAAAGGGTGGAAACGGTGATACATCTCAAGTTACAAATCAAGATATTCAAGATGCACTTCAAGGTAGTGGTTCAGGATCTGGACAAGGTAATCAGCAAGGTGGTGGAATGCAAGGTCTTTCTGATCTTATGCAGGAAATGGGTATGACTGATGGTTCTGGTAGTAGTTCAGGATCTGGACAAGGTAATCAGCAAGGTAAAGGTGATCCAAAAGATTGTCCATATAAAGGAAAGAGAGATTCTGGTTCAGGTGATTTGAACAGTAACGGTATAGATGAGGGTGGAACTCATAAAGATCACAGAACAGACTCTAGAGACGATGCCGATAAAAAACGTGAGCTTGGACAAATTCGTTCAGGAGGTGGCGTTGGATGTGGTTCTAGTGGAGCTCCAGATGCAACGAGACTTGTGGATAAGACAGACGAAGTAGATATGGCTCTAGATGAAGTAATGTTAAATTATAAATCTAGAGTGGTTAAAGTTGATACAAAGAAAGATCTTATGTATCTTTATAATCGTGGTATTAATCGTTCTGTTATTGCTCCAACTATTAGAAGAAAGGTAACCATGTCTAATGAACCAACTATTGTATTTTTAATTGATGTTTCGGGATCTATGGATACACGATTGGTTGATAGAATTTTGAATACTATTGCCAATAAAATGAAAAAGATTGGACGTGGATTAAAGTATAATATTATTTCATGGTCTACACAGCTTGGAGATCATATTAAAGATATCGACCCGAGAAAGGGTGTTCCAAGAATCTCTATGGGAGGTGGAACAAGAATGGCTAGAGGTATGGAATATTTCAGACAGAATTATGGACCTGAAGCTATCTTGATCTTAATATCAGACTTTGAAGATTACTTGGAAGAATGGCATGAACAAGAACTTAAGATGCCTAACTATACCATGTACGGATTTAATTATGGATATAGTAATTATAATCAAGAATTTAAATATTTCAAAGTGAAAAATTTTAAAAACAATGGCAACTATTAATAATGGAAACATAAATAGAGACAAAGTCCATTCATTGGTTGAAGTATTTTATCAACCATCATTTAAGACTTTCTATGTTAATTCAGTAGATGGAGAGACATTTGTAAAGCCTGTAGGTGTATTTGTAAGTTTAGGAATAACTACGTCTTTGAAGGTCTTAGAAGATATCAAGAACATTATTTCCGGAAGTGAAGGTTATAGTGCGACTTTGGCAGAGATTAAATCTAAGAAGGTAGCAGGTCAGTTCTTAAATACTGTTACATGTACTACCGGACCTAAACAATATAAAATTACAAATCTTTCAGAGGATATTATGGGAGAGGAGGAGTCTAAGGCAGAATTGGAGAGAATGAAGAACTTGATGAATCCGTCTCAAGATTTAGATATCCTTAAAGAGTATGCACCTAAGATTTCCAGGTTGCAAGACTTGATAGATAAATTAACTTCTACACATGGTTGGGATGCTCATTTGATTCAAAAAGAGGCTTCCGGAGACTATCGAATATTCCATCAATATATTAATTATAAAAAGGAAGGCGAATTGGAATATCGTGTAGGAATATTCGTAACAGAAGATGTTGGAAACGATTAAGAAGGCTGTTTTAATTTCATTACTGTTATTACTTGGGTTTGGATTGGGGGTATTATATTACTCCCACTCCTCTCAAGATAAATCTAAGGGGGAAACTATATTACCTCCTCCAGAAATTATACAACCTGAAAAAAATAAAATTGATTCCCTTGAAGTAGAGATAATATCAAGGGATAGTATTATCAGTTATCTCAGAGAAAAGATTCATAGGATAGAATCTACTCGAACTGATAAAGTAGATAGTATTAGGGAATTACCGACAACAGAAGCGGTAGAATTTCTTAGACTTAAACTTAGAGAATTTGACAGTAAGTATTAAAGAAAATAGAACTTAGAGAACTTACTTTCGTGTTGATAAAAAGCACGATTACTGTCAAGTTCTCTAAGTTTTTTATTTTTAATATTTAGTTATGATTATTAAAAGAAAATTGAAAAATTTCTCCAGAAGTAATGGTAGAGATTTAATAGAACACTTTGCTGTTAAGAGATTTAATATTATTGAAAAAAGAGCAAAGAGAGTATGGATTAGTTTCAGATTTATATCATTCTGGACTAGGAAGAACATATAAGAAATATGTTGGAAGAACTAGAAAATCAATAGCGAATAAATTAGAAAAAGATATTGCTTCTGCTAGAGTTAATGGATATTTATTAGAAGGTAAGAAATATGATACTGCTGATTTTGGAGTGGAAAATAAGCTAAAAAGTTTAGCGTCTAGAAAATACAATACTAAAGTGTGGGATGGAAAGTTTACTGGGAGAGAAGAGAGTATGATTCCTACTAAAGATTTAGATATTGAGAAATCTGCAAATCTAATTGTTTTAAATTCTAGAAAGAATAAATATCCTGATTTACCTTTTACAGTACTTAGAAATACTAAAAAATATCCAAAACAAAAAGATATCAATCGATATAAAGAATATGCATCTAAAGCAAAATATAATATTGATCATCATAGAGGAAATACATCTGGTTTAGCTCATGAAATCGGTCATGTTAAGAATTATGAAAGTAAAAACCCTATTACTAAAGTAAATAATAAGGTTGCTAATAAATATTCGGAGGAAGTAGCTAATTATGATTCTTTTAATGAAAATGGAAGTTTACTTAAAGGGATAAGTAATTACTTTAAGCAAAGAGCATTAATAAATGAAGAATCAAATGCTTCCAAAAAAGCAATGAGGTTGCTGAAAAAATCAGGTATGAATAAAGATAAACTTAATAATTCTAAATTAGATTTAGATGATAGTTTAAAAACATATAAGTATGGAGGAGAAGTATTTTATAAGACTCCAATAATGAAAAAGATTCAAATACCTTCTAGGAGATCTTCATCTAATAATAGAATTAGAAATCATATTGAAAAACTTGGTGGAGATCCTAATTCTCTTCATCCAGATTTGAGACAAAATTTTTTAGAAATGGATTTATAAATTCATTAAAGACTTCAGATGAGATGTTTTCCTTAATTGATAGTTCGGTTGGAGAAGACCATCGAGATCTTTGTACTTTTGGAAAATATGGAATTTCTATGATAAAATTATTTTCTAAATTATCATTGTTGTAGTAAAGATCATCCTCTGTAAGTGAGCTTTCTTTTAATAATTGCTGATCATTTATTGAATATTTATCTTTGGGAATTATAGCAAAGAGTTTATATGTATCTTTTTTATAATCACTAAATCCTCCCAGTGATTTAGTCTTCTTTCTAAGGAAAAATTTAATATCTTTCATAACTTTATACAATTTTTAGATTCACTTATTAGGTTTTATCGTTAAATTAGTAGCAAAATGAAAAAAATAATCTATTGTCTCTTATTATCTCTATTTTTTATCACTAAAGGATATTCACAAGAGATAATAGAGCATCGTGGAGATACAATGATAGTTATATCTCCTGAAAATCTGAAAACAATTAATAGCATAATAGTAGATCTTGAGTCTTCCGAAAAAATTATAAAACTTCAAGGAGATATAATAAAAGAAGATTCGATTAAGGCAGCGAATCTAGACTCAATTATAATTTATCAGTCTATGATGATGAGGAAAAAAGATGATTATTATGTTAACTCTATACAAGCTTTAGAAAATAGCTTAAAGAAAGAAAAAAGAAAACGTAAATTATGGGCAGGTGCTTTAGGTTGTGTAGCAGTAATCCTAGGTGCTCTTGCCATAAGTAATTAAAAAGTCATGGTAGAAGTAGTTATTAATTATGATCAGTCTACACAAGAATATAAGATCTACGAACCTACGACAGATACTCTTTTGATATCTAGTAACCTGACTGAAGCGTTCGTTAATCTTTCTGTATTCTTAACATCAGCTGGATTAATTCAGGGCGACATATTGAATTATCCAGAAATATCTTATCATTTCGACAGTCATACAGTAAAGTCGATGATAGAGAGTAATGTAAATCTCCTTAAACGTCTACAAACAGCTCCTTCAGGATTTATGATTAGTAGTCAGAAGTTTGGCGGCTCTACTACATCTCCTATCAAACCTAAGAAACAAGAAAGTGGGTTTGATAGTAATGGTTTTAATAAATCTTATCAAGCAGATAGACGTTTTAGTGGGAAAAAGTCTTCTAGTTTTTCAGGGAAGTCAGGATTTAAGACATCTAATAAAAAATTTGGAGGACAATAAATAAATTTTAAAGTTATTAATAAAACTAAGAAAAAATGGGATACCAATTACAAGTTAAAACATCATTTGTATCTCCGGTAACATTAAAGATATTTACAGAGAATGGATATTTACCTATTTTTATAATAAGAAATATTAGTAATTCAGAATTAATTGGTAAGTATAATGGAACGGCAGTACATTTTAGAAATTTAGCTCCAAGTACAGAATTATTTAGAGCAAAGAGAGACGGGCTTATTGATTTTACAGAATTTTCTAAGAGATATATTATTGAGATGTCGAATGTAAATTTTGTAGAGGTTATTGATAAACTTAATTACTTGGCTGAACTTAGTAATGCAAGAGGAGTTATATTAATGGGTTATGGTTCTGATGATAAAATATGTCACAGATCTATCTTATCTAACCTAATTAACAGTATGGGAATATTAAACAGTCATATAACAGAAATAATACTATGAGAAGTAATCCTAGAGAAATTGAAATCCAGGAAGACATAGTAGCTAAATTAGATAGACTTGACATACATCCTTATTCAATAATATGTTCTTTTGCGATAGGAGAAGGAATTATATCAATTACATTTTACCTGAAACAAGATTTATCCGAGTTTCTTGATCTTTTAAGTTATAGAAGTCAATGTGATAAAACGGGATATTTAGTGATGGAAGATAATAATACAATAATTCTTTCAGGGTTGGCTTTAATTAATTTATATACACTATTATGAAAGATGCCTGGTTTAAAGAAGTATTTACCGAGTTTTACAAATTATCTTATATACGAGAAGGCAAATCTAAAAGAATCGTTCTAAAAGGACTTAGTGATCATAAGGTTTTAGATTATGTTATCCTAAGAATTACACCTACAGAAGATGTTATTTATTATCTCTATAATGGTTCTTCGATTCATATTCCAGAAAAGTGGATTGATCTATTTTCAAGTTTTAATACTCATTCAGGGTTTAGAGTCTTGGAGTGTTATGATAGTGATGTAGATGGATCTTTAAGTCATTTTGGATATCTTATGACAAGGTTAATTTGTCACTTAGATAAAAGTCTATCTAAAATTGAAGGAGAGGAGCTTTTGAATGTTCTTGGAGAGATAAGTGTAATTGGTACGAAAGAATTTAGAGAATGGTGCCTTGAAGAATTTGGATTAGAACTTGATCCCTTCGAATATCGTTCTTTGGATGAAAATTTAGATATTTAAAATTGATGAGATGAAACAGTTTGATATTTATACTGACGGATCTCACCTAGACAAACAAAATAATGGAAGACTTGGTATCGGAGGAGTTCTTATTGACCCTACCGGACCTGGAATGGGAACTATGCTTAATAAATTCTCAATTGAATTAACTCCTGAATATATGAATTTATCTTTTGGAGCTCAGAAGTGTAGCAATCCTAGTGCGGAGTTAGTAGCAGTTTTACATGCTTTATATGAATTTCGTGGTTCTTGGGGTCCGAATGATATTGTAGTAGTCCATGCAGATTATCTTGGTGTTCGAGAATGGATGACTGGTAATTGGAAAGTAAAAGAACCATACATTGCTCGAATTAAAGGTGATATTGATAAAGAAATAATTAAACAGGGTTTACAAAGAAGAATTGAGTATAAGTGGGTAAAGGGACATCAGAAAAATAATGGTGTTGATGCCGATATATACTGGAATAACTATGTAGATTCTCTAGCTAAAGGCAAAGGATAAAATGTTGAATAGTTGTAGAAACTCAAGAATTGTAGGTCCTTCTGGAATTTGGGAATATGAACAGTTGATCGGTGCTAAGGTAAAAGTTAGTTCATTACCTGTTAGTAATTTCTTTGGTTGTTTCTCAGGTGGAGGAAGTAATGATCTATTAACTATTAAAGATATTTATTTTAGAATATCTCTTGATGGAAAAACTATAACAGTGATCGAATTAACCGAGTATCCAGGGAAAATATTTACTTGGAAAGATTTGGAAATTATCGAGCTTAATGTTATTAGTAAGTTTAAAGCTGTATGTGGAACTTTCTTATCTAATCAATCAATTTGTGGATATGGAGTTGATACTGAAGCTTCTTGGATAAAAGATATGTCAAATGGAATAGCTTTTATCGATGAAAAGGGAAATATAATAACTAATCGTATAGTGAGAATCGTTGGAGCAAATGTAGAGGATATTAATACCGATACAAATGAAATTACAGATATAGATGTAAACTTCAATGGTGATATACTAGATAAAAGATAATAAAAATGGCACAATCACAGTTAACAAGATTTGAATGTATTTATGCCAATCGAGATGAAGCACTTAAGGCTCTCTCATGTGCATCTAGACAATATGCTGAATTAGTTGCTGTAAGATATTATAATGAAGTTGAAGATGTTTGTATTCTTTTAGTAATTTTTAAGAGTGCAGACTTAGGTGATTTTGACATTGTTTCAGATACTATGGAATTAAGTCAAGGTCCTAGAATATTTACAGCAAAAAAACAGTCAGAGGAACAATCAGATCAGGAGTGTATCTTGATTGCGTTGTTTGGTGAAAAACCTAAGAATGGAGATGTAGTAATCCTGACTTCTTATGATGGTACTACTTCCATTACTTATACAATGATCGGAGGACAGTGGATAAAAACTGGTGGAACTACTGCAGATGGACTTGGAATTATATTTGAAGATTCTAATACCATCGATTTTACAATGAGTCCTGGTCCTACTGAATCTAAGAAAACATTAACCGCTGATGTAAAATTGGATAATAATAATTTGATTTATGATGAGAAGGTTGATGGAATTCGTATTAATAAAATCTATGGAGGAACATTCTAAATGAAAAAAGTAAGAAGCCCGAAAGATATAAAAGTGATCTCCGGACGTTCTGCTAGAAATACAGCTCCTTTTGTTGGAAGACTTGGTAAACCTCTTAATCCGGGGGCTCTAAAATTTAAGCAGAGTAATATTCCAGGAGGAGATATATTTAATGATTATCTCTTAGATTTAATGAAATTAAAATAAGAAAAATATTATGGACTTGCTTGATAGAACTGATGTTAGTAATAAAAATCCTGGGGATTCATTAACTAGTGCTGATATCAATAGTATAAATAATACTGTTAATGCTGCAGTTAGTTATATAAATGAAAACTTAAAAGATTTTTGTAATGCTAATGCTGAAATAAATAATTATGAAAGAAAATTAACTCTTTCGGGAGCAATTAGATTAGTACCTGAAGCAAGACGACGTAGCGGATTGAAAATTAGATTTCTTGGTAGTGAAGGTGCATATTCAGAATATATTTATAAAGGACCAGATGCTGATGAATCTAATTGGGCTAATGAAGATAATTGGAAATCTCCTTGCAACATTATTGACGGAGGAGAGTGGTAAGTTTAAATAATAACATAAATTATGAAAAATAGTTATATAAAAACTACATGGATTGATAATAAAACTCCTGTTAATGCGGCTAATTTAAATAAGATCGAGAGTGCTTTATCAGATCTTTATACTAACGCTCTTAGTTCTTCTGAGATTTTAGAAGGAGATGGTATTAGAATTACTAATACTAGTTGTCAGTCAGATTGTTACGGTAATACTACAAAAGGTATTCAATTTTCTGTATCAGATCGTGTAATGCAATCTGATTCTTGTAAAGGTGTTGATATTGTAACAAATACCTTGGATATCCTTCAATTTGAAAAGGATAGATTATACCTATTCTTAGATCCAGAGAGAAAAACTTTGGTTAAGATGGTAATAAACGGAGTTACTATTTTTGAAGTGAAATAATAATGAGATGGAACGATAAAAACGGATACATCACATATAAACAAGCTCTTCAAAATATTAAATCATGTCTAGGGATAGCTAAGATAGATTATTCTATGAGATGTGAATTAGCTCCGTATATCACATATATCTTAAAATATATATCAGATAGATTAACTTTACTTCCAGAAGGATCAGATGTCAAAACTTATATTCAAGAGTTTTTTGATATTCGAGATCATGGTGAAGCTAAGATTGTATTTTATGCTGTAGATGAACTTAGATGTGAACTTGGAATTGATAATGGTGAAATATACGTTGAAGGTTCTGAGATTCCATACAATGAGGATAGATTTATTTATGCATGGAGTAATGTTTTGACTGCTATGTTAGTTAGAATTTTATTCCAGTATCAAAATCTTCTAGCTCAACCCGAATCTAATGACTGCCCTTGTAATAATGAATGTGGAAGAGGACAGACTACAGCGGATTACGAATCTTGGAGTTCTGGTGTTTATCCAGAAGATGAAAGTTATTCTTACTATAATTATAAAGAAGTAAACAATACGGAATGGAGAACTAATAATGATGTTCCGGAGTGTACAAAATGTCTAAGACAATGAGTGATATAATTGTAAAAAATCAACTTCCTGAACCAACCGTAATTATTCTTAAAAATTCGGTAGAACAGGGAAAGATGCCTACTCCAGAACAGCTTGAAGTAGGTGAATTAGGTTTAGGTCTTCATGCCGGAGAGGAAAGTATATGGGTCAAAAATTCTGATGGTGTAGTTGTAGATCTTAGAGTTCCTAGAGTTGATAATTTTTGGGGTGATTTTCTCCTTGAATATGAAACTCTTGAGGAATTTAATGCAGATCTAGAAGCCGGAAAAATTAGTGATACTTCGATAGCTTTCATCAAAGGATCTAGACAGGCTTGGACTAAAGGAACTTTCTTCGCATTATCGGAGGAAGAAATAAATAAACTGATCGATAGTAAAGTATTGTTATTCCCAAGTATGACTTCTGAGTTAACATCAGAAAGTACATCTGAAGAAATAGCAGAAATTTTTGGTGGAGCAGAGAATTTTGTTAAGCTTACTGAAAAGATTAAAGATCAGATTTCAATTGCGTCTTTAAGAGTAGATTCTGGGAAAGCGATAGTTCCTGTATCTATTCAATCTAGTATTATAGAGTGTGAAACTCAGTGTAAAAATGTATTAGTTCTAGAGTGGATTTATTCAGGGAAATATTATTCAGAAAAGATTATCCTGAATAGTTTTACATCTGAATTCTCAGTTGAAAGAGAATTTACAGAATCTACTTTTATTGAGGTAGTAGAAAAAATAGATGAGCTTTTTAATACAAACTTAGAACTTGTAGAACCTAAGATTAATGGAACTTGGGATTTCTATAATAATGCATTCGAACCTATAACAATTACTCCAAGTCCAAATAAATATAATCCTGTAATTGAAAATGGATATAAGGCTGTTTTCAAAGGAGTTTATACATGGACAAGTGAAGATGGAAAGAAAGATCCTACTGGAGTTGTTAAGGGTTCATTCTGGGATACTCTTACAGGTACTGATGTTAGTTCTGATATAGTAACTAGTCCTTATTATACAGAAGATGCTACTATTTCTATTAAACTTGAAGCTCCTAAGACTGGTTTTATGGTTAGAGGAGAAGATGTTGTTAGAAGTACTGGCGTTTATGATTATACAGAAGATACTAGATCAGTAACATTCGCACATAGATTATTCTATGGTGTATCTACTAAGGGAAAAGACTTAGTAGAGTATGATATTAAATCTCTGAAAACATCTGAATTAATTACTGAACATCCTAAAAAGACTCTAGAACATTTTTCTACAGAAATGGATGAATATGCTATTTTTGCTTATCCTAAAGTTCTTGGTGAGTTAGATAGTATTTATCAGGATGGAATTCGTGTAATTAAGGCATTTAACAAAGTAGAATTAGAAATCACTAATGGTGCTGGTGTAGTAATAGATTATATAGTTTATGTTACTAATAATCCAGGTGCTTTTACTGATGTTGAGTTAGAATTTAAATAAATAGTACAATGGCGTTAAATTTTGCAGATAGATTAGTGTCCAACAATCCTAGTGCATATGGAATTGTTAGAGCTATAGAAGTTAGTGGACACAAAACAGTATCTTCTCTTTCAGCATTGTATAAAATTCCCGACTGTATTCTTTCTGATACAGGGGATAATTCTGGTAATGATTCTCTTGGACAATTGTGGTATGTAATTGATGCCAGAGAAGTTTATCAGCTTGTTAATTGGGAAAAAAGAAATGAAGCTGGAGGATGGAAACCATACTTATCTGGAGTAATTACAGATGAAGCACTGGAAGAGATATTAAAGACTAAGCAAGATAAATTGATAGCCGGAGAAGGGATTAGTATCAGTGAGGATAATGTAATTTCTTGCACTATAGATACATCACTTTTCAGAATGGTGGATGAGCTACCTTCTTTGGAGGAAGCAGAGACAAATAAAATTTATCTTCTTAGAAAAGAAAATAATATCGGAGAACTTCAGAGTTATACTGAATATATAGTAACTATTAAGGTTGACGAAGAAGGGAAAGAAATAAAAGAATGGGAAAAGATCGGTGAATATGATTTATCTATTGAACTTGCTCCCTATCTTAAAATAGAAGATGCAGAAAAGACTTACGTAAAGAAGGAAAACATCGTAGATTCATTCGAAGGTGGTGATCCTAAAGAGCAAGTTTTATCTGCTGAAAAAGGAAAAGAACTTAAAGGACTTATTGATTCTCTTGAAGAAAGAAAAGTTGATAGTGTAACTGCTACTCCTGGAAAAGGAATCATAGTAGAAGGTACTCATAACGATCCTACTATTGGTGTTCTTCGTGATCCTGAGTCTGAAGGATTTTTTACAATCGAAGAAACAGGTCTTAAACTTAGTGGTGTTCAGGATGCTATTGATGAAGCAGTTGGTGAATTAACTGATAGAGTAGAACTTGAATCTGATGTAGTCTATAATATCAATGAAATATTTCCAGGTGAAGGTAAGGGAGAAAATGGAGATCAGTGGCACATCCAATATGCTGCTGCTAAATTAGATGCTTTCCTTCCAGCTGAAAAGAAAGTTCCAGGTATAAAAGTTAAGTTTATTAACTTAGACGGTAACTGGAGAACTTTCACTTTCAATGGTGGATATTTCTTGGATGGTAGAAACTGGAGTTATGATATCACTTCTAATGACTTCACTGAATTAGCTACAGAAAATCTTCCAACAGCTACTCCAGAATCAAATGGAGTAATGTCAAAAGAAGATAAAGCTAAACTTGATGGAATTAGTGAAACTATCAATAAAGATGTAGATGATAAGATTGCAGAAGTTAAAGAGACAATCGATAACTATACTGTAAATGGTTATAAAATTTCCACAAATCCATCTTTAGATAGAAATGATATCGGTCTTGGAAATGTTACTAATGACGCTCAGATAAAACGCTCTGAAATGGGTGTTCCTAAGGGTGTTGCTACTCTTGGAGAAGATGGTAAAGTTCCGGAATCACAACTTCCAGATTCAGTTCTTGGAAATGTTAAATATCAAGGAGTTTGGGATGCAGTTAATAATGTTCCTAAACTTGAACTTAACGATTTTGATTCCAATGGTCATTACTATATAGCTATTAATAAAGGCTCTCAATTTGGATATGATTTTGATCCAGGTGATTGGGTAATTAATAGTAATGGTAGATGGGTTAAAATTGATAATGTAGATTCAGTTAAGTCTGTAAATGGTCAGATCGGAATTGTTGAATTAGGTATAGAGGATATTCCTAATCTTAAGGAAACTCTAGATTCTAAAGCAACTAATGATGATTTCAATAGACACTTAACAGACTATAAGAATCCTCACAAGGTTACTAAAGATCAAGTAGGTCTGGGTAATGTAGATAATACAGCAGATAAGGATAAACCTGTTTCTGATGCTACACAGGCATTAATTGATCAAACAAGAACCGTACTAGAAAATAAAATTTCTGAATTACAAACTAATACTGAGGCAGACTTAGAAGTATTTAGATCAGAATTTGAGAATAAATTAGCCGAACTTGCTGCTAAAGAAGAAGCTGATATTGTTGCTGTTAATAATAGTCTGAAGGAAGCAAAGACAGAACTTCAGAATAATATTGATAACTTAGCATCAAAGACAGAAAATGATTTAACAGTTGCTAAGAAAGAGTTGGATAATAAGATCTCTGAATTATCAACTAAAACAGAATCTGATCTTTCTACTCTTAGAGCTGACTTAGAATCTAGTATTTCTGTAACTAAAACAGAGCTTGAGAAGAGTATATCTGAATTGGCATCTAAAACAGAAAATGATCTTAATACTGCTAAATCAGAACTTGAAAAAGCTATATCAGACCTAACTGCTAAAGAAGAAGCTGATATTGTTGCTGTTAATAATGCTCTTTCTGAAGCTAAGAAAGAATTAGAAAACAGTATCTCTAGTTTAGCATCTAAGACAGAAAATGATCTTAGTTTAGCAACAAAAGATTTGAATAATAAGATCTCTGAATTAGCTACTAAAACAGAATCCGATCTTTCTACTCTTAGAGCTGACTTAGAATCTAGTATTTCCGTAACTAAGACTGATCTAGAATCTAAGATCACTGAATTAGCAACTAAGACTGATGCTAAATTCCAAGCAACTGATTCTAAGATTGAAGCAACTAAGACAGAGCTTCAAACTAATATTGATAACCTATCTCATCGTCATGATGATGATATGAAAGATATTAGAAGAGAAATCGAAGAGGCTACTGCTGGTTCTAATGAAGCACTTAATACACACATCCAAGATAAGAGTAATCCTCATCAAGTAACTAAAGAACAGGTAGGTCTTGGTAATGTTACAGATGATGCACAGGTTAAGCGTTCCGAAATGGGTATGCCAGAAGGAGTTGCTACACTTGATGCAACCGGAAAAGTGCCTTCATCTCAATTACCTAGTTTCGTAGATGATGTAATCGAAGTAGATTCATTTGACTTACTTCCTGAAACTGGTGAAACTGGTAAGATCTATGTAACTAAGGATACTAACTTGACTTATAGATGGTCAGGCTCTCAGTATGTAGAAATTTCTGAATCACTTGCACTTGGAGAAACGTCTAGTACAGCTTACCCAGGAGACAAAGGTAAAGCTACTACAGACAAGGTTAATGCTCATACTTCAGACTACAATAATCCTCATAAAGTAGATAAAGCTCAGGTAGGTCTTGGAAACGTTGATAATACAGCTGACCTCGATAAACCAGTATCTAATGCTACACAGGAATTAGTAGATAATACTAAGAAAGAGCTAGAAGAAAAGATTAATAACTCAGGAAACGACTTACAAGATAACATTGATAAGATTGACGAGAGAGTTACTAATATTGAAGATTCTATTGCTCAGCCTGGTGGTTTAGCTACTCTTGATGATGCCGGAAAAGTACCTCTAGAACAATTGCCAAGTTTAGTAGATGATGTAATTGAAGTAGACTCTTTCGAACATCTACCTGAAGCTGGAGAAGTTGGAAAAATCTATGTTACTAAGGATACTAATCTTCTTTATCGTTGGACAGGGGTTAAATATGTAGAAGTATCAGAATCTCTCCACTTAGGTGAAACGGCTGATACTGCTTATGCGGGAGATAAAGGCAAGGAGACAACTGATAAGGTTAATTCTCATATCTCAGACTTCAATAATCCGCATAAAGTTACAGCCGAACAAGTAGGCTTAGGTAATGTTGATAATACTTCTGATATCAATAAACCTGTTTCTACCGCACAACAAGAAGCTTTAGATGCAGTTAAGACCGAACTTGAGGAGAAAATTAATAACTCTGGTAGTGATCTTCAAGGTAATATTGATAAGATTGACGAGAGAGTTACTAATATCGAAAACTCAGTAGGTGCTCCTGATGGTATAGCTACACTTGATTCCGAAGGTAAATTAGAAGTTTCACAGATCCCTAACGAAGCTCTGAATGTTATCGAAGGTAAGTATATGACTGAAACTCAATTTACTGATTCTGAAGGTGTAGAGTTTATTCCAAGACATAATACTATTTATATTGATAGTATCGGTGGTTCGAATAAACTTTATCGCTGGGATGGATTCAAGTATGTAGAAGTATCAGATTCAGATAATGTTACAGAAGCTATTGACAATCACATCAAAGATTTCAATAATCCACATAAAGTAACAGCCGAACAAATTGGGCTTGGAAACGTAGATAATACAGCCGATATTGATAAGCCAATATCTACTGCTGTTCAAGAAGCTTTAGATACTGTAAACACTAAAGTAACTGAACACACTGAGAATAAAGAAAATCCTCATGGTGTTACAGCAGAACAAATTGGCTTAGGAAATGTAGATAATACGGCTGATTATGATAAACCTGTTTCTAAGGCTACTCAAGATGAAATCGATAGAATTGACGGTCGTATTGATACAATCGATAATTCAATTGGTGTTCCTAGTGGTATTGCAACTCTTGATGGCAATGGTAAATTAACAGATTCTCAAATACCAGACAAGACGATTAATGTTCTTGTAGGTAAACTTATGAGTGAAACAGAATTCAAGGACGAAGAAGGTAATACTTATGAACCTAGAACTGGAGTAATTTATATTGATACTGTTTCTGGTACTGAGAAAATATATAGATGGAATAAATATGAATATGTAGAGATTTCAAATACAGAATTACTTGAAGGTGCATTAAATTCTCACGTTCAGGATAAGAATAATCCTCATCAAGTAACCAAAGAGCAGATTGGGTTAAGTGAAGTAACAAATGATGCTCAAGTTAAGAGATCAGAAATGGGAACTCCGGAAGGTGTTGCTACTCTTAACGAAAATGGTAAAATTCCTGTGGAACAACTTCCAGGACAAGTTGATGAAGTATTTGGAATTGATCGTTTCGTATCAACAAAAACAGATATTCCTTCTTCTAGATTAGTAATTGGTTCCACTTACTATGTAGAAGATGAGAAGAAAATATATACAGCAATTTCTGAAACGGAATTAGATGAAGGTGCTACTCCTGATAAAGGTGTAATCTATTCTAATCGAGAAACTAATATAATCTATCGTTGGGATGGTGCTGAATTAGTAGAAATTGGTAACCCTATTCATCTTGGTGAAGTAGCTGGAACTGCATATCCTGGAGATAAAGGTAAGGCTACTACAGATAAAGTTAATGCTCATGTGGCTGACTTTGAAAATCCTCACCAAGTAACTAAAGAACAGATCGGTCTTGGAAATGTAGATAATACTTCTGATGCTGATAAGCCTATTTCTAGTGCAGTCCAGGAAGCTTTAGATGCTGTTAATAAAGAAGTTTCAGAACATAAAGCTGATAAGAATAATCCTCATGAGGTAACAAAAGCTCAGGTAGGTTTAGGAAATGTAGATAATACTGCAGACCTTGATAAACCAGTATCTAATGCTACACAGGAATTAGTAGATAATACTAAGAAAGAGCTTGATACTAAGATAGATAATCATACTTCAGACTTTAACAATCCTCATAAGGTAACAAAAGAACAAGTAGGACTAGGGAATGTTGATAATACAGCTGATATTAATAAGCCTGTATCTGTAGCACAACAAGCTTTAGTAGATTCTACAAAGGCAGAGTTGAAGAAAGATATTGGTGATATTGAAAAAGATGTTACTAATCACATAGCTGACAAGAATAATCCTCATGAAGTAAATAAACTTCAGGTAGGTCTTGGAAATGTTGATAATACATCAGATATCAATAAACCTGTATCTATTGCACAACAAGCTGCTTTAGATAAACTTAAGAGTGATCTTGAATCTATTATAGGTTCTACAGGAACAGATCTTAGTGCTCACTTGAAAGACTTTGATAATCCTCATAAGGTTACTAAAGATCAGGTTGGACTTGGTAAGGTGGATAACACTGCTGACCTTGAAAAACCTGTCTCTGTAGCAACTCAAGAGGCAATCAATGCTGTTCAGTCTAATCTTGATAAGACCAATATTTCATTAGAGAATCATATTGCAGATAAGAAGAATCCTCATGAAGTAACGAAGGAACAAGTAGGTCTAGGTAATGTAGATAATACATCTGACTTAGATAAACCTGTTTCTCATTATCAACAGGATGCTCTTGATGAACTTGAAAGAAGACTTCAAGGTTCTATTGATGGTTCTGGTTCTGATCTTAGTGCTCATATTTCAGATTTTAATAATCCGCATAAAGTAACTAAGGATCAGGTTGGACTTGGTAATGTAGATAATACAGCTGACAAGGATAAACCTATTTCTGATGCTACACAGAAAGCTTTGGATAGTATTAAGACAGAAACTAATACTATTATCGAAACTCATATAGCAGATAAGAATAATCCTCATGAAGTAACTAAGGAACAGATTGGATTAGGTGAAGTAACAAATGATGCTCAAGTAAAACGTTCAGAGATGGGCGTAGCTGGGGGAGTTGCTACACTTGACCAAGAAGGCAAAGTTCCTAGTTCTCAATTACCTAGCTTTGTAGACGATGTTATTGAAGTAGATTCTTACGATAACTTGCCTACTACAGGTGAAGCTGGAAAGATTTACGTAACCAAAGACACTAACCTAACCTATAGATGGTCTGGTTCTCGATATATTGAAATTTCTGCTTCCTTAGCCCTCGGAGAAACTAGCTCAACCGCATATCCAGGTGACAAGGGAAAAGAAACAACTGATAAGGTTAATACTCACGTAGCTGATCTTAATAATCCTCACCAAGTAACTAAAGAACAGGTTGGACTTGGAAATGTAGATAATACATCCGACCTTGATAAGCCTGTTTCTAATGCTACTCAAGAATTAGTAGACAACACTAAGAAAGAACTTGAGGATCTGATTACTTCTAATGAGGGAGGTCTAGATAATCATATTAAAGATTTCAACAATCCTCATAAGGTAACTAAAGATCAAGTAGGTCTAGGTAACGTTGATAATACTTCAGATAAAGATAAACCTTTGTCTGATGCAGCTAAAGAAGCTATCAACGAGGTTAAGACTCTAATTACTTCTTCTGGAACTGACTTAAGCAATCATATTAAAGATTATACAAATCCTCATAGAGTAACTGCAGAACAAGTAGGTCTCGGAAATGTAAATAATACTTCCGACCTTGACAAACCTATTTCTAATGCTACTCAGAAGGAACTTGATAAACTTGACGCTAAGATTGATAAGATTAATACAGATCAGGGAACAGATCTTAGTGCTCACTTGAGAGATTTCAGTAATCCTCATAAAGTAACTAAAGAACAAATTGGACTCGGAAATGTAGATAATACTGCAGATCTCGATAAACCAATATCTACTGCTACACAAAAAGCAATTGATGATGCCAAAGCAGCTAATAATACTGCTTTAGATAATCATGCTAATCGTACAGATAATCCTCATAAGGTAACTAAGGATCAAGTAGGTTTAGGTAACGTTGATAATACAGCCGATATTAATAAACCTGTATCTGTAGCACAGCAGAATGCTCTTGATACTTTATCTAATAGTTTAAATACAGCTATTAATAATCACGTAGGTAATACTAATAATCCTCATCAAGTAACTAAAGAACAAGTAGGTCTCGGAAAAGTAGATAATACATCTGACTTAGAAAAGCCTATTTCAGTAGCAACTCAAAACGCTATTTCTGAAGTTGTTTCTAATCTGGATAAACATATTGCAGATAAGAACAATCCTCATGAAGTAACAAAAGAGCAAATTGGACTTGGTAGAGTTGATAATACATCAGACCTCGAGAAACCTATTTCAACAGCTACTCAGGTTGCTCTTGATAAGAAGGCTGAACTTGGACCTGATGGAAAAATACCTGAAAGTCAATTACCTGAAAGAACAATGCATAGTTTGTTCTATAAGGGTACTTGGGATGCTGAAAGGAATTTACCAACACTAGCTAATGGAGATAAGGCACAAGATGGTGATTACTATTTAGTTAATAATGATGGTGAGTCCTTTGGATATAAATTCATGGTAAATGATATTATATTCAATGCCAGTGGAATTTGGTATAGAATGATGGGCTCTAATAAGAGAGATAATCCTACTGAATTTAAGATTACTAAATTCACAGCAGATAGAACTTTATTAGAGAGAGGTGAATCAACAGAAATTACTCTTGAATGGGAATATCAATTGACCCCAAGTGGACAAATTAATTTCCAATTCATAGATACTCATGATATTCCTGTTGAGGAACGTACTTATAAGATTACTGCCACTGGAGGACAAACATTCACATTGAGAGGTTCGTATCTAAGTGAAGTTGCAACAGCTACTTTAACGATTGATACAGCTGATAAGGTTTATGTAGGTGCATCAAGTAATTCTGCTCCTACTGACTCTGACTTTATAGCAATGAATTCTTTCTTCTCCTTCGGTGATAATGAATTCCCATTCACTCCTATTGATTGTTCAGGAGGTAAGTATATTTACGTAGCAATTCCAACAGAAGAGTATAGTAAGTATAGAATCTATTGTAATAATTATCCTGTTGATGATGTAACAGTATACTCTAGACGTATAACTAACATCTTTACTGGATATACTGATTATACAATTACTAAACTTGCTAATCTCTATCATGGAATACTAAATATTGAAGTTAAATTAATTGATAAAAGATAATGCCAGAAAATAATTTAAAAGGAACGGTACTCTATTCGGGTATCGTTCCCACCAATACTTCTGACGTATATCCAACACATTCAGCCATTTATGGTATGGGAGGCTTCCGTTCAGTTAAAACAATAGCTGAGCGGGATGCTATTCCTGTAGAGCGACTAGAAGTAGGAGCTAAAGTATTGGTATCTGAACAAGAAACTGGATATTACGTTGAATCAATAGTAGATGGAAAAGTAAATTGGCAACTTGATACTTATTTATTTGCTGATAAACTCTTAGCATCTCCAGTTATCTCTGGTACTTGGAGTTTTAAAAATAATGCTGGTACAGAGGTTACAAATACAGAAGTTGGTGTTAGTAACGTAAATGCTAGTTCTATTACTATCGAACGAGGATATAAAGCAAAATTTGTTGGAAGTTTTAAATGGACTAAGACAACTACAAATAAAGCCCCTACTTCATGTAGTGGTGACTTAGGGACAACTTTACCTTCTAGTGATGTTGCTTCTCCAACAACTACTATTGATAATATTGCTGCTTCCAGAGTAATTAAAGAAACCTTAAGTGCACCTAAAAAAGGATTCATGGTTTCTGGTAGTTCTGTAGTTGTTGCATCTGGAAATGATACGACATCTGCACAATTTAGTATCAATGTATGGTCTAGACAGAGATATGGTGTAACTACTTCAGCTACTCCTACACAAGATGATATTAAAGCTATGACTGGAACAAAATTAGTCAATGCTAGAACTTTATCAGTTTCTGGAGTTACTGCTGATGGAACTCAATATTACAGTTATGCTTACCCAAAAGACTTAGGAGCTCTTACATCAATTGTTCAGAATGGAGCAGCACCTGTTTTGGAAGACTTTAATAGAACTGAAGTGACTGTAACAAATGGTGCAGGTGTAAATATCGTTTATTATGTATACACCTCTAAATATAAAGGTGCATTTCAAAATGTTAAACTAGATTTTAAATAATTAAAGATTAGAATACAATGGCTCGTTACCCGGCGCAGTTACAATCTGCGAATCTTAATGAATTTGGTATTGTCTATGCCGACGAAATACAAGGCCATAAAACAGTTGCTACTCTGAATGCACTTTATGCTATCACAGATCCTATTCTTAGTAAATCCGTAGTAAATACTAATAATGATGCTATCGGACAAGAGTGGTTTGTTGTATCAGAGGATTGTTATTACAGATTAGACAACTGGGCCAATAGACATGCAGCTTCTGGATGGACTAAACTTCAAGTAGTAGATACAGAGTTTAATAGTCTTTCTACACATGGAGCTGATAAGATAAAAAATTTCACAACATCACCATCGACAGTAACTCTCAACTATAATACGTGGAGATCATCTACTGTAAATGCTGATGGAACCGCTGTAATAAACGCTGCTACACAATCTGCAGCGGGTGTTCTAAGCGCAGCGGATAAAACTAAATTAGATGGATTAAATACAGATTCTATTAATGATATATCTGTAACATCTAATGCTAATAAAGCTACTATTACATTTGTATCTGATAATGGTAATAAGGAAGATATAAGTACTACTATAGATTTTCCTATATCTACTACTACCGCAGCAGGTACAATGAGCGCCAAAGATAAAACAGAATTAGATAGAATTAATACTGCTAACTTTGCTCTTGGCGCTGTAACTCCTGCTGCGTCTACTGTAGGAATAGCTGCTTCTAAAACAAATGTAACTGATGGTACTACCGCTGCGAATAATATTACGCTGCCTGCTGCTACACAATCTGCAGCGGGTGTTCTAAGCGCAGCGGATAAAACTAAAGTTGACCGAATCACAGGTACTAATCATGTTATCTCTCAGCCTACTACAACAGCTACCTCAAGAGTAATTACTATAACGGGTATAAATCCTACAGATAATAAAGCAGTTTCTAGTTCTATCACTCTTCCAGAAGTATCAGAAACTCAGGCAGGTCTCGCAAGTGCATCTGATAAGAAAACTCTCAATGCTATTAAAACTCTTGGGAATTCTTCTCACTTGAAAGATGAAGGTTGCTGGACTAGAACAGCTTCTAATGTAGCTATAAACTTCACTTGTACTAATGTTAGTGGTAATTCTACAGATACTAACGCAAAAAATGAACATTCAGTTAATATTGGAGCTGCATCATCTACTCTTGCAGGGGTAATGACTTCAACCGATAAGACAGAACTTGATAGAATAACCACAGCGAATTTTGCTTTAGGTGCAGTTACGCCAGCAGCTTCAAGTGTAGCTATCGCAGCAACAAAAACAACTATTTCTACAGGAGTTAGTGCAGCAAACAATATAACTCTTCCCGCTGCAACTGCTAGTGTAGCTGGTGTTATGACTGCTGCAGATAAAGTAAAGCTTGATACTACTCTTCCTAACTTAATTAACTCTAATAAAACAACTATTGATAATTATACTGTAAATGGAATTAAAATTTCTACTAATCCCGTTGTAACAGGAGCAAATACTAAAGTAACTGGGTATTCAAAACCAACTACGACTGGAGCTATTGCAGCAACTGATAGTATCAATGGAGCTCTTGGAAAATTAGAGAAAAAGTTAGATGATGAAGTAACTAATAGAACTAATGCTGTTTCAAATCTAACTAATACAGTAAATAATAATAAGACTACAATAGATAACTATACTGTTGGAGGAATAAAAATTTCTGCTAATCCTAAAGTGGCAAATGGAACAAATACTACAGTATCTACTGCTAATAGTACGATTACTTGGTCTCTAAACTCTACTATATCACTTACTAGAGTTAATGCTTCTAGTGGATTCTATCAGACTTCAGATAAACGTTTGAAATCAGATATTAAACCTTTGGAACATACACTTGAGGAGATTTGTTCTATTCCGACAGATTCATTTATTTTAGGTGGGAAAAAAGACCTTGGAACTATAGCACAAGAACTTGAACCAACTTTCCCTGAACTAGTAACAGACGCCGAACTTAAACAATCCGATGTACCTAACCCTGAAAACTTTGAAACCATTGAGAAAGATGGTGAAACTTATGTTCTAGTTAAAGAAGTTGATTATGCTAAAATGAGTGTTCTAGCAATCGAAGGTATTAAATTACTTAAGGCCGAAATAGATGAACTTAAAAAGCAGTTATTAGATAAATAAAATAAAGGGAGGTTGATCAAGAGTAAAAACTTGATTGCCTCCTTTTAAATTTAAAAGTAGGAATGAAATGGATCAAATAATTAATTTTAAAATAAATACAGAACTATTTACAAGTAGATCTGAAGCGATCCTAGCCTTAGAAAACATTATATTTACTCAAGGAGAGCCAGTTATTGCAATTTATGGAACTACTTCTCAAAATGCTAAAATTATTCTAGCCGTCGGAAAAAGAAATGGAGCTGGAAAAAATGCATTTGAAATAATTTCCACTAAAGAAGATATGTCTGAAACTTTGAATATTATTAATTCTTTGAATAATGAGTTCACAGAACATATCAAAGCAGAAGCAGGTGATAAGCTTGGACATGTAATAACAGGAGGAGATATTGTTTTCTCTGGAGGTATAGGAACTGTAGTTTCGGCTGGAAAGGTAAAAAATAAACTCACTTTTACTGGTGGAACTTTTGAAGGAACAGATAAAACTACATTTGATGGTTCTGAGGCTGTAACGATAAAAATTCCTAGCCCCTCATTTACTGTTCCTAAACCATTAGGACATGCAATAGCTGGAGAATCTAAGGAGTGGGCTAGAGCTGACCATGTGCATGAAGCTCCTAAATCAGTCTCTGGAAATGCTGGTAGTGCTGATAAATTAAGTTCTAAAAGAAATATAACTTTAACCGGAGCTGTTACTGGAGGTGTAGTAACTGATTTTTCAGGAGATATTACAATTAATACTTCCAAAAACCATACACATGATATTTCAGAGGTTACTGGTCTACGAGGTGAGTTGAACACCTTAGAAGCAACTAAAGCTCCCATTGAAAGTCCTATCTTCACAGGAACTCCAGAGGCTCCAACAGCTCCACAAGGAACTAATACTAATCAGTTAGCTACTACTGCATTTGTTATCAAGGAAATTGGAGAAAAAATAGAAGCTGCTGTAGCCTTGAAATTTAAAGGAACTCTCGGAACAACTGGAACTGTTAAGAGTCTTCCTGCTCAACATACAACAGGTGACGTCTATGTTGCCACTACTGGAGCTCCGAATGTATCAGGACTTAGACTTGAACCTGGTGATATAATAATTTGTATCAAAGATGGTTCAACTGCTAATGATTCTGATTGGACAGTTGTACAAACTAATATAGATGGAGCTGTAACAGGACCTGGAAATGCAGTTTCTGGGAATTTAGTGCTTTTTAATGGAACTACAGGAAAAGTTATATCAGATTCTGGTCTTTCATTAGCAGACCTAGCAAAAGTAACAACTACTATTTCTGCAGGCCCTGGTTTAACTGGAGGTGGATCTATTGGAGGAAATCAAGTAATATCACATGCTTCTCAACCAACTACAGGAACTAATGCAGGGGGTAATTCTGGAGCTTTTGTCACCAACATTAAGATCGATTCCTTTGGACATGTTGTAGAAGCCTTAAAAGGAGACTTAACTGGATCATATCTAGCACCCTCCGGAGAATATATTTCAGGAATTACACTCTCAGGGAATACACTATCAGGAAATTCTAAACCATTCCCTAATATTGAAATTGAAAATGGAGAAGTAGGTGGATCGGAAGAATTTGTTACTGGAATCTCTGTAAATACTGTTTTAAATAATCATAGAATTCAAGTTAATAAAGGAACAATCCCTGGAATAATAGTAACTGGAGATGGTGGTGAAGGAAATCCTAGAAAATATGTTTCAGGAATAGAATCAGATGGACATCATGGAATATCTTTTACTACTTCTGAAGAATCTGGAATGGTTAAAGTTTCAAAAGATGGTTCAGCTGATTACTTAGGAAATAAAGTTCTCTCTGGAATTAGTTCTGGAAATACTTATGCAACTACCGTAACTCAAGATACTGATGCTCTAAGATTAACTACTACAATTTCAGAGATAGATGGTGGAGATGATCAAGGAAGCCAAGGAAAACGTCAAGTAATTAGAGTAAAAAGATATACTACAGGTGGAATTCTTCCTAGTGGGTTAGCTTCAGGGGAAATAGCTATAAACTTGGTTGATAATTATCTTTATGTTGGAAATGAAAAAGGTGGAGTTCAAAGAGTCTATCCGAATGCTACACCACAAGTAGATGGTCTTTTATCAGCCGAAGATAAATCACGCCTCGAAAAAGCTATATCTGATATCGCTGATCATGCTTCAAGTCTGGGAACGATAAATACTGAGCTTGATGTTCTTGAGGAAGATTTGAAAGACACGAAGGAAAAATTAACTGAAAAAATTTCTCAAGAATCCGAGGCGAGAAAAACGGCTGATCAAGATTTTAAGGAAAACTTGAATACTGAAACTCAAGAAAGAACTACCGAAGATATTGCTATAAGAGAATATATAGACTCTACAAAATCAGAGTTAAATGAAAAGATAGATAAACTTATTGGTTCAGGAGGAGAGACTGAAGGAGGATTAGCTGCAGAAGTGGAAGCTAGAAAACAAGGAGATAAATATAACTTCGATCTCTTAAAATTTGCAATTCAGAGAGTAAATTCATCTGCTGGTTTTGAAGATCCTGATCCCGATGATGACAGTATTTATAGTAATTTCCCAGATCTTTCAGATACACATTACCTAAGAGGGCAGAGCAATTTAGTAGGATGTCTTAAGGTTCTTGACCAGAAAATTTATGAACTAGAACAAGCATTAACCATTAAAACACTCTAATATATGGCATTAACTAATTTTTATAAAGGACCTGAAGCTGAATATTCTAGAGAGAAACATATTAATGGTATCTATATGAGCACTGATTCTAGAAAGCTTTGGATATTCGGACAACCAACACAAGAATTATCAGATATTATAGAAAAAACTGATTATGATGCTCTTGAATCTAAAGATCCGAATTTAATATATATCGTAAAATTATCAGAAGAATGAAAAAATTAATTCTAACCCTGATCACTACTCTATTAATTATTTCTTGTGGTACTACTCGAAAATTTAATACTACTTTTTATGAAGGCTTTTCGATAGAACCACAAAGAATAGTAGATAGTATAACTACAGCAAATTTACTTCCAGCGTCTATAGAATATCAAGAATGGCCTAAGTTGATGTACTTTACTAGTGATTCAGTTATAACTACACAGTATACGACTATAACCACTAAAGAAGATACGACTTATATATTCTCGATAACTGAATCCGCTGGAGATAGTATATACTTAATTAAATTTAGAAAAGAATAATAGTTATGGATTTTGTATCAGTATTTTCAACATTAGCTGCTTTAGTGGCTGGTGTTCCTGTTGTTACACAGGCAATTAAGAAACTTATAGGTAAAGAACTTCCAGGGTGGGCTAATCAATTAATTTCTTGGATAGTTGCCATTGGATTATGTATGTTCGGTTGGTTTTTCGATCTTGGATGTCTTGCTGAAGCTTCTTGGTGGCAATCTCTCATAGTAGGCGCTGGTGTTGGATTAGCTAGTAACGGTGTATTTGATATCGCTCTAGTTCAGGGAATACTTGAACTTATATTCGGAAAAATAAAAAAGTAATTATGAGATCTTACGGTTATATTAAAACAGAAAACCTAGAAAGTTACTCAGAATATAAACCACAACCTATCACACTTCCGGCCGAATATAAACTCAAAGATATCGGCAAAGTGTGGGATCAAGGTAGTGTCGGAAGCTGTGTTAGTCATTCAATAGCAGAAATGTATAATTTTTATCAGCTAAGTCATGGAAAAACTCTAGAGAAAAAGCCTGATTGGTTATACTATCTTAGAGCTGATAAAACAATAGATGGAATGATGCCTGCTGAAGGTTTCGAGTTAATGAAAACGGCCGGAGAAATAAAAATCTTCTCAAGAATATCAACTATCGAAGGAATTAAACATGCAGTAATAACAAATGGACCTGCACTTATAGCTGTTATTGTAAGAAACGGAGAACGTGATGATTTCTGGAATGGTTCTGAAAACTTAGGAGGACATGCGATAAGTATTGTTGGTTTCTCTAGAGATGGATTTATGATAAAAAATTCTTGGGGTTATGGATATGCAGAGTCCGGTTTTTCTGAGATGAGCTATGAAGATGCTGGAAAAGTAATTCGAGAAGCTTGGACTATAATAGAATAAAAAAAGAGACTAGTAAAGGGTTTAATTTTCCCAATACTAGTCTTTTATTTTCTTTATATCCTCTCTATAAATACCTCATAATCATCTTTACAATACCAACTTGGACATGTATGAGGATTTCCATGTCTATTTCCTTTTCCTCGGTTTATATAACTTTTCCATCTATATATTGTATCAGATTTCTTAAGAGCTTTCCACCAAACATCAAGTGTCGTTTTTATCCATGAACCTTTCTCGGCTATTATGTCTGATGGATTAACTAAAGGTTTATTATTATCGTAGTCTCTCAAGTGATGCCAAATATAAGGTCCAGTATATACAAATTTCTTCGGCCTTGGAGAATATACGGCGATGAATTTTTGGTCGTCAGAATAATCATCATCTCCTGTGTAACAAAAATCTACTTGAATCTCTTTTATCCCGACCCTCCTTAGTATCGCCGTTTTTTCATCAGGCCGTAAATTATAATACTCATCTCTTATTATCTTTTTCCCAGTCAAATCTCTAAGATAAAAGAATCTACCATTACCTTCTTTCCCAGGGATCATATCTTTAGGAGACTTACCTAATAAAAAAGTTTCAATATAACCTTTGGGAAATGCATAAAATCCCTTCCTAACTGGAGCTGTATGAAATCCTCGAAAAGGTGAATCCCCAGGGAGTGATCCCTCTTTATGATCCTGTGGAGATAAAGTACCCCACCTAAAAAATTCATAACTATTCCTCTTTTTCATAAACTCTATTTTTAAAAGTTACAGCCGAAAATCTCTTCTTTACTACTTTTAAGACTTTTTTCTCCAAAGATCGATACTCATTAGAAGAATAATCACGTTTTAATTCAATATATTCCCAAGGCTCGTCATAAATAAATTCCCAATCAGATGTGCACTTAATTAATTCAGCTGTCCATGGATCTGAATGTCTCCACCTAAGATAAATACAATAACCTTGAGATGAAATCGGATCAAGAAAATAATAATAACATTGACTTGGACACCATATTAAATCCTCTATCCAATAACCTAATAATTGTTCGTTCATATATAATATACTGTTTTTTCATTAACATATATAAGGAAATAAACGTTCCTTTAAATCAGGATGGTAGTCACAGAACTGTACAAATATCTTTAACTCCAGTATCTGCTTCAGATTGGATATTATCCGGAAATGTTAATGGAATCTTATTCACTATAAATTCTCCCGAAATATCTACCTCTGTAGATTTATCAAACACTATACCAAAGGAAATTAATGTACGTGTAATTGCAACCTATTCTTACAGAAGTAATTCTGGTGGGATAGGTAAATGGATGGTAGGTTCTGCTGAGTCAAATAGTGTATCATTTTCTCAAGGGGAAACAGGAAGTAAAACGATTTCAGTTATTGGAAGACCTTATTAAATTAATTTCCTTCTATTCTATAATACTTTTTCAGTTCTAATATTAATTGTTGTTTCTTTATCTTTAAATATTGTAAAAGTACTATTAATATTTGTAATAATATATTTATTAGGACTTTCTACTGATCCTCCATCTATTATTCTATAAGTTCCAACTCTTAATGTATGGGTACTAGAGTAACTAGAAGAACCCTCTTCATTAGTGATTGGTGTAGTAATTTCAGATTGTATGCCATCATCTTCATTTTTTATAATAATAAATAGATGAATGTATTCTTCTATATCTATATTAAACCATTTCCAGTCTATATTTAAAGTTCCTAAATTTAAAATCTTACCACTCTGATTTAAAGGAACGTTTATTTCCGATCAATTCCTTATTAATGTATATTAAAATTAAATAAATTAATCATATGAAGACAGGAATTGAAACATTAATTTCAGAGGTTGGAAAAAGAATTACTAACAAAACCCAAGTAGAAGGAGGAATTATTTCTGGTTTAGGAATAAATAAAACTAATGGAAAAGAATACGTTATTATAAGCGTTTGTGGATCATCGAACATGACGAAAGATCAACTTAATGATCTTTGCGATATTAAAATTATTACTGAAAAACTTATTACAGAGACATTCGATTCTAATGGAATTCCAATGTTTTCTTATTGTACAATAGACGAATTCTTTAATTATTGGAATATCGTTAATGATGAAGAAATTAAAAGTTCGATAAATTTAACTTTTAAAGAAGCAAAAGAATTATTTTCCTCAACAATATCTTGGGATATAAAAGAGAAGATCTTAAAAATTTATTCAAGAAGACAACTTGAAGGTCTTCCAGAAAAAATAGAATATCCAAAAGTACCACAAGATTATCCAGCTGAAAAATTTAGAGATAGTGCTAGAGCTTTTAAGGAACTAATTTGGTTAGTTAAAGAATATACCAAAGCATCAGCTCTTCAAGAACCTAACTGGAATGATTACTCACAAAATAAATTTGCTATTGTGAGATGTGGTGAAGCAGTAATGATTTCGAAAGAAAAAACTTTCTTTCCAATAGCCTTTCTCTCTAAAGAAGTTGCTCAAGTATTCTTAGAAGATCATAAAGAGTTATTAGAAGAATATTATATGATTGGAAAATGAAAAAATTATTGATTATCCTAATTTTAATATTAGTTTCCAGTTGTGAAGTAGATCTAGAAGAGTATTCTGGATGGATTATTAAAGAAAAACGTCGAGAACCTTTAGGACTTAATTTTATTATTAGTGATCCAAACAATAATAAAAATTGGAAAATTTTAATAGTTCAAAATTATACATATAAAAAATATAATATTGGAGATACAATAAAATGAAAGAATTAAAAACAGCTTCCCTCTCAGAAATTCCAGAGAGATTAGAAAAATCATTAACTCCGGAAAATGGGTATTCACGAAAAACAAAGAATATCCTAGTAAGATATGCTAGATGGTCGTTAACTTATAATAAGATAATGATGAAGTCTGATACTAAGTATATAAATTTTGAATATAGTGTTGTTGGAGTTTATCCGTATATTTATCTTATCCCAATTATTAAAGTATATAAGTTAGATCGAATAATTGGAAATAACCTAGTTTATTCAGTTATCGATACTATAAAAGATCCGAAAGTTTGTTTTGATATCCCGGCTCTTATAGAATTAGGAGAAAAGCATGGAGTAGAGTTTAGACAATATCGTGGAAAAGGTCCAAATAAAAAACCCATGGCGAGAGTAATGCTAAGAAAATTCACGGATATAGAGAGCTCGTATTTTTACCTTGAAGATTACATTTCAACAGATGATATAATAATTGAAACTTTCGATGGACTTAAGAGCTCAGAACAACGTGATATATTCTTAGAACTAGGAACGCCATGTTTTTGTATGACGTTAGATTCTGAAACAAAAGAATGGATTTTTTCTCTTAATCCTACTATTGGATCCTTTCCTGAAGATATAAATTTTCAAGGATATCCAGATGATTGGTCAAACGAGGGAATAATTCAGAGATATCAAGAATTTTCCGAAGATCTTCAGAAACCACGTCAAAAAGTAACTCCAGAATCGGTAGCTGAAGAAAAACGATTGGAGATGGAGAGAAGAAAAGAACAGAAACGTACTAAAAATAGGAATAATGATAGATCTAAGAAAATATGCAATATTTCCGGAAAGTAATAATTTTTTGGATAGTAGTACTCCAGGGTTAGAAGAATTAGAAAGATTTAATAAGATCATGGAAGAAACGCAGAAAAATTTGAATATAAAATCAGGATCAAGAAATGATATAATTTATGAAAAAGAAGCTGACAAAAAATAAATGGATAACTTCAAAAGGTGAGGAATTATCTTTAGAAGAAATGAACAGTTCTCATATATTAAATGCAATCAGAAAAATAAAATCTTCAACAGGATGGAGAGAAGATTGGCTTCCTATCTTAGAAGCAGAACTAACTAGAAGAAGTATGATAGCAAGAACAGATGATTATGAGAAAAAGATCATAACTGATGAGGAAAAAATGTATTTCTTATGTACTTCATGTGAATACCAAATGTTATCTGTTGAAGGTGGTAGTTTATCTGATATACTGAATATTACTATTAATGATCAAGTAAAAAGTTATATAAGAGATAATATTTTTTGTATACCTCTTGAACAATCTAAGGAAAATTTTATTTCGGAGATGGATAAATTAATAAGAAAAACTAGAAGTAATTCTAAAGAAGATGCTGAGAAATTTATGAGTTATTATGAAAAATATCTTCTAATTAATGTCTTTTCAAAAGAATGGAGTAATTTTATGAACTTAATGTTAGGTCGTCATGGAAAGTAGAATCAAAGAATCAATTATTAAACACTTAGAGTATCAAAAAAGTATTGCTAAAGATCCCGAAGGACCGTTTATATGTTGTCCTATGCCTGGTAAAAATTCATGGACCATTTCTGAAATAATAGAGGAAGTAAGAAAAGAGACAGAATTTGGAGAGGAATTTGCAGATGATGTTATAGGATTAGCTATTGATATTTTATGTCGAAAGAATCAATCAATGAATGGATAAACTCTCAAGAACTAACAACCGAAGATCTTGATTTTATGTGGGATTTTTGTATAGTTTTCGGTCATCCTGTAATATCTAAACTTGGAATGGCTTCTTGGAAAGATTTACGTCCAGACTTAATTAAACAAATTCCGAACGAATATGAGAAGATGGTAGAAAAAGTAATATATAATAATAAGGAATAATGAAATTATTGAATTTAGAGGAATATTTAACTCCAGAAAGTATAAAAGTACATGATATTAATCAATGGGATTCATTTTTATTTAACTTACTTGAAGAAGAAAATATATATCCACCTAAACTTACTGGACAATGGATAACAGATAAAAATAGATTTTATGAAAAGTTTGTATGTTTGAAAGAAGTAACTGAGAATACTTATTATCCTATGTATTGTAGACAATATAATCCAATTGAAATTACTATATATCATGAAAAGAATGGATTATATGATTTTAAATGTATGTTAATAAGTATTGACGATACAGCTTTTGGGTTTGGATGGGAAAATTTAGAAAGACTTAGCATAGATAAATATGTTCTAGAAATTATATCTTGGATTGATAAAGTAGATAAATTAGATCATGAAGAATTAATTAAATATGGACTTTCTTTAGGTGCAGAAGATTTAAGTTGGTAATTAAATATAAACATGAATGATTTTAAAATAAAAGATATAGTAAAAGGATTAATGATTTGTACTTTTATTTCAGGGTTTTTAATAGGTATCTTATCAGTTTTAATTTTAATTTATTCAACAATATGAAGAAAGAATTATATGATGAGTATGTAAAAGCTTGGGATATTTGGAAGAAAAGAACTGATGAATATTTTCAAAAAAGAGTTGAAATAATTAAAGATAAAACTCTCTCCGAAGAATCTCAATCAAAACTTTTAGACACATTAGCAGAGAATTTTGATAGAAAAGGTTTTACAGAAGAATATTTTGGACCTTGGACGGAAATAAGAGATGTTACTGATCTATTAAATCCTGACTTCATTTTACCAGGAATAGGCAAGAATTATTCAGAACTTCAAATAGCGAAAGATGATGTTCCAGGAAATTGGGGTAAGATTGCTAGAGATTGTTATGATCCTAAAAGATATGGAAAAATAATTGGACTTGGATATGATTCCGGAGATTATTATCTTATTATAGAAAACCCTGATACTGGAGAAGAATCAACAATCTTAATGAATACTAAGTATACTATTGATTCATAAAAGAATATAAGACTAGGATTTTATTTTCCTAGTCTTATTTTTCTCTTACCATTAAACGTTCCTTTAAGTCAATATGCAAAAGCTGTTTATGTTAATCTCATTGTTACTTGGAGTGGAGATCCAAGTAGACCTTATGGAGCACACTTTACTTTAACTAGTAATGGTTTTGTACACGGTTTTCAAGAAATATCTAGTTCCGGTGTTCTTCCAGGAGATACAGAAACTTTCTCAATACAAATAATAAATGATTATAATGTTTTTTCGTGGAGTTCTTCTGGTGTTTGGTATGCATATCACGATGATCTAAAACAAATACAATCTACAATTAGTCCTAGTTCTGGAAATTTTAGCGCTAATAATGACATATACATAACTTTTAATACATAAAATTAAAGATAAAAATAATTTTTAATTGTTCTCTGGAAGTATTGGAAGACGAATATCTATATAAAAAACTTGTTCAGACTCTGAAAGAGTTATATTACTAGGAGTACATACTCCCAATTGACTATATAGACTTCCAGCCGAGTATAAAAATTCAAGATAATTTGATCCAAAAAATTCTGAATCTATTTTTTGAATTTTAGTATCCGTATATGCACTTCCCATTCCAGATCCTTTAAATTCAAAAGAAGGTATTCCAACTTTTCTTAAAGTTAACATCCAATTAATTTGTCTTCCATTACTAGAAGAAGGTATATTTATTTTAAATGTCCAGTATTTAATTCTTTCACCCTCTTGATTTAAAGGAACGTTTAAAGTAAAAGAAAAATAAGAGATAGGATTTTATTTCCTATCTCTTTTTCACACTCTCCGAAATAACCTCTTCTAATTCACCTTCTGTAATATAATCCATTAAAGTTTCTTCGAATTCTACATTTATCCAAGCTTGCAACATAGCTGTATTTTCAAAATCTTCATAACTCAGATTTCTTAACTTAACTATCTGATCTACGGCATGTCTTGTTTCGTGATAAAATGTAGTTTTGATATTCTTAACCAAACTTTTATAATCCTTTTTGGCAATAAAAGGTCTATTTCTTCTAGAGTCAATGTTTACTATTACTACTACTTGATCGAATCCTGTTGTTTTATTAATAATTCTATAAGTAGATGTTCCGGATGTTGAACTTATTGTTTCTATAAGTTCTTCTGCTCTTGAATTTTTCTTTACCGGAATTTCCATTTTATGATTCTTTACAAACTTAGTAGTAAACCACCTCGTCATTTCTTTCTGTGTTCCAATTCCAAAATTAATTTCTACTCTATAAGAATCATGTTTTAATTTACTTATTTTCATATTCTTAAAAATTTAAACTCCTTAAGCTTTTTATTATTGCTTAAGGAGTATTGTTTTACATTATTTATTTTCTCTCATGTATAAGGCTTTAAAGCTCTCTGAAAACGACTATACAAATAAATATATAGTTCATCAGCTAAATTAAATCTACTTAAGTCAGCTTCTATATTCTTTTGAATCTTAACTAAATAATAGATCAGATCAAGCCGAGTACGAGTTTCCTGAAGTTGAAATCTAAGTATATCTCTAAAAGTGAAGATACTTATATAATCGATCTTAATTCCATATAAATCTTTAAACTTATCAACAGTCATAGTTCCTCTTTTTATTCCAGAGTTATTAATAAAATCAACTACTTCTGGGATATAATAAGAAATTACAAAGTTTGATAAATTATCTATAGGAAGTTTCGAAGTAAATGCTATAAATGTATGAAGAACTAAACCTCTTAGACTTATAGTATTATATATTACCTTATCTTCATAATCCATCTTAACTTACTGTAGTATGTTTTGTTTTTATTACTTTGGTTTTCACTATTTCATTCAAAAGTTTCGGCATTTCCTCTAAGTTATATCCGATATCTATATAAGTATCAAACATATCTTCAACACCGTAAACAGCATCTATACTAATCTGAATTATTCCGAATCCAAGTTTTTCTGCTTCTTTTACTTTTGCGGCAGTATCTTTTATTGCTGGAATTCCTCCATATCCATTTGCACAAGGGCTACCATCAGATATCACAAACATAATACAATTCTCTTTTGTGAACTTTCTAACTCTCTTTGCTACTTCTAGAATTGCATCTCCATCTCGATTTTGGGATTTTGCACAACTCTTAGATAATGAAAACTTAGGATTATAATGACTTCCTTCTCGATACACACTCAGATTTATATATCCGATCGAACCAATATCTGCAGTATGTCCATAAATATATAGATCAACTCCCAAACTTTTTCCGAAGGTTTCATTTAGAAGTATTGCAGCCTGTCTCGCTAGGATTTCCTTTTTTCCACCCATAGATCCAGACTCATCAATAAGAACACATATAGTTGATTTATTGGTTCTAACATGTCCCTGTCTTAGGTAAACTTGTGGAACTCCTTGATATGCTTCTGCAAGTTTTGTCGTATCTAGAATTCCAGACCTACAACCTTGGATATTAAAATCATAGTTCTTATCTGTTCCTGTCAATATCTTTTTTAATCTAGGAACATATTTTTGAACTGCTCTCACATCACATAAATAACTATTTCTATCCCCTTTTGGTTTTTCAAAGAATACCTTATCAGAATCACCACGTTCTACTGTTCCCTCTAAGATTTTCATTGTTAGGCTGTCCTTTAATGATAATAACCTAGATACTTTAGACTTATCTATCTTTCTTCCAGAATCTAAGTCAACTCCATACATTATACTAGTTATAGATTCAGTATCATTAATTAAGAATAATATTTTTTTTAATTCCGCCGGATCTATATCAGATAATTTCTTCTCCTTAATTATCTTAAATATACTTTCAGAAACACTACAAATATCTTTAAGATTTTCTGGATATGGAGTTATCTTTTCTTGAACTTCTTTGTATACCTCAGAATACTCCTCAAGAATCTCCTCTTCTATTAATCCAGGAAATCTAAGTATCCCTATTAATGTTTTAAAGAAAAGAATCAACTTCCTCTCCCTCATCATATTAAGTCTTCCCTCTAGAGTCTTAGAATTATAACTTTTCGCACAATCAATAAAATCTTGAAATCCTGGTCGTTCTGTTAGTAATAAATCCTCAACTCTATTATCCTCAAGAAGATTTATGAAAATTTTAATAATCTCTCCTTCTTCAGAAGTATATTTTCCACTTATAAAACTAAGAAAATTCAAATAAACTCTTAAGTAGGTATATCTTAAGTGTGCAGCCTCATGAAGACCAAATCCACAGAAGGCATTTATTTTTGTTTCATTATCTTCGGTGGAGTCAAATATCTTAGAAGGGACTGCTATTCTTCTTTCGGAATTATCTCTTTTCTCTTCTGAAAAATAATCTGAATACGAACTACTTTCATCACTACTCTCATTTAAATTTACTTTAATCGGGAAAGGAAAATCCATTATAGTTATCATATCTTTTACAGAACTATAAGCCTTTTCAATTAACTTAGATAATTGTGCATCCTCTTCCTTTCCAACAGATGAATATGAATAATAACTTTCTCCATACCAAGAGCTTCTATTTATAGTTCTACTTAGCTCTCCAGAATTTCCGACAGATGATTTATAGGATTTTCTAAATATACTCCTACCCCATCTACCATCATCTTCGTCATCATAGTAATCATCATAATCCTTTCTTTTCCACCAAGGATAATATGAGGTTGAAAAATGTTTACTCATAGTCTATTAATAAGATAATATTGTTTTATATACTGTACTTCTTTCTCCTTCCAAATTAGTTCCTTCATAGATTGGAAGATATACCATTTCCATAGCACTTTTCACACTCCAACCATCTGATACTAACTCTGAGATCATTAGTGTTTCTCGAATTGATATAGAAGTTGAGATCTCCTGTTTCTTTGAGAGTGATCTAATATTATTCGCTATCTTCACAATTGATCTAGCTACTTCTTCATCAATTCCCGTTCTATTAACCAAAACATTTACTTCTTCTGTATCTGGTATAATATTAAGTTCAAGAGGAAAAAATCGATTAAGAAGTGCTCGGTCTATCATATTAGTTCCAGTATATTCAGAACCTATATTAGCTGTTGCAATAAATGTTACCTCTGGATGAATTTTAATACTTCTAACTCCTTTCCCACAAGCTATTTCAACATTCAATTCCCGTCTATCATCTAAACAAGGAAACAATACATTATTAGCCCCAAGAGAAGAACGATTTAACTCATCTAAGAGAATTACACACGGTTCTTGAATTACTTTAGTGAACTTAGCATAATCAAATATACTTTTTCCATCTTCTAAGCGATGAACTCCAAGTAAATTTGAAATAGGATCAATCATAGAACCCATATCAAACACATGAAGAGGTATACCCATTCTAGAACAAACTTCTTTTACACAACTTGTCTTTCCAGAACCTGTAGGCCCTATAATCATCGTATTAACATGTTTTTTTATATTTCTCACTAAGATTCTCCAATTATCAGGGGTCATATAAAATCCATCCTTTGTAGAACTTGGAGAAATTAGTGATGCATCTTTAAGAATTGTTTCGAGAATCGTATCTTTCTTTAAGGGATCTACGAAATCAATTCCAGTCAGAGTTTTATATTCTTTTTTAGCTTCTTCATCTTTATATGTTAATCTTTGAAATCCCTTTTGTGTATAAAACTTTCCACCTGAAGAACTAAGATTAAGAAAAGTTGAGATAAATATAGTACCTTCTGAATAAACATCTCTTATCTTCTTAGGGCATTGTACATAAAGACTTGTAGATACATTAGAACCATCCTTCAATTTTTGTCCAGGGAGTGCTTTTACTTTCAAATTTCCTTTAACTAATACTGTCTCTAAAAAATAATACTTACTCATAATAATTTTTTCTTATAATAAATTAATATTTCTTTTATAATGAGATCAAGAACTACACAATAAAAATTCTTGATCATTAATAAGGATTATAGGGTTCGAAATATTTTCTTGAGGACTAAGGAACCTGGATTGAACAAGAGAGTAATTGAAAAAACCTATAGGAAGTATAAATAGAAAATAAAAAGATAATATAGAATAAGAATTGAATAAAGAGATATTAGGATTTTTAAAGAAGGATTGAAAGGAGAGATAGTGGTTCTTAAAAAGTATCTAGTCCTAGCTCTTCCGAGTGTGAACGAGGTAAAGAGCGTTATGGACGATATCTTTTTAAGGTTCACGATAAATATGAATATAATATTAGGTTTAAATTTTAATCTATCGTGAACCTCCTATAAGAGACGGCTTTTACGCCTTTCCCTAACGGGAGGCGAAGCCTCTCACTATGTTCGCTCTTATAGAAGAACCACTACAGAACTTTTTTAATAGATTAAATACTACTTTATGTTTGTATGTCATATTTCCTTTTAAAGTTCTGTTTTGCTCTTCTTATCCTTTCAAACTCTAATAAATGAAGTTAAGGTATCCTTAGTCTTCGATTTTATGTAACTGAACTCTGTATTGATGAGTTTAATAATTAGTTTAGTATAATAATAAAAAAATTAAATAACATGAATAATAAAATGTATAGGGAAAAAGTAATAGTTCCTAGAGGTATTAGATTTATTTCAGAATGGAGTGAATTTAATTTTAGCAAATTTCCAGGGAAGTGTATAATAAATAAGCAATTACCTGGTTGTGGATTTACTGAATACTGTATTAGAAGTGGTGAAAATATTATTCTATGTAGTCCAAGAAAAATGTTACTTAAGAATAAATGGAGTCAACATAAGAATGAAGTTTACTTAGTAGTAAATGAAATGGATAAAGATTCTAATATTGATAAAGATTTATCCAAAATCGATAAGAGCGTAGTAATAGATAATTTAGTTAAGGAAGAAATATCTACTAATTCTGAAATCTATAAAAGATTATATCATGAAATAGAAGAATATTGTATGAATAGACCTTATGGATTAGGTAAGAAGATATTAGTTACTTACGATTCTTATAGGATAGTGAAGGATATCTTAGAAAAGTTAGGATGGTTTAATAGATTTATTACAGTTATAGATGAATTTCAGAGTATCTTACATGATGCTAGATTCAAAAGTGATACTGAATTAAAATTTATGGAATACCTTAAACAGTCCCCCACTGCATATTTTGTATCTGCTACTCCAATGATGGATGAGTACCTAGAAATGTTAGATGAATTTAAAGATTTACCTTATTATGAATTAGATTGGGGAAGTGAAGACACAACAAGAATTATTAAGCCTGATTTAGATGTATATTTAATGAGAACGGTTGGTGAAAAGGCGTCTGAAATTATTCAAAAATATCTTAATAATGATTTTGAAAGTGTAGTAGTTCTTAGAAATGGTATTCCAACTAGGATAATATCAGATGAGGCTGTATTTTATGTAAACAGTGTGAATCATATTACATCTATTATAAAAAAGAATAACCTTACCCCTGAACAATGTAATATATTATGTTCAGATACAGAAGATAATAAAAAGAAAATTCAGAGAAGACTTGGAAAATCTTTTACAATAGGAGAAGTACCGTTGAAAGGAGTTAAACCTAAGATGTTTACATTCTGTACTAGGACTGTATATCTTGGGGCTGATTTTTATAGTTTATGTGCAAGGAGTTTCATATTCTCAGATTCTAATATAGACAGTTTAGCTGTTGATATTAGTGAAGATCTTCCCCAAATACTAGGTCGTCAAAGACTTTTCGAAAATCCTTGGAGTAATAGTGCAATATTCTATTATAGATCTACTGCTAACTATAGAGAGATGAAGGAAGAAGATTTTAAAAATATAATAGAATCTAAGAAAAAATCTACTGAAAATCTATTATTAGCATACAATACTACCTTAGACACTGTTAAGTATGATTTAGCAAAGAATTATCAAAAAGTTGCTAAATCTTATAACTACAAAGATGATTATGTAGCAGTAAATAAAATTCAAACACGGGATGGAAATATAATACTTAAACCTGTTCTTAACAATTTAGTATTAGTAAATGAGATTAGGGCATTTAAAATACAACAAATAGATTATAAAGATAGATTTAGTGTATTTTCCACTATTCATAATACTTTATCTCCAGATGATATAGTTAATCAGGAGGTATCAGAATTTCTTAGAGTATATACTAAATTAAGTACTATACATGATAAACTAAAAATGCTGTGTGAGTATGGTTTATCTAGTGATGCAATTGATATAGTTCTTGGACAGATAGCTGATTCTGATGAAATTAAGTCTTATTATACTACATTGGGCTCTAGTAAGCTTAAATCACTATCTTATAATAGTGCTAAAATAAAAAATCATCTAGGGGTAGTAACATTTAGTCAAGAACTTCTAGAATCTAGTATTTATTCGGAATTTAAAGTAGGGGATAAAATAACACTATCTGATATAAAATCTAGACTTGAGGTGTTATATAAGTCCATTAATTACGACAAAGTAGCCAAAGCAAAGGATTTAGAAAACTATTTTGAAGTTAAGAATTCTAGTATTTATGAAAATGGAAAGAAAGTAAAATGTTATATTATTATTAAAAAGAAAGAATAATTAATCAATGAAATATATAAAAATATTCAATTATTTTTCACTTAAAACTCTAATAAATGAATAAAAAATAAATAATTATGGAGAATATAATAAATAGCTTTTTTATTAAGCAGAGCAGGATTACGGAACTTACTTTTGAATTTACAGAGAGATTATGGATTCAGTCAGTTCAATATGAAGTTAGTACAGTAGAGCATATTCCTTACATAGTAACAACAGGAGGACGAAATAAACTTTACAAACTAGAAGAAAATCCGGATGTTACAAAATATGGAGAGGATTTATATCATATTAGAAGTATTATGAAAGATTCTATAACGGCCGAAGATGTAGAGATAAACGTTATGTACCAGATTGATAAAGCAACGAGAAATGTTTTTAAGGTTTCTCACTTATACGTTGCTTTTGAAGATGGTACAAAGAAAATACTCTACAATGAAACGGCCGAAACTTATATGTGTATCTTGAGAACTCTTCAAACTAGATTTCCAGAGTTAGTTTCAGGATTATTTGTTAAGATTGGAAATGATTATAAGTATTTCTTAGATATTGAACTATGAAAGTAATATTATCTAGTCATCTTCCTGGAGTTATTGATATCCTAATTCCGATTGCATTGCCTTTTAGAAATGTAGTAGAATTAGCAGGAGATTTACAGACAACCATGAAATATATAGAAGAGAGGGATTGGTTAGCTCAAGGATATTATCTTAGTTTATCAGATAAGACTTGGAAGTGTTCTGATAGAGATAGAGTACTGTTTGTTCAGAATAATAAACTTCCTGATATAGCTTGTAAGAAGATAGGAATTAAACGATTATCAGATCTATTGTATGATAAATTTCTAGATAAACGTGGTCTTGATATTACTACAGTTGATAATCCTATGACTATTGAAAGTCTCTCTAAAAAAGAATATCACATCGGAAAATATAACCTCAAGAATGCAGATATAATGAGAGATTATCGTAGTGATATTTCCAGAGAAGAATTCGAAACTAGATCTATAACTGATAAACTTATTATAACTATAATATTAAAGGTTATAGATAAACATGGAGTAGATAAATTCTTTGTAGGGTAGAAAAACGATGGGTTTGAAAAGACGTTAAATTCTTATATATGAGAAAATAAATTCTTTAAGATCAAAATTCATACACAAATACAACTATACAAAAACAAAGAAAATAATGAATTTTGATCATTAATTTTTCGCCGTTAAAAATCGAATGGTTTAGAAAACGGTAAAAGCCTTATAAGAGATAAGATAACAAAAATATTAACAAATTATTTTTCTAAAGAACAAGAATTATGGAAAAAGAAGAAACTAAAAAAGAAAAAAAATCTGGTTGGTTTAGTAGAAATAAATACACAATCGGAGGAGTTGCCGTTGGAATGGTACTTGGTGGAATAATAGTTAAATACCACAAACCAATAATATCCACTGGCAAGGGTATAGGAAATGCAGCTATAGGTCTTTTAAAGAGAAAGAAATCAGTTGCAACAACAGTTACCGGTATAGGAGAATCGGATATGATTCCTGAAGTAAAGCCGGAAATAACATCAGCCCCTACAAATGGAGGCAATGGTGGTTACAAGAACGGTGGTTACAGAAGTCTCAACAGCCACCAAAGAGTAAATAATGTTAACTTATAAGAAGGAGGATAAGAAAATGAAATTGACAAATTTTTTATATCTTGCAGTAGGATTTGGAACCGGAATAGCAGCAGTTAAGCTAGAACAGAAGTACGGTTACTGTGAAAAATTGATTGGAGACGTCAAAAAGAAGATCACTGGTGACGGTATTGAAGAAGTCGAAGAAATTCCCGCTGAGGAAAAGAAATAAATTTTCCTTCTTTTAAGTTTAGAGTATAGAGGTATTGAATTGCTTCTATACTCTTTTTCTTTATTTAGGTTATGAAAAACACAATGATGAAAATAGAAGATGATGAAGAAAAAGAAGTAGAAGTAGAAATAGAACAAAAACATAATTCTTGTTTATTGTTATCTCAGGGGAGGGTTCTGGAGGTCCATCCAGTTCCCTTCTTATAAAGAGATATTAAACAAGACAGATGAGTCAGCATCTATAAATAGCATATTAAGCTGACTGCGTTAAATAAAGAATTATAAACTTAAATATTAACAATAAAACTTAAAAGAAAAATGGACATTAAAAAAAGAGAAAAAATAGCGATGGGGAGTTACTCAGTAGCTAATGTATGTCTCCGTGGTATAAAGATAGGTAGTCAAATTATAGCTCTTATATACGTAATAGGATTCGGAGCTTCACTTATTGGAGACTTTCAAACAAAGAAAATTAGAAAAATTAATTCAAAAAGATAAAAATATGATAAATATTGGTTCGTTACTTGGTGTACAGAAAACAAGTACTACATTTTTAAAAGATAATAATAGTACTAAAACAATAACAGCTGAGTATTCAGAAAAAAGTTCTAAGATAATGATAGGAGTTGCGATGCTTAGCATTTTAGGAGTAACATTATTAGGTGTAGGAAGTGCACTATTTTCTAAAAACGGATCTATTGGTAAACCTCAGGGAGGAGGAAATAATAGACCCCCCAAAAAAGGAGGAATGGTTCGTGGGATTAGCAGTGGACAAAGGGGATAAAAAGAAGAATAAACAAACTTAAAAGAAAAGAAAAAGAAATGAAACCTAAAAAATTAATACTAATTGGTTTAGGATTAGCCCTTGGTGGTTATCTGCTAGCCAGAGAAACAAAAAAAGAAATAAAAAAATTAGAAAAACAGAAAAAACAAGTCGATGATGCACTTGAAGGTCTTGGAATTTCTTCAGATATATTAAGAGAAAAATCTAATGAAATTGTCAATTCCTTCGAAGAATATAGCGAAGTCGACGAAGAAAATGACGAAAGTGATAACTTAGTACTAGCAATGTATAACGTTATCCAATTCGGCGATAGAAAGGGAAAGGTCAGTCCATGGGATCTTGATCTTATTCGTATTCGCAATATAGTAGAAGAAGATAGATGGGGTAAAAAAAGGATAGTTAAGCAGGGATTATTGGATTGCGAGAACATCATTCACGTAAGTCAATCTGACACTAGGTTTGGAAAAAGGAAATTAGAATTTATTTTCGAAATTCCAACAACTGCTTATAATAGAAATCTATCTGGTTATCCAAAGATAAATGATTATAAAGATACGTTTAGTGAATTAGGAGATACCTTAAATCAAGAGTTTATAGGTACAGAAGATGAAAACATTGACCGTTTCTTTGTTGGATATTATATACTTTCTTATAAAATAAAGGGAGTAACGTATACAAAAGTAGTAAATGAAGAGACTGATGAAACTCGTACTTATGAAAAAGTATTTCAGGCAGCAGTGGAGATTCCTAAGAGAGATTATGAATCTTATAATGTTTATTGGCCTGATGGAAGACTTAAATATAATGGTTTTTCAGAGTTTATGCAAGACTTATTCGATTATACAGATGGACGTAAGAGTCTGAGTAAAAAACTTACAGGTCATATTTTCGAGAATATTGCATTTTTCAGTAAGGAACTAAATGATCTTGGAAAAACTCAAGAAGATGTATATGATGTAAAAATAGCATCTACATTTTTAGGGTATAAATTAAGATTTCCGATGAAGGATGAAATTGACGATGAACCTGGAGTAGATTTATATACAGCTCTTGATATGCTTCATTATGTAACTATTCCTGAAAACTTAACAATCTATAAGAGAAGGAGTAATTTGCATGGAACATATTCAACAAAATATAATCACGTAATGTTTCAAGCAAGAGATACAAATCCAGTGTATAAAGATCTTGGGTTTGATATCATGCTTTACTATACTGTGGATATAGAAGATGAGGATAAGAAGGATTTTGTAAATCGAAAGATAGATATCGAATCCATGGAGTATGAACTTGGAGAAGAAAAGTCCCTGGAAGAAAAAGCCGAAGATGAGGAAAAGAAAAAATAAAATAAAAATTAAACTAGATAGAGGTAAAATTCTATCTAGTTTTTTATTCTATAACTGAGAAAATCAATTATCAAAAGAGATCTCATTTATTTTATTATCACTTTCTTCTTTTAGTCTTTCTCCTGGATCCTTTAATTCTTCTTTTATATACTGATTATCTATAAAAGAGAATACATCAAGAGGATATTTTCCAACAGATCCACTATCTTTATATTCTTTGATAGCATTACTTAGAGAATAAAGTGGATCTTCTTTCTTTTTGTTCCTAATATTTTCAAAAAATTTAGATATAATTTTCCTTAGAGTTCTTACTTCTTTATGAAATCTAAAATCTTGTTTCTTCTCTTGGACTATTATTTCTATGATTTTATTAATAATTACTATAACAGAATCTCCTGCAGTTAACTTTTTATTTCTAAGTCTTTTGAATTCTTTCTTAAGAAATGGTTTATAAAGGTATAATATTCTTCCATAAATTTCTATATCTTCAGGTCGAACAGATTGATCTATCCTTTCAATAGTTAACTTAACAGTATGAATATAGGATTTAGTAATACCTATATACCGATGTTCATTTTCTAGAAATTGTGTTAACTCACTAAATAAAAATCCAGTTATATCAAGTAATCCTTCTAAGTACATATCCTCAGGAACTTGGATATTCTCAGCTATTCTTTTTTCAATATCTTTCATATTAGTATAATTTTAGTTTTACATAATTAAGATTTAGGACCTTTTATAGTAGCAAAATCCTTATTAATGTAGTAATGTAAAAAATAAAACGATTATGGCATTAACTAGAAGTCAGAGAGAAATAATAATTAATGAAGTAAAAAAATTGTATATTAAAGAGTTTGATGAAAGTAAAAAACTACATAATGAATTAGTAGATTTTATTTTTGATGCGATCTTAGAATGTTTAACTCCAGAAGAAAAAGAGTTTACATTGAAGTATCAAGATTATTTAAATAGTGTTCAAGTATTTGATTTTACAGGAGATGGAGTATTAAAAAAAGAATTTCCTGAAGAAAATATAAACTGTTTAAATTGGGGGGATAATCTTTATTATTTTTCTAAAGGAATAAGAATTGAAAAACGAATAGATGGGAATTTGATTTCTGCTCCTAGTCTATTTAAAGGTAATGAGTGGAGTAGTTTTAAACATCAAAGTCCTGAATTATATAAAGAAGCTTTGGAAAAACTTAGAGAATATGTAGTAGTTTCTAAAAGAGCATGTAATAAGTTATTCGAGTTAGAAGAAACTTTGGAAAATAAAAACTTAACTCTAACTGCTTTGAAAACTAATTTTATAGAACTTTATAATATATTAAAATCATGATTCTAGATAAAGACAAAAGTAAATTAATTTCGAGAGATATCTTATTATCAACTTATAAAGAACTTTTAGATAACTCAGGTCTTAAGAAAAAATTAGCAAGATTAGAAAAACTAATTAAAGAATTAGTAGTTGAACTTTATAGAAAGTATGTATTTTCCGACGAGTTATTACAGTTATTTGATAAATCTAAGAAAATTGCAAAAACTATGAGATCTATTGATGTAAATTTTCAAGTTCTAGGATTATGTGACTCTCCTCAAGGTTACTATCCTAATAAGATATTAACATTAGATTCTGGAACACCTATTGGATTTGTTGTAAGTATAAACAGGTGGGTAAATATAGAAGATGATTATTTAGAGAGTTTGCCTATGTGTGGTGATGATACTTATAAGTTAATGAATGTTATAGATAAGTTTACACCAGAAGAAGTAGATGTTCTTAAAAATGCTTATATAGATCTCTTTAAAGCAACTTATGCAATAAGAAACTTTAAAGGTGGGCAAGATAAATACCTTCCAGAAAATATAAAAACTTATGGACAACTACATGATTATGATCTAGAAATTTTTGAAATAGCTTATAATAAATTCATACAACAAAGGGATGAATTAAAAGTAAAAAATAATGAATCACACTTAGATAGAAATGATATTCCTGGAAGTTTACAACGACTTAAAAGAATACTTGAACTCTAAGAAGAAAATAAAAAGAGAGAAACCTATTAAGGCCTCTCTTTATTTTTTTTTAATCTAGACTATTACTACTAAGTATGACTCTAGTAATCGCTTCATCATCTACATCTCTATCAATTCTTGGATAATGAATTACTTCTACTGCATAAAAGTACATAGTCCCTGAGTTTTTGTCTAATGACATGGATATAATATCTGCATATTCTTCTGCATTCTCCACATCATTTGTCATATTTTCTCTTACATACTCTGCAATGTTTCTGCTGAGTACTACCTTATCCCCTTTTCTTGGGATGTTTTCAAATTCTAGGGTGATGTGGATAAAACATTCTCCACTAATTCCCATAAATGAACAGTCTATTCTTTTCATAATTTCTTGTTTTTCTCAATAATAAGGCTTTGAAGGTAAAACTCTTATAGATGTAATAAAAATTAAAGAATATGAATGAAAACTATGTATTAGTAAGATGGCCAGAATCACAAGAATTTATGGAATGTGATTGGTTTAGAGATGAAGCAATTTTAGCTTTGGGACATGAAGATCAGACTGGAAGTAGTGCATATTTTATTCCAGAATCTAGAATCTTAACTAAAGAGTATGTTCAACAAAGAGTAGCAGAACTTTGTAGAGATTATGAAGTTACACCAGAAGAAGAGGATTATTCTAGTAAACAATGGTGTGATGAGGCTTTCCCATATGAAGGTGGAATGTCTTTAAAAGAATTAATTGTAGAAATTGCTCTATTAGTAAGAAAAAGATCAACTCTTCAAGACGATAAAAAATACGACGGAGAGATGTAAAAAAAATTGAGAGGAACCTATTTGAATGGTATCCTCTCTTTATTTTTATCCTACTTTTCCAGTTCTAAATGCTCTGGACTTTAAAATTTTACAACCTTTCTCTCCATGATAAACAATTAAATCGAATTTATCAAGATCCGGTCCAGTAAAATTTGTATGACTCAGGTTCATCATAGACAAAGTTACTTCACCTGTCTTACAATGTAGGTCATCATCTCCTAAAATTAATGTGTTAAGTACAAATTTATTCATTTCCTGATTCTGATATTAGTAAATCTAGATTTTCTCTAATTGTTTTCTCTGGATGTGAACCTACTAATCGATTCTGAAGTACTCCATCTTTAAAGAATAGTAGTGTTGGAATGTTTCTTATACCAAATTCTGATGTAAGTTCTGCACATTCATCAACATCACATCCGTAAATATTAACTTTCCCTTCATATTCGGTTGCTAATTTTTCAACGATTGGTTTAATTACTTGACAACCACCACACCATTCAGCAGAATAATCTACTACTACAAGTCCTTCATTAATCAGGTTTCTTTCACTGTCTTTTAACTCTTTCATAACTCTAGTTTATATAATAATTCTAATTGTAATCTAGTTAATACAAATACTTTAGTTTCGTTCTCTACCTCTCTACATATTAAGTCTTTTTTTGAACCTAATCTGATAAGAGGAGATGTACCTGTGGAATCTATAATCTCTACTCCACCTGTACTAGTATCATGAGTTTCTAATGTTACATTACCAAGACCATCTATAAATGTAACTTTACTCTTATCTGAAATCCAATCAGGCACAGATCCAACTCCATATTCCCAAACTTCTATATATTCTGGATAAGCTGAATTTCTTCCTGATTGTTTATATCTTTTAGTCATAATTTTCCAATATCTAAATCCTCTATATTATAATCTAAACAATCTATTCCATTTTTCTTAACTAATCCAGCAAAAAGATATCTAGGATCCGGATCAGTAAAAGTATCAATAAATTCTTTATCTACTTTTTCCAAGAATATTCCGATTGTTGTGTTTCTGAAATAAAGTACTGAAGAGTTAGATCCCCAAGTACAATATCTACAATCTATATAATCGGCAGGATCAGGAACATCTACTCTAGTCCATGGAAAAATAACAGACTTCAGAATATGTCTATGATAAAAATATAAACATTCATCAAAAATACATTTCCATTTCTTCTTTCTTTTTTCTTCAGACGGTGTATAGTAGAAGTTATATAGTTCTGTTGATGATAATCTACGAATCTTAAACACTGGCTTAATAATTCTAGACTGATTTATTTTTTCTAGGTTTTCAAAAAGTTTAGGTGTAGATTCTTGTAAATCCTGACATCTAGATATTGTTATTCCGATGTGCTTCCCAAATATTTCTTTATCATATTGTAGAGCCTTAAATATAGTTCTCGGTAAATTTTCAGAACTATCTATAAAAGCACAAGCCTGATAAAGAGTTGTTATCTTTTCTTTACTAATTTTAGAGTTGTCGAAATGGGAATCAGAGAATATGAATACTATATCACTAATCTCAGAAAGTTTACATAATCCAGTATGTATATTATCTGGAAGAGGGTAGTAATCATAATCCATTAATATAATTGATATCATAAGATGACGTGGCTGATTAACTACGTACATCTCTTCTTTTGTTGGTTTCTTAATCATAAAATACTTGTCTAACTTTTTCCCAATCTACATAAGGTCTATCACTAAAATCTGGATTATATATAAGAGGACATCCAAGAGCAGCATCATCTATATAAAGATCTGCATGTACTTTTGGAGAACTAGTCCATCTTCTTTGTCCAGGATCTTGATTAACTCCATATAAAGGGATATCATTTTCTTTAAACCATTCAACTGCATCTTCGAGTTCTTTCCCTGATCTCATAGTATTTAAGATCAATTTATGACCTCTTTCTACTAGCTCTTTAAGAACAGGAACCGCACCAATATCCTTTCCAATTCTAGGATAATCATGAGTAACACAGGTTCCATCAAAATCTACTGCTAATTTCATAATAATTCTTTTATAGTTTGTTCATTAATATCTAGAATAAAACATTTTCTACAATCAAGACATGCAAAGGTAGTTCCAAAATACTCCTTTGATAATTGAGTATGACCGAATATCTGATGAACTCCGGAGTACTGATTTACAAACTCTCGTACATCTGACCATACACAAGATCCATATTGACAGTATCCTCCCCTAATTGTAGATATATCCCAAAGATGATCATAGGCTAAATCTTGGTTTCGAAGTAATGCACTTAGGACTACACAATCACATTCCTTTACCATCCAATCTCTAATTACTCCTGCATGAGAGAATAAATATTTATCAGTTTTATATAATAACTGGAAAAGATCTTTATTATCTTTAAAAATCTCTTCTATTCTCTTAGCATTTCTATGGTCATATCTACTACAAGGAGTTATATGTATTGATAAATCTGAGTAGTGACAATCATGATTCCCGTAGAGAAGAATAACTTTATCATTATAATTTTTCTTAAACTCTATTATTTCTTCGAACTCCTTAATAGCATCTTCAGTTGTTATTCCCTCGGCCGGATAAGGATCTAAATAATCCCCTAAGAATACAATTTTATCTACTTCATCTACTTTTTCTTTAGCTAATCTCCAAAATGTTCGGCCGTGAACATCTGGAACTATTATTACTTTATTTATCATAACTTATTAATTAAACTCCAAATCCAATATTTTCCATTCTCAGTCCACTTCTTTTTATTAGATACATGCTTATTTCCGTGTTTATCAATTACTACTACGGAGACTAATTTAGTATAACCTAATTTATCATAAGGACTGGATAAGAACCAACCTTTAGCCCCACGTCTTCTATAAATAAACTTATTATCCTCTAATTTCTTAAGAAGGGTTTTTGCACTATACCCTAAATTCATATCCTTACAGATCTGTTCAGTAGAGTATAGATTTTTAGAATAAGTTAGAACCTCATCACAATAATTAGCTTGAGGTAGAAGAGAGTTATATCTATCTCTTTCTTCCTGAAGAGCAGTAGTAAATCCTGTTCTTAAGAGCTCATCGATTTTCATATTACACCAGATAGCAAATCCAGGATCTAACCATCTAGCAAATTCTAAAGCTACCCATCTATGCATCCATGTTCCCTGTCTAGTACCATCTGAATAATTACCTTTAACTGTTAGTACAGGAGTGATACCTGAAAATCTGGTATCACTTTTAAATGCTTCTAGATAAGATTTAGTACTAGGAAGTGAAAACCAGTCGTTGGGTCTTTTTCTAAATAGTTTTGCCATTTCTGTAGCATTAATCATAGTATCAAATCCATCTGATTGAGTAAGTTGAATAAATGCTCCATTAAATTCTAATTCACTAATAATTGTTTTCATTTTTAATTGTTTTTTACTACATTATTAAGGAAATCGAATTAACAGGACAGAAAAATAAGACCCTAAGGAATTCTCACTCCCTAGGATCTTTTTTTATTTAATCTAATCTTTCATCATTATATTTACTCTTTATTAGATTACCATTAATATTATGCCATATAGTTTGATTAGAAGATCCTCTAAATCTAAGTTTTCTATCTTTTAATTCATCTATATATCTTCCATCAACTATATAATCACACAAATTAATAACTTTCATTTGTTCTTCAGTTAATTCAGAAATATAAAATCCAGTCCATAACCAAATCTCTTTTTCTGGCCAAGTTTCCTTTATTTCTTTTAATAATTCACTAAGTTCTGTAGCTTGAAGTAAAGGTTCTCCACCTAAAATAGAAACTCTCTTTACTCCTTCTATTAATTCAAAAAATTCTTTTTTTTCTTTCTCAGTAAATTCTTTTCCTCCATCCAAAGGCCAAGCTACTTGATTGAAACAATTCTTACAATGGAATAAACATCCTTGTAAAAATAATGAAACTCCAATGTAAGGTCCATTAGATATATCTATTTTTCTAATAGTTGCGTATCTCATAGTTTTCAGGGATTTTATAATTCATGATCATCTAGATGAGTGTATCTATCTCGTATCTCGGCTGTACGCCCTTGATTCCAAAAATTGGAACCAATATCAATAATTACTATATTATTTATATAGTTTAAGACTATATCTTTTAATAAAATTTTTATTAATTATTATACTTAGTCGTTGAACAAGTTTATTTTTACTTGATGCCGATTTATATTAATATCTTTCCGGCAATTTTAATAATTTAACGTGAGCTAAATTTAACCCACACGTACGTCTAGATACATGAAGTTTGTGTTGATCTTCACAGCCACATTGAGGACACCTCCAAGACAATTTATTATCCTCATCTATAATTTCTATCTCACCATCATATCCACAGTTAGAACAATAATCTGATTTTGTATTTAACTCTGCATAAGAAATATTATCATAGATGAACTTTATAACTTCTAAAACTGCTTCGATGTTAGTACTGATATCTGCAGACTCTATGTAAGATATCATACCACCAGAACTATATGGTTGAAGTTCTGCCTCAAATTTTAACTTATCAAGAGGATTAATTTCTTCTTTTACATTAATATGATAACTGTTAGTAATATAAGATTCATCAGTTATGTTCGGTATAACTCCGAATCTATTCTTAAGACACTTTGCAAATTTATAAGTTGTACTTTCAATTGGAGATCCGTATACACTATATCCAAGACCATTCTCCTCAGATTTCCACTTATTACAAGCATCATTTAATCTTTGCATAATTTGTTTTGCAAGATCGATATGTTTTGTATGAGATTCCCCAGTTAATGCCATAACGCACTCATATAAACCAGCATAACCTAGAGAAATTGTACTATACCCACCAAATAATAATGGATCAATCACTTCTCCTGGTTTTAATCTTGCAAAAGCTCCATGTTGCCATAATATAGGAGCTACATCTGATTTAATTCCAAGTAAACGTTTATGTCTAATTTGTAATGCTTTATGACATAATTCCAAACGTTCATCTAGAATTTCCCAGAACTTATCAATATCTCCTTCTGCAGATAATCCTGCATCAGGAAGTGATACTGTTACAACACCTTGATTTAGACGACCATAGAATTTATAATTTCCATTTTCATCTTTCCAAGGTGATAAGAAACTGCGACATCCCCAAAGTTAATAATTATTAACTTTTAGACTATATCATATTCTTATTGCTATTACCACAAATAAGAACCCTACCATTTCAGAATTTATTATTAATAATAAATTCTTACGATACTCATTTCCATATTAGTATTTCTCTAATATTTATTTTCTCTAGTCGTTAGGCTTTTATATTAAATATAATAAATATCTTTTATTTTATACTTACGAAAACCTTTATTTTTCTTTTGTAACCAGTACTTAACAGTTACTCTAGAAATTCCTAGTAATTTTGATAAGTCTTCTTTAAAATTATAAATTTCTTCAAGTCCATTATCATAAATTATCTTAAAAGGTTTATAATTTTTATGTTTAGATCCACCAACTTTATAAGAATGACGTTCGTTTTGTTTTCTAGTACACCACTCTAAGTTATTTACATTACTATTTAATTTATTTCCATCGATATGATTAACTTCAAGATAATTATTTGGATTAGGTATGAATAATAAAGCTACTAATCTATGTCTAAAGAATCTTTCCTTCTTTATAGAATTATTTTTATTATATAGATAAATTCTTGGATAACCTGCATTATTAGTATCTCCAATGATTAGTTTCTTTGTTATTTTATTTCTAACTTCTCCAAGTTCATTTATTTCATAATAATTTTCCCAATTAGGTATATCTTTCCACATAAAAATATTTTATATTTAATAATTTAGCACGGTAAGTTAGCAATTAATGCCTTCTCCGTTTAAGTAGGTTTTTCGAGTAACATCACTGTTACAAGGCACAGGATACTCTATGCTCGGGAAACAGTTTCCTTCTTTAAGTTCCTTCATTTTCTTTTCAGAAATATAATCAGGAACTAATCGTTTAGCTGAACACTTAGCAGCGAGTTTAGTAAGATACCAATATTTACTATTTTCATGTATATTATCTTCCTCAAGAGCATATATCAATTTAGGAAATGCAGGAGTTACAAATACTCCATCTTCATTAGGCATTCCTTGGATACGTTGTTCTAGGAATTCTTGAATTAACATGGCTAATTCTTCTTTATATTCTGAAGTTTCGCCTAGATACATAAATACTGTTAAAAATGGGGACTGCATTTCCCCCGAATTAGACTATATCATCAACCACTATTAAATGGTTGGAGAGCGCTTCGGAATAAGGAATTTCGCCTTAAACCTACTCCTTTCGGATAGTCGTTTGACCTTCTAGAAACTTATTCATTTTCTAGCTTGGCACAGGATTAGATTTTAATCTTTCCCTGTTAGCAAAATTTTAAACTATCATTTCCTATAGTTCCGTATTATTTACGTAAATTTTACACCTAAGATTTCTTAGTTCACTCTCTACATTGAAAAATATTACTACTTTCCCGGGCCAGTAAAATTCGACCATTTGTGTTTGTCATACTATTAATTTGATAATTAAAAGTTTGAACTGAGTCTTTAACTTCTTTTTTCAAATCAATAGTTGCTAATTTCTCGCTAAGTTCTTCATCTAATCCAGCATCTTTATATTTTTTCAGATAACCATTATAACTATCTCTTACAAAAGGTGCTAGATGTGTTAATGTTATTGTACATCCCAAATATATGAAATTTGTATTTTTCATATAACTAGACTATTTCTTATTGAGTTTATGTTCTCAATCAACCCGTTTCAATAATTAGGAATTTCACCAAATTATTTACGTCAAAATGACTAGTCGTTACAATTAATAAATAAATTTAAATGTATGATCTGAACAATTAGTTTCTCCATTTATGTATCTACTTATTTGAGTTTCAGATTTACCCAAAAATTTCGCTAAGGCAACTATTGTTTTAAATTCATACTTATCATCTAGAATTATTTTTCTCCATTTACCTCTTTTAGTAAATGCTTTGGATTTTGCTTTCCCTTTTTTATAAGCTAATTTATTATTATCTCCCATAGACACCCACATAAGATTTGATGCTTTATTATTAGTTACATCATTATCAATATGCTCTATAGTATTTTTTTCCTCACTATGGCCATCCAGAAAAGCAAAACCAACTAACCTAGACACTTGAAGTCCTTTTTCCTTAATTTTAATATAAACTCTGCCAGTTTTCGAATTTATATTTAAAGATAATAGTACATACTTATCATATGTTTTTATATATCTTTTAACACGTCCCATATTTGAAATATAATAACTGGAGTATCCCAAAATCTCTTTCCATTCTTCATCAGGTAATTCTTCCCAATCATAATTTAATGAGGATTTTTCTACTAACTGATTTTTTCTTTCTTGAGCATTTATTTTCTGTCTATTAATATAATCAATTTTGTGCTCATTTAATTCAGGAACTTTCTTTATTATATTACTCAAATATTCTGAGGTTACTTTTAATTCATTAGCTATTTCTGAAATTGAAATATCATTATCAAGTTTACTAATAATTAGATTTTTATTTTTATTAGCAAATTTTTGATTAGATGGTGTTAAGTAAGATACATTACCTTTTTCTAATTTCCAGTCTTCGTTGATAGCTTTTATTAAAGTTTTCCTATCTACTTCTAGTAATCTAGATATATAACTCTTAGATCTTCCTTCGTTACAATACAATTTAATAATTGTATTTTTTAATAATTCAATTTTTTCTCTTTCAGTCATTTCCAAACTTTTTTATTTATTAATCACGAGATCAGACTTTTCCATTCCTTCCTCGTTAGCCTTGATAAGCAAGACACCCACTTTTGTGGTTAGGGTTGTTTTAATACGGCAGATATATTTTATAAACCGTATTGACTGCTTGATACTGCAGTAATTATCTGCGTTGCAATTGTAGTAGCTGTAATTAATTTATGAGGTTTAAATATTTTTGTCTTATTTATACATGTTCCATTTTGAAGCATGTCCTCAAGATTAATCAAACAGCAATTATTCATCGCAAGTTGGCCTATATAGTCAAGATCGTGTATGTGAATCAGGCCTTCATCATGAGCTTGGATAATTTCAGGAGGGAATATTTTTCGTCTAGCCATATCTATACTAACAATTCCAGCCATATAGTCTCTCTGAACTGTTAAGAGCATAGAATCTTTATTAGAATTTTCAGACTTCCAATATTCACTATCTCCTGCTAATAATTCATTTATTTGTTCATCGATAGTATTAGATTGTCGTTGAAATTCTCTAACACTTCGATATCCTTCATAAGCTTTTGCAGTTAACTTATGTCCTTTCTTTATTAACTTGTCATATACTAAATTTTCAATCTCATCAATAGTACATGAACCTTTTTCTTTTAATTCTTCTTCAATTTCTTTAGAGATATTAAAAGCTACTTTTGGACTTTTAATACCACTAGATTTCATTGCATTAAGAATTGCTTTTTCTATTTTTTCAGAATTAAATTTTTCAGATTTACCATTCCTTTTAGCAACTAGTAAATCTGATACTGTATTTACATCTTCACTCATATGTTTTTATTTTTCTTTATTTGTTATTTCTTACTAGGATCAAATTCAAATCCCAAGTCATTTACATATTTTTCTGCATCTTTAATATTAATAACTTCATCAATTTTATTATACTTTTGTGTAAATTCAACATATGCATCTTGATGTTCCATATATTCTTGAACCCCTCCTGGAAATTCTTTTGCTCGGGTAGGTTCTCTAAGAATAACATCTCTAACAAAATCAAAATCTTTCTGAACTAATAATATTCTCCTTGGTGTATAGTACGAATTTTGCTCACATAAGATATCTTCTTCATGAACTACATCCTTAATCCATTTCGAATTTTCACCGATTTCTCTATTATTCTTGTAGTAATAATAAAGCATATCGGATACTCCCCTTTCTACTAAGAGGTTATTCACTCCAGGAGGCCAGTTATTTTTTATAGCATTCCTCAAGTTACAAAGATGAAGAATAGCATAATTTCGATCATCTTGCTGTGTTCCTAAGATATTTTCCCAACGTTTCCAAGGTTTAATATCAGACCACATAACATTATACAGTCCAGGGCATCTTGTTAATATTGATTCTATGGTTGTTGCTTTAAATGTACCAGAACATCCATAATACATAGTTATAAATCTAAACATAACGTAAATTTTCTTAAAAAATCTTTCTTTTCTCTTACAAATATTTTTCTTTCACTCTCAGGAACTTCTACATAACCTTCAGGAGTACAGTGTTTATACTCTTGATAGATAATACAGTTTTCCCATTCTCTTGTTTCTGGATTTTTCATTATCGCATTTTCTTGAAGTACTATATAATGATTCTTAGTACCTTCATATTCTACTATTTTTTCCATATTTACTATTTGTTTTAGAAATAAATTGGGAACCCACACAACACGAATCCCCTTTGCATAAATAAGGAAGTCACGGGTCGAGAGATCACTTTTCATCGATTTGGAGGAAAGATAAAAAAGAGACTGGATTTTCTCCAATCTCTTAATGTATAGTATATATTAACTTTCATATTTAAGAATATAATAACCTCTTATAGATTTCGCGCCGTACAATTTAGCTCCCGATCTGGATAGCTTTTGTGTTACGTGAAAATATGTGCTACCTCCTCCCGAACTAACTCTTACTTTCTTAGGTTGATTCGGCGCGGGAGTCACAAGGTCTTTTTTCTGATACCCTGGCGCTACTACATTCCAAGGTCCATTCTTAAATACATTATAGTAACCTTTATTATGATTTTCATTTTTGAATTCATAGACACCTGGAACTGGTACATTTAGTTCAGTTCTCTTGCCTTTCATCATATTCCCAACAAATTTACTGTCTGGGAGTGAATTATAAGCTTTATCTCTTCGGTATATTGCATATCCTGCTGCAACACCAAGAGATAATACTGTTATGATTTTTAATCCAAAAATCAATCTATCTTTTGTTTTCTTTTTCATTCATTTATTATTTATTATCATTTATAAGGCTTTCAGGGTTCTCTTTTTCCTTCTCTTCGAGATATTCTATAACTCTCCAAAGAACATAATAAGTCAATACCGCTAAAGAAAATACTATTAAGATAGCAAGAGTAATCTTTATATTTTTTATTTCACTATTTAATGAAAAGAAAGCAACTAAATCAACTGGAATTAAATAAAATAATATTGTTGCTTTTATTTCTTCTCTTACGATTTCTCTAATTTTCTTTTTCATAATTTTCTATTTAAATTTTAGTTTTACATAAATAAGGTTGTCAATCCCTTATATTTGCAATGAAAATTTAATTTTATATATTATGGTAAATAGCGAAAATTTTATTATTCCAAAGAAAATTAACGTCGGATATCAAGAGAGATCTGACTGTTATACTAAAAAACTTGGATTCATTACTTACACAGACTCTTCGACAGGGATTTTGAAAAAAGAAAAATCTTGGAATTCTTGGAGAGATCATAAAATCAAAGATGATGAATTTGAGAATGTTCCGATGGAAGGTTTTATAGTGAATCGTTCTGTTGGTGGTGGAAAAGTAGGTTGGAATTATAGACAAGCTTATTGTAGAATTTGGGATCCAAGGGGGTTTGAGATTGAAATAGGAATTGATAATTTCTTATGGATATTAGATTATTGTGATAGCTTGGCTGGAAAGAAAATAATCGGAAAATGTGTTTATTCTTGGATAGGGACAGAATTAGTTCTCCTTCCGATTAATACAGAGGAATATAGAATTTCTTCTGAGATAATGAAGAAACGAGAAGTAATAACAAAAGATCTTAAACCCGCCGAACTTAAACCTGGATCTTTATACAAACTTAAAAAACTACCTTGGAAATATTCAGGAATTTCTAAAAACTATGAAGAAAGGAAAGCAATATTTATTGGAGAAGCTAAGTTTGGAAAAGAACTAGGGAAGAAATATGAAACTAAACTTTTATTTTATGATCCAGGGAGTATAGAAAAAGAGGATTTTGTATTCACTGAAAGTATTAAAAGTGTAGAATTCGAAGTTTGTCCTAGGGTATTATCAGATGGAGAGATTAAAGAAATCATGGATCGTTTTGAAATGACAGCTTATTCTTGGAAATTCTGGAATAGCCCTATAGGATTTATTGAAGAATTTTATCGTCAAGATTCAGCCTTAGAGAGTCGATTAAAGAATGATCATGAAGCTGCTGAGAAGAAATGTCATGTTTATATAGATGATCTTGGAAAAACTATTAATTTCTATAAATCATATATTCAATACTACAATGATAATTCAGGATATACCTATAGTAGTTATATCAGGACAAAGAATATTTCAGACAAATATTTATCTTATAAGTTTGATTTTTCTGGTGGTAATATAAAAGTTTCTGAAAAAATTTTAGACTTGGGAAAAATCTTTAATGAATATTGGAATTATTATGGATTTAGAACAGTTCCATTGAATAAAACAGTATATCCAGAAGCTACAGAAGAAGATTGGATTAATTTAGGTGAGAATTTAAAAAATTCGGAAGAAATTCCTAAGACTTATATATTTTATAAGACAATATCTGGATATTATTCAGAATCCCTTCAAAAAGTTCTTTCTCAAGAAGCAATAACCTCTGGAAAGTCCTTAGTTAGATCAGATCTTATTATTTATCTTCCTATTAAAAAATGAAAAAACCAAAACTATATTGTTACAGTCATACAGAATTTGATATGATGTGCAGTTCTTGTGGGTGGAATGATGATAATCTTCCGAGTAATAGTTGTTTTATATCTATCATTGGGACTCCTGAATGTCAAAAATATTATTTAGAAGAGGATGAATTACATTGGTTTAAGAAAGATAATTCCTCGGTTGTATTAAATCTAGAGTTTGATGATATACCTTCTCAAGAAATAGAATGGAAAGGTCATAAATTTTTAGGAATAACTCAAGAACAGGCAGCCGAAGTAGTAGATTTTATAGAGTCGAATCTAGGAAAAGACATATATGTTCATTGTAAGGCTGGAAGATCAAGATCTCAGGGAGTAGTTAGATTTATTCTTGATATGTACCCTGAGATTTATGATGAATCTTGTACTCGGCCGGAAAATAAATGTGTCTCTCCTAATATATATGTAGTTGGAGAACTTAAACGGGCTTATTATAAAAAACATGAATTATATGAAACAGATAATTAAAAACGTTAGAGATTGTTATAACCACATCCCCTATACTTGGAAACATTGGATTGCATTTATGAAAACAGAGAAAAAACTTCTTGGATATCATTCACACTGGTTTCATGATTGGGATAAGTTGATACTATTTATATTCTTTCCATTCCTAGGTGAGAAAATAATAAATAATTTTCATCGACAAATTCAATCTCATCATCCAACTTACTATGAAGATGATATTTTATTTAGAAAATGTCCAGTTGAAGTAGATTGGGTAGAAGCTGTGATTGATTGGGAATGTGCTCGAATAACAAAACCTGATAAACCACTTAATGCTAGACAAACTCTTGAGAAATACTACCCACAATATAGAGAATTTGTTGAACCAATTTTAAAAGAGTTTGAATTATGATAGCATTTTATATTGGAATTATAGTATTAATAATATTATACTGTATAATAAAATCTGATATTGATACAAAAGGTTTTATAATAGGAACTTCTCAGTATACTCCAGAGAGAATAATAAAAATAGAGAAATATTTTCTCTCTGATCCAAGTACTAGAAAAACAGAAAGGAATTGGGACAGAAGTATTATTTTAGTAAAACCAATAGATGATAATAAAGAAGGTAAATGGAAGAAAGATGATATCTTAATCTTCAGAAAATATATTGGACAATCAATAAAAAAGAAATACATTATTTTACAAAATCGAAGAAAAGAAAAGAGGATAGCTTATTGTACAGCTGAATCTCCTGGTTTTCCTCCGATTTTTGATGGCCCAGAAACTTTAATAGAATATGAAATTATTGGAGTTCTTGAGTCATCCTATACACCTCTAAAGTCTTATAATTGAAGAAAAAATATAATTCTTTATAAATGGTATTAATTTTTATGAAAACCCTACCTGTTCGTGATGAATGGGTAGGTTTATTTTTCTTCAAAAAAGAATGATAGAAAAAGGAGCTTCTACGCTCCTTTAATTTTTTTAAAACTTATTTAATATTTTTTCATACCAATTCTTTCCTTCTTCGAGTTTAGATGATACATATTTATCAGTTAGCTTGTTTCCATACTTAATAACAAAATCTCTAAACTCATCAGAATTCATAGATCCATTCTCTCCAAGATATAATGCAACTACTTTTAATAACTCTTTTTCGTCTTTCAAGATATTCACTACATCTTGTCTAAGTTCTGAAAATCTATGAGCTACCATTTCGTTAAGATATCCATTATATTCTTTATAAGGATGTTTGACATATAAACCTTCATTATCTAAGAATCCAGAAGGTATACCACCTGTACTTTCTTCTGTTAAATGATTCGTATATGAATAAGGTTCAAAATACCCACATCTATAAGCCATCTCAGAGAAAAAATCCCATGCGTTTTCAATATCACTTCCAGAACCCATTAAACACTTCTCTGGATATTTTCCATAAACTAGATTCTCAGCTTCATAACCAGCGAGACATATCCTAACCTCTGAATCAACATCTCCTCGACTATCAATTTCTCCTTCTTTTTTTGGATCATAAGTATTACAAAATCCTCCATCTCCGGTAGCGACAGAAACTATATTAACTGGATAAACACCAGTCTCATGTAAGGCTACTATTGCATGTCCAGCTTCATGTACAGAATTTATAAATCTTGTTAATCTTCTCTCTGGATTCCTTAATTCTCCAAGTTGTAATGGAATTTCTATATTTACTGTTTTTCTTGATTCGCCAAAAATAATACTTAGTGACGTTTTATCTATTTTTAATTTCTTTTCTGTAAGATCTGTTTCCTTAGTAAGAGTTATCATCACTTCTTTATCTTCAGCGATACGATTAATTAAAATATCACTTAGAAGAGGAGTTAATAGAGTTCCAATAGTAGTATAAACCGGTCTTACACCTTGTACTGGAAATACTCCCTCTGAATACATAAGATCAATTATATTTTCAGCATAATTAATTTTTATTCCTTCAGTTTCTAAAAATTTATCTGCTATTCTAGATAATTCTTTTTTAATAATCTTAATAAAATGTTCTTTCTTTAGTGTCGGATATTTTATTAAATTATTTCCAAGTCTAGCTATCTGTTCTGCTCTAAATCTTTGTTTGAGAGCTTCCTTAATATCTGAAATTGATACTTTACTTGTTTTATCATAGAAAGTATTAGCATCCATATCTGGATCTAAATCAGATTCTACTTTAAAAGCCTCATCTAAATTTCCAAGAATAAATACTAATGATCTTGAACAATCTAATTCTTTCGGTTTAGATATAATTATAGAAACTTTTTCAAGAATATGACTAAATTCAGATATATTTTTAGAGTTATTTAAATTAGTGATTATTTCATACCCGTATCTAGGTTTATAAGCATTGAGTTTTTTTACAATTGTTCTCATATCTCTATCTTCCAAAAGTCTAAGAGGTCTAAATATATCTTCTTCCTCATCTTCATCATCACTAGTCTTTATGAAGGGTTTTGATACTTTTACTTTAGCAGAATCATCACCATTTAGAAGCTCTGTTACATTTCTTCCATAATAGAATAATCCAAGATTTTCTAAAACTGTCTTAACTTCTTCTCTAGAGGTTACTTTTCCAGAATCTAATTTTATTTCTGGATGTTCTTTAGAAAATTGTTTAAAATCTTCTACAAAATTTCCGAAATGTGTTATATCATATCTATACTCTGAAACACTAACTTTTCCATTATCTATAATATTCCAAATTGGTCGAAGAGGAGATTTAAGAAGTTCACAACCATTTTCATCTATGGTTCTTGCATATTGAAACTCATCAAATACAAAAACTGCATCTCCAAGTTTATTTTCCCCTGATGAATTAAGAGAATCAAAATCGTCTTCAATATCAAATACTTCTTCTATTTTATCTGCAATACTTCCTGAAGATGATTCATTTGCTTCAAGACCACAATCAAAGAAAGCTGTTTTCCCAGTAAGACCAAGAAGTTGAACTAATCTCCGAACTACGCTTGTTTTTCCAGTTCCAGTTAATCCCCATAATGAAATAACAACTGGTCTCTCTATTATTTCTGGAGTTATATACCAAGGAATTATAGATTTTTTTATATTATCTATAATATCATCTAATCCTACAAATTCTGATTTCAATATTGCTACAGCTTCATCTAATTTTTCTTGACGAAGCTCTTTTGTTTTTGGAATTGTCAGGTTTTCTAAATTTTTCTTCATATTATAAGTTTTATATAATCTACATGTATAAGGATTAGAGGTTGAAAGAGGAGAAAAATAAAGAAAGGGATTATATTTCCCTTTCTATTGTTGCTTATTAGTATTCAGGTATTACTTTCACTCCTTTTCTATTACTAATTCTTGGAGTGGTAATATTATAGAACATTGTGCTTCTGTTCATCTTTTTATAATATCTGCCCCAGTATCCATATTCTCTTATTAATATCTCCAATTCTCTTCTATTCTTTGGAGCTTTAGATAACCAATTATAATTTACTACATTAATTATCAATCTCCAAGTAAAAGATTGGAAAAATTCATCTGGCTTTTTAATATCTGGATCTTTTAAACAATCATCCAGAATATCTACAATAATTTCCTTAATAGGCTCAACACCATTCACGATTTTTGTTCTACTTGAATCTAAAGATAACTGGGATCTTTTTTCTTCTCCTTTTCTTTCATTTTCCTTACCAGTTTTCTCACTAGATTTCAAGGGCTCACTTGGACGGATTCCTATTATCCACCCAAGGACTTCTGTTAAACTCTTGAGTCTCATAGTTCAAATCCTTTTTAAGTAGTTAAACAATTTATATATAGAATATAGAAATACTATAATAATTGCTAATAATCTTAATAAAATCTCTACATTATTGATCTCAGGTACATATTTCATAAACAATGCCAATCCAATTAAACTTCCTATGATTGGTAATACATATTTACAAATTAATAATCCTGTATTCAATGATTTAACTACCCAAAGCAAACCTTCATTTTTAATTCCCCATAATTTTCCTAGATTAAACATCGCATCTTGACCGTACTTATAAATCCAGAATATTTTTTCTATTCCTAATATAAGTGCTCCAATAAAACATAATGCCATATATATTCCTAGGTGTGTCATATTACCTGGGGAGGTAACTTTGAACACGTAAATTAAGTAGATACATAAAAAGTAATAAGCAATACTTCTTATACTAAATGTTAATTCAAATTTTTCATTTAATTTATTTTTCTTTGTCATAATTCTTTTGTTATTGTCTTAAGGTTTTTCTGACACTATAGATAATAAATCATAGTGGCACCCTACTCCGAGAGAAAGCATAACATATAGGAACGCTCATCTCTCATTGCTACATTTAGTTTCACAACTTTAGTGCTAGTTGTCTTCTACACCGCGAAGAGGTAGTAGTTTCGTAGAAGAAAAAATACTAGGGATATATAAAATCAAACTCTAAGTATTATTTAGTTAATAAATTTTTACTATTCTATCATAAATACATATATGCGCACTAACGTATTTAATTAAAAATTTATTAAAGTCTATTTGATTTTATATTCCCTAGTGAACTTTACCTGTTTACCTCGAGAAGATTATACTTTTCGATCTTGATACTCTGGAAATTGTTACAGTGATCAATTAATTTATACTCATAATTATAATTAGAAGTAACTAATAACATAAGCCAGTTATATCCAAATAAAATTCAATTATTTATTATTATATTAATAAGTAGTCTCCGATCAGTACCATATTTTCATCTGATCTTTACTACATATATAAGAATTTGAAGGTTTCTGAGGTATCTTATTTTTTTATTCATCTAATCTTTCTTGCTTAGACTTCTTAGATATCTCTTCCTCATCCAAATCTCCATAAACTTCCGGAAGCCATCTTTTTAAAATACTGGGAATCAAATCATTTCTCACAACATCCTCTAGACCAAATTCAACAATACCTATTTCATCCATATCAGATAATTTTTCCACAGCATATTGTAATCCTTTTTGATTTTTCCCTGATTTTAAAGAACTCGAATCTAATTGCATTTCATCAGAATTAAAGATATATTTAGAATTAGTTCCTATTCTAGTTAATATCTTAAGAAAAGTATCTCGACTGAAGTTCTGGCTCTCAGATATTAAAACAATTGAAGAATCAATATTGTTTCCCCTAAGAAACTGGCTGCCTTTCACTTCTATTTTACCAGCATCTACTAACTTTTGAACAATTTCTTTTCCATTTTTTCCTGAAGCATTAAATATCTTCTCCATCGTATAAAAATCTGCTTCTTTATACGGCGCGAGCTTTTCTTGCAAATCTCCGCGAAGATCGAATAGGCCTATATTAATTATATAGACTACTAGACTATATCTTAAAAGCGTTTTTATTTTCTTTTCTTCACACATAGTCGTTGAGAAACTATTTAGGTTAATCTAATTAATAGTTTTTGCTGATTATACTTTAATTTCCAGCATTTCTTGAAGTTTTCCTAAGTTTTATACACCTAGGGGACAATCTAACTTATCCAATATTTTCGTCAGGATTAGTAGCTACAGGATAAATAAATACTATTTTTTCATAACCATTATCAGGATTTTTTAATAAATCAAGGGCAGCGTAAACAGAAACGTATGATTTTCCAGAACCGGCAGGACCCTTAACTATTGTAATTTCGTGATCATAAATAGATTTAAGAAATTCTTTTTGATGCTTAGTTTTGCATTTAAAATTAATTTTAAAATTCAAAATACTATCTCTTTCTTTTCGAATTAGATCAAGTTCTTCATCTACACTTGATTTAGTAACAGCTTTCTTTTTAGCCATAGAGTTTAATTATTTTTTATTAATACCAACACTAGATATCTCGGATACAACCTGACATCTAGAATATTTAAAGTCTTCTAGGTCATAGGAATTTGTATATGACATTGCTGATCTAAGATAGGAATCCATGTTTTTTGCCCACCCTGCTAATGTATATTCAATTTCTAAGACCACGCTTTTTCCTTCTGAAGTTTTTAATTTTTCTCTGTCTACGGTTTCTATTGATTTTCCTAAGATTTCTGCTTGTGCTCGTTTAGTTGACATTCCATAATACTCTCGATAAAATTTCTCTCCTCTGGTTATATCTATACTTTCTGGAAGGGATTCATAATATTCGCCGTAATATTCTCTTAGCACTGGACCGGCCGCTTCTAATGCTTTTCCAAATGTACTTCCCATCATAACATAATCTGCTCCAAGTGCTAAGCATTTAATTACGGCCGAAAAAGTGCTAATTCCTCCATCGGCGATAATTTTTGTACGCCCTGAACATTCTATCTTAACCTGAAAAGTATCATTAATCAGAGAACCCATAGGATAATGAATACCAGTCTGAGTAGAAGTAATACAACCAGCTCCACCACCTATACCTACTCTAAGATAATCAAATCCAGCTTTATCATACAATTTATAGGTCTTAGGGTTAGCTATATTTCCACCCATGATTTTTATTAATGTTCCATATAATTCTCTAAGAGTTCGACCAAGTTCTATCTGACTCTCCATATGTCCATTAGCTATATCAATTAAGACATATAATCCAGATCCTGTACTTTGTTGATGCTGTTTTATAAAATTTTCTTCAATCTCTTTCATAGAAAAAGCACAAAATACTTCAGAACATAATTTGAGTCTTTCAGAAAGAGGTACATTTCTGGGGATAATACATGAAATTAGATTATCATGAAAAGTTTTATAATTTTTTGGACTAACCACTGATGCCATAGGTGCTGCAATAACTGGAAGGAATTTGCTATCTTCTCTGCCATCTATTCTAGGAACCCATGGAATACATTGAGATCTACTATTTATTCTTGTTACTACTTCTGGAATGATTGTTATCTCTTCAAGTGAATACAAAATAGTTGGTTTATTTTCTAACATAATTTTATATTAATTTTGGTTTCATATATAAAGCAATTAAGGCATGGGGAGAGCAAAAAGTAAATAACCTTAAGGAATTTCTCTTCCCTAAGGTTTATCTTACATTACTTTTTTATCTCAATGTCCCAAGAAATAAATAAATATGTACTATTCTTAAATTCTGGAACTCTTTCTTTGTCAAGATAAAAAGTTTTAAATCCTTTTTCTGTATAGTGAGTTTTTATTAAGTCATAGAGATCTCTTTGATCATCCGGAACAATCAATGCTAATAATCTTTCTTTATGACTAAATTGAAGCTTACTTGTTATTTGTTCTTCAATTTCTTTAATCTTTTTCTTAGCAATTTCTTCTAGGCTAGAATACCCCTGAAGATTAAACCTGCTAATAATATTAGCTTGATCTGCTGTTAATTCTTTCTTTTTTCCGATTGTCATAATTTTTTCTTTAAGTCTTAATAAACTTTTAATCATCCTCACACTATCTTCATCTTGTTTTTCTAGTACTTTACTTACCGTTATTTCTTTCATAACTTTTAAGTTTTTTTATTGTTTACACCTATAAGGAATTCAATGGTTCTTAAGATTCTTATATATGATAATAAAATAAATGATTATGCAAAAATTTATAATTAGTAAAGAAGGAGAATTAATTTTAGGTAATGTAGAGTTTCACTTTGAATTACTTGGAAAGAATTACGCTACAGGATGTTGGGGAGGAGGTTTTTGGAGAGTTGATAAAAAATCTAAAACTTTAATCCTTGCCGGAAAATCAACAGACTTCGGACCTCCTAAGTGGGAATACTTCAAAGAACCTCCTGTAGGGTATGAAGATTATAAAATTACATATGAAGGAAAAGAAGTAATGATCTCTAAAAAAGAAGATCCAGTAGATAATTATACTAAACATGTAGATAATAAAATATTGGAGGAACTTAAGAAACAAAAATCTTATGATCCAACAAAAGGTTTACTTAATAATTTTAAATTTAATGATGGTTATGAAGTCAAAGCAAAAAACAAAAAAGACGCCACTAGAAAACATAACGCTTGGAAAAGAAGAAATAAAAAAGCCGAGAACTAAACAAGAACGTCTAGCAGCAGGAGAAACGTTTGTAACTTCTGAGAAAGGAAATTCAATGACTCCTCTCATCATGTCTGGTCAAAAACATGTCTTAGAACCTGTTCCTGGACTAGATTCAGTAAAAGTTGGAGATATAGTTTACTGTAAAGTTCATGGAAGATTCTTTACACACTTAATTAAAGCAATAGATCCAATTAAAGGTGCTCAGATAGGGAATAATCACGGACATATAAATGGTTGGACTAAGAACATTTATGGAAAAGTAATAAAAGTTTTAAAACCAGATGAGAAATGGGAAAAATAACAAAAGAATCCATTAAAGAGTTTTTAGATTACTTAACCGAAAATTCAGGTTCAGGAGTTAGAATAACAGAAGGTTCAACGAGTGAGATATATACAATTCATTTTCTTGGAGCAGCTATTGAACAGATTATCTTATATGAAAAATTCTATGGAGTAGAGTTAGCATTTATTACTTTAGAAGATAAATCTGTATATACTCAACACAAACAGATTACAAATCAAGAATCCCTAGAGAAAGAGGTATTATGTTGGATTCTAAAAACTACTGAAAAAGTGAAACAAAGAAAACGCTTGAAAACCTTATATGTGAATGTAAAATAGAAACACAACAAATTTTTAAACTCATGAATTATATAGGTTCTGGTCTGTGAAGATCGGAACTTATTTTTTTTATTCACAAGAAAAAAAAAGAAAGGCCAGGATTAATTTCCTAGTCTTTCTCTTATTTTTATTTATTCAATTCTAATAATGATTTTTGAACAATATAATTATTTCTGGTTAGATCTTTTACATTATATAATAAATCTTCTAAAGGAATATCTATGAATTGTAAAGCTTTTGGATTAGATTCATAAGCATTATGTACTTCATATTTAGATTGTTTTTTATCAACAAAGTCATCATAACCCGAATATTCATCAAAGTTATTTCTATTAAGTAAGATAAGATTTTTAGTAAGCTTTTTACAAATACTTAATGGAAATTTAGCAAGAATTAATTCAGCGGTTGTAATTACTTTATCATCTCCTACTAGATTATCCCAAGATTTATTATAATCGAATAGATTTACATCTAATGAATTCTCTAGTCTAAAAGCTCCTTTATAGACTTTTATTAGTTTAGATACTTTTAGTGAATACTTAGATCGAACTACTTTAAATATCATAAAATAGTAATTAATCTAGAGAACATTTTTTCAATTCCAGCAAGATCAAGGAGCAGTGGGTAAGTTTTATTCACTACTTTTTGTCTTTTCCATTGAATTAGTGGTATCTCTGGAGATTCAGACGTATATAAATCGAGTCTTTTCTGACCTGGAATATATACTAAACATCCAAAAATACTTCTTTTATTTTTTACTAACAAGGCGAGTTTATAAATTGCTTGACCTTGTGCTACACTTAAAAGAATCTGATCTGCTCCAAGTCCCCAAAGAAGTCTTGTATTATTATAAAGAGTTCGTAAAGGTATCATTTCTTTTGGATCCCCTGTTTTAAAAAAGTCTGTAGGATTTTTTACATCTGCAAACTCTAACATATTATATGTTATATCCTGTAACATAAGTATTAGTATTATTGGAATTTATATTAGTTGGTATTTGTGATGATGCAGAAGATACAACATAATCTGAAGAACATGTAGTTGTTGATACCTGAGAATATGGAACAAATGGGTTAGTTGAAGAGCCATCATTATACCAAAATTTTCCGGGAACTGTCATAATTGGATTAGTTGTCCACTTTCTATTTGCATCATTCAGTTCTTCCATAAGTTTTTGTAATGTTTCGCTGTCTAGGTTAATATAGTCTCCGGCATTATAAATATCTTTAATCTTATCTATAATTTCTTCTGGCATCGTAAAATATACCTCAGGACATTCGGGAGAAACTATAACTAAATAATCTCCTATATTTTGAATAATACCTATCCTAAATTCTTCTACCCAAGCAATGGATTCAGTTTTAAAAATCTTTATTCCACTAGAAATTAAAGTACCATACTTTGGAGAAGACTGAAATGTTCCTAAAACTCTATATCCAGAAAAATCACTAAACCCATTAAATATTTCCTCTTTTAGAAAATATTCTTTTAATTTTTCTTCACTCATCGTATTAATTATTTTATTGTAATATTTGTAACTCCTGAATCATTTAATTCAAGTCTACAAGTTTTATTATTAAATGAAGTAATAGATTCCATATGACTAGAAATCATAATACATCCAATATTCATACTACTAATCATATCTATACAATTATCATGATTTTCTGGATCTAAGTGCTTCAAAAATTCATCCATAATAAGCAGTCCCATTCTAGTTACTATCTTACTAAGAAAGTTGATATCTAAAACTGTTTGTTGACCTGAACTACATGCATCATAAGAGACATAATTTCCATTATTATTAAACCTACTAGTAAGGTCAAGATGATCCTTCTTTCTGAAATTATATGTATCTACTGAATATTTAACTTGATTATCTGTAAACTGTTCAGCGAGTCTTGTCATAATTTCTTCATAAATCTTTCCTGTAGGTCCTGTAAGCTTAATATACTCCTTAAGATCTACTAAAGCATTCTGAATTAATCCTAACTCAGATTGTGCCTTTAAAATATTTGCTTCTTCTACAGCCCTATCTTGGATTAATCTTTCATGATCCGTCCAAGCTTTTATTCCAGAATCGATCGAACTCATGATTTCCATAAAGTTATCAGGAAGTTCTACTTTTTCTGGTGTTCCTAAGTTATTTAATTGAGTCTTATAATTTTCTAAGAGAACTTCTGTATTTTCTATATCTTTAGCTGTCTTAGTAATTTTTTGTTTCTCAGACATCAACATAAATATTTGATTCCCCAAGGTCTTAACTTTTTCAGAGGCAATTGAAATTAATGAATCAGCCTGTTGTTTTTTCCCAGACATTCCTCTAAGTTCATCGCCGATTTTTATAGCCTCGGATCTAAGTTCTTCAAGTTTTCCTAGGATTTCTTGTTTATGACGGTCTAGAGATTCTGTATTTTTCAAAGCCTGACCACAACTAGGACACACTTTACTTTTTTCGAGGCGTTCTAATTCGGCGGTTGTTTTCTTTCCTTCTGCACATACCTGATTATATCTATCCAACTTTAAAGAATATTCAGATTCTATTGTTCGAAGTTGTGATATTTCTTGATTTTCATTATCTACTTCGGCCTGAAGATATGCAATTTCTGAATCTATTTCTTGAAGATGTCTGTAAGTAGATTGTTCTTTAATTAATCTCTCCAAAGTTTCAACATAAAGAGAAACTTGTGCTTGAAGTTTTCCAGAATCAGCTAAGTAACTCATCCATTCTTTATTTTTTCTTTGTAATTCTAAGCCTTCCGATCTTAGTTGAGTGAGTTCTGTTTTTGTTTGTCCTGGAAGTTGAATATTAGAAAGATTAGTATCTATATATCTTAAGATTTCTTCTGACTTTTTAATTGCTTCATTCCATACACTTGAGGATTTAGTAACTTGATCTAAAAGAATTCCAGCTTCTTTATTATAAGCATCAATTCTATCCATTTTATAGAACTTACTAATTATCTCTGACTTTCTTTCAGGGGTAATATTTCCAATTAATTTATGATGGTCTGAATCAAATAAGAAAATATCCATATATCCAATAAATGGAAATCTACGATACATATCTTCTTCGAATTCTTTCTTATTATTATACTTAAGAGGTTCATCATCAATCCAGCATCCATATTTTTTATTACCTCTCTGAATCTTACACTTCTTTCCTTGATACATAAATTCTACTGCTAAGATACACTCTTTTTCTCCGAACTGTAAATAATCCTTAATATTTCTACACTCTAAGAAAGCATATTTAAGAGCACTAAGCAAAGAACTTTTTCCAGAACCATTTTTTCCAGTTATCAAGATCTTATCACCATCCTCAAAGTAAATATCAGCTTCGTCTATACTTCTCCAATTTTTACAATATAATCTAAGAAGAGTAAATCCAAAATCAACTTCTTCAGAATCTACATCTTTAAGATTTCGAAGAACTTCAGAATGAATTCCTTGAAGATTGTTTTCTATTATAATATTATCAATCAAGTTTCCAATTTCTTCCCATGCTGGAATTTTAATATCTCTTACTCCTCCAGCAATACTTAAGTTTTCCGGTTTATATACACTCCAAGTTCCAGTTCCTTGATTCCAGCCTTCATCTTCTCTGATAGGTGTATAAACGAATTTCATAAGGTTATCATCTGGATTTAGATCTACCCATTTAAATTGTTTAGTTACACAATCATATACAACTCCAGTCGATTTATCATAGTCAGACATTTTACATTTCTGTGGAATACCTATACTAACATATTTTCCAATCTGAGCTGGTCTATGAATATCACCACAAATAGCTAATCCAAATTTAGACTCATCCAAAACTTGGGATTGTATTTTATCTGATCCACCATAATTAATAGTAGCATGTGTAAATAAAACATCTACTTGTCCTGAAATCCATGAAAGATCAAATTCAGGTCTCCAGTTACTAAATGCTATTCTAGAATTATCAATTACTAACTCTTTCTGATCAGCATAATATAGATTAGGGGGTAACATTACAGCAAGACATGAATCAATAAGTTCAGAATCTACTGACTTATTATCTTGATCATGATTCCCCCAAATTATATATCCCTCTTTAAAGAAACTCATTAAAGTATCAAGGAATAATTTAACTTCTGCTTGAACATAGGGTCGGAGAACTGATTTTTCGATAACATCTCCTGCGATCACAACTCTTTCAGCTCCTTCAATTGTAGCAGCTTTTATAATATTTTGTGCTACTGTTCTTGCTTGAGTTAAACGTTGTTTATCGTAGGAATTTCTTTGTGGATAATCAAAAATATGAATATCCGAAATTGCTAATATTTTACTCATCTCTTCAAAAATAATTAGTCATTATATATTCTACAACAAATTCACTATTTACATAAAACTGATAACTCTTATAACAACCATATTGGTAAATAATATCCCAATAGTCATTATTAATCTTATAACCAATAAAACTTTGAATATTAAATCTATTTTCAAATAATGTTGCTTTGAGTTCATCAGATTCTGAACTATGACACTTGATATCAATCGAAATAACTAAGTGATTTTTTAATCTAGTAAATGTAATATTAGATGGTAACTTAAATGAACCAGTATATTTTGCTAATATTACTTCTGTATCTCTACTATCTACTCTAATTAAACTATAATGAGGTTTTAATTCTATCATTAATTTTATATAGTTTTCATTATATTTTGGTAATTATTCACTAGATACTGTAAAGCTGCCATAGAGTGTTTACAAAGTAGAGTTGTTGGCGTTTTATCTTTGGGCGCTTGAGTTAATGCTGGACCGAGTTTTATTTTTATACGATCCGACAAAAACAGCGTATTATTCTTGCCCAAAAGATACGCCGATCTAAATTGAAAATCTTTACACTCACAATAAACTTTACATTTCGAATTCTTCCATCCACGTATATCATAGTCAGGGGAAGTTTGAATTATGACGTTATAAGTACTACCTGTTTTAGACGTTACTTCAAATTTAAAAACTAAGTAATAAATCTTAAGTACAGTCTTCCCAAAAAATACAGATCTTAGTTTATCCATGATCGACTCTTCTTTGAGAACATGATATACTTTTGTCAATCTCACTACACATTCAGAAGCTCTATCTTTTCTTCCTTCATCAATGTTCATAATTTCTTGGATTGAGAGTTGTTTTCCAGTCAATTTTCCAAGAATTCCTCCTAATAATCCTGCCATAATTCCTTCTTTTAACTTATTGTATTAGGATCTGTCACTGGAGAAATTTTACCATTAAGAGTTAAGATTGAACCTGTATCTTTGAGTAATATTCCTCCAAAAACCGGCTCCCCTGAACTATCTCCAAGGTAACTATAGACCGGTTCTGCTTGTGATGATGTTAAAACTTGACCTTCCTTAAATATTCGGCCAGTTCTTTCATCATAACTATATTTTATTCCGCGTAGGGTTACAATATCTTTCATTTTTTTACTCACAATATAATTTTTGATCTAATCTTCCAATGAACTCTGAATAATAACTATCTGAAATCCCTGGGATATTATAAGTTCTACAAAACATTCTAAATTCAGAAACATCTCCAAGGGAACCACATACTGGAAGGTAGTTGTTAATCGTATCTCTAGCTTCATCAATCCCTGGGTAACTGAATATATCGAAAGTTTTATATTGTTTTTCAAAGAGTTCTAGGTCTGTTAAGTTCTCGTAGTTTCCTGATAAAACCTCTAAAATTACTTTTTCAGATTTCATTCTAGGTTTTACAGTTTTTCTTAGGTCATTATGTCCATACCCTAGACTATCTTTAAGGCTGAGATATTGATATAATCCGATTCCAGCATTTCTAATTGATTCTGGAATTGAATAATACATCTCATCATAAGTTATTATTCTAGGTTCTTCATTTTTTCCTGGGAGACGAAATAATTGAGTAGCTGGTGATAAACAATACATCCAATCCGAGTCTTTAGTAACAAAAAGACTAGGGAGATCTGTTTTTCCATAGAGCTCACAACTTAATAGATAAGCCCAATTGTCAGCTTCCCAGCCACTTCTCCCAAGCATCCCGATTCCAAATCTAGGTAACTCAGAGATCATTGTATATTTAGCTGTCTGTTTTACTTGATTTTGATATAATTCCCATGCAGCTTTCTTTAGGTCGTCGGGAGAAACGGCCGGATCATTTTTCATACCCTCAAAAATCGTTTCATCCATATAATGCCTTGTGTCTTTATATTGTCCCCCTAAAAGATAAGATGTATAATAACCTCCTATAGATTCATCCCACTTATCATAAACTAGAATCACTTTCCTAGCACTAATACCATAATCCCTAAGAACTTTATTGATCGTCCATATACAGGTTCTGATTAATTCCCCGGCCGTATATTCTCCGATGTCTTTTCCTTTACTTATCACGAAGAGGGACCTTGTCAAAATTAGTGAAAAATCTAGGAAACAGTAGAAATATTGTTTATTATTCATTATTATTATTTCCAACTTTAAACAAATAAAGGTAGAGGAAATCTGTTAAAATCTCTTCTACCTTTTAGTTTTATTATTTTATATTATTCCTTTTCAGATCATTAAAAAGGTAAATCATCTCCACCATTATTACCTCCGAAATTTGGTTTCTGGAAAGGTGCTTGTTGATTACCTTGTCCAAATCCTCCCCACTGTGGCTGTTGTCCACCACCGAATGGAGATCCTCCACCATTACCTGGATTTACAGGGCTGGCTGTTACGGGATCACTATGATACACGGGAGGAGTCTGAAAAACCTGATCGTTTTTACTCAGATCAACTTGAGGTGCAGAATTTCCACCTCCAGACAGAGAAGCTAACATCGGATCATTTGTCTGACGAAAACCACTTTTATCTGTCGGAACCTGTTTTGCAAGAACTTCATTATTAACTCTTGTAACAGCTTCTTTAAAATCTACACTTCCCTGAGATTTAGCGAGTCTGATGCTTGCTAAAATTTCTGACATATATTCAATAGACTCTTTAATCAAGGTCGCATTGAATAAACGTTTCTGACCAACAGGAGTATCGTTATCTCTATTAGCCTGCCAAGACATAAATGATTGCAATGGATCTGCAGCCAATTCCATATCTTCTTCTGAAATCTGAATTGACTTAAAGTTCTCATTACCAACTTCATGTGTGGCAGTAATAGCAAATCCGGCTGCTCCGTCTTTCTTCTTTCCGATACTAAACATCAAGAATCCAGAACGTCCTGTAGCATCACGATTATAAACTTCTGAAATCCAGCTATTATCTCCACCTTTCATCAAAGATTTTTCTTGAATATTATCTTCAACTACTGATGTAAACATTTTAGCTGTCGCAACGAACAATGCCGTAAAATTCTGACGACTAGGGTTACGATTTTCATTCGGATCCCATTTATTAAGACAGAATGCATGGAAGATAGTATAATTCTTCAACCGGACTAAGTTTGTTGTTAATTCGTCGCGGTTATTCTTTGCATCCAGTTCTCGATAAAGTTCATCAAAGATCATATGCGCTTGTGATAATAATTCATCATCTGCGGCGGTCAATGAAGAAACTAATCTACCTGTCATATCTTTCATTACATAAGCACTTTTCGGTAGGAGCTTAATCCACGCATTATAAGTGTTTTCAGTTCCATCCGCCGCCATGTTTTTACGAGGGATATTAATTTCACGAGTTCCGAATAAAGTAACAAACGGAAAGTCAGTTACTACACTATCCAACGGAAATACTTGATATCTACCAAAATTTCCTGGAAAGTTAAGATAAATTTTTTCTAATGATCTGTTTTTCTGCTCAAAATTGTTTTCTTTTGCTTTTGGTGCTTGCGCTGCCAATTTACTCAAAAAATCATCTACTCGATTTCCCATAATTTAAATAAAATAATAAATTAAAAATAAATGTTAGTTAAAATATAATATAAAATTTGTATATAATTCCGCGCAACACAATAATACGCGGATCTTTTTTTGAGATTATTTTATTCCTCTCACATCTATAAGATTCTTAGTGTTTCTGAGAGGAGTATTTTTACTTTCAATTATAAGAACCTCAAGGGGATGGAAGTACCTTTTTATTGATTAGAAAGAAAATATTCACATAATTTCTCTACCTCATCACTATCACCTAAATTCCAAGACTCTTCAGAATAACATAACAATTGATCTATATTTTCGATAATCTCTGTTACTTGTTCATATCCATCTTTATCAATGAAATAACAAAAATAATCTAAATGTAATGACCTGAAAGTACAATCTATTGAATCTGGATTGTGAAGTCTATTACTATCATTTAGAGCTTTTAACCAATTAATTTGAAAATATTTCTGATTTCTGAAAAAATAGTTTTTAAGTTTTTGTTTTGGATAGCCATAAACAGGAAAGTCTCCAATAAAATTCATAAAATTTTTTAAACTATCAATTCTACCTGTTCTTGAAATCCAATAAAAAATATTTTCAACACCAATTAATACTTTTCTATAGAGATCTAGGTCTGATAAAGTAAATAAGTAAATGGAATCATAAAGATTTGATATATGAAAGTTTTTAGAAGATAATACTTTTCTTACACTTTCACTCATTCGATCTAAAAATAATACATATATTTTCTTTTCTTTAATTATTACTTCAACTAAATAATCTTCTGTACTCTCTTGATAAACTATTTTCATTTTATTATTATTTTATTTCATTAATTAGAGTTTCGAATTGTATAATTATATTTACTATCTTTATTTGGCGTAATTCTTGTTATTTTGAATGTTTTAAGTTCTGAGGATTTTCCACCTACTCTACTTAAATTTATAGCTCTTCCTTTCTTACCTATTCCTCTAATTACTTCTGCAACTCTATCTCCTGCAGCATCTTCTATTTTATCTCTTTGTTTCTTGAGATTATTTCCTAAACCGTAAACAGCTCCTATTCCAGCTCCAATTGCTGCATACTTTCCAACTTTTTTCACTGGTTTATATAATTTCTTTCCAGATTTAACTGTCTCGTTTAATTCCTCTAAGGGTTTATCTAAAAATTTCTTTTTATTATCTAGAAATTTTAAACCTATTTCCTTAGATTGATGTTCATTTCTCTTAGTTTTCTCAATAAGATCTGATTTCTTTCCAGTAACTATATCTTTTACTGCCTGTTTAGCATTACTATATCTATGCTTCATTTTTAATTTATCAGTATCTCGGTTACTTTTCTTTCGATATAATTTCTTTATAGAATCTTCTGTTACCTCTTTTTGAGGATTAAATGCTTTTTCATAGGATAATCTCCCAGAACCTGCTATCAAAGCACCCATTCCTGCTCCAACGGTTACATCAGAAGTTATATCAGATTTGCTTCTTTCTTGTTTTTCTTCTTTAGAAAATAATTTACGTCTTATGATCATAATAAAATTCTATGTTTAATTTTTATATTTTCAAGTTCTTCTGTTTCAGGCCCATGTAAAAAGATATCCAACACTACACAATTACTTATTTTATCTCCTAAAAGAGGATCCTTATAAATCATTGCACAGAGCTCTAAATCATTAAATAACTCATCATATCTTTTCCTATAGTTATCTAGATCTTTCATAAGTTGTTCACCTCTTTTACTAGGATCTGAAACTAATTCCGTCATGATTATAGCATCATTTTTATCTCCCTTAATGAGATTCTTAAAATCTTCAATAATTTGATATTTTTCATATGAAGTAGAATATTTCTGAGTATCATGATTATCTGTAGAAATTAATTTTAAGAATTCATAATTACTTTCATTAAAATCTGATAAATACTCATTAAAGAATTTCTTTTCATATTTTGCCATCTCATTATTCCACTTTACTATCTCTGGATCTTTTCTTGATAAAGTATTCCGAGTAGCTTTAAAAATAGCTGATTTAATTTTATCAAACATAATTAACACACCTCCTTTCTACTTATTATATTATATATCTTTACCACCTTCTTAACCCCATCTATCTCTACTCTGGCTGAAGACTCCTTTACATTAAAGTAATTTTCTAAGTCTTTTGCCTTAGGTGTAGCATCGTAATTAATGGACTTATATAACACTTCAAGTCTAGATTTTATATCAGATAATGTTATTTTATCTCCTACTTTAAATTCTGAATATATATTAGACTCTAGAAGTTCTTGACTAAATGTTACTACTCCTAACTCCTTTTCTATATACGTTTTATTATATCCAAGAGCTCTAAGCTTTTCGGGACCAAGTGCTAAGTAGTAAGATTTAATATTATCATGTTCTCCAATCTGATCTAATATTATATTAGTCATAGTATCATTAAAACTACATTCACAAAGATACTTAAGTTTAGATTTAAATGTTCCAAACTTTTGATATTGCTCTAAAAATCTAGACACTTCTTGATTAATAATATCATCTGGAGATAAAGTACTATATATAGTACTAAATACAGTAAATCTATCTTTATAATCTATTTGTTGTATTCTAAAAGCTCTAATCTCATTTACTAATACTAAATTATTAAGTACAGGTATCAAAGTTCCACTCTGATGTTCGTTTACTGCTATATAATCATCTTTATAATTCTGTGTTCTAGCTAATGTTTGGTATCTTTCAGCTACAGTTAATCTTGCTTTTTCCGGAGTAGAATTATAAGAAAGAAGTAAATCATTAGTAGCTTTCTTTTTTCTTTCTATTTCTCTATCAAACTCTTCTTGACTAACTTTTCTATAGTCACAAGTAGATCTGTAATAGAAAATGGCTTCATTCTTCCAAGGATTTTCAAAGAGTCTTTGTCTTCCGAGAATTTGAGGTAAATCTTCACTAATATCAACAGCTAAAGAGTCTATATTAGAATCCGAAAATATAAATGATCTAGCACAGGTAGAATAAAAATCTGCTCCTAGGTAAACAGTCCTCGTACAAAATGTAAACATTTTAGGTTTAACTCCTTTTAATGGTACCTCTCCGATAGTAAATCTCTTTCCTAACTTCTTTTGTATTCTTTTTAAATTTTCGGGAGTATCAGAACAAAGAATATTTACCTCTTCTGGTTGGAGATCACACTTCTTTATAATAGATGTAATATGATTAACAGAGTTTACGTAGAATACAGCTTCATCCGATATTACTCTAGTAGGATATCCATTAACCATTCTAATAGCACTTTCAAAATTACCAGATTTATAAGAGTCTATTATCTCAGGTAATTTAGTTCCTACTGATTTCATTGTTAATACCTTAAGAGAAGGTTTTAATACTCTAGTAGGATCTTGCGAAGCCCAATCCATATTAATATATGGTAAACCATCAAATTCATCTAACATATTTAAGTATTCCTCTAACATGGGTGTAGCACTAACAAATAGAGCTGAATGAGATTGCTTAAGAATATTTAAAAATTCTAATTCTGTATTAGACTTAAACTTAGAATCATGTAGGATAGTTTGAAATTCATCTATTACAGTATAAAAGGATTGAAATATTCCTAAACTTTCTAGAATATCTTTTACAATTCTATAAGAATCATATGTTACAAGAATTTTACAAGGTTTATCTCCCAGGTATTTTCTTTCATTTAGATAATCTTTTATTTCATTCATTAGTCTATTATAAACTGTATCTTTTCCATGTACTACTTCTTTAAGAGTATCTATAAATACCTGAGATCTAGTTTTATCTACTTTATTTAAATCTTTATCAACCGTTAGTTCCTTTTCTAATTCATTTACTACTAAATAAACATCTCTACCGTGTTGATCCTTTTTATTTTCTAATAACATCTTTCTTGGAGAACAGAGTATTACATTCTCTGGTCCTCTAAGACAATATTCAGTAAATCCACATCCAGGTAATTGTTTGTTTATAATACACTTTACTGGGAATTTATAAAATCTAAAGTTTGTTCCTAATTCTGATATAAATCTTATTCCTCTAGGAACAATGTAATCATTTAATTTTTTTATCATATTAATTATATTTTAATTTTTTTATTATCTAATTATTATAAATTCTTTTAATACAGAATCCAGTTACATAAAAGTGAAGACATAGGAGTCTCCCTTTTTCATTAATTAGAGTTTGAAGTTATTAGAAGAGCAAAATGTAGATTTAAATTCAGATCAATTTGGGAAATAGTAATATAATATAATATATAATAAAAAAGTATACATTTAGTATTTAGATTAGATTCGCCTCCTTGGAGAGGCGAAAATCAATAATATAAAATCTTTATAAATATCTTCATTTTCTGAGTTTATTTTCTATATATCTTATTCAATGTTTCTTTTCTAAGACACCCCTAGCGGTAGCGATAAGGGGTGTAATATAAGGGAAGCTCCTGTGTCTTCATAAATAAGTTACCGAATTTTTATCAATTTTGAAGATAAAAAATAAAAGTGGGTTATTTTGGCTCATTTTAGGGTAAAAAGTAGTAAAAAACATCAAAAATAACCCACCTTTTGAGGGTTAAATTTAATATAAGCCTTATACATGAAATATAAGGAGAATCTGTGTCCTTCCCTCCTTTCCAAACGTGGTAATTTTGTTTTTCATATCCATATATTACTAATAGCGATTAGTTTTCTACTAAGTAAGTTCTTTTTCATAGTTGTTAATAATTTGTTTATTTCTCACATATAAATGGACACAGATTCTTCCTTTTATACTAAGAAATCGATATTATATTTTTTAAGATAATAATTGTTTTCAGGGATTAGGTTCGGCGCTAAAGTTGCTGCGGAGATGGGTTAAGTAGGTTACTTAATTTTGTATCCCGGGACTTAGCTCCGACCTCTTCTTTTTAGTTCTTTGTAAAAATACTATGTTCATATGATAATAAAGAGAAAAACAAAAAGTGTCTCCGATCTGTTCTATATATCATCAAGACCAGACTTAGATGGAGAATATATAAAACCGAAAATTAATTTGTACCCAGATGTAGGATCAGCACTTTCAGGAATATCAGCAGTTCCGGGAGAGGATACGAACATAGAAGGAGCTACTTATTATATATACAAGCCGCTAATGGGAAGAGCCGATTCACTAGTAAAACCTGGAATAATAGAATCTCCGAAGGTATTAGTTCTCCCTGATGAATATTGGTATCTACAAGAACTCCGGCTCAGATTTATAGCGGCAGTTAAAGTCTTGGGGAGAGAAAAACTTATTGGAACTTATAGAACTGGAACTAGACAAACTCCATCTAGAGTATATTCTTGGAGTTGGGAAGAAATTTTAGGGAAATATCAGAAGAAAGGTAAGTTAATAGAGACTGATAAAACAAAGAAAACGTGAATAATTTATTTTCTAATATTTTTAAGAAGAGGGAAAAATACTGGGAAACTATAAACAAATTAAATCAATATGAAAATACTACGAAATAAAACATATTCTGATTCTGACAATGAAACTCCAAAGAAAGTCGGAGAAGCTATCGGAACTGCACTAGTCGGAACAGCTGGAACTGTAGGAGCAACAGACTTAATAAAACGTGGGGCTAAGAAGTATATAACCAGTCAGGAATCAAAGAAAGCAAAAAAAGCATTTAAAGAAGGTATTAAGAAACTTGATTCAACCAGGAAAGCTAATAATTTTAAAGCAGAAGTAGCTCGTGGTGAAACTAATTCAGGAAGCGCTTTAGATCTAATTTTCCACAAAAGAAAAGTCAAGAAAGCAGATCAAGTATATAAAGCAGCTACCTCTAAAAATAATGAAGCCTATAAATCAGGTGTTAAAGCTCTTAAGAAAACTTTAATATCTAATAAAGATGCAAATATCGCCAAAAGAACAGGAAGAGTTGGAAAAATAGCTACGACTGCTGGTTTAATTGGAACAGGTATAGCAGCTGGAATGAAACTTAGAAAGAAAGATAAATAATAGGAACGGAGATAGTAACCTATAATGGAATAGGGACTGCCTGCTAAGCAGATCGATCGTGTTTTACGATTAGAGGTCGGAACTCTACATCTCCGCATTATAAAGAATAAAAATATAATCTATAGAGTTATTGGTTTAGCTCTATAGAACGACTTAGTGATTATTAGTTAATTTCCCCTTAGTTCAGCGGATAGAACCTGGGATTTCTAATCCCATAACGTGTGTTCGATTCACACAGGGGAAACAAATAAATATAAATTACAACTAAATTTAACTAATAAAAACTAAATTAATCATGACAACAATTTTTAAGAAAGTAATCTTTAACCCTCTTAAGAGAGCGGTTAAGTGGTATTTTACTCAGTCTGCTAAAACAGGAAATTATATCTGTATGACTGGAACTTTTCCTCAAGAGTACTATGAAATGATGTATGAAAAGAGGAAAGATCAACAAAAGTAAAAGACAGTAGAAATTTATGGGATATAGGAAATTCCTATATACCCTTCGTTGACTAGGAAGAAAATAATTAATAAAAAAATATATCGCAGGATGAAAGAAATGGTATCTGACAAGTTTCATAAGCTTGGGTTGTTCGTTCGAATCGAGCTCCTGCTACATACATACTAACGATGTGATATCGTAAGTTCTTTATTGTATTTATAAAAATATAGAAGAGAGATTTAGTAAGACTCTCTTCTATTAATAAAAAAAAAAGAACTTTAATTGATATTACGGGAAGTAGTAAATTTAATTATATGAATAAGTACAATAAAGATGAATTAGAGAGATTAATTTTTAAAGAAAATTTATCTTATAAAGAAATTGGCAAAAAATATGGAGTATCTGGAAATACTATTAGAAAGAATGCAAAAAAGTTAGGAATAGTGTTACCTAAGAGAAGAAATATAAATCCTAATGAAACTTTTAATAAAGGAAAACAGATTCATATAGCTAACAAAAAACAAAATTCTAATAATAGTAAATTAGATCTCATATCTGATAATGATTTTATTGAAATTATCAAGACAAAGGATAATTGGAAAGATATATTAGTTTCACTTGGATATAATAAACATGGATCTAAATTTATTAGGGATAAAATAAGAAAAAGATGTTCGAATTTGGGAATAAATTTAAATCTTAAACAAAATCAACTAGATACTGTACCAATTTTATCTGTAACTAAAGGAGATTTATTTAAAAAACGTTCTAATTGGCAGAACGCTAGATCTAATATTCAAAATTCAGCAAGAAAAATATTTTTTAAGAATTGTCTTGATCCTAAATGTATAGTTTGTGGATATACTAATCATGTGGAAGTAGCACATATAAAGGCAGTTAGTAATTTTAGTGAGGATTCATTAATATCAGAAATTAACGATATTTCTAATTTAATAGGTTTATGTCCTAATCATCATTGGGAGTATGATAATGGATTATTAGATATAAGTAAATACATAAATCATGAAAATAATAAGAAATAATATTATTCCTTTTCCAGGCTATAAAGCAGTAAATATCTTTGGAATTTTATTTGTAAGGAAGAATGCTAATATAAAACCAGAAGACTTAAATCATGAAGAAATACATACAGCACAAATGAAAGAAATGGCTTATATCGGATTTTATGTATGGTATTTCTTGGAGTGGTTATTATGTCTCCTAGTTTCAGGATTTAGCTTTGGTTATGCTTATCATGATATTAGTCTTGAGGAAGAAGCACACTTAAATGATAAAGACCTGGAATACTTAAAAACCAGAAAACATTATTCTTGGTGGTCCTATATAAAACTAGGAAGTTGGAAGAAAAATAAAAATTAACCATATATACATAAAAAGATTATGATTATACTTAGAAATAAGACCTATTCGCATGAAGAAGAAATTGCGAATATTGCGGCAGCTCCTGGAAGTCCAGAGTATAGCCATGAAAGAGCCGAAATAGAAAAGAAACCGGCTCAAGAAGCATCAGCAGTTCAAGAAGGTTATGAAAAAGCATCTCAGGAAATTGATAAAACAGTAGAAGAAGTAGAAATAGTTCCTGAAGCAGCTGAAGAAGCAATCGAAACAGAAGCACGTGAAGCTGGAGATTCTAACCTAGACTCTAGAAATGATGCATTAAAAACTCTTAATGATTTCTTAGGTAATATTCATTAATTATGATTATCCTCAGGCAAAAGAATTATTCCGGCCGAGAAAAAGTACCTCAGGCTATAGCAGAGAAGGCACGAAAATCTGGAGTAGTTCAAAAAGATTCAAATGGTGCCTGGAGAATTATTAGCCTGAAAACTTCTCCGGCCGAATATTGGGATGCACATTATGATACCCGTGAAGATGCTGAAAAAGCTCTAGCCGCTTATCATGCAAATAAACATTAAGAGATTAATTTTAGAAGCGATGAAAATCGGATATTTTGAAAATTTTTACACTAGTACTTTTATCTCAGAATAAAGGAAATTGAGTAGTTATAGTGTTAGGTTTTTAACGCTTTTACGGGAATGTTGGAATCGGTAGACAAGTAACTCTTAGAAAGTTATGCTAATTTAGCATGAGGGTTCGAGACCCTCTTCCCGTACGATAAGTTAACGATGTGAATCGATTCCTTATTAATTCATTTATATAAAATATAGAGAGCTCGACGGGGCTCTCTTTAAGTAGAATTAATAAGATGTTGTTTATGATTCATGGGATGTAACTTAGATTTTATATAAATGAATGAAAGTAAATTAAGTAATGTAACAAAAGAAGAATTAGAAAAACTAATCTTTGGAGAAAAATTATCCTATGAAGAAATAGGTAGGAGATATGAAGTTTCTGGAAGTGCTATTAAAAAGAAGGCTAAAAAATTAGGTATAGAACTTCCTAAGAAAAGAGATATAAATTCTAATGAAACTTTTAATAAAGGATACTCTTTTAAGTATAATAAGAAAGATTTAGAGAAGTATTTAGGTGAAGGAAAGAGTTATAAAGAGATTGGAAATATTTATGGAGTATCTTCATCATCTATATATAGGGCAGTTAAAAGTTTTGGATTATCACCTAAGAAAAAATCTCCTAAGAAAAAAGAGTCAAAAAATTTGAATAAACCTAAAATTATAATAAATTCTGTAGATGATAGTGTTTTTTCAGATTATGTAAAGGATAGTTTATCAATAGCAGAAGTCGCTAGATCAATTGGAATAGATAATAATAAAATTAATACTAGCGTTTATAGAGAAATTCATAAAAGAATCGATTCTTTAAAGTTAGATACATCTCATTTTACAGGAGGTGCATGGAATGTAGGAGATAGATTTAGAAAAATAGATAAAGGATTTCCATTAAGTGAAGTTTTAGTAAAAAACTCATCATATAAATGTACTAATTCTTTAAGGAAAAAGCTATTTAATGAAGGTGTAAAAGAACGAAAGTGTGAATGTTGCGGTATAACTGAATGGAATGGAAAGCCTGCACCATTACAACTTCATCATATAGATGGAGATAATACTAATAATTCTTTAGAAAATCTTCAAATACTTTGTCCTAATTGTCATGCTCAAACAGATAATTATTGTAGTAAAAATAAAAACGTCTAATATCTATACTAACCTCTTTTCCTCTTAATAATTCTCTCTAAACAAGGGGGAGGGGTAAAATAATTAACACTTTAAACAATTATTATGTACATAAGAAGAAAAGTATTCTCACTATTACAAGACGGTGAGACAGGAGAAGAGAAGTATTTTTCTACGACCGATGTAACTTTGGATAATCTTGAAGAAAGAATTTTTAGTATTTCAATTCCAACTGAAGAAGAATTAGAACAAAGAGAATTCGGTGCTAGACAGAGAAAACAGAATAGAAAACTAGCTAGATCTATTCACAATGCCGAGATGCAAGCAAATAAAGCAGCTAAGGCACAAGAAAAAGCAGCTAAAATAGTTTCTAATCCAGCTAATTTAGTTGATGAGAAGAAAATGGAAGAAGCTCAGAAACTTACTAAGAAAGCACAAAAAGCAGTTGAGTCTTCTAATCGTAATGCAGGTCAAGCTTCTCAACAAGTAAAGAATATCTCTAAAACTAGAAAGTCAGTTGCGACAAATCCGGGAGGTCTTGAAATTAAAAATCAAGGTGCAGGAGATATAACTGTTAAGAAAGAAGGTGGTAATGTAACTGCTCATAAAATTGCTTCTAAGAAAAGTGGTCAGACAACAACTACTGTAAGAACAACGTCAACTAAGCCTGATGTTGTAGTTGATAAGATGACATCCAAAGGTTCTAAGAAAGTTTCTACAGAGGCAGTAAAGAAATCCGCTGAGAAAACTCAAAAAGTTGCAGAAGTAGCTCAAAAAACAACAAAAGACTCAAAGAAGATTCTGAATGGGGCTAAAAAATTAATGAACACAAAAGCTGGTAAAATAGCTGGAGGAGTTGCTTTAGCTAGTGGTGCGATGATCGGGGCTAAAAAGTTATATGATCATAAAAAGAAATAAAAAAGATAATCTATAGAGGTAGTGTAATCAATCTCCTCTATAGAACTTAATATAAATATTATAAAATATGAAATTTAATAAAACTCTTGAAGCTGTAAATATTATGGTTATGGCTTCTTATCCGGCCGCTAGATTCTATGAAGCGCAAGGTATACTAATTGAAGAAAATAATAGTTTTATCCCTGAAGTTTCTGGAATGGTAATTGTTTATTCATTACCTCTTGGAAAAACGCTTCTTGTAAATGTTGCGGCCGAGTCGGAAGAAGCCTATGAATTTAAACTAATCAATGAAAACTGGCTTGAAGATAGATCTATAACTCCTTATGTAGGTATGACTCTAGAAGATGCTTTTCAAGAATTAGTTAAAGCAGAAAAGATTATTAAATCTAGAAATGTAGTTCTCAGACATCCATTACATCCATCTTATACTCGTCCTGTTTATATATTTGGTGATGTTCGGCGAGGAGGTAATAGTGTTGATGTAATGACTGGAGAAATAAGAGAAGAATAAAAAGATTTGCTTTAGATGATTTAATAATATTATGATGAAAGTTAAAAGATTTTCTCAAACTCAACCAGATATAGAGTGGCATAAAAACAATATAAATCCAAACTCAGGTAGCAATCTGGAAGATGGAAGTACTCTTTATAAAGCAAAATCTGGAGATTATCTTTATTTGTATAAAGATGGTGAATGGGTTATTATGAATGGTGTTAATAAATTTATGCAGGATTCTAAATTATATCAAATTTCAAAATTCGATAAAAACATTCATAATAAGATTGGAGCCGCAGGAGCAGTTATTGGTGGTTTTGTTGGGAGTTTGCCTGGATTAGCAATGGGTAATTTAAAAACAGCTGCTACAGGGGCTGTGATTGGATCAACTATATCTGGATTATATAATAGAAATAAAGCAAAGAAACGTGCTGAAAATATAGTAAAGGATTACGAGTCTAAGTATGGTAAGAATGCTTATACTACATTTATGAAAAAGAAGTAAACTATCTTTAATTTTAAATTACTTTTACTATAATTGAATACCTATTCCATTTTAAGGATGTAGTAAGGAATGATATTCAGTTTATTATATATTTCTAATAATAAAAAAAATGAGATACACTATTCTCACGAACTATGTATCTCTTGGCAAGTTACTACAAAAATTAATGTAGCAAGTTTAATCCTCATAAAAAATGAGAATTAATTTTTTAAATCATATATAAGGCTTTGAAGTGATAAAAATAATACTGTCTTATTTTCACAAACTGTACTGCCTTTTACGACAAATAATAATAATAAAATTACCTTACATAGGTAATTAGTATAAGTTCCAAGTTTTATTGTAGTAAAAAACTTATACTGATTTATTCTACTACATACCTTAATGATAAAAAATGAGATACACTATTCTCACGAACCATGTATCTCTGCGTAGCAAATTTAATCAACACAGATTGTGAAGATTAAATTCTTATATTAACATATATAAGGCTTTGAAGTCTTATTAAAAATGTGGTCCTATCGTCTATCGGTTAGGACGCGAGATTTTCATTCTCGAAAGAGGAGTTCGATTCTCCTTAGGACTACAAAAGTCAACGATGAGATATCGCAAAGACTTATTTAGACATGTTAATAGTGAAAAGGATAGAATTAGCTACTCTATCCTCTCACTTTAAATCTAAGTAAGGTTACGTAATAATTGATATCTCGGGAAGTGATAATTAAATAACATGTCTAAAAATGATAAATTATTACCTGTACCATTAAAGTACACCTATCCGGTTGTAATGGAAATTTCTCCAAGTAACAAACCATTGAAAAATTAGACATCTATTGTAATAGGTGTGGAAAGTTTTTTAAACAAACAGCCTATGATCATGTTTATGGATCTGGATGTCCTGATTGTAATAAATTAGGAGGAAAAAGCGCATTAAATGTATTAAAGTGGTTAGAAACAAATCAAATTGATTATACAAGGGAATATTCTATAAAATTAAATAATAGGAACATTAGAATAGATTATGTTTTTAATTATAATAATTGTTGTTTGTGGATAGAGTATAATGGACTACAACATTATAAGAAAGTAGATTATTTTCATAAAACAGATGAAGGTTTTCTTAAACAATTAAATAGAGATAATGAAGTTAGAAAATATTGTAAAGAGAATAATATCATCCTTATAGAAATTCCGTATACATATAACACTTATGAAAAAGTAGAACAATTATTAAATCGAGTAATTTTAAATGGAGAGGATATAAACTCTATTATAGATTATTCAAAATTATATAAAATATGAAAAAATCAGAAACAATATTTCAAAAGTTATTTTCAGGAATTAGTTTTGGAAATTCACGTATACCTTTAATTATGTAGTAGAGGCTTAAGATAGAATAAAATCTTAAGAAAATACCTTAAAATGCTGGAAAATATAAAATATAGATCAGCATCTCTATTTATCGATTAAAAATAGAGTTCAACGACTATAGTAGGTACTTAGATAATATAGTCTAAATTTAATAAAATATATTAAAATAAATTGTACGTTCAAATGTATTTAGTAAAGGTGGGGGAAGAGGGTATTCTGTTATTGGAGGAACTGGAAATGGAAGATTCTTAGATAATGAAAGAAATTCGCCCTTACTTGGTAATTCACAGCCTTCTTCTAGGTTATCCGGTTATCTTGATAGAATGGCAGAGCTTAGGTCATATTATCTTTTAGATATTACAAAGATGGCTACAAATTTCTTTTCAGATTATGTAGTTAATTTTATATCTCAAGATACCCAACAAATAGTTTCTGTATTAAATCCTGAAGATTCTACAAATAATGAAGCTGTAACTACTCGATTAAATGAGATTCTTTTAAAAGATATTAAAATAATTGATTATATACGAGACCATATAAATGACTATGTATTTTATGGAGGTTATTATAGTATGCTTCAAACTCAAAGAGATGAAAAAGGTCATCTTGTATTTAGAACAGAAGAACTTAATAATCCAAATGCAGTAGTTATAAAGAAGAAAAAGAACGAGGATGGAAATATAGAAGATATATTTTTAGCAATCGGAGATGATGGAAATCTATATGAAATTCCTAGTACTGAGGTAATATATATAAGTAATCCTAAACTTCGACTTACAAATGATCTCGAAGAAGGATGGAAAGAAAAGTCTAAACCAGAAAAGCCAAAATTAGGAAGAAATAAGGGATCAGAAAATAGAAATAAAGTTCTTAGGAAAGAATCATTTATGGCTTCTGAACCGTTATTTTATTCAAGTATTTTGAAGATAAAAGAATTAGTTATAAAAGAGCTTTTGATATCTCTTATTTCGTTAAGAGATCTTTCATCGCCTCAATTATTGGGATTAAATACCGATTAAAATTTGTCGGATTAGATAAATAAAATCTAATGGAACTTTGTAAATTGCTGGAAGATCAAGTAAAGATAAATCAGCAAAAGATAGTAAAAACTACCTTCTCAACGACTAGATACAAAGAGAGAGTTTATATATAAATTCTTAAAGATATAGTCTAGTTTAACTAAATAATTGTTAATATTCGAAAAGTGTCCCTCTAGAGACAATGAACGAATTATGCGCTCGATTACAGAAACTTGCAAACAATACGAATGAGTTGTCTTCATTCATCACATCTCAGTTCGATGTCACCTCGTTCATTGAGTCTGCATTAACTCAAAATGTTAAGGTTTTTCCTGACTATAATAGTACCATTACCTCAAGGACTTCACTACTCCCACTTGATAAATTAACAGACAAACTTTTAGATCTTATACAGAATCTTGATTATGTAAGAAATAGTGTTCTTTCTCCTCTTGGATTACCATCTACTATATTAGATGGAACATCTGGCAGTAAGTGGTTAATAAATTGGCCGTCTAGAGAAGCAATTCTTTAGATAATTAGTAAGTAAATTTGGTGAAACTATTAATACTAGTAATACCAAGCCTTAGATTAATCTAATTAAGGTATAACGAATAAAGACTTACCAACTTATAAAAAGTTGAATTTATATTCTAAACTATAATAAAAAGATTATAGAGATATCATTGCAGTACTTCAACAGTCAGAAAGAGCTAATTCAAGAGTAACATCATTAATTTCAGGAATAAAAGATTCAATAGTAAATCTTGTTTGTAGTATTTATAAGGTAATATATAATGAAGATTTAGATCCAAGTTTAGTTCAAATTCATATATTCCAGAAAACAACTGTAGAGTATAACAATCAGATAAATGAAGCTGAATCAGTTAGTGGTTTAGTTCAAGGTATCTCTGGAGTTTTATCTAATGCACTCCAAACTTTAGAACAAGCAACTCCATTAATTGAACCAGAATCATATTTAAGTTATATTCAAAACTTACTTAAAGATATTGACCCAAGTACAGAATCTCTAATAAATGAAGATACGATTAAGCAGTATATAGAATTTCTTAATCAAAAACTTCAGGCACAACGAGAACAGCTTGGACTCAGTTAAAATTATTCAAAGAAGATGATAATTAAACGTAAATTATTTGCTTCTAATGATCCCACTCCAGAACAGTCTCCAGAAATTGGTCTAGCTAAACAAGAAATGACTTCTAAGGACTTGCAAATAGAACAAATGAGACTTCAACGTCAAATCCTAGAAACTCAGAGAATGCGACAGAGAATGCAAGCTGAGGAAAGAATGCAAGAAATGAAGCAAGTCAATCAAACTCAGAAACTAGAACAGAAAAAGGATGAAGCTCAAAAAGATAATCAATTAAAAGTAAAGAAAATTGACGCTCAGAATAGTAGGCAGGAAGTAAATAATATAGGATTGTACAAAACAAAATCAAAGCCTACGCCAACAGTATCAATGAAAACAAACTTGTAAGATTATGATTAAAGAAAAGACATTTACAGAAGGAGTGGAAGATTCTAAAGAACAAGAAGAGAAAGGATTTGATCCACTAAGACCGTATATAAAATGAAAATTAAAAGATTTTCCGGTTATTCAGAAGCTGCCCCTGAAGGTGTAACTTATCAAAAATCAAGTCAGGTAATTACAAGATATATTCTTGATCCTCTTGATTCTAGTGTAGATACCTTAGAAGAAACAGATAAACTTGGGGTAACTAAACGAAAGAGTGATAGAATTAAGAAGGTAATAAAACCTCTTAAAAAATATTTTAAATATAAATCAAATAAAAACAGTAATTAAGTATGTATATTAGACGTAAAGTATTCTCATTACTACAAGATGAGACAGGAGAAGAGAGATACTTCTCTACTACTGATGTAACACTGGAAAATGAGGAAGAGAGAACCTTTAGTGTTGCAGAAGATGCAGAAAGTTTGGAAGAAAAGGATTTCTCTGATAAAAAAAAAGAGGAAGATGATGAGCCAAAACTTACAACTAGTGATAAGATTAATATTAAGTTGAATAAAGCTCTGATTACTAAGAAGGATCGCGAAGCATTTGTTGAAGCTTATGAAGATGGAAAATCTCATAAATACGGAAAACAGGCAGCTAAGTATGCAGCAATTGGTAATGGTATAGGTGGCGGTATATTAGGTGCTGCAGTTGGTGGTAAAAAGGGTGCAGCTATTGGAGCCGGAATTGGCGCTGTTTCAGGTGCAGCAGGATCTTATGCTGGTACTAGAGCAGGTGTTGCACTTAATAAGCTTGCTAGAAAACATAGTGGTAGTCTTGATACTAAAACAAAATTAGCAGTAGATCGAGTAAAAGTAGCAGATGGAAAAATGACAAAAGAAGAATTTGCTAAAAAATGGAGATCTAAGAAGTAAAAGAAATAATCTATAGAGGTAGTGTAATCAATCTCCTCTATAGAACAAACGCGCTAGATTTTTACAACCGAAGATTAATCGCACTAGGTGCAAAAAGTAAACGGTTGATAGTTGTAAAGCGCGAGAACTATAAAATAATAAATGTATGATAGGAACAGTTAACCCATTTAGTGACCCTGAATTTAAGAAACAAATTTTAGGGAAAGAAGGGAGAGCTGTTGATGACCCGGGAGATTATGAGATTTTGCAGCCGGAAGAGGATGTATCTAAAAACCTAAAAAATATTATAGGGTCAGCTCCAGTACTCCCTAAAACGGCTCGCAATATTATTATGGATGCTAGTGCTATTGCGAGTAATCAAAAAGAACAAAAAGCACTAGAATTAACTCATAAATTGAATGAAGTCTTTACTAGTTATAATAAAGAATATAATATAGATCTTCATGTTGATTTCGGAAGCCTCTCAAATACTTTAGTTAATGTGGCAGATCCGAAGTCTAGACATATCTTAGAATTATATGTTTCTGAGGTATTTCAAAGTATAAGACCTATTTTAATTCTCAATATGATTTCTAAACTTTGTCTTTGTATTGATTATATACTCGATCCAATGAGACTCTTTGATAGTTCACAAATGACTTTACAAGATTCATTTATTGCCGTTAATATATCTGCGGCTTAGTTGAAATACTAAGAAAATTATACTAAAATGCTGAAAGATAGTTAAAACATAAATCAGCAAAAAGGATTACTAATATAAATCCTTTCTCAACGACTAAATGTATAACTAAATTTGAAATATAATTTAGATGATATAGTCTAATTTAATAAAATAAATATTAAAAATAGATATGAGAAAAAATTATGCAATTTATTCAACAATTAGAAGATATGAAGAGTCAGATAATTGTTAAAGGTTCTGATCTTGAATTGAAAAAAATTGCAGAAGAATCTGGAAATGAAGAGTTGAATAGTGAAGAGTCTAAGCAAATAGTAGCAGACTTTATGAGATTATTTCAAAAAGAACATGGAATAGAATAAAAAATGAGATACACTATTCTCACGAACTATGTATCTCTACTTTAAATTATGATAATACCTACTACGACATAGGTAATTAGTACTATTTCTATATAAAAAGTGTAGTAAAGAAATAGCACTCGTTTATTCTACTACACATATATAAGGCTTTTAAGTTTTATGATATTTTCTGATTTATATTTCATAATTAAATCAGAATTGCCTCTTTAGCTCAGTTGGCCAGAGCACGTGATTTGTAATCTCGGGGTCGTTGGTTCGAATCCGACAAGAGGCTCAAAAATAATATTCTCCGTTAGCTCAGAGGCAGAGCATTTGACTGTTAATCAAAGGGTCGGTATATCGTAATTACCACGGAGAGCTGTTTTAGGAGAGGTGGCAGAGTGGTCGATTGCGGCGGTCTTGAAAACCGTTGTACTGCGAGGTACCCGGGGTTCGAATCCCTGTCTCTCCGCAATAATTTTAAAGATAAGAAAAATTATAAAAAAAACAATTAATTATGGGAAAAGAGAAATATAACAAAGAAGAATTAATAAGATTATTAATTCATGAAGGAAAATCTTATAAAGAAGTTGCAGCTATGCGGGGTGATGGAAGCACTGGAGAAGCTATACGTAAAGCAGCAAATAGATACGGGATAAAAGTATCAGATAGAAAGAAACTAAGAAAATGTGAATATTGTGGTAAAGAGCATGATGGTTCTTTTGGTTCTGGAAGATTTTGTTGTTCAGATTGTGCAAAGAAATATTCACTTAGTTTCAGCAAAGGTAAAAAACCAGAAGATAAATCTACTAAAGAAGAAAAAGTAGAAGAGTCTGTAAAGATAGCTCCTCCTAAGGAATGTACCACTGAATTGTCTAGATTTGATGGAAAATTAACTTCAGATTTATTAGGATATGTAGGTGAATGTGCGACAATGTTTCAATTAGCAAGAGTTGGAATTATGTCATCTAAACCTTGTGGAGTAGATAGATATGATGTAATTGCAGATATAGGAGGAATACTTTATAAAATTCAGGTTAAATCTACTGCTGGCTATATTGATAAAGATGGAGCATTATCGTACAATCTTCAAAATAAATCTGGATTATATAAAAAGGTGAAGTAGATTTCTTTGCCTTGTATAATTATGTACTTGATATTATACTATTAGTTCCCTTTAGTATACTTGAAGGTAAATATAAGGTGCGTATTCATTTTGGAAAAGAAAAAGATGAATCAGATTTATTCTTTTGGAAAGATTATATTTTATTTGATGTAGCGAAATCTTTATTATCCAGTTAATTAATAATAAGTTTGTGTGATACTCAAGTGGTTAACGAGGATAGACTGTAAATCTATTAGCTTTGCTTTCGGGAGTTCGAATCTCTCTCACACAACATAAAATAAAATTATAAATATGAAAGTAAAAAGATTTAGTAAATTAGATACTCTACAAGATTCTATAAAAATTGTAAGTAAGAAAACAGGAGAATCTCTCACAATAAATAGATTTAAATCTTTTGTAGATATTCTTGGAAAATTTATTAAGAGACTTAGAGAATGGAGTAATAAGAGACCGTCATTTGATATTTACTTAGGTTCTGAGAAAGTAGCAGAATTAAATCTTATAGAAAAGTCCAAAGAAGAATTAAATATAATGTGGATTGAAACTTATGAAGATTATAGAGGTAAAGGATATTCTCAGGCTATTCTAACAGAGTTGATTAGATTTGCTAAGTCTCAAGGTTATAAATATGTTACTCTTGAAGTGCCTGGTAGATCTCCTGATGCTAGACATATTTATGAGAAGCTTGGATTTAAGGATGATGGAGTCTTGACAACCCCAGAAGAAGATTTTTATTGGGGAGGTCTTACTAGAATGAAACTTAAATTGTTTGCAAATATTACTAATGTAACAAGTTTAACTCCATTGAAAAATATAATAACAACTACTACTAGAAAAGCTACCGGACTATCTAATTCTAAAATAGCAACACAAGCAAAGAATGCAGCATTAGATTTACACTCTGTAACTAAAGATGCTCAAAATTCTTTTATATCTCCTAATGGTAATGGATATGTAACTAAAAGTTATTTTACTAAAAGACGTCCTAAAGGAAAGAAAGTTGAGTTTGTAGGAGATTTATTTGGGAATCCTAATCAATTACAGAAACCGAAAGTTATTAATAGCAGCAGTAGTAATAAAGGAGGAAATTCTTCAATTAGTAGTTTAGATGCTAAAAGAATGAATTTAAAACGGTATAATTCTCATAAAACAAGATCTTTGGAAGTAACACCTACTGCACCTGGACAAAATGAGTGGGTTAAACGTGTAAAAACTAATGGACAAGCTAGGTGGGAAAATAATGGGTTATATATTCCTGGTTTTGAGAAATTATAAAAAGAGAAAGGATCAAAATTATGATTAATTTCACAGACCATTTTGATCCCACTAAAAATATAGAAAAAGATTTAGCAAAAGTAGATCTTAGGGATCAATACACATCATTAACAGAAGATGAAAAGATAATGGTATTTCTTCGTCTCAAAGGATTTACACACAGACCTCCAACGATAGAAAGATTATATTCTGATGATTATTATTTAGGTAGTCAGGAATTTTTTGATCATGGAGATGTAATATTTCCTTTTTGGAAAGATGGATTGAAGAGAATTTTTCCAAATGAAGTTACAACAGCAAAACCATTACTCTGTTTGTCAGGAGCTATTGGTATAGGTAAGTCTACGGTATCTAAATTAGCTATGACAAATACACTAGCTAGGTTAAGTTGTATGGCTAATCCGTGGAGAACATTTAAATTAGGTAAAAAACCACTTAGTTTTATCATCTTTCATAGAGATGAAGATGTAGCAAATGCTGAATTTCGAAGATGGATGCTAGATGATGTATTAAAGCAGAGTCCATTTTTTAGAAATTTACCACACAGACATAATATAAGAATATTAACTTCTGGTCCTAGGGGTAATGTAGTATAAAAAGTTGCCCTCCATATTAAGAAATTATATGGTAATAAAGTAAGTAAATTCGGTGAAAGGATAATCCCAATACCGAGTCAAGGATCTTAGATAAATCTAAGTAATCTTTGATGTAACGAATAAAGACTTACTAACTTATATAATTATATAAGTTAAATTTATATTCTAAACTATAATAGAGTATTATAGAAATAGATTGGCAGGTGGACTAGGAACTGACTTGATTTTTGCAATCATGTCTGAGGTCAATTTTTGGCCTAACGAAGAAAAAGCCATGGAACGTGTAAATAGTACGTATATTCGTATTACATCTCGTTTTGATGTAAAAGAAAGTTTAACATTAGCCGGAAATCTAATAATTGATAGTTCTAGTAGAGGTGCAGGTGGTCCAACTGAAATATTTCTTGAGAATGCAGAACCTCAATTTACTTGGGATTGTAGACCTTCTCATTATGAAGTTAGAAAAAATCTGTACGAACGTTCAAGGGGAATAACTTTCTCAGTTTATACTGGAGATGGTAAATATCCTCCAAGAATATTAAATAAAAATGATAAAGAAGAGAACTATAAATTAGAAGATGATCAAGACCCTGATAGAGTGGAACATGTACCTATTCAATTATTTGGAGAATTTAAATCTGATTTGATTAAAGCTCTTCAAGATAAATCTGGTATTAATACAGGATCATCAGATAGTTTTTTTGGAGGTACTATAGAACACTTATCTAAATGTTCAACAATAAAGAATAGAATTCCTGAAATTATTACAGTTGATTTTTATGATAAAGAAGATAGGATTATTAATCATGTAGAAAAAATGATTAATCTTATTCCAAAAGGTACTCCTATATGGCTAGGTCTTGACTTAGGTGTAGTAGATGATACAACTGGAATAGCAGCAGTTAGTTTTGATCATTGGGAAAATATAAATGGTACTTTAGTTCCTAAGGTTAAATGTCATTTTGTTTTAGGTGTATCTAGGTTAGAAGGACAAGAGACGAGTTTATTTCACATAGAGCAGTTTATAGAAGATCTTAACAAGAAATTTAATATTATAGTTAGTGCTGACCAAGCTTTTTCTAAACAAATACTTCAATATTGTGAAAGAGAAGGAATTAGAAATAATGGGAGAATTTCTACAGATAATACTCCTTGTGAACCGGCTCTTTATTTGAAGTATATAATAAACAATGAACTTCTTGAAATTCCTGAATATAAAAGATTACAAAGAGAGGCATATGATTTAAGATATGTTGGTCCAAAACGTAAAGTAGATCATCCTAAAAAAGCATCAATATCTCCATTATTTGATAATCCTGATGGTTCTAAGCCAGGAAGCAAGGATTTATGGGATGCTTTAGCTTCTAGTGTTTATTCTTTAAAATTATCTATTGATGAAGGAGAAGAGATGGGATATTCTTCAGGAATAGCTAAACAACTCGAATCTCTTACTAAAATAACAGCGGATCCAAGAGAAGAGTCACAAAAAGAACTTCAAAACATGTTGGAAAATATATTTTAAGATTCTTTTTCCATAATATATAATCAATTCCTAGGATGGCCAGAGGAAAGTGGTCTATTGTTCGATCAAGTCCTAGGAACAGAAAAAAAAGAAAAGAGATATATTTCAATCTCTTTCTTCCATACGTTTTACAAATTCCCATTCTTCTGGAGTAACATAATCCAGAACGCTTTTTGGAATTTCTACTTCTCTATCGTTTAACATTAATTTAACTTTAACAAATAATTTATTAGGAGTAATATCTACATCAGTTACTACTCCATAAAATCCTGTTTTACGAGATTTAACTTTATCTCCTACTTTTAAATTTTTCATAATTTTCTATATTTATTATTACACATATAAGGTTTTTAGAGCTTATGATAATACTACGAAAACAAAAATATAAAGAACTTCCCTGGACCAAAGAAAATATAGAAAAATATAAGTCACAGGAGAATATGTTAAAGCACGCAAGAAATACACCAGGAAAAACGGCTGGAAAATTATTAATAAACCCAGCCAAAGATGAGTTGGTGGGATATATAGCGTGCGAAGAAGATACTATTATTGCTCTAGAAGTTTCTCCGGGGTATAGAGGAAAAGGAATAGCAACTGATTTGATAAATTCTTCTGGGGCTAATAAACTTACAGTATCAAAGAAAAATATAAATGCGATAAATTTATATAAGAAACTTGGATTTGAAATTATATCAGAAACTCCAAAAATATATTTTATGGAGAAATGATTGAACTATAGTATAATTGGCAATACACCAGATTTTGGTTCTGGGATTTCCTGTTCGAGTCAGGATAGTTCAACGAAAGAAAATAATAATAACTAATAAAAACTATGTTGAGAGTTAAAAGATTTAGTAAAGTTACTGATAAAGTTAAAGAAATAGGAAAATCTATTGAACATACAGTAACTCATCCTAAAGAAACTGGTAAGAAGGTGGTGGAGTATGTAAAGAAACACCCAGATGAAGCTATAATTCTTGGGACATCTGATATTGTTCCTGGAGTTGTTGCTGCCAAACTTGCAAAAGCTGGAAAAACAAAACAAGCAGCTATCGCAGGAACTATTGCAGCACTTCCTATTGGTGGTGCATATGTATCAGGGAAAATAGCTATTCGAAAATGGAATGAAAAAAGAAAGAAGAATAAATAGAATAGATTCGAGATGTAGTTCAGTAGATAGAACGCTTGGTTTGGGACCAAGAAGTCGCACGTTTGAGCCGTGTCATCTCGACCTAGATAAATAGACGATGAGATATCGTGGAATTACTAACATGAATTATAAACCTTTAGGAAGAGTAAAAGTCGCGAGTTACTCTTCCACTACTAAGGATGACATGTTAATAATACAAGGATAGTTTGATATCTCGGGAAGCTATAAAATTTAATTCATGATAGATACTAAATTATTACCAGTACCTTTAGAGTATTCTTGTCCAATAGTAATGAGAGTAAAACTTCCCAGAAGAAATGATAGTGGGAGATTAAACTATTATACGTATGTTCCAGAATTAGGTACTTGGGTATTAGAAAAGATGAGAAATTCAGTTTTTAAGAAATTACAAAAATTAAATATAACTTTTAGGGACTGGGAAAATAGATGGTTACTTAAATTACAACCATCTGATATGTATTCAGAACTTTGGGTAGATAAAATAATAGAAGTTTATTATAAAGATAAATTACCAAATACAAAAAGTTATATAAAAGATCAATTATTGTTAGATAATGATTATGTATTTACGGGTGTTATGGTTAAAGAGGATTTAATGGATATATTTATTAAATCTCGGGAGGGTAGTTTTATAGACATAGTATATAATTATGATTTAGTACCTAAAATAATCGAAAAACTTACAGATGAAATATGTTTACAGTATTTAAATGATAATAATGAATATGAAAAATACTATACTACGTATTCAGATTTTATTTCAAGAGGGCTAAATTGTAGGTATTATGCTGCTAAACTTAGAAAAATAACGCTTAGTAATAAAGAATATCATTCGAGTAGATTAAAGACAACAGAAGCTTATATTACAGAATCAAAAGCTAAGTTTGGAGAAAATTCCTTTGAATATTTATCTGAATATACTGGAAGAATTGATAAAATGACTTTTAAATGTAATAAGTGCGGAACAACTTTTTCGGTTTTAGCAAAAACACATTTAGAAAGTTCTCATGGTGGGTGTCCAGTTTGTAATACTAATTCTATAAAAGAAGATAGAAAGTTTTCTAATCAAGACTTTCAAAATAGGTTGGATAATATTTATGGAATTGGAAAGTATAAGTTAATATCTAACTTTATCAATTGCAAGACTACTGTGGAAATTTTAGATCTTGAAACAAATACTATATTTAAACAAGATCCAGAGAATTTATTATATCATGGACTTACAGATCCTAGTACTGTTACTAAATCAAAGGGAGAACGATTAGTAGAGCTTTGGATTAATAAAAATTCAGATAAAATATTGGATTATAAGTGGAATACTAAAGTAAGTGGAATAGAGGGCAGGTGTAGAGATTATGTTATGATTGATTTTATTATTAACTATGGTGGGAAAACCATATGGATTGAATATAATGGAATTCAGCATTATACATATTTTTCACTATATCACAAATATGATAAAAATCTTTTTGATGACCAAAAAAGAAGAGATGAAAATGTAAGAATTTATTGCAAACAGAATAATATAATGTTGGTAGAAATTCCTTACACTATAAGTTCTTTTAAAAGAGTTTCTGAATTTTTAAATAAAGTAGTTTTTGAAAATATTGATCCAAGTACTTTAGTAGATTATAATCTTTTATATGAAACTACAAAAGGAAAATAATATAAAATTTAAATTGAAATATGAAATTTATTGCAAAATTGTTTTCGACAATGCTACCTGCATCTGACAGTAGTATGATACCTCGAGATGTTGCGGAATCTTTCTTTAGTAGCCAAGAGTTTAAACAAGCCTTAGAGGATAGAAAGCTCTTTGGAACATTAACACACTTAGCCAGAAATCTATCATCTGCCAAAAATGGTGGTCCTGCAGTATCTAAGACTATAGGGAAAGATGATCTCCTTTATTGCTAATAATGAGAGGCATAGATAAAAAGTTTATGAAAATGTTTTTAATTGCTGGAAAAAATAATAAATTAAATCAGCAAAAATAGATAATAAAATCTATTTCTCAACGACTAGAGTAAACACTAAGAATACCGATTAATTCTTAGATAATATAGTCTATTATTGATTTTAAAATCAATTAGGTTAAGTTATTAATTGGCGAAAGTTCACCTACACATGTGTTAACTAAAGTTTGGTTCGAAAATGACGGCTGGTGCTATGGGGAGTTTGAGGTTCTCTCCGAAGATGGCCTAGACGATGAAGCTATACAAAGAATCAGAAGAGTAAAGGGCCTTCTTAAAAATGGTTGCAAAATTGGAATTTCCTGTGTCGTTCTTTAATTAACTGAGACTTAAGAAATTCATAAGTTCTTAAGAAAATTTCATAAAATGCTGGAAAGGTTAGAATCAAATCAGCATCATCTAGCAGATAGCGAGATGTTCAACGACTAAAGATGGAACCTAGATTTTTAGGATAATATAGTCTAAATTTAATAGCAAGCAATATATTAAAAAAAATTGGGATATTGGGAAAATTCTAGCGGAAGTGACTATTTAAAGCGTATGGTTGCGCTAAAAGGGGCTGACCTTACATTAAACCCTTCTTGGAAAAATGCGGGTATAGTTTCAATTGATGGTTCTGAGAGCGAAAAAACATTCTCTGAACTTGATATAGAGTATGATCCTGAAGCTTATAAGGATACAAAAATAAAAGTTAAGCAATTTTCTAACTTCGATTCGGGAGATTTATTAAAGTCTTCTAAGATTAATGGAAAGTTTACGCAATTAAAAGCTAAATCATTTTCATTTAATTCTGAAATAAATTCAATAGAAGATACTATCGTTAGTGAATCTGTAATAGAAGAACCTATTCAAAAAGATTTCTCAGTTGCTACAGTTAAAGAGAGAGTTAGAATTGGAAAGATGTCCCCTCGCCAAAGATTTCGTCTACTTGTTTTAGAATATAAGCAAGCAGTAAAACAAGCTGGTGGTTCTGAAAAGATGGATCCAGAAACACTTAAAATCATGAAGTCTTTGTTTACTACAGATCTTTTGGATATTATGAAGTCGATTACACCAGAAATCATGAATGGAAAAAATCCAGGAACATTACTTGGTGCTTCTAGTTTAGGTAAGAATGTACGTAAATAATATGCGTTTTTTATATGAATTGCTGGAAATATCTAAATGAGATAAATCAGCATCAAATCATACTTAGATAAATCTAAAGAAGTGATTTGTTCAACGACTATGTATATAAACTGTCAAAATAGACAGAAGATATAGTCTAAATTATAAATAAATTTTATAAATACATTGATAAGTGTACAAAAATTGTTCTTACCATATAAGATGGCTATGTCTGAGGTATCTAAAACTAATGCAATATCTAAGGCAAGATATCAAAAAATTCAAGCTGCTTATTCTGACTTTGTTAATGCAATGTTAGAGGAAATATTCGCGCCAAAGAATGGTACGAAGAAAGAAGAGCCAGTAGAAGAAGAAAACCCTGAAGAAAACAGTTAAAAGATTATGAAAGTAGAAAGACGTAAATTATTCTCTTCTTCGATTTCTCCACGGCGCAAGTTATTTTCAGGTGGAGTAACTCAGGCAGAATATAAGAAAATTCAGTGTAGAGATTGTGGTTATATTATGGATACTTTAGCCACTACAACTAACTTCTTATGTCCTAAATGTGGAGCTGTAAATAGATTTAATGTTTTAGAAGTTACACCAAGTCCTGAAAATACTCCTGAAGCTGTACAAGTCGAAGTATCAAAAATTGAAGAAGTAGAAAAAGGATTCTCAAGACGTTCGTTATTCGGCGGAGATAATAATGCCGCTGTACAAAAAGAATTTTCAGAACCGTCGAACGAATTTGAGGTAAAATTAAAAGAATTTTCTGGCAAAACTTTAAATGAATCAGAAGTTGTTAAGGCATTTGGTATTTCCGCCGAAGATTTAGTTGAAAAAGGTTTTGCTAGTATTGATGAAGATAATAAAGTTACTATTCCTGAAACTGCATTCTTACAATCTAAATTATTCTCTAAGTTAATCGTATCAGTGACTAAGATTTTGGATTTAGACCCAATAGAAGGACCTAAGGAAGACATAATTAATATGTTAGAATCTAAAGGATCTTTAGGACCGAAAGGTATAATGCTAATTAAAAAAGCTCATTCTCTTCCACTTGAAGAAATGAAAGAAGTTGAGTTCTCTAGCACTGAAGAAGTAGAGGATTGGATTAAAGATTCTGGAATTATTGGAGACTTAAAGATAGAGTTTGGTAATTCTGCAATGGGAATTAAAGAATTTACAAAGATCCTAGAAGAGAGATATGATGATGCTCCAGATAATATAATAGATATATTAATTGATCGTGGAGTAATCAAAATTCAAGGAAATCAAGTTGATATAATGAAATAAAATATTTATAAAACTCAGTATGAAAAATACAAGATTTATGGAAGTCCTATTCTCAGCTGTAGAGGATAAGGATGAAGAATTAGCAAAGCAAGTAGCCAAAGATATTGAAGATGCTAAGGCTAATGGCTCTGTTGATACTGAAGAAGTAAAATATGAAAATATCGGTGACGGTAAAGTTTCAGTAACAGACAAAGAAAATGGCGAAGTTACTATCGTTGAAAAGGCTTCCGATGAGGACGATACTTATGATATGTATCCAGCTGAACAATCTGAACAAATCGAGGGATATCTTCATCCGGAAGGGGATGGAGTAACTCCGGGTAATCAGGTAGGTGCAGTTGACGAGGAAGTTGAAAGTCATATGGATGGTAGTGCTGTTATTGCACCGAATCTTCCTGATGGTGGTTTAAATCCAGCAGCTGGTCATGAAGAAAGTGTAGAAATTACTGCACAAGAAGGTCCTGAAGCTGTAGAAGAATGCGAAGAAAAAGAATTCTCTGTAAGTACTGATAATAGCGTAGTTCTTAGAATTTTCTCAGATCAAGAATTTTGTGAAAGATTATTCTCAGAAGTTATTGAATCAGAAGAAACAGCTAAAGTAGGTGATCTTAAAGTAGAGAAAACTGGTGAAAATGAAGTAGTTGTTACATCAGAATCTACAGGTGATCAAGCAAAGGTAGAGTTTAATGGTGAAGATATGGATGTTACTGAGCTAGAATCTAAGAATTTTAGTGAAGCAGAACAGTTTGATCCGTTGTTTGTAGTAGGAGTAGATCCAGTAAATCATGTTATTGTAGATGCTCCAGAGTATGACGAAGCATCAGCTCAAGAATTAGTTCAGAGTTTAACAGAAAAAGGAGTAGCAGGAGTTAGAATTTTTGATAACCCCGAAGACGCTCGTGAATATGCTATCGATCTCTTGAATGGTCTTGGTGTAGTTGAAGATGAACAACTTGGAGAACCTGAACAAGCAGAATTTTCAGATCATACTATTTACTTAACTGAATTCCAAGCTGATAATACAGACTTTATGTGTCGTTTCTTCTCTGAATCTGTAGATAGTATTAGTGCAACTCAGGATGCTATTGAAGATGCTATTGAAAATGGTGATGAGATTGAAACAGATTCTGAAGTTATTACACCTATCGATTCTAAGACTGCAGTTATACAGGATAAAAATAAAGATGAATTTACTAAAGTTAGTTTAGAAGGTGAAGAAATGGAGCTTGAAAAGATAAGCGAAGATCAAGCAGAAGAGTTGACAGATCATATCGTTGTTTCTGAAGAAGAGGAAGACGAAGATGAGGAAGAAGAAAAAGAATTCTCTGATGTTTGGTGTGACGAAGCAGAAACTAAATTTTTCTCAGAAAATGAAGAACTTACTCAGTATATGATTCGTTTGTTCTCTGAAGAGGCTGATTCTGCTGAAATTGAAAGCGCAATCCAAACTGGCGAACAAGTAGAAACAGATAAAGAAATTATTACGCCTATCGATTCTAAGACTGCAGTTATACAGGATAAAGAAAATGGCGAATTTACTAAAGCTGAGATGGATGAAGAAGTTCTTGATGTTAATCCTATCTCAGAAGCAGAAGCCGATAATCTAACAAACAGTATTGCAGTAGAAGATAAAGTTGAAAATCATGAAGAAAAAGAATTTTCTGAAGATATCTACTGTAATGAGGCAGAAACTAAATTCTTCTCTGAAGGTGAGGAATTTACTGAATATATGGTTCGTCTATTCTCTGAAGAAGATGGTCATTGTCCAGTAGAAAAAGCTATTGAAACTGGTAAGAAAGTAGAAACAGATAAAGAAATCATTACTCCAATTTCAGCTACAGAAGCAATTATAGAAGATAAGGAAAATGGTGAATTTACTAAGGCTACTATGAGTGAAGATGATATTGAATGTCATCCATTATCAGAAGAAGAAGCTGACAAACTTGAAGAACATTCTATTGATAAAGAAGAAAAGAAATTCTCAGGAGATTATGAAGATCCTATTCTTAATAAATTCTTCTCAGATGTTGTAGGTGCAGTTCCTGTTCCTGCTGGAGAAGTAGATCCTAATACTCCTGTAATTCCTTTAGCTGATCCTAATGCTGTAGCTCCTCAGGAAGTAGCAGTTCCGGCAGGTGTTGCTCCTGCACAAGGTGGTGCTACTAGTGTTGAAGCTATTGAAGATAAAGCACTTCAGGCAGTTCAAAGTATCCAAGCAGTAGCAGAAGAAGCAGCTCAGCAAATTATGGAAGCAAAACAAGCTCCTGCACAGGCTCAAGAACAAGATCTTCAGGAAGCTCAGTTCTCAGAAAAGAAATTCAGTGATACAAATGATACTCTAGTATCATGGTTGACTGGAAATAGTTTTCGTAAGTAATTAAATATAAATAGATAGGTTTATGGTTATCCTCAAAAACCATTTTACATAAACTAAAAATAATAAAAACATTATATATATTATGAATACACAGTATTTGCAAATGATGCAGACTCCTTCAATGATGGAGGCTCTTATTAATAGCTCAGTATCAGCAGAAGATGCTAACCTTCGTTCTCGTGAATATGCTAAGATGTTCTCTCGTAACGATGAAATGAAAGATTTGTTTGGTCTAGGTAATGCAGGTAATTTGCTGCAGAAGACTTTCTCTGGTTATGCAGAAACTCCGTTGCTGTCTACTCAGTATTTCAATGCTTCTGTAGCTTCTTATGTAAGCTCATTCGCAGGTTATATGTCTATCGAACGTGACTTTGATCAGCCTAATGGTTTGTTCTATTGGTTCGACGTTTTGGGTGTAACTGATATGCGTTCTGTTATTCCTAACTTAGGTCCGGATAACTATCAGGATATTCAAGCTATGGGTAACTTTACTTTGAATATTACTCCGACTACTAATGCTGACTACTCTTCTTTGATTGGTCGTAAGATTATCCCTGGTACAGTACGTGTTAAGATTGCTACTGCAACTGAAAAATTCGAATTGATCGATAATGGTCAGGGTGCTTTCATGGCTGTTGCTGGTAAGATTTCTAACGGTACTATCAACTATTTGAATGGTCGTGTAGAATTTACTTTGGCTACTGCTTTGGCTGGTGATGCTGCTACTGAATCAATCACTATTGTAGGTAAGGAAGATGTTACTGGTACTCCTTGTAATACTATTGGTGCTTCTAATGCACATGCTAATGATAAGAGATTTATCGCTAAGATGCAACAGCTTGGTTTGGCTACTGTACCTGATATGTTGGTAGCTGAATATAACATTGCTGCTTTAGGTGCTATGAAGAAAGCAACTGGTTCTGATATGGCTACTTTCTTGTTCACTAAGCTTCGTGAATTGTATACTAAGGTAATTAACTATAAATTGGTTTCTACTTTGGAAGAAGGTTATAATGGTAACGTTATGGCTGACTTGGATTTGACTCAGGGTGCTATGACTGGTCAGTTCATGGATTATCGTTCTAGAGTTGACTTGTTCGATGCTTACTTGATTAATGTTGAAAGTGCATTGGCAACTAAAGCTGTTAAGGGTGTTGATGTTACTGCCTATGTAGCTGGTAATATGGCATCTAATCAATTCCAGAAGGGTGGAATGATTGGTAAATGGGAACGTAATACTAAGATGACTTATATCAATGACCTGTTGGGTTGGTATAATGGTATTCCTGTACTTCGTTCTACTGATATTGCTGAAGCTCCGGGTGAAGGTACTTTCTATGCAATTCACAAAACAAAAGATGGTCAGATGGCTCCGCTTGCACGTGGTATCTATATGCCTTTGACTGATACTCCGACTATTGGTAACTACAATAACCCAACTCAGATGGCTTCTGGTATCTACTATCAGGAAGGTACTAAGTATATGGCTCCTGAATTGGTACAGAAGGTTACTTTCAAATTCGGTATCTAATTAAACCATAAAAATCATTTGGATCGTTAAACTCTCAGATCCCTAAAGAATAAAATGATTTTAAACAAAGAGAGGGATTCCCTAGGTCTTATAGACTTAAGGTTCCTTCTCTTTTTAATTTTTACAATTATGGCAAGTACATTTAGATTAAAGAGAAAATTATATTCTGATGATAAAGGCGGAATGAGTACTGGGAAAAAATTAGCTTTAGGTGGCCTCGCAGCAGGTGCAGCCATTCTTGGGGCTAAAAAAGGTGCATTTGGTGCTAACATAATGGCTAAAACTAATACTGGACTAATGAAAGCTGGTAAAGCTGTTGGAGGAAAAGTTGGAGATAGAATGATGATGTCTGGAGCTAAGGATTTTGGAGTTGCACGAGCTAAACAAATTGATAATGCACTTTTAAAGAAAACAGGATCTCAGATGACAAAACAAGCTTTTAATGCAAAAGCTGATCAAAAAGGTATGCAGGCACTTGGAAAAATTATGAAATAATTATGGCAACTTATAAGCTTAAAAGAAAAAATTTTGGATTATTTTCTCCATTCGCCAAAACAGCGGCAAATTGGACTGCAGCAAAAGGAGCTTTTAAAGCAGGAGAAAATGCCAAAGGTTTTAAGAATTTAGCTTCTACTGTGGGAAGAGGCACTATTGGAATAGGTAAAGGATTAGGTGTTGCTGCCGCCGGAACTGCTGCATTAGGTGCTGGTACATTTTTAGCAGCAGAAAATAAAGCTAATAGTTAAGGAAGAAGTTAATCCCTGAAAATTAATTTTAAAATATTAAAATAAGTTTTATGAGTGATGTAATTTACAGAGGTCTTAAACTCTCTTCTAATAAATGTAGGTATTTTCAAGTAAAAGAAGGACAAATAAGCTCTATAGTAGAGGATACTTCAAGATCTACTCTCACTCTAACTTATTCTCCAGGAAGTACTTCTGGAAGTTTATCAGATCTTTTAGGAATACCGTGTACTGAAAAAAGAATCGACATGCTCCCTACAGGACTTCCTAAATTATTTAAAAATACTTATGTTACATTAAATGGACTTAAGTTAAGAAAATTAACTTATGATCCACATACTATTAATATAGTTATTGTAAATGACTCAGAATCTAGAGTTATCCAAAACTATAATTATACAACAATAGTAGTTTCGGAAGGAGATTATAAAAATCCTGAGTTTATAAATTTCTTGTTTTACTCTGGAAATCTTATATATCTTCAACCTATTGGACCTAGACCAAGCTGTTATGAGATAAGAAATTTTCCTAAAATTATAATTAGTTCAGATGATGTTACACTTGAATCTGAATCTGAAACAATATTTACATTAAGAAGGAAATATAATGATTATGTTATAAGAGCTGTAGATTATCAAGATCAATTTATTCTAGAATTACGTAAAATTTTAGATGATTATGGTTTAGAGTTAGTTAGAATTAATAAAGAAACTACATTAACTAAAACATCACATGTTGTTTATCAATTTCTTCAGACTCCAGTGAAAGATAATCATCCTAAGTATTCTGATGATAAAGTAATGCAGCATAAAATACCAGTTGAATTTTATCTAAGAAGTACTGATATGCCATTATTCTTTGACTTTAAAAATAGATATATGAATGTCACATTACTTACTAATTTCTGTGAATTCAAAACATCAGATAGATATGGACAAAGATGGACAGCTGCAATAAAATGGGGAGGAATAACTGAAGATTTTAACCAGACATATCAACAAGATGATAATTCAAATTTCTCTTATCAATGTCAATTCAGATGTGAACTATTTTTCTATGAAGTAATTGATGATAGATATAAATTCCTAGAAGAAATAGTTCAGAATATAGAGTTTGAACGAAATAATCCAGATTATCATTATGAAGTTCCGGTTGATACTGAAACAACAATTATAAACAAAGGGTTATGATAAATTTTAGAAAGAAGAAATACCTTATCCAAAATTTAATGCCGGACGCTATTGAATATTTAAAGAAACAAGGATTACGGCCTAATATTATAACTCCAGAGCAAGCAGATAGCGTTAGTAGAGTTAATTCTAAGGCTATGGTTTTAGTTTCATTTATAAAAAATGAGTCTGGATATTATCAAATTCAAGTACAGGATAAGGAATTATACAATTATACTCAAAAATTAATCAAAGATATTTTTAGAATGAGAATAACTGATATTAATAAAGAAACCAGAGTAATCACAGCAGAAACTGATCACTTAGGAATAGCTTTTGATATTATAGAAATTCTCGCTACAAAATATAATTTATCAGTTGTGGCATGATTAAATTTAGACAGAAAGAATTTACAGAATATGATGCAATGAGAAGTCTTTATGTAAAACTTATGCGATATTCTGATAGAAATAAATTCGGAGTAATAGATACTAGTGCATTAATTCCTGTTCTTAGAGGAAATAATGTAGTAATCGAAAGATTTGTAATTAGTACTTCTATGTTTGGAAAAGATAAATATAGAATGTATCTAAAAATTGGTGCCAAAGCAAAGTTACCAGATGAGGTTAGACTTCCAGGTAAAACATATGATAAACGTCTTGGAAATATGCAATTAAACGTAAGTCATTCTATATTTGCGCCAAAAGATAGTGATCCAAATTGGAATAATAACAATAATGGAGGAAATAATAATACTTCTTTAGGAGACACTTCTGGACCTAGGAATGATAATCCTGAAGAAAGAAGAGGTGGAAAAAAGAAAGAAAAGAAGTATTCAGAATTTCCAGGATCAATTTTAGAGCAAAGAGAATTTAAGAGTAAAGGCGGTGATAAACAATATCCCTATCTATCTGGTTCATTCTCTCCTTCCTTTGATCTATCTTATGAAGTTTCTGAATTGCTTGGAGAGGCTATCAAATATGATAAAAAATCAAGATCATTGGTCTTAGAATTCAAATCTATCGAAGATGCTATTAATGCATTGAATATATTACCCTTCGGATTAGGTTATAAGATATATTTACTTAATGCATGATGATTGTAAAGAGATTTTCTCAAACCAAGATATTAAATACTAATAACCCAGCTCTTGGTTTCACTAAAGGGAGAAAATATGATACAGATATGGATAGACTGGGTAGAATGAATACTTCTCAACGTGAATTAGCTGGAATCGGTAATTTAGGAAAAGAAATGAGAAAATTAAATCAAGAATTAAATCGTGGAGGAAGAGGTAAATGGCAAGATACAGATTAAAAAGAAAATGTTACAATGCACTAACTGAAGCTGCCGGAAATACACTAGGAGGAGTTACAGAAGGAGTTGGTAAAGCTCTTGATAATAAAGTAGCCGGAATTGCTGGTGGTGTTTTAGGAGCTACTAAATTAGGAGGAACTATTGGAACAATGATAGGGGGACCATTTGGAAGTATTTTAGGTATGGGAGCTGGTTATCTCTTAGGTTCTGCAGCTACTAGAGGTCTTGGAAAAGGTCTTAAAACTGCCGGTCAAGATATGCAAACTTAATTATAGGAGGATTTAAATTATGATTAAGTTTAGACAAAAAGAATTTTTTTGGGGAATGGCTTTAAATGCTGCAGGGGCTATTGGTACAGGTCTTTCTCTAAAACAAGGTTCTGATCAAATGAAACAAGCTGAGGAACAAGCAGCACAGGCAGAGGAACAAAATAGAAAGATGACCAAAGCTTTAAATAAAATTGCAGAGAACGCAAAAAATAATCCACAAGCAGCACAACAAGCAGCAGATGTAATGGGACAAAAACAGTTTGCTCAAATAAATTTTGCAAAACTTACAGCAACTCTTAAGAATAATAAAACTTTAGGAAATGCTAAAGGTCTCGCTAAAGATGTTGGTAAAATTGTGTGGAAAGGAAAAAATAAGCTGATTGGTGGAACTATGATGGGAGCTACAATGGCAGGAGCTTCATATCTTACTGATAAAGCAATTCAAAAAGATATGAAGAAAAATGGAATGCCTCTTGAAAAAACCTATTCTGCTGGATCTATAATGAAAGCAGTAAAAGGTACTGGAAAAGTTTTAGGAGAAGCTGCAAAAAAAAATAAAGGAACGTTAATAACGATGGCTGCTCTAGGTTCTGCTCCCATGGCTCTCGGATACTCTGCTGAAAAAGCTCAATATAAAGATCAGATGGCATTAACTCAGAGAAACTATGCAGTCCCTGGAGTAATGGCAGTTAAAAGATTACTTACTGGCGCTTCTAAATCTGTAAGAAATTCACAGATATTTAAAACTCCTGGACAAACAATTTTAGGTGGACTTTCTAATTTATCTGGCGGAGGTGGTCGAAAAGGTGTATACAAATTCGGTCATCAGTTAAATAGATATGGAAAACACTCAGGTTCAGTATGGTCTCAAAAAGCAGGTAAATTCATTATGGATAACCCCAAAACAGCCTTAGCAGGTAGTATTCCAGTCGGTGCTGCAGTTTTAGGAGCAACATGGGGAACTGGAGAGAAAATAGTAAATAAAACAGCTCGGGCTCTAGATAAAGATGCTTTCAAATATCAAGATTCTAAAAATCAAGAAATACAATGATTATAAAAAGAAAATTATTCACTAAATACGACGATACTGATAATCTTAAAAGAATGAAGGATTCAGATATTCTTGCTGAAAAACCAAAACAGGCTCCTGGATATGGTTCTGTAGCTGGGGCTGCTCTTGGTGGGGCTGCTCTTGGTGGAACAGTTGGTTCTGTAGCTGGAGCTTTTGGAAAGAATAAGGCAGGTCGTAGTTTACTCGGAAGAATGGGTAAAGGTGGAAAAACTGGATTAGTTGTTGGTGGTCTTCTAGCAGGTGGAATGGCTCTTCGAAATAGAAATAAACAAGCTGAAAATAATGAATGGTATAATAAAAGACTTAATTATGCTCAAAGACAGGCTAGACGAAGAGAAAAACAAGATTGGAAGACGAATATGACTCAAAGAGATGGTTATTCCTATTAAAACTAATAAAAATTATGGCAAAATTTAAACCAAAGAAAATAATCAGAGATGTAAAGGAGTTTTATAAAAATAATCCTACGGCAAAAATTACTACTGCCACTGCTGGATTTTCTGGAACTAATCTTGCTATTAATGCTACTAGAAAAAATTCTGATAAAAAATATCAAGAAGAACAACTAGAAGCAATGGATAAATTAACTAAAGCACTTGGAGGAGTTAATAAAACTTTAAAAGAGGTAGAAGTAAAAGAACCAAAAAAGACAACCTCTTATAAATTTAAAAAAATCTTTTCCGAGAGAAATGATAATAATATGATTACATTTAGAAGAAAAGACTTTAGTATATTATCTGATACTGTTAAAGGAGCTATAATTGGTGGAAACGTAGCTACCCTAAGTTTACCATTATCCGGAAAAGATGCTAAAAATATTAAATATGAAGGGAGTAATCCTACTTTCCGAAAATTAAATGCTCTAAGTCCATTTGCTAAACGACTTGGAGTAGTAGCCGCCGGAACATTAGTCGGAGCAGCTCTTGGAGCCTTAGTTGGTACTATAAAAAAAGGTGATGAGGCTATTTCCAGAAAGTTAACAGTTGACAATAGATTAATGGATAGAGTAGTAGAGGATCTTAAGAAAACAGGTTTTAAAGAAGGCTCCGATTTTACAAGAGATCCTAAAACGGCGGATTCTCTTAAATCAGCAATAAGTGTAGCTATAACAAGAAATTCTGGTGAACTTAGACTTCTAGTAAATACAATAGCAGATAATAAACTAAAAGATATAACAAAAAACATAATACGAAATCTACCAAACTCAAGTGCAGTAACAGAAGAAAGTAAAAGTAGATATAATGAGATTTCTATAACTACTATATCTGATGGAACCGCTGATGTTGGTTTAATAGCTGGAATATGTGAAAAATTTATAAGAAATAAATATCCAGTATATCTCGTAGAAGTTGGTTAAATAAAACAATTAATTATTATATTTAAATTATGGCACAATGGACTGAAACTCTCGAACCGTATGTAAAAGTTATAGAGAGAGTACATACCGCAGCTCTTAATCCTACTGCAGGTGAAAGTTTAATTATCGGAGTGACTTTAATTTCTGATGCAGGCCCAGCAGTTCCTACACTGATCTCTAGTCAATCTGAATTCTTAAAAACTTATGCTTCAGGGGACTTAACAGAAGATTATATGGCATCCTTGAATAATCTTTATCATGATGCTAATAATACAGGAGATAAAAATGTAGCTGCAACAATGTGGATGAATGCTTATAGATTGGCTGGCTCTAATGTTATGCTGGTTTGTAGAGCATCTAAAGCTAACGATATCTACTACGCTAAACCCATGACTAAAACTGATTATAGTACATATATCCTTAGAGATGGTGCTTTAATGAAGGGATTTAGAGATGCTGATAAAGGTGTCGTTAAGTTTGTTCTTGATATTGATGGTGATGATGCAGAACATGATCAAGATGGATGGTCAATTAATTTGAATGGAGTAGGTATTCTTGGTAATCGTACCACCGATGATGGTCCTCAATATGATTACTATGTAAGAACTCTCCCCGACTTAGTAAATCAAATGAATGAAACTAATAAATTCTTCTCTCCATCTTATAAATTCTTCACAGATCCTAATAATATCATCTCTGAAAATGAAACAACTGATCCCGATAAAGCAAAGGCAGTTGTATTCTATGAACTTTATCTAGGACAGGATATGCTAGATACTTCAGACTCTAGATGTCCACTAGGAAAGCAGTATATCGTGATTTGTGAACCTGATTGGACTAGTGATAATCCTAATCAAAAACTTATAGATATTAATGCTTCCGCTTGGTCTGGTTTCGAAGAACAGAAATATTATGCAGTTAATCAATATAACTCTAATACTGATCTGAGAGTTAGAATTAGACGTTTTAATCATGATGCAGTAGTTACCAAAGAATTAACTAACCCCGCTTTGAACGAAAACTCTGATTCTCCTTATATGGTACTATCGGCCGTTCTAGATACCTATACTAAGAAAGGAACAGTAGAACCGTCAGAAAGTATCCTACAGCGAGATTTTTATGAAGTCGCTGTTCTTGATCCTAATATTTCTGACGAAGTACAGTTCTTTAATATAGGTAAAGTAACCGGCCGTGGAGATATGGAAGTATCAGAACTCAATGAACTCCTAAGTATGATTCAACTTCAACTCCCTGACGATATGAGAGAGCTTGGATTGAACTACTATGGATACGGAGCTGATGATAAAGTATGGGTAGAACTTGATCCTAATGACCCAAATGCAGGTTCTTATAAGCAAACAGTTTCTTCAATGACTGATCTTTACAACTCAATAGGTATGTCAGTTGGAGATGTTTACCGAGTTGGATCTGGAAGTTCATATAAGTACTATGAATATCAAGAAAATGGTGGAGATCAAGTTTATGCAAAATTAGGCGTAGATCCAACTGAAACAGATATTCTTGACGTATCTGAATCGGATCTTAAGAAAGCACTTGACGAAATCAATATTCAGGAAATTTATGTGGTTGAAGGATTATGTGACCTTGGAAATACATCACTAAGTTTCCAGAATTACTTGGCTAATATGGCTATCAACTCTAACTATTTCTATCCAATATCAACAGTTCAGAGCACAAATTATATGACTATCGCTAATAATGCAACTAAGATAGCACAAGATTCATATAAACTCTATCTATCTGCACCTTGGGATATCGACTCTGGTACATTTGGATGGAAATATTATTGCTCACCTGCTGTTGTTTACTGGGAAGCTGTAGCTAGAAACCGTAGAAATAATGCAGAATTTGCTCCTGTACTTGGACAAACTAATGGTATTGTTCAGTATCAGAGACCTATGACAGAGTTTAATAAAAAAACTCGTCAACTTCTATTATCTAAACGAGTAAATACTGTACTCTGGAATTATCAAACTAATGCTTGGAACATGAATGATAAACAAAATTGTCCAATTTATTGAAATTGAATTTTTATGAACTGCTGGGATTTATATAAAAAAAATAAAAATCAGCAAAAAGGATTACTAATATAAATCCTTTCTCAACGACTAAGTATAAAAGATAAATAAATTTTATTATTTTTCAAGATATAGTCTAGCGAAATTACCAAATAATTTTCTAAAACGAATTATACTAAGCAAAGTGTGGATAATATTGTTTCAGATGAAGGTAACTCTCGTTTAGCTATTCGTATCTCAAAAGCTATGCCTGTACTACTTAAACAGTATATAGGCTGGAGAATTGCACCAAAACTATGGGAAAGTGCGATTGGAACTATCGATTACTGGTTTAAATCAACTATTCTCCCAATGTCTTATAATATCGATGATTACCGTATTATCATCGATGAGACAAATAACCCTGTTCAAATTCAGCGTAAATAATTGCGCCTTGGATTTTTATATTACCAAGAAAAATAAGAGAATTGCTGGAAGATAATAAAATAAATCAGCAAAGAAAGTTTACAAAAATTTTCTCTCAACGACTATGTACTTATTAAAATGATATAGTCTGATCTTAAATATTAATCTTATATTTAAGTTTAACAATAATGCAGAATAAAATGGTGGTTAACGTTTTGGTTAGATACCAGAGAGCTTTGAAATATGTCATCGTAAAGTATATGCGATTATTATACCAATTGCTGGAACTTAATAAATCCAAAGAATCAGCAAAAATAGATATAATTCTATTTCTCAACGACTAGATGTATAATTAAAATTTCATGAAGATTTTAAAAGATATAGTCTGAACATGAGTAGATAATACTTAGCAAACATATTGATATCACGACATTTTCGACGTTGGTATGCAACTTGCAGTCTCAGAGTACGAAGATACTAGAGGAGCAGCCCTTGAATAATAAATAACATGATAGTATGCTGGAGAGATCTGGCATACTATCCTTTATAAATAATAGAATATGCAAAAATTTACAAAAGATGAAATAATATATAATATTATTTCAAAATTAACTAAAGATATTGAATTCCTAGGATTAGAAAACTATTCAAAAGATATATCTACAAAAAAATTAAAAATTATTTTAAGATGTAAATTACATAATATAAGTAAAATTATAAAATATTCTAGTTTTATATTAAATGGATGGCATTGTCCTGAATGTTCAAAAATAAAAAGAACACTTCCAGAAAATATAGCAATAGAAAGAATACAAAAATCCATATTAAAGAAAAATAATGAAGGGAGTAATATATCTTTTTTAGGATTTGTAAATTTTTGGAAAGGCTCATCAACAAAATTGATTTTAAAATGTAATATTCATAATATTATTTGGAAAACAACGACCTATAATGGATTTATTTCGAATAATTTAATTGGTTGTCCTGAATGTTCAAAAGAAAGAAAAAAAAGAAAATTAACTAATTTAGAAGCAGAAAATAATATAATCGAATTTCATAAATCATCTTCTACAAATGAATCGTCAATATTTTGTAATATTCATAATAGCTACACAGGTTATAATTCTCCAGTTGAATTAGTTTGTTATAAACATGGAAAATTTTCATGTTATTATAGTTATTTAATGACTGATAAAAGTAGAAATATTATACTATGTCCTAAATGTAGAGAATTATTTGAACGTGAACAGGAAAAGAAAAGATATCATAACTTAATAATAGATAGAGTAAATCATTTAAATAAAAAATATAATATATCTTTAGAATTTTTAGGATTTAAAGAAGAATTTAATTATCAAAATACATATCTAATACTAAAATGTAATATTCATAATCATATTTGGGATACTACTAGACTAGGTATATTTTTAAAACATGAAGGAAAATACTGTATATATTGTTCAAAAACTAGTAGTATTTCGTTTATGGAAAATTCTTTATACTCTATTTTAAATAGTTATTATTTAAACATAATTCGTCAATATAAATTAATAATAAATAATAGAATATTTTATTTAGATTTTTACATACCAAAATTAAATGTAATAATAGAGTATGATGGAAAACAACATTATGAATTTACTTCTTTCTTTCAACCCACATATCAAAATTTCGTAAATCAAGTTAACCGAGATAGATGTTTAGAACAATATTGCAAAGAAAATAATATAAAACTTCTTCGAATTTCTTATAAAGACAATAATAGAATCCCTGAAATCATAAAGATATTTTTCGAAGAAGGAAAAGATATAACAACAAAAGTAGAACCTAAATTATTACCAGTATTATATCATGGATAAAACATTATTAATAGATCTTAAAAAGAAGTTATTTATCAGGAGTGCTCTTATAAGTTTGACGTCTCTTGATGAAATTTTAGCCTTGAACGATTTTTTGAGTCCAGATGAGATATTACTGGAGATAATTAAGGAGTCGTTAAGAGAATTTGAACATACCTTGCCATTGATTCTGGAGATGAAAATGAACCGTTCTCAGATGTGTAGTTGTGAGAACATGGGACTTGAAGGGTATTGTGAGATTAAGAGTAATTTTACATTATTTCTTGATTGTAAAATATCGGAAGATCAGATTATATTAATTCCAAACTCTATTCCTATGTACAGGGTGGGGTCTATATCTTATCCAGCTCCAGGAAACTATACTTACTTCACAGATTATAGACGTCCTTATGTTTTTATGATGGATATGCCCAGTTACGATCAATTCTATATTAGAGGAATATGTAGTCGACCAATAATTCCTGACTTTCTTCCTGATAAAACGTTTAATCCAGGATCATCTAAAGCAGCTATTTATTGGCTGAATGTAGAAGAAGGGTCGAGAGGTACATTTTTTATGGATCTCTGTATGACTCATTTACTAGACTATATTAGGAACCTAAAGGCTTCATTAATGTTACCTAATGTTGGTTTGGAAGTTCTTAATAATATCGACGCTGCATATCAAGAGCTTAGATCTAGGTGTGATAATTATATACTCCAATCTGGATGGTATGGAGATTTACTTGTTTAATATATAAAATTATGATAATAAAAAGAAAGTTGTATTCTCTTACAGGAACTAGAGTATTGGCTGGATTTAATAAAAAAGTTCTTAGAAAGACTCCAATGGCTGCAAAAAGATCCGCCATAAAAACACAAAATAAAGTCTTAGAAGCTACAGCAAGAGGTTTAAATAAGATAGAAGGAGTAAAAATGGCGGCAAATCAAGCAGCCATTAATCCAGGAAGAGTTGTAAATACTAAAGTAATTCAACCATCTATAGAAGCACCTATAACTTCTGTAGCTATGAAAACAGTACCTATTCCTGGAACATCTGCTTTAGTTAGTGTAGTAGGAAAACCAGAGAAAACTATATGGAAAAAGATTGGAGTTGGTGATAAAATGTCTAAGGCTGCATCTAAGTATGTAGATAGTAAAGGAGGTAGAGTTGTAGAAGATGTAGTAAATAGCTCGACTAATTATTTAAAAAATCTTATGGTATGACAAAATTTAGACAAAAACAATATACAATTCCGGAGGGTCACTATACAGGTCCTAAGGATATGGATAAGGTTCCAGGAGCTATAGAAGTAATCGGAAAATCTGCCTTAGCTGGTGCTGGTATTGGAGGAGTTACAGGTAGTCTCCTAAAAGATGCTAGTATTACCAGTGGTGCTATAACTGGAGGTAAATATGGAACTATAGCAGGTGTAGTATTAAAATTCTTCTTAAACTATTTACACAATCCAATGTCATCTATTAAATTTCAAGAAGTAGATAAATTAATTCGTCGTGAGTTTGGTATTTATAGAGCTTCTGGAGTAACTATAGGAGATTCATTAGATAAAAGAGCAAAAATAGATGAGAAGTTTAGTTTTAATGATCGAAATGTAACAGCTTATAAATTAAATTTTTCAATACAAGATAATTCCATTACCATGTATACTTTTGGAATGACCTCTAAGGAATTGGAAAAGACTTCAGATAGTTTAGACTATTACTGTAAGAAGTATACAGGGATGGAATATAGTAGTTATGCAATCAATTCTAGAAATAATTCTTATTCAGTGGCTATTGTATTTACAAATTATCAAGTTATAGCCAACTTTATAATGGAACTCAGTAATACTCTTGGAGTAAAAATAAATCTTCTTGATAACAAAGCTTTAGTTGAAAATAGAATTAAGGAAGTTGAACAGAAGGATTTTTCAGTTAAGTCTTTAAATAAATATGATTTAAAGAAATTCATTGGAAAGACAGGAAAATTTCTATTTTCCGGTAAATCTGAAGATCTTATCGGTTTAATTTATAGTGCTGCAGTAACTTTTTCTAATGATCCTGATATAATTCCTACATATCGAGGAGATTTTGGAAATAAGTACTTAGAAAATAGCCTTAAAAGACTTCGTTATGTTGAAGGTTTAGATTATACTGTTGGGGAATTTGGTGGAGATATAGGTATTAATATGTCAATGATCTCTGGAATATTCGTAATAACAGTAAATAAAGAGGATACCGACGAACTTAAGAAGATTGATTCTATTTTCTGGAATCACTTAAAAACGATAGTAAATAGGGTAGATACTGGAAAAGTAGTTGTATATAACTACACAATTAAAACAAGAAATGAATTTGATTTTATCTTAAAAAAATTCATGTCAACTGATGTAAAACCTAATATATTTGAAAAATGATAGTACCTAGAATTCGATATTTTTCAGATTTACAAGCTAGAAAGATGATAACGAAATTAACAGAGAAATTGGATAAAGATCGTATCGGGGATTATGAAGTTTCTAGTAAAATTCCCAAAGATGTAATTAGTATATATCCTGATCCATCTTCAATTAAAATATATATTCCAAAAGATCTTGAATATAGTCAGTACGAAATTGATGATTTCATTAGATCTATGGCAGCTCATATTAGAACAACTACGATCCTAGAGAGAGATATATATGTAATGAAACTATCAGGATCTCTTACTTTTGAACAGATATATAAATTAATACGTGAAATAATTGATACAGAAGAATTTTGTACTATTATTGACTGTGATTAATCTTTAAACTAAATATATACTATTATGGCGGATATGATTTCAAAAAACTTAGATAAGGCAAATAGGCTTTATTCTATTGGAATGAAAAATATAAAATTACAATTAAAACTTCTTGGGACTGAATTTGTAGTACTCAGACCAAAGAGTAATTCAAAATGGAAAAATGTTTTTGGAGGTACATATTCATCAAGTAGTACATTAGAGAACGATTATGATCAATTTACTACAATATTGATATTAAATCAGAATGAACTAAGAGATGTATGGAATCGAAACAGAGATAATCTAGAAGTATATACAGATGATGGATCTCTTGAAGTAGGGGATGAATTACAATATACTCGTGGAAAATATACATTCAGATTTAAAATATCTCTTAAAATGGGTTACTCTGAAGTAGCTGAAGTATTCTATGTTTATACATTGAATAGTATTATTGAAACTTTAGATATGTAATTATGAGAGAAAGAAATATAGAAAATGAGATTCTGAAGCAAAATAAAATTCCTGGATGTGATCAACTTACTAGACCTGAGGAAGTAAAAGCTCTTAGTAAATATCTTAAAAGTATTAGAACAACTCAAGAAAATCATACTTCCCTAGAGAAAGATAATCTAGAACTCCCTGGAAGAACAACAGGGAGGATTCCAGAAATTAATTCTCTCGAAGATCATGTAGAAGGATTAGATGGAATTAGGGGTGTAAAGAATTTATATAAAGAAAGTAGTAGAATATCTTTGAGTGATGATCAAGGAGAAAAGATACCTACAGGATTATATACAGAAAAGTCACGTGAAAATTTAGAGGATAAAAGAAAAATATTCTTAGAGAATAAACGTGAGGATCTTAAAAATACTTTAGAGGATCCTAAACTTGAAAAACACAGAGAAAATCTTGATACAGATTCTTCGGGGATAGATGAACTTAACAAAGAAAAAGTAAATCTAGAAGGAGTTAGGGATGTAAGAAATCTTTATATAAATACAAAAGAAAAACTTAAGGTTCCAGAAGAAGATCTAAAACTAGGAAAAGAAAAGGAATCTCTTATTGATAATCATAATCCAGAACTAGACCTAACGAGAATAGATCTTGAAGGGTTTAGAGATTTATCTTATAAAGAACAACTAGAGGTAGATTCTAAAAATGAATTAGATACTACTAGGATATCATTAAAGAAGACCACGGAAAATCCTGAATTATCTAATCACAAGGAAAATCTTAAGAAAACTCCCGAAGAATTAGATAAATTAGGGAGTTATAAAGAGTCTTTGGGGAATGTAGAAGATAAACTAGAGGAGCTTAATGGTACTAAGGTTAAGCTTAGAAATCCAGTAAGTGATATTGAACTCTCTAAAACCAAAGTATCTTTAGAGAGAACTGCAGAAGATAAGGAGTTAGAAACTTATAGGGAAAATCTTAAGAAAACTCCCGAAGAATTAGATAAATTAGAGAATCACAAAGAATCTCTTAGGAGTGGGGAAGAATTAGAAAACCTACCTAAAGATAAAATAGCTCTTGAAGGTATTGCGGAAACATTAGAAGAACTAGGAAATACTAGAATAGACTTAGATGGTACTGAAGAATCTGAAATATTTACTTTAGAGGATTATAGAGAAAACCTAAGTGTAGAAGATAATAATTCTCTTGAAGATAAAAGGATAGACCTAGAAGATACAAAGGAGTCTGAACCTAAAGCGCTAGAGGATGAAAGAATTGATCTAAATGGCACTAAAGAATCTGAGATATCTACTTTAGAGGATTATAGAGAAAACTTAAGTGTAGAAGATAATAATTCTCTTGAAGATACTAGAATAGACCTAACAGGAACAAAAGAAGCTGAAGTATCCGAACTTGAAGATTATCTTGATGAATTAGATAATACAAAAGATTATGAAGCTTCTGAGTTAGAGGATACTAGGATAGACTTAACTGGGACTAAAGAAGCAGAACCTGAATCTTTAGAAGACAAGAGAATAGACTTAGAGGATACTGAAGAATATGAATCGAGTTCTTTAGAGGATGAAAGGATAAATCTAGAAAGTACAGAGGAATTCGAACCTGGAAGTCTTGAAGATTTTATAGATAAACTTGAAGACTCTAGAGATACCGAACTTGAAGATGAAATACTTGAACTTCCTGAAACTTCTGGAGATGAGTATGAAGGTTATAATCCATTAGGTCCAGATGAATTAGATAGTCTTGGTGGGAATATCAATAATTTCTATGATTCTCTTCTTGAAGTTCCTGAAACAGGTGATGCTCCTAGACAATCTGGGGATTATACTCCTCTTGGTCCAGAAGAATTAGATAGTCTTGGTGGAGATCTTGGAAATTTTTACGATTCTATTCTTGAAGTTCCAGAAGATACTGAACATATTATTGAAGAGCTAAATGATGATATTAAAGAAAAAATTCCTGAAGCACAAGTAGATGAAAGTCAAAAAGATTGGAAATATTTAAAGGAATTAACCGAAGATGATCTCTATAAAGAAACTATTCGTTTACTTAGTGAGAAAGAAGCTGGAGAGTGGGGTAAGAAAATGCAATCTTTAGTAAGTGCATATCTTAGTTCAGAAGCCATATCTCCTGATCGAGCAGAAGAATATATAAATAAACTTGGAAAGGAGATCTTAATTCAACAAGAGTCTTCGAGAGTGGAAGGTCCTTCTATGAAATTACCAAAATTTGGATTAGAATCTCTTAACTTAAGTAATTATCTTAGGTGGACAGCTGAGAAAACTATTGGATGGACTGGAGTACATGGATCAGCGAGACAACTTCTTCTTAATGAAACAATAGCTGCACTTGTAGTAGCTAGAGATGAGTTAGAAAAATTATCTAAATCAAATCGATATAGATTACCTGGAAATGATAGAGGTTTATTAGGTGATTTAGTATCTGGAGGAGTTTCTGGTGCTCTTGATAACTTGGGAGATAAACTAGGTGATGCAGTTAATACAATAGTTGGGAGCAAATCTGTAGATATCTCTAATCCTATAAATAGACCAGAAAAAAATGAGCATAGAGATGGATGGGAAGAAGGAAATATACGACCATCAGGAAGTAATCCATTTCTACCAACACAAAGTCATTCAGAGTTTTCTCAAAAAGAAGGTAATCTATTATCCAAGATAACTAAAAGTAGTGGAAGTAGTGGGGATAGTAATAAATTCTGGAAAAAAGTAGGAAGTGCAGCAAAAGATATGCTTCTAGGCTCTAGCAGTGGAGAAACAACTTATAAATTTAAATCTAATTATGTATCTGGAAAAGGAATAAATATCACATTAGAGGAATTATGTGGAATTTCTGGCACAGATGATGCAAATACTGTAGAAGGATTGTATAATGTATTAAAATCTAGCCCATTTATTACTACTCCAGATAAATTTACCTCAACTGGATATTCAGATTATAGAACTCAAACATTAGATACTAATGCATACTGGGAAGTTGTTTTAGAACCCTATGTAGGTCCTGAAAATGGAAATCTTAATTATCTTCCTGGAATTCATGAAATCAATACTAGAAATATAGCTCAACACGGAGTAAATACTGCTTATAATAGATGGATTCCTTATGTTAGTTTTGATCTTCAAAAATCTAAATTAACAAATAAAACACTCAATCTATATGATGGTGAAATCAGTTATCCTGTTTCAATGGAATTTACTAATGAATTTAGATTAACTATAGCTGACGATCAATATAAGTCTTGGAGACGATATTTTGAAGAATGTGCTAAAGCTGCAATTTATAATAGTGAAGGACATGATGAATCTTATTATAAAGAAGGCGGTACTGAAGGAGTTTTAGGATTAACTGCAATAGATACTAATAACGTATGTATTGCTATGTATAAAAATATATGCTTCAGATGTAGAATATACGTTATGACACCGCAATATAGTACAATTCAAAAATTTGATTTACTTTTAGTAATGAAAGATTTTTCTGAAGAATATACAGGAGATATTGGAGATGGTGCAGGAGATCTTACAGTATCATTTAGTATTGTAGGAGAGAATCCAAATGAAGGAGAAATTCCAAAAGTTAAAGTAATACAGCATAAAGCTCCTGATAATTCTTCAAAAACGGATTATGGTTCTATAGTAGAAAGTGGAGTAAATTCAGTAATGAAACTAATTAAATAAAATAAGATTATGTATTTAAGATTAGGAACAACTAATATAAAGTACTCCACTGAACAAGATGATTTTACAGTATTTTCTGAAGTTGTAGATTCTAAGATGTCATATGAGAAACCAGTACTTGTGAGAACTCCTGATGAACTTGACATCTGGTTTGGATCAGATTTTCCAGGGAAAGATTATTACGATGAACTTTTAGAATCTGGAGTTACTTTATTTTTATATAGACCAATTAAGGTTGAACAAAATACTAATGCTCCTGACTATATTGATCTAAAAGAATATTCTATAGATCAAAAATTATACTATAACTTAACAGAACTTCCAGAAGTCGGAGAAGATAAAGTTTTGTATAAAGTAGTAACAGGAGAAGGCGAATATAAAGAAGGAAATTTGTGGTATACTCTTTATATATATTATCTAGGAGAATATATGAAAATCCTAGAATTACCACAAAATCTTGACACTAATAATACGAGTTCTCTAGAAAATAGAGATGTATTAAATATAAATTATCCAGGTTTTATTGGACCTGAATATTGTTATCCGAAATATATAGAGGAAGGAGATGTTGATTATACTGAAAAAATTGATGAAGAAGTATTATTATCTCATCTTCCTGATCTGCTAAGAGTATCAAAAGGGTATGAAACTTTAGCTTATTCCTTAGTATATAACCCTGAGATAGATTTTTACCCGGTAGACGAGGGATTAACTTCTAAATATATAATCCTGAAAAAACTTAAAAATGACTCTTATGAAAATATAATGATTTGGTTTAAAGAGGAAATTAATAGTATCCCTAATATTCCAAGTCAATATTATGATGAAGCAATTGAGGTTGAAATTAAAGCAAAAGAAAGTAATAAGGAAATTTTCAAGAGGTTAGTAGAAGTTATAATTCCAAGTCAATTAGGTTATACTATCGAAGGAAATATCTCGGAGGGTTACAAAATATACACATCATATTCTATTCAAGTTACCTATTTTACTAATATTACTGGTCTATTATTCGAACCAGATTTTAACACTACACACAATATACTATCAAAAATCTCGAGTGGAAGTACTAGAATGAGATTTATATCGAAAACAACTGGTACTGAAGGTGGAGATTCCGAATATTTAGATAGTGATATTAGTGTAAATATTGAGAAACTGAAGGGAGATGATAAATATAGAGTAACAATCGAGAGGTATAAATATCAAGAAATTTATGAAGGTGGTTTATTTACTATTGGACAGGAAAGGCTTGATACTATAATTACTTCAGAGTCTAAGTTAGTTAGATGTATTCTTTCAACATCTTACGTAAATCGAGAGACAGATGAAGAGGTAGAGTATAAAAAAGGTTCTAAAGAATCTGAATTACCCTCTGGAACATGGTATCTTAAACGAGCCTGGAAAGAAACGGCCGAAGATATAAATGGGGAATATTGGAAAGCGGCAGAGGCTATTTTTGGATCTGACAACGCTGGAATTATTGATTATTTCTTAGTCCCTGATATCTATAAATACTCGGCCGGAATGAAGACAGGCTCGGAGACTAGTTATTATCCAGAATATGAGAGATTTTTAGGATATGCGAAGAGTTTAGGTTTTCAAGTATTATTCCAAAATTCTGATAATGGATGGACCTACGTAGAAACTCAAGAACTTCCATCGGCCGAAGATATAACCTCAGGAACAATTTATATAGTATCACAACCTACTGGAGGAGTAAAATTCTATAAAGTAGAGAATGGAAACTTAATAGAAACAACTGACCCTGAGGAAACTAATACGGCCGGAAATAACTACGTCTTTAATTATACCTCTGATGCTGATAATCGACTCTTATATTTTTATCGAGGGCAGACAATTTTTGGGCAAGATAGACCTGGATATTACTTACATATTAGAGGGCTCTTACAAGATATTTACTCAATAACTAGCGATCAAATCTTATATCAAACACCTACAACAGATCCTTACACCTTTGAATCACCAGAAGATAAACTTGAGGAATACAAAAGTAATTATCTAGTATTCAATAACCAGATATATTACTATAAAAAATATCAAAATGGACAAGACTTCAATACTTCAGGGTGGATGAGATTCTGTATAGGAAAAGTAGCGAGAGAATTGGAAAAGAATAAATGGAAAATTCTTAGTACTAAATCAGCCGGAGATATAAGAGCTAGAATAGAACAGATCTTAAATAGGATATCAACTGGGTACTCATATATAGATTCATTAGTTATTACTGGATTTTACCTAGACTTACCAAATAATAGACTAGGACTTGAAGTGGAATCTAGAATGAGTGACTTAGTAGATAATGATATGACGATCGATATAACTTTAAATTACGATAAAAAATAATAAAAACTATGGCAAGCGTAGCAAGTTTAGTCCGCGGAAGTGACGGATACATGAAATTTATTGACTATCAAAGTACATATAAAGATAATAATAAAGAATTCCTTCGTGGTGACATGTGGGAACTTCAATTCATTAATGTACCTAAGATAAATAATTGTCTTAGTAAAACTTTGTAAACTGCTGGAAGATCAAGTAAAGATAAATCAGCAAAAATAGATAAAAAATCTATTTCTCAACGACTATTAGCAAAGAAAAGAAATAGCCATAGATTTCTTTTATGATATAGTCTAAACATAGAACAAATGTTTGAGTTTATTTCCCTGGTACTGATATTTTCAATGCTAGATTAAATGCCGTTCAGGTAGGTATTGATTATAGTGTATCAGGTTTTGAAAAGAGAATGCGTGGTAATTATACTATCATTCAGAAGACAGGTCAAAACACAGCTGGAACCCTGTCGTTGGCTTTTGTAGATAAGGAAGATCAGGCAATTACTTACTGGTTTGATAATTTAAAAGTTGTCCATTAAGAGATTAAAAGTTCCTTAATGAATCTTTGTGAACTGCTGGAAATTTTAATCGCTCAAGAATGATAAAAACTAAGAGCGGAAAAATAATCAGCAGAAATAGATATGATTCTATTTTTCAACGACTAAGTACAAAGAAAGAGGATAAGCCATAGTTCCTCTTATGATATAGTCTAGTATGATTTAAAACAAAAACCATAAGGACTATCGCCAGAAAATTGCAGATCGTGATACTAAATATTCTTTCAGAAAGGATGACTTAGTATGCGACCTTAGATTAATCTTAACTAACTCAAGCCGTATCAAAGTTCGTACTCTTAATTTCTATAACTGTATTCTTCAGGATGCACCGATTGATGAAAATGGGCAGACTGAGGACGGAACCGATTAATAGCTTAGTCGCTTAAATAATAAAATTTAAGAAAATTATACTAAAATGCTGGAAAAATCTTGGTTATACCAAGTATAAATCAGCAAAAACTATTAAAAATAGTTTCTCAACGACTAAATGTATAACTTAAGAAGTATTAATTCTTAAGATGATATAGTCTATAATATATTAATGTATATTAACAAATGCGAGCAGATATCCAAGTCAGCTTTTTCAAATGAAGAAGCATAAAGTAATATAAACTTTATGAAAAATTCTATTAAAATGCTGGAATATCAAATAGATAATCAGCAAAAATTAGAAAAGATCTAATTTCTCAACGACTAAATATAGAACTAAGTTTGAAATATAATTTAGATGATATAGTCTATTCATTGATAAAAATAATTAATGACTTTAAAGCAATTTGAACATTTTGGAAAATTTCATGGTGTTTTCTACAAGAATTGCTGGAAAATTTGTATCTTTGTATACAAATAATCAGCATCCTAGATATTAACATAAATCTAGGTTCAACGACTATGTATGTAGACTGAGGAAATTCCTTAGGTGATATAGTCTGTCATGAGGTGAAATTCATTGATTAACGTATGAAAGAACTTTTGATAATATTTAAAAAAATAACTTAATAAACTAGAAGTATCTAATTTATTATTTCTTATGATTGCAAGGAAGGGTGGATCTGATCAATCTGCCCTTCTTCATAAGAAATATATTAGATATTTCCTTAAAAAAAATTGCAATCAATATGAAACTTAGAGCAAAAGATACTGAAAGTTTTATTCAAAAAAGTAAAGATAAATATGGTGAAGATGCTTTAGATTATTCTGAAGTAAACTATATTGATAAATTAACTCCTGTAAAACTAATATGTAAGAAATGTGGGAATATATTTTATCAATCACCAGCAGAACATTTAAGAGATAGAAAGAAAATATCTTGTCCTAAATGTGCAGTAATAGATTCCAGAGAAAGAAGGTCTATTAAACAGAAAGAAGTTTGGTTAAGGAAATGTAAAGATAAGTTTGGAGATAAATTTGATTACTCTAAAGTTAATTACATAAATAATAAATTAGATGTATGGATTTATTGTAATAGTTGTAAAAAATGGTTTAAACAATCTCCACATCATCATATTAGAAATATTCATGGATGTCCTTTCTGTGCAATGAAAGAGAAATCTGGATATGAATTTATGGTTGAGAGTTATCTTGAATATTTAGTAAAAAATGATAAAACGTTATCATATAATTCAGAATACAGTATTTTAAATAGGATAGCGGGAAGGAATTCTAACAAAATAATGATAGATTTTAAATTAAATATAAATAACTTAGAATATTGGATAGAAGTTAATGGTCAGCAACATTACAAATTTATAAATTTCTTTCATAAAACAAAAGAAGATTTCCAAAAACAATTAAAAAGGGATGAAAATGTTAGAGAATACTGTAAAGAAAATAATATAATTCTCATAGAAATTCCATATACTTACAATACATATGAGAAAATATCTGAAGTTCTAAGAAGAATTTTAATTGGTGGTGAATCTCCAAATATAATAGTTCAGCCAAAAATAATACAACCATAAACAATAAAGGAGAGTAACTTTGATCGGTTACTTTTCTACTAAAACAATTATTTATTATGAACCTACTAGATATATTACTCCCACTCCCTAGACGAAGAAGAGAAAAGGAAGAATTGAAAAAACTAGAGCCAGAAATAAAAAATCTTGAAGAAAAACTTGGATTAATTGGAAGAACTGGAACAGAAGTTTATTATGATCCACTCTATGAACGAAATAGAGGAAGAAAATATGATCTTAAAGGCCGAAAGGAATACCTAGAAGACCTCAGAAAACGATTAAACAATGGGTATAAGAGTTCGAATGTAATACGAGCTAGTGGATATTTTAGTCCAGGTAATTCTAATGAAAAAGATACTTTTAACCCAATCATAAAAGAATTACCTAAACCAAGTAAGGTAGTGTATGTAGTATTAATAAGAAAAACTATTGATATCCCAAAAACGATAAAAATAGAGAACAGTACTGAATATAAAATAAAAAGTACAAACTCTGAATGTGATAATATAGAGGATTACTATATTATAAAAGAATTGGATGAAAACGCTAAAAAATTTATTAAATCTCTAATATGATCATATTAAGAAAATACCCAGAGGAACAGAAAGAATTTAGTATACTTTCAGAAATATCTCAATTGGGTTTAAGGAAAGGAACGAAAAATTATATCAGGAAACAAAAAAGAGATGTGGTGAACAAATTAATTCAAAATAAACGAGATTTTCTTGCAAAAACGAAGAAGACAGAAAGAAAATTGACTAATCTTCGAAAAGAAACAAAAGAGAATGAATTAATAGCCAATAATCTGAAAAAAGAAGCTAATAGAGTAAACACTGATATAATACCCGATAATAAATTTTCTAAACTAGTACATCAGCCTAAAGGAGATAAATCCTATATTCTCGATAAAGAAAAGAGAAATCTACTTAAGCAAATGTCTAATGATAAAAATTTGGATAAAGCTAGTAGAGAGTTAGCCAGATCAAGTTCGGCCAAAGATGCAATTATAAATCTTAACTCTGATGCAATAGGAAAAGACACCCCGTTTGTTGCCCATGAACTAGGTCATGTTAAAAATAGTAAAAAATCTATTAATTCTGCAATTCAAAAACTAGCTGATAAATCTAATAATAGTAAAGGAATATTAGCTGATATTGGGAAAAGAACTATTGGAATTCAAGAAGAAAATAATGCCTGGAAAAATGGAATAAAGGATTTAAAAAAGGCTGGTGCAACGAAAGAAGAGATTAAACATGCCAAAAGTCTAGAAAATGCTGCAGTAGATACATATAGAAAAGGAAATAGTTTAAGAAATAACTTAAATGAAAAGCTATTAAATAAATTACATCCAAAAGAAATAGATAACTATAAAGTATTTCCTGGATCTCATAAAGAAGAAAAAGATTTAATGGAACTTTTTGGAGATAAAGGAAGAACTGAAAGACAGAAATATAATTTAAGAAGAAAAATAATAAATAAAAGGAAATCTAAATAATTATATACTATTATAAAAAAAACAATAAAGAAGAGTAACTTTGATCGGTTACTCTTCTACTAAAACAATTACTATGAGCCTACTAAATATATTACTTCCTAGACAAAGGATGATAAATCAAGAAATAAAAAGTCTTGAAGAAAAACTTGGATTAACCGAAAGAGATACAAAAACTCTTTTCTATGATCCACATTATATTAGAAATAAATCATTTCAAACAAGAAAAGATTATCTAAACTATAACTAGAAAAAAATGATAGGGCGCTAAAATGCTTCTCTAAAAGTAAGAAAAAACATTAGAAGGATAAAAAAGAAGATCAACTTTTCGTCAATCTTCTTTGTAGGGACTATTTAAGTGATTCTTTATATTCTTTTATCTCTTTACCACATTGATAGATCAATTCAGAAATACCTTCTGCACTTTCTAATGTATCTGTATTATCTAATACATTAGATACAACTTTACACCAATGTCTATCTTTTTCAGAAAGAGAATCTGGATTTTTCTTATATTTATACATCATTTCTGCACCTAAATTATACCCTGCACCTTTTACCAATTTAAAAGCTGCTATAATTGATATAGTAGCTAATCCAATTTTTAATAATGTTTTCATATCTTTTATATATTTTATTTATTACATATATAAGGCTTTTACTCCTTCCAAAAATTAATATCGGGGGGGGGTAAAAGTATAAACAATTCCTCTTCGATACAAATATTAAATGATTATAAAACGTAAACTATTTTCTAAAGATTCAAAAGTTCTCGTCCCTTATTTTGAACCTGGCATTACTGAAACTGGTAGACGATACGTAACACTAATCACTAACGATGGAAGAAAGAAGCGGCAATATATAGATCCGTATAGAAAGAGAACTAAAAAAGAATTAGAAAACTAACTTAACTTATTAATTAAAATTATGATAATCAAAAGAAAACTGTTTAGTAAAAAAAGAGGAGAATAAAAACTTCAATGACACTAGTTCAAAAGCAAAAGGAACTGCTTTATATCTTGGAGGTGCGGTAGCGGGTCAAGGTATCGCTGCACCTATAATGATGAAACATATGCAAGACGAACCCTCAGAAGAATCTGCAAAAATAGCTGAAAAACTAAAAAGATTAGCTTCTAGACGAGGACATAAAGTAGATAATATTACATATACTGGAATGGGACCTGCATATCAAAATAATAAAATTTATACAAGTGGAACAAAAGCAGCTGATGTTCTTTCACATGAAATGGGACATGCTCACTATGATAAAAGAAAAGTAAAATCAGTAAGTGATGCTATTGGTAAAGTTGCTCATAAAGCTTATCTAAAAACTGGTGGAATGTTGAATCATACAGTTCTAGCTCCTACAGCAGGAATAATAGCAGGTGTTAGATCAGGTAAAAAAGCAGCAGAAAAAGAAGCAGCCGGAGAAAAAGAATCAAAACTCTCCAGACATAGTGGATGGGCATCTGGTTTAGCTGTTCAATCTCCAGGGCTAGTATCAGAGGCTATGGCAAGTAAACATGGTCTAGATTTAATGAAAAAAGCTGGTGCCTCTAAGAAATTAATGAAAGCTAGTCGAAAAAACCTAGGTGTAGCTTTAGGAACTTATGCTGGAGTTGCTGTAACTAATGCAGGAATGTCAGAATTAGCTAGAGGAATTGCATATAGAAAGAAAAAGAAAAAATTAGAGAAGGAAAAAGATAAAAAGAAAGATGATAAATAACTAATATCATCTTTCTTATAAATCGTAACTAAAATATCTTTCCAAAATGACGAAAGTATTTAAAAAAGTTACGATAACCAATAAATAATCCTAATCCTTTCATAATCTTATATATTTTATATATCACATATATAAGGCTTTTAAGGAATATAGAGTGTAAAACTATAAATCCTGGGAAAGTTTGGGATATAACTGCCCAGGAACTAATTAAATAAAAATAAAGAGCTATATGATATTCCAAAAGAAGTACAAAAATCTGGAAAGAAACATTTAAGTAATGCATTTAGAATCCATGAAATTAATGAAGTTAAGAAAATAATCTCAGATAATACTAATAGACTTCTTGGAAAAATAGAAATAAATAAAGAGATTTGGAAACTAATCCAAATCTCTAATCTCAATAGCATAATAACCTTCAGGAATATTCCATACCCCTGGATCTAATGCATTTGTGGGTATTTCTGTATTTTCATTGATAGGATACAAGTCTACTCTTTTATGATCAAGCCAATCTGAACAAGGAGTTTTTGATGTATTATGATAATCCTTTAAAAAGATTAATTCATTTCTTTTTACTCTCATACTTTTATTAGATTTATTAAGATTTTCTACTATTTTTTCAAATCTTAGCATAGGATTTTCTATAGAGCTAATATCTTTATCATCCATAATTTTATAATATTTAAATGTTAATTTCAATAGTGTAGTAACCTTCTGGAATATTCCATATCTCAGAAGATAATGCATTTTTAGGTACTTCTGTATTTTCGTTAATAGGATATAACATTACTATTTTATAATTACATTCTAAATGAGATCTTATTATATCTTTCTCTTCATCAGTAAGTTTTTTCTCAATTACCGCTTCTTTGACTATTCTTTTCATAATTCTACGTATTTAAAATTTATATTACATATACGAGGCTTTCAAATTGATAAAAAGGAGGTTTTATATAGGTTTGTCCCTTATTTATGAGGACAAAGGAGTTTCCCTTATCCTACACCTCTAACCGCTACCGCTAGAGGTGTCTTAGAAAAGAAACATTGAATAAGATATATAGGAAATTTTAATATAATATCATTTTAATTAAGTTGACACCCCTTTGGCCTCTGGGGGCCAGGGGTGGTGTTTCTAGATTAAAAGCTCATAGAAATCCTAAACATAAATATTCCATGTCTCCGACATAATCTTATGTTCTTTATCTATATGAGCAAGTGTCGCAAATTCTTTAGATAATATCTTTTATAGTGGAGAGTCAAAAATAATAAATTAAATCGACAAAATGCGTATAATATCCTTTCAATCCCTTATGATTGAAAAGGGAATCCTCCTATGTCTTCAATTTAAAGAGACATAGAAATTCTTTTAACTGGATTCTCTATTAGATTATAATAAATTTAATAAAAAATTATACGTATATGTCAATACTAAAATTACCTAATATCGTAGTACCAAGAGGTATTAGATATATTTCAGAAATGGATAGTTTATTTAGATTTTATAAACTACCTGTAAAGTGTATAATTAATAAGCAACTTCCTGGATGTGGTTTTACAGAATACTGTATTAATGGACCAGAAAATGTTATTCTGTGTAGTCCTAGAAAAATGCTCTTAAAGAATAAGAAGGATCAACATGGTAGAGATGTTTATTTGGTTGTAAATGAACTTGAGAAGGAAATAGAGGTTGATAAAGATCTCTCCAAGATAGATAAAATTAGATCTCAAGTATTTATGGATACTCTTAAAGAAGTAGTTCATGGAAAGGATACAGTTTATAATAAATTAATGAATGAAATTAAAGATTATCTAAATGAGAGGAAGTACTTAGGGGATAAGCCCGCTAAGATCTTAGTTACATATGATTCATATAGAATAGTAAAAGATATTCTAAAAAGTCTTGGAATATTTCAGAGTTTCTATACAGTAATAGATGAATTTCAAACTATCCTACATGATTCTAAATTTAAATCAGATACTGAATTAGAATTCTTAGATATTCTTAAGCAATCTCATAGTGCATTATTTGTATCAGCTACTCCTATGTTAGAGGAATATCTTAATATGTTAGATGAGTTTGATGGTTTACCTTATATTAATATGGATTGGGGTAAGGAGGATTCAACACGAATTATTAAACCAAATCTTAAGGTTTTATCTATGAAATCTACTGGATCTAAAGCAGAAGAGATCATAAAAACATATAAAGAGGGTAACTTTGAAAAATTTATCAAAATGGTTAATGGATATCCTAGGGAAATAATATCAGATGAAGCAGTGCTTTATGTAAACAGTGTGAATCATATTATATCTATCATCAAGAAATGTGATTTACAACCTGAAGAAGTAAATATCCTCTGTTCTAATACTCCTGAGAATCTAAAAAGAATACAAAAGAAATTAGGAAAGAAGTTTGTAATAGGGGAAGTTCCATTGAAAGGAGTAAAATCTAAAATGTTTACATTTTGTACAAGAACGGTTTACCTAGGCGCGGATTTCTATAGTTTATGTGCTAGATCTTTTATCTTTAGTGATAGTAATATAGATAGTCTAGCCGTAGATATCTCAGAAGACTTGCCTCAGATATTAGGACGTCAGAGATTGTTTGATAATCCTTGGAAAAATAATGCAATATTTTATTATAGACCTACATGTGACTATAGAAAGGTTAGTCAAGAGGAATTTGATAGAGAGATTGAGAGAAAGAAAAAAGCTACTAATGATTTACTACTGTCATATAGTTCAACTCCTGATGAGGCAAAATTAACGTTGGCTGAGAGATATCAAAAAATGGCAAAGTCATTTAATTATAAAGATGACTATGTAGCAGTAAATGAACACTCCAGGTCTACTCTAATTCCTGTTATTAATAACCTAGTTCTGGTAAATGAAATTAGAGCCTTCAGGATACAACAATATGACTATAAGGATAGATTTACAGTATTTAGTTCAGTACATAATACACTAGATACAAATGATCTAATAAATCGAGAGGTTTCTGAATTTTTAAGTATGTATCAAGAATTAAAAACATACTATGATAAAATAAAATTACTATGTGAATATAACTTATCTGAGCAGGGGGTTAGAATAATATTAGATCAGTTAGGAGGAGATGAGATAGCATCTCACTATATAGCATTGGGTCCTGATAGATTAAGGAAACTTTATTATAATAAAACTAACATTAAGAAGGAACTAGGTATAGTAACCTTCAGTAGGGAACTCTTAGTTAATACAGTTCTCTCCAAGTTTTCTATTGGAGATAGAATAGGTCAAGCAAGGATAAAAGAAATTCTTAAAAGTCTATATAATTCTATTGGATATTCTGCTATTCCAAAGGCTACTGATTTGGAAGAATTCTTTAATATAAAAAGAGCAAAAGTTAGTGAAGTTCTTTTAGATGGTACAAAAAAAAGAATAGATGCATTAGAGATAATAGGAGTTAAGCCAGAGTATCAAGGAATATATAATAACCTGAAAAAACAATAAAACAATATTTTATGAGGTAAGTGTTCGATCTTACCTGAGACATAATAATTCTCATTCGCCAGTAAAGGTGAGTGGGAATTTTATTTTGAATAAAATTAGTACAAGATATGATAATAAAACGTAAACTAATTTTTGATAGTCCTGAACAAAGAGAGTTTGGGATTCCTTGGAAAAAGTATGCGAAATATGGAATGAGGTCTGTTAAAGACCACGGGTTAAGAAAAGGAATAAGAAAACTTCGATTTAAGATTTCTGATGATATTGATAAATCAATTAAAGCAAATGAAAAGGCTCATAAGGCTCTTGATGAATATACTAATAATACTGAATTTCCCAAACGATCAGAAGTAATGGAAGCTTTAGGTCAAGAAGCAAAGAAAAGAGGAATAGTTGTAATAAAAGGTAAAAAAGAATATAAACAGATATTGAAAGGTGGAGAAAAAATAAAACGCTCTTCTTATGATAGAAGTGAACCTTGGGCAGTTCCTAAAGAATATATAAAAAAGAAAGATATAATTAAGTATACTAAATCTAATTTTCCAGAGGATAGAGAACTTGGAAAAGCATTATCTAAAGGAAAAGCTGTAATAAATCAAAAAGGAAGTCAGGCAGTACTTGCTCATGATATTGGACATATTATGAATCGAAGTAAGACAAAAACAGGGATTGTATCTAAAGTAAATGATGTAACAAAATCGATTTATCAAGATAGTAGAAATAAAAAGGGATTAGGAAATTATTTACTAACTTCTGCAACAGGAAAGATTTTATTAAAAGAAGAAAAGAATGCTACTAAAAATGCAATGAGTCTTTTAAAATCAGCTAATGCAACTCCAAATGAAATGATTGCAGCCAGAAAAGAATTAGGAGCAGATTTTGGAACATATATGCATGGTTATAAAGCAAGTAAGGGAAGAATATTAAAGGGAGTAGTAAAACCGAATAGAATAAAGAAGAAAAATAAAAAGAGACGTTAGGCCTCTTTTTCTTGAATTTTAGAAATTAAACTATTAATATATTTTTCAGCTAATTCTTTTGTCTTAAATTTATTATTGAAAGATCCAATAATATAATATTTCTCTGGATCTTCTAGATTTATATTATATAATAGTTTAAAAGTTTCTAAATCTTCTTTCTTAATATTTAATATTTTCATATCTTTAGGAACATCGTATTCTTCTTTAGATACTTGAATTAATGTAATAAACGAAATCCCTTGTTCAAAAACTTTAGCTGTAGTGAACATTTTAGATATCTGTTTATTAGGTTTTACAATTTTAATAATATCTTTTTTCATATTCTTATATATTTATCATTACATATATAAGGCTTTTAGTTTATTATATTCCGTTCTTTATTTATGATCGGAAAAGTAAAAAATCATATTCTCTAAAGGGGGGGGGTATGAAGTTTAATATTCCCCTTAAATAGTATATAAATAGTATGATAATAAAAAGAAAATTATTCTCTAAGAAATTAACAGCCGAAGAGAGAAAACAGAGAGCTGCAGATCAGATTGATAAAACTCGTAAAGGAGTATCTACTGCGCATGGAATTTTAGCTGGTGGTACTGTAGCTGGGGTAGGTCTTTTAGGTTCTGATATTGCCAGAAATGAAGCTATGTATAAAGTAACTAAACAAACTAATAAACATGTAGATAAAATTAGCGAAAATTATGGTAATAAACTAGATAAGATAAGAAATACTGGAGATAAAGTTCGAGAATTGGCTAAGAAGAGATTGAAGAAAACTGGAAATCCTATAAAAGATCTTGCTAATGAACTTGATATTGATAGAAAGGTTGATTATGTCGAAAATGTCTATAAAACAGGAGCTGGAGAAGAATATAATGCTAAAATCGAAACTCTTAAAAAAGCTTCTAATAGATTAAAGGATAGAATTTCAAAGAAAGCTTCAAAGAGAAATAAGAAGATCTTGGTAGGAGCAGCTTTATTAGGAACAGCGGCGGGATTAGCTTCAAACCATTCAATGAAGAAACGTGCAGAAAAACTTAGAGAGAATAAATTTTCTAAGGCTGATAATGATTTAGATGAAGAAACATATCTTGGGATGTCAGAAGAATTTGATGATTCTAAATTCTCTCGAAAGTCAGATAAATGGCTTAAAGAAAGAGCTAGATATAATGAAGGTTTGACTGATAGAGAGAAAAAGAATATAAAGAAGACTGCTGCTAAAGCGATGATAGGTTTAGGTGTGACAGGAGCTTCAATTGGATTAGCTAAGAAATTATCTTTAAAAAGAGGTTTAATAGGAGCTGGAATCGGTGCTGCTACAGGTGCCGGAATTGCTGCAGCTGCACATCTTCATCATAAATCAGAAGCAAGAAAGGCTCGTAAAGAATTAGAGCGTAGAGAAAAAGAAGATTAATTAATAAAAAAATGAGAGTTTAACGATTATGAATATTTTAACATCACAATTACCATCAGGAGGATATGGATATAAATTCCCAAGTGTTAAGGTTAGTCCTATGACATTCTTAGAGATAACGAGATATCTTGAGAATCTTCCTTCTGATGATCCACTAGAAAAATACTTATATGATATCAACTTACTTATCCAGGAAGATGAAACTATCCTAGATTGTTATTTAATGGATGTAGATTTCTTGATATTTTATAAAAAGCTTTGTACGGTTTCTGGAGAATTATCTTATGAAATTGAGGTAACATGTCCAGAATGTGGAAAGAAAATGAAAAAAACTATATCCTTCGAGAAAGATATACACTTTAAACAGATCGATCAAAAGATTATGAATGGTGCTTTTATTGAACTCGGTGGACATAGATACGAGACTATAGTTCCGACAGTTAGAGAATTTATGAAGGTTTTTCAAACTTACCTTAGATATCGAACTGTAACTGATCTTAAGATGATTAAAACTATAGCACTGATTAAAGATTTTGATTATCAGGGAACACAGATTGAAAAAGATGTCCTTGGGGCTACTCACTCTGATGTTACACTTCTCTTAGCTTTACGTGACTTATATTATGATCGTCTTGAGCCAGTTCAATTGTTTTGTTCAGAATGTAATAAAGGTAAAAAACCGAAGGAAAGGAGGAGTGTGGCAGTAAGTGTAGAATCTCTTACTGTCGACTTCTTTCGAGACATCTGTAACAATTCCCCAATTGATGGATCTAAAATTTTATTTAAATAAATTTCTTAAGGCAGATGGAATAGAGAATTATACATTGAGTTCTCTTAAAGCTCTTAGGGAATGTTATGAGAATTTTCTTGATACTACTGAAGGAACTGATCCAGACTTCCCATTACTTAATTTTGGTGGTAAGAAGGGACAGAGGCTTAAGGGTATATCAGCAGCACAGCGCCAAGCCTACTATGAATCTGAAGCTGAGAGAAAAGAAATGATGGGTGAGGGAGGAATAATAAATGTAAACATTTTAGACTTATGATTATAAAACGTAAATTATTTAGTCAGAAAAAAAAGAATCTGATGACAAACTTAAGAGGGCCGCATCAATAGCCGGAGGAGCGGTAGTTACTAAAGAAGGATTGAATATACTAGATAATGTACATCAATCTGGAGAAGTATCTGGTAGGGTTAGATTATATCATGGAACTACTAAGAAAAATAAGAAGAAAATACTAGAAGAAGGTTTGAAAGGTGAAAAAGCTCTTACTAGTGATGCTATTACTAATTAAAGAATAGGTGATGTTGGTAAAAAGTTTGGGAAGAAGATAGTATATACTGGAAAAAAGAGAGCGCCAGCGATTGACATGATAGTATCTCACGCAATGAATGCTGAAACACCTTCTATGGTTAGGATGTCAATTCCCTACAAAGAGTATCAGAACATGAGGTCTAGGAGAGTATATGAGAATCCTGAATTTACTATCGCTCACAATGCAAAAACTAAAAAAGAGTTTGCTGAGGATATGAAGAATAATATATTTCATCCAATGACTAAGAGAGAAGCTAATAAATATTATGATAAGTTTTCTGGTGCTAAAGGAACTTCTGGAACAAGAATTTTTGAAGGTGATATTGAATCTAAATATATAAAAGGAGGAAAAGGTTATCAAAAAAATTCTATCAAAGAGGTTGGAAAATATATTAAAAAGAATCCTAAACGTTTTGCTAAGGGTCTTGGAAAAGCTTCTCTTGGTGCTGGATTAATTGCAGGAGGAGCGGCATTAGCTATCAAAGGTGGAAAAAAGAAAGATAATACTGAATAAATTAATCTATAATAAAAACTTCTATCTTCCTGTAAACGGGGGGGGGTATGAAGTTTAATAATTCCCCTATATAATATTTTATGATTATTAAGAGAAAATTATTTTCTAAAAAAGAAGATAATAAGAAATTAAAAGAAGGAGTAGGATTATCTTCTATTATAGGAGGTGGATATTTAATTTCTAAATCAAATAATAAAGGAGATTTAACAGGAAGGCATAAATTCTATCATTCAACTGAAAAGAAGAATGTTAAATCTATTTTAGAAAGTGGTCTTAAAGGTTCTAAAGCATTAGAGGATGGAAACTTTACAAATTCATTTCTTCATGGTGCCGGAAAAGATGATGGAAGGGAGTTAGTATATTTAGCAAAAAATAAAAAATCAGCTAGGAATGTTTCGGATGCTAGGATTGAAGCTGGTAGAGGAAAATCAAAGACTCTAAAAGTAGAAATACCACATGAAGACTATAAAAAAATGAAAATAGCTAATGGAAATCCAGAACTAGAAGGAGCCAAAACATATAAAGAATTTCTAAATAATAGAAGTTATAGAGAGGATAATAAATATAATAGATCTCTTTGGAAAGATTTAGGAGGAGATAGGAATTCTAACACTAGAATGATTGAAGGAAATATAGATTCTAAACATATCGTTGGTGGGAAAGGATATAAAAAATTAAGTACTAAAGAGTTAAGAGGTTATATCAAGAAAAATCCCAAAAAATTTTTAAGAGGGGCTGGAAAATTATCTTTAGGTGTCTCCGGAGTTTATATAGGAGGAAAATTACTTCGGAATAATGCAGAAAATTCTAAATCTAACAGTATCGATAATTCAGAAAAAATTTTAGTAAGTGCTGGAGCAATTGGATCTGGAATTAAAACTGCTAGGACTGAATTAAAGAAAGTTAAACAAAATGATGTTATTGGTAGATCTAAAATTGACCAATTTTCTTCTGGATCTTTCAGAAAAAAAGCAAAAATCGTAAAAGATCTTGTTAAAAAGAAGGAGTAAGTAACTTTGATGATATTTATAAGAGAGCGGGAGAAGCTGTAGAAAATGATATTAATATTGAAAGAAAAGCACAAGAGAAAGGAATGAATATATTAAAAAAAGCAAAGAAATTAGGAAAACAGAAATCTATAGCAAAAGGAGCTTTAGTAACTTCTTCCTTATTAGGTGCTTATGCTGGATATAGAAAATATAGAAAAGATAGGGAGGAATAATTATGAGAGTATTAAGACAAAAAGTATTTTCTTTACTAACTGAACGAATTAGAGAAGAATACTTAATAAAACCTGGAGATTTCGATAAATTTCCAAAAATCGTTCAAAATTATTACTTACAGGGAATTAATAAGGATTTTTATGATTTAATTAATCTCCAAGGATGTCATGGATTTAATCCATTTCCAACTCCAATATTAGATAAAAAACCTAATAAAGATGGATATATTCCTTTATTTGCAGAAAATCAAGATTATGCTGACTTAGATAATCCTACAGTTTACTATAAAGATGGAGTATTATTCAAGAAGACTGGGATATTTTTCAAAAAGATAGTTCCTATGAGTGACTTGAAATTTAAGAGTTTTCTTCTCAATAGTATGATTAATGAAGATGATTTAGGTCAGGAGTGGAAACAACATCCTAATGGAAATAGGATAATAGCTCTTGAAGAAAAGATGGAGAGGAAAATTAATAGATTATAGAAAATTAATCCTCCTTAAAAACATACAATCCTGGGAAAGTTTGGGATATAACTGCCCAGGAACTAAATTAAAAATAAAGAGCTATGATTATACTATTGAAAAATAAATCATTAACAGGGAGAGAAAAATCTATAGTAGAACAGAAAGAATTTAGCTTGCCAAGTAGTATAATGAAATCTATAAGAAATTTTATTGCTCCTATTAATAAAAGAGATGGATCTAATAAAATAAAGAATCCATTAGTATTGTACGCTAGAGATCAGAAAGCTAGAAGAATTAGAGCAAATAGAAAACTAGGAATTGATTTAAAAACAAATGTTCCCAAGAATCCTAAGTTAAATCAGAGTCTAACAAAAGAGATAACAAAGGATGGAGAAAATTGGGTATTGGATAATAATGGCTGGTATAAATTTCAAAATAACGTTGCGAGAGAATCAGCTGCTCCAGTAAATAGAGTTACATTAGGGATAAATAATCTTAAATATACAAAAATTTCTCCAAAAGACTGTATAGATCTTTCAGAATCAAAAGCACTACTAGCTGCTAAAACAAAGAAAAATATAATAAACCTTGAAGGAAGTTTGTTAGATTCTACAACTCCTATGTCTCATGAATATGGACATATATTAAATTCTAAAAATCCAAGAACTAGAAAGGTAGGGATGAGAATTAGAAGATTACAGAATCAAGAAAACAAAACGACCTCTAATAGATTCTTTGGAAAAGCAAAATCTACATGGAATATTGCTAGATTAAATAACTCTATTGTTTCTGAAGAGAAGAATGCTTGGAAGAACGGAATAAATGCATTGAAAAGAAATGGTGCTACTTCAGAAGATCTAAAGTATACTAATAAATATAAAAATGCAGCTTTAGATACATATAAGAGTAGTAGAAATTTAAAAATTGTATCGAAAGTATATGACATGTTTAAATCAAAAAATTCGGTTAATCCAATAGAATCATTAATGAAAGATAGAAAATATAAATGGAATGCAGTAGATCTAGGGTCTAATTTGTAAAAAAAAATAAAAAGTAGAAATCTTTGTTAATCTCTACTTTTTACAAATCATACTTACTTAAATAATCCTTTATTATTTTTAGATCCCCATTATCAAATTCAATTATATTATTAGGTATATCGAATTGCCATTCTCCTGGCGCAGTATAAACGTAATTACACTCTTTACCATCATCTTCTATAATTTGAATATCTGAGGTATTACCTTTATACTCTACCATTGGTCTAAGTCTAATTATTCTTTTATCACTACTAATAGGATTTTTAGTAAATATGAATAGTTCTACTGATTTAGGTTTATCTTCTTCATCCCTAAATGTTAATTCAGCGTCTTCGGTAAATTCAAATTGACATGAAGACACATCTAATTCACTTTTTTTAATAAATCTTATTCCTATTTTCATATTTCTTTGGTTTTATATTACATATATAAGGCTTTGAAGTTATATGAAGATTAAAGAGAGATAAAAAAATAAGGAGGCTATATTATGTTTGGATTTATCAGAAGATATGTAAAGAGAAAGAAGTTTAGGTCTAAGGTAGAAGTAGAACTACATGATATATTAAGAAACTTTTTTGATTTTAACGGAAATATATATATTTATTTAGATGAGTATAGTACGGAGAGATTATTGGATTGTGTAGAAGGTCTAAAAAGTCTTCATAACAAGTATTTAGGGAAAGATATCCAATTTTTTCATAATTGCGAAGATATTCAATATATCTTATATTCTAATATTGATCAATTAAGTAATATTATAGAAACCGATTTGGAGTCTCGAGAGTATTTATATAATTTTCTGAAAGATTATATATCTAAAAGAGTTTCTCTTAATGAATTAGATCTAAGTAGGGAATATAATAAAGAATTTTTTAATATTTTCTCAACTATCGTAAATATAATAGATGATGGCGGTATAGGTATTAATTATAAAAATTTTATTAATTCTTATCTATATTCATCTAGTATATTATTTAATGAAATGAATGATATATTGAATGAGTATATAAAATTATATCCACTAAGTAATAAGGATATAGTTCGGGAAAAAGTGACTGTACATGAACCAAAAATGATAAAAGTTTCGGGTGATTATATACCAACAAGTGAATTCGTAGATTATTCAGTATTATATGTAAAAACTCCAAAAGATAGATATGAATTATTATCTCCTTATTCTTTAGAGGATGAAAAATATTATATCAATGAGTTTCGCAAAGAAGATGATACTAAGAAAGATTTTAACTTGGATAATATACTTTCTATAGAACACTTTATAAGAAACTATATAAAACAAAAATAAACAATGGCTGCAGAAGATATAGAAAATAAAGTAAGAAAAATGTCTTCCCAGAAACCAGAGGATGGGAAAGACTTACAACAACTCCAAGAAGCACAAAACCAGATTGTTCAGATAAATGCAGAACGTCAGGGAAACTTACAAACAGCTAGACTCGAAAATAATGCTGATGCGGCTAATAATGAAACTATGAGTCAAGCTGTAGAGATGGCTGCACTTGGAGGATTAGGTGGAGCAGCAGTACAACAACAAGTACAGGCAATGAATCCACAAACTCAGGCTGTCTTAGGAAAATATGGACTTGGACAACCTAAAGTACAGCGAACATCTTCAAGGAGTGTACAAGTAACTCCACAGAAGATAACAATAAATAATAACACTACGAACACAACGACTAATAACGTTGCTGTTCCCGCTGCTAATATTGGTGGTCCTGTCCAAGGGAGAACATTAGCAGTAAAACAAAATCCAGATGAAGGACAGGCTCGATTTAAAACTTGGATATCTAATGCCTTTGCTAAACAGAATCAACAAGCAGCGGCCAGAGAAAAAGAATATCAACGTCGTGAGTGGTCCTTGACAAGAAGTACTAATAAATTAATGAAACACTTATCTGACTTAGGAAAGAGTGTTTCAGAGAGATTAGACCCTAGGAAATTAGCATCTTCGGTAGGTGGACAATTTAAAACTATTCTCTTCCTCTTTGGTACTATGTTCTTAGCAAAAAATTGGAAAAGAATTATTAAATTTGCTGCTAATGTAGAGACTTTCTTTTTTGGAGAACCTGATCCAAATGATCCCAAAGCTCCAAGAGGCAGATCTGGATTTTCTAAAATGTTAATTAGTTTATTTGGAGGAGATCCTAATAGCAATAAATCTACTATACTAGGTTCATTAAAAGACTTGCTTTATACAGGTGATGAAAAGCGTCCTGGAGCATTCGACTACTTATTTTTAAAGATAAAGAATTATTTTTCAGAAGGTGCAGAGGCGATAAAAAATTTAGAGTTGCCAAAAATAGATACAGATGATCTTTTAGGTTCTTTAAAAAATATAGTTGGATATTTTGGAAACGTTATATCTACGCTATTTACTGGAGCAGATGGATTAAAAAAAGGAATTGATAATCAGATAAAAGAGGTTTCTAAAAATTCTAAATATGGATTAACTAGTGATGGTAAGAAAGATTTATCGTGGATAGATGATCGTGCGGATGTTAATGAAAAATTATCAAATTTTTATACACAACATTTTAGAGAATCTTATGGAAATTTAAAAGGTTATGAAGACTTAATAGATTCTAAAGGTAGGTTAACTGATATTGCTAGAGGAGATATAATTCATACAAGGGATAAAGATGCTAATAATTATGTAAGATATTCAGATGTTACTGAATCAGGAGAATTGACTGGTACTGTAGGTTCTACATTTAGAGCTTCTAATGCTGTATCAAGTATGTTAGGTGATAAAAAAACTGTCAATACTGTTGGAGTTACTAGTTTACTCGGAGATATTGAAAAGGCAGTAGATAAAAATGAAGAATCAGGAGATAAGAAGGGTATAGCTATCGAATCTTCAGAATTTTTAACAAGAACAGGACTAACTTTAGATGATATTGATGAATTGAAAAAACGTGGAGATATCACTGAAGGTAGTTTTAAATATGTTTTAGAACCAAAAACTTTAGAGGAATTAGCTTTTGAGTATAAAAATCAACCCCCAGGACCAGAAGAGGCTGCATTAAAAGCTGGATTACAAACTCATTTAGAAAATGTTACTGGTATAGGGGATTTAAAGAAATGGGGTTTTAGATTGGCAGGGTTAGCTGGAGGTATTGCACTTTGTTTTGTTCCAGGAGGACAAGCATTAGCAATTCCTTTGATAGCTGGTGGATTAACTGCTGGTGAGTTAACTGCGCAGGCATCTCAATCACCATGGGTTAGAGGTGGATTAGCTGCTTTAAATACAAAAAAAGCAAGAGTACTTCCTAGATATACTATGAGATTAGTTGATGTAAATGACCCTAGACCAGGAGTAGATTTAGGTCGTATGGGAGATATGTCAACAATTACTGTACCTAAAAATCAGAAAGATGCTACTATAGTTAATGGTTATAGAATTAAAAAAGGGGTAATAAATAGGATTAAAGACAGAATTGGTGGTTTTAAAACGAAAGATAAAGATGGAAATGTATCTTATAAATCATTTGATATAACTGATTCTGAAATAAGAACTAATATGGATAAGCATGTTAGAGGCATACAAACAGCTCTTCATGGAAAAGTGGCTGAAAATGTAGATTATGATTTGAATAATTACAAAGGCATCCAAAATGTACTGGATCTTAAAGCCAAAAATCGTGCTTATGAACAAGAAGTATGGAATAATTCTCCTATGAAAAAAAGTGGCGAATATATAGGTGATGCAGTAGATGGTGTGAAAGGGTATATTACAGGAAATAGACCACCTGAAAAGATAACTGATGAGGTGAGAAAGGCTAGAATACTAAAAGCCATGGATTTTGCTATGAAGGAACTTGGGATGACTAAAGAACAAGCTGCCGGGTTAGTTGGTAATTTTTTAAGAGAGTCTCAATTAGTTACTACTGCTAAGAATCCAGACTCTCCAGCAACTGGAATAGCTCAGTGGTTAGGAGTTAGAAGAAGAGCTTTTGAACATGGTAAACTTAGTGAGAAAGAAAAAAAAGCTGGATGGAAACATTATGATGGACCAGGTTCAGGTAAATCTTTGGGAGATGCATCCTTTGAAGAACAACTTCAATTTGTTAAGTGGGAAATGGAAAATATTCCGGCTTATAGAGAAGGTTTGAAGAAAATAAAAGCTTCAAAAGATCATCTTGAAGCAGCTCGAAATGTTTTTGGATATTATGAATTTTCAGCAGGTCCAGAAAAATCAGCTCAACATATGGAAGATAAAGGGCAAGATGGTTGGGGATCCTTGAAAAAAGGAGAAAATTTTGCAGGAGATGCTTTATTAACTTACAACTCTTTTAAAGGTGATACTCTAGAAAATACCAATACTAATTCCACAAATTCTGAAGAGTCTATTTATATGGCTGATGCTTCATCTACAACTCCAGATAATTATGTAGAACAGAGAACAGATAAAGGATCTAGTATATCTACTTATGATTGGAGTACTGCAGGTGTTAATTCTTTTGGAAGTGATTCTGGATTGATAATGGCTCAGAGTAGTATTTTAGCTCCAGAAAAAGTTACACCAACTACACCAACTTCAGAAAAATCTATTCCAGGTAATACTTCAGAATCTGCTGGACGAGAATTAATAGCTGATGCAGAAAAAGATAAGACGGAAGATCTTTATACAAAAGTTTCTGATATTAATGAAAATATAAAACTTCTTTCAAAAACATCTATAGCACAAGCAGAAGCAATTAATAATGTTTCTACAGCCATAGCATCTCTTAAGTTTGGAGGAAATATAAATATGGGTGGTGGAGATGGAAGAACTAAAGTACAGAGTATTACTACTCCCCCTTATAGAGGATAAATTATTTAAACAATCATAATTATGGCTGGTATTACTGATGAAGAACTAGATAGGGAACTAGCAAGATGTGGATTTAACCCTAAGGATGATAATAGTGGGGCAGTTGTTTCTAGACATCATGCATTTTATTATGATAGACAAATAGATAAAGTTCTTACTCATATAACTCTTCATGCTAATTCTTATTTAGATGGAAAAGGGGAATGGCAAAAAATGGGTTCATCCTATTCTTTAGATGAAGAAGGTTATAATACAGTACCTCTTTATAAAGGAATTCTAAATGAAGATTTTATTGTTCAAGCTGGTAATTCCTGGACTGATTTTGGAGATGATCCTATAGGTGGTATGTGGAATAATCTAAAACCTTATGCTCCATATGCGAAAGAACTTACGAAAACAGCTGAATCAATGTTGAGAGATACAACTGGAGACAGTACTGTTGAAAAACTAGCAAAAAAAGTATTATCTGGTATAGCTACTGCAACTGGTACAGCATCTAAACTCCTTAATAGATCTCTTGTAACTCAGGGGTGTAGATTTTCTTACTATTCTGGAACTAGTACTAGTTTTGGAAATTTAGCTATGAAATTTACAGTACTTCCTGATTATTCTGGTGGAGTATTTAAAACGGTTTCAGAACAGCTTCAAGAGTTATATCCATATATAATGGGTAAATATACTCAAGGAGTTGTTGATGAAAATGGAACAGTACTAGGATCAAAAATTGAATCTAATAAAGAAGGCGTTAATACTGGAATTACTGGAGAAGATGGAAAATTGCTTAATACATTTTTTAGTTGGCAAATGCCTCCTGCTGGATATGAGCCGGATCTTTTAAATATGGATACTATCTTAACTGGTACACTCAAGCTAAAATTTGGGGCTTTTTATGCACTAAATTCTCTTGTATGTACTAATGCTCAATTTAGTTTTTCAAAGCAAGTAGTAAAATATTGGGATGCATCAAAGAAAATGAATACTTTAAGTCCATTATACTGTGATGTTATTCTTAATTTCCAACCATCTACTAAATACTCTGATATATCACTTCAGAAATTTATTAGTGGACAGTCTACAAAAGATTTTATTACTGCTGCGAAAAATAATATGAGAGATGGTCTGAAAAGAGAAAAAGATAAAATAGATAACTTATTAAAATAATAATATGCCATTAAATACAGCAGAAAAACCGGGAAAAATAAAAACTCCTAATCCTCCATCATTAGGAAGTATGGTTAAATCATCTCCTTCTGCCCCAAGAATTGAAGTTCCACAACAAAAACATTATGGAGAAGGAATGAGTAGTGGAACCAAAGTTAGTGGATTTTACTATGATACTAATCGTGGTAATGATTTAATGTCAGTTTCTCTTCATTATAACTCCGTTCTTTATGATGATGGATCTTGGGGTGAATATCACGGTGCAAAAGACGATGATGGGTATTCTTATGAACCATTATGTAGAGCTATTATGTCTGAAGATTATCAAGCTGCTATTTCTAATTCTTGGTCTGAATTTGGAGATGAAAAGATTAATGATGTATTTAATCAATTTAAACCTTATGCACCATATCTATCATTTTTCTCTAAAGAACTTGAAAAAATGAATAGTGCAGAAGAGGAAATGAAGACTGGATCAGAAGAGGATAGGATGGCTATATTTAGTACTATTGGACAAATATTTGATAAAACAACTGATGTTCTAGAAAAATTAGCAAAAGCAGGAACTGATTATTTAAATAGAGCTTTAGTAACTAAGACTGGAAGATTTTCTTACTATTCTGGTACTGGAGTTGGATTTGGTAATCTAACGATAAAATTTACTATATTTTCTGATTATGTAGATGGGAAATTCAAATCTGTATATGATCAGATTATGGAATTATATCCATATTGTTTTGGAAAATTAGTTAAGTTTTTAAATGATAGTGGAGAGCCAGCAAGTAAAGATGATACTGAAGTAGCGTTGATAAAAGAATTAGTTGATAGATATTTTGGTTGGCAGATCCCTCCTGGTGGATTTAAAGCTGAGTTGGATAATATAGATAAAATACAATTTGGAACTCTTAAACTTAAATTCGGCTCACTTTATGCTATTGATAATCTTGTTTGTGAGAGTGCTACTTTCCAAATGTCTAAACAAATGATGAAGAGATGGGATACTGGATCTAAAGAAAATGATCTATGTCCTTTATCTTGTGATATTACAATGACTTTCAAACCAGCATCTAAATTTACTGATGTTAGACTTAAGAGATTAATAGGAGGAGATGCTACACAAAAAGAAAGACAAGCGATGGAGTTAATATTACAAGATAATATAAATAAAAAAATAGAAGAAAATAAAAAATTATTAGGAGGATAAAATGTATACTAAAAAAGATGAGATAATTAGCAATAAGGAAAATCTTTCAAACTATATAGATGGAATAGATGTATATAACTCTAGTATATTAGTATACTTAAATAATCCAATTATAGAAAGAGAATCTTATGAAATAACAGCATATGAATATAGACCAGATCTTATTGCAGAGGATTATTATGGTTCTACTTCATATGCTGGCCTCCTAATGTTACAGGCTGCTAGAGGGCTTGAAACTTATAAAAGAGGCGCAATTTTAAAATTAATTCCAAAAAGAGTATTAGATAACATATTAGGAAGTTTATGAAATATATTAATTCTTATAAGGTTTCTATTAATTTCACTCCATGGTTTGACTCTGGGTATAAATTTGATAATATCCATATGTACGAAGAACTTGGCGGAAAAATAGCTAGTGGGGAAATTAGTATGTCACATGACGGTTCTGGGGAAGCTCTTAAATTAATTACAGATCAATATACTGGACAGATAACTTTGGAGAAGGAAGGTGGAAATATTTATATTATTGATGTTTTCATAATTAATAAAAAATATTTTAAAAACTTTTTAACTCTAAACTTTATCTGTATAAAAGATAAGAAATTTTATACAGAACTTATACAAGCTGAGTGGGATGATATCACTTCAGCTATTGAATCTTTATATCCAGGAAAAAAGGATATAAGATGTAAATGTGATATTAATAATAAACTTACAATTTTTCAAAACTCAGAAACAAATCAATCATTATGTTCTAAATTATCATATGGATTTAAGAAAAAGTCTATATTTGCTTATGGATGGGAAGGGTATTTAATGAAGGAGATTATAGGTATTGATCATGGAGGAAATCAAGAACCATATTATAGTATAGAGGGTTCTTCTGAATTCTTACAATTAGATTCTTATAACCTAAATTATAATCCTTTAATTTATTATACTCCAACTAATCCATGGGAACCGGTTAAAGGAGATGAGAATAATGGGGAGCAAGCAAATAATAGTACAGATGATTATACAGATCTTCAACCTAAAAATTCTAGAACTCTCCAATTTTATGAAGATTATACAATTGTTGGAAAAGATTTTGAACAACTTATGCATAACTATTGGAGAAACTTAGGATATATGAATTCTGATTTCTTCACTGCATTTAGAATAAAAGATTTTGATATGCCTAAATATAAACTTGGTGATATCTTGAAGTATAAACGTGGTGAGCAAAAAACAGAATTACCATTTAAATTATTCTTAGTTCGATCTAATGAATTATTTATGGCTATTGAAGATTCCAGTTCTGTAGGCCCTGATGGAGAGAGTTTTTCTTGGACTTCATTGTTATCAGGTGTAGAGGAAAAAGAAGAAATATTACCAATTGTAGATCCAACAAATTAAATAGAAAAATATGAAAGAAGCAGATTTATACTATACTGGAACAATTGTAGAAGTTTTAGATAAAGTATTGTATGAAATAAAGGTGGATATCCCAGGAATAAAATCGGGAGTTAAGGCATTTCCATTTAGAGGAGAAGTAGATGAGCCAAGAGTAGGTGATTTCGTATTTCTTAAGTGTCTTGATCCAGTATTTCAGAGTTATTACTTATATCAAAAAATAAAAGAAAATGATTATATAGGTTTTAGAAGTAATGGAAAAATGGTAGATATTACACCTGATTATATAAGGGTTGCTATTTTTGATCCAGGAACTGAGTATAATGATCCAAATAATAATCCTAGACCTGAACCAACCGATTGGGTGACTATAGATAAAGATGGAAACATGGATATTAATATGAGATCTAATGTAACTATCAATATAGGAAAAAATTGTGATGTTACTATAAATGGGAAAACAAATGTAGAATTAGTTGGATCTGCAGTAGTTAAAGGATCTGATATTACACTTAAAGGTCCTGGAACATTAACAGTAAAGGGTAAAGTAGTAGCGGGAGGACATACAGCTCTCGGACCTTTTGTATTATCACCTACTTTCTTAACTCCAGGATCTCCTATACCTACATCAGATACTATATTATTAGAGAGTTGATATATTATGAAAAATTTATTAAGTGCATTGTCTGCTAAAGCAGCTCAATCAATATCATTAAAGAAATATCAAGATTCTCTTCCTGAGTTTAAGGATGAATCTAATGAAATAAAAGATCCTGAAGCAAAAAAGAAATATAAAGAAACTCTAGATAATGCTAAGGAGGATATGAAGAAAAGAGGAGAGGAAATGTTGGATAAAGCTAATGAAAAACTTGGTCAGATGTATAATCAAATGATAGAAGATTTCAATGAGCTTGGACAAGATTTAGGTCATCTTTCAGTAGGAACAGCTCAATTTGCTGCGAGAATTGCAATGGTTCCTCCAGCATTGATTTCTGTAACTCCTATGGGTCCTGGCGTTTCTGCTCAATTAGCTCCTCCATTACTTCAACAACTTAAAGCTGAAGGAGATAATCTTAGTGCAGTTTATGATAGAGTTGATGCTAAGGTAAGTAAACTAGGATTAAAATCTCTTATGGGAACTATACCGGTCGTTGGATCTGTAATGAGTATTGTAGAAACTACACAGGCAGTTGCTAAACCATTAATTGCACTAGTTGGAGCTAATGTTGGTGATATCATTGATGATCTTCCTATTCCTGAAATAGAAATACCAATACCTATTCCTGACTTAAGTGCAGCAAATTGTTCTGCTTTTTCTCCAAAAGATTTAGATCTTACGAATATATCAGCATCTAACTGTAGTAAATTTGTAGCTCTCAATGATGATGATCCTACAGTTAAATGTAATAATTGTAAAAATTATAAATCAAGATTATGAATTACCTACTTTCAACAGGTCAAATAACAAATCAAGTGGAGTATTATATTATAGATCTTTTCAAACTCTACTTAAATATCTGGCCAAAGGATATTCCAGGAGCATCTAAAATTGGATTTAACTTTATTTTTACTAATACCAAGAAAAAAGATTTAGCATCTGAAATTACTGGTAGGGTAGAACAGTTAATAACAAAAATAAAAGAGAAATTTACAAAAACACTTGATATAAAAATTGTTTCACTCGACTTAATAGATGAAACAAAAGTAAAACTAGTAATAAGTGTTAATCAGGTAGAGTCTGATGATATACTAGTTGATATAAATGAAACAACAGGATAATTATTATGAAATCATTACAAGATTATATAGATATTTATAGAGGAATAGCTAATAAACTTAATATTACCGGAGATTCTGTAGAGATTTTATCTCAGATGTTAGCTAATGCATCTTTTATTAGTGAAGTAGAAAACATAGCCTATGCACAAGAAGCATCTCTTGAGAAATCTACACTTATCAATTCAAAGATTCAACATTGTGTAGATGATATGTATTCGGTGTTTCGTGGTAGTTGTCCTCGCGTAATTCTTAATATAAAACCCACTAAGTATTTAAGTTTTAATATCTATGATGAAATTATAAGTTCTAATAGTTTTAAGGCTTATTACTTAGGGTATTATGATAAAAATTATACACGGCCGGGAGGTTATGGAAATGATAAAGATATAGCTGGAGACGAAGGTTTTGTATATTCTCCAATTACAATGTCTCCGGCCGTGAATGATACTGATACTTATACTATTATATGTCTAATTGCAAAAGAAACTGTTTCTAGAAAGTGGGTCTTAAATCAAAACAATACTTATTATGTTAATTGTCTAGAAAATGATCTCTCTGATGATTTTTGGGTTAAAGTTAATGATAATTTCTTCTCAACAACTAGATTATTTTCAGGACATATATTAGATGGTAGTATTTTTGATCTTACTCTCCCTGGATTTGGTTCTAGACTTTATGTAGCAGATATCTTTAGAACAGTGATGGAAAGAGAAGAAACACAGACTCCAGCAAATACAGTAGTAGAAGCTCTTTATTATAAATTTTCAACACTCTTGGGGTATAATACTTCAGAATTAAAAAAGCTTAATATTCGTGGAGCTGAGATGGTAGAATTTGATCCTTCTTGGTTGAGTGGACGAAATTATGAAATCTTAGGAACTGGTCTTGCTAGTATGTCTGAAGTTGATAGAGATAACTTAATTACTATCCATTACAAAGCTAATCGTGATAGATATGTGAATTCAATTTTACGTAGTAATTCTGATATTGGTACTGTACTTGAAGAGACTTATCCAAATAAAATCATTTCAGGTGGAACAACTTATAGATTTAGTAGTTCAGCACAAAGTAATTCTATCACTATCTACTATGTTCCATACTCTAATTCTACAATTTTAACAGAAGATGAAAAAACTAATTTTATTGAAACTAAAGGAGCTTACTATATAACTGATAAAATTACTATAGAAAGAGGATCTCAATATACAGCTATTTTTAACTTAGATGTAGAGATATATCAAAATAGTAGTATAGATTCAGAAGTTGGTGATATCTTGGATAATTATAGTAATAAGTTCAATATTAAATTTCCAGAGTTAACAGAAGAAATAAAATCTCTTATAAGTAAAATATCTAACGTAAAGAGAATAATTGACATGGAAATAACTTATACTAATGAAGATGGTTCTGTAGTTTCTCCTGAGATTGTATATGGAGAAGGGAATGTTGTATATTTCTCAATTAACTACATTATTAATTCAGTTATAGAATCATGAAAATATATATACCTAAACACTTAAGAAATATAGAAATCATAGATCAGCTTTATAGAATGATTGAAGATTACGAGGAACAATATTCTTCAGTAGTTTCAACTCAACAAGGTTCATTTGATGATTATTATATTTATTCTGGAAGTGATCCGGTGAAAAATTTCTTGAGATTATGTATTCCAAAATCAAGTCTCCCAGATAATCAAGATTACGAAGAGGTTATAAACTATCTTAGTAAATTATTTTATAGTGTAAAAGGAACTATTCAAGTATTTAATTATATGATACAGTATCTTCCTTTAGATTTCGATGGAGAGATTATATATGACTCAGGAGAAATAACAGTAAACTTTGAGAACTTAAGTGTAGAAAATGAAAGCTTATTTTACGAACTTCTTAAGAAATTTTTAGATGCACTTATATATTATACCAGACTTAATACTAATATAGGTTCTGGAAGTATAGATCTAACTATTCAAAGTAAGTTTCAGAATTATATTGGAGCAAACTTAAGAAGCTATAACAAAATGACAGTAACGCCCTATGAAATTGATTATCAATAATAACAATTTTACGGATATCGGAACAGTAGTGTTTTACAGTCAAGATGACCTAGATAACCGTGAATACAGTAAAGTTCAGTACAGATCTAACAGTTCTTTACTTTACAATAGAGACTTTAGTGAGTATGACTTTTCGTATAACATCACTAAAGATAAGTTTAATGATAAATTTTTAGTAAATTATCTAGGAGAAAAAACCCTGAAAGAAATCGGAGAAACATCAAATTCCCTAGAAAAAATAGAATCAATAATATTCCCAACATCCTCTAGAGAAAATTTAACAGAGGAAAATGATAGATATTTCGGAACTACTATAATATCCAATCAGGTATTCGCTCTTTTTAAAGCCGCCGCTGGAATTAAACGTCTGGAGTTATATGAGGGAATAATCGATAAAAATAATAACAACTCTAGAGGTAGTGACTTTATAGATACTGATTCAATGGCCGCCGCTGGAATTAAACCTACTTCTATTCCTAACTTTATATTAATTTTAGGACAACCAGACGAGACTACAAGCGGCGAGGATTTAGTAAGCGAGAAAGAACTCCTTGATGAAGTTACTGGAGAGAAGATGATTTGGATGCTAATTTCTAATAACTCTGAGGTGGAGAGTGTAAATCTATCTTATAAATCATGGGTAGATAGTACAAATCCTAACAGAAATATGAATAAGTATCTTCTTAGAAATGATGAATACTGGTCTACAATAGATTCAGTTGGGATAATAGAGACTGTTGAAGATGTTCCAGAGATTCTAATTGATGCGAATTCTAGTACTCTCTTAGGAAATGAGAAAATAGAAGATAATAGATTATTAATTCTAGGAAATAAACGAGGATTAATTGAGATGTATAAAGGAGCCGGAGATTATCCTAAGTACTTTCCTTTTACTACGTATAAAATTGGAGATAAAGTAATTCTAGGTGGAAAAGTTTGGGAATCAGTATCAGATAATAACTTTAATAATAATCCGGCGCTCTCATCTAAGTGGATTCTTTCAGAGTTTCTAAATATAAATAAACCAATTAGAATAGTTGTATCAGTAACCCCAGAAATCGGAGGAACTTGCAACCCTATTGGAATAATATCTATCCCTTCTGTCAAAACTCCTATTGATTTTAAAATATATCCTAATCCTGGATATGTTTTGAATGAAGATATACCATGTCTACTTGATGTGAAAGATTTAATTCCATTTCCGCCAAGTAATAATTTTAATTATAATATTCCAAATAACCTAATAACAGTAACTAATTGGGAAGAGGTTCTAAAAACGAATCATCTAATCTTCAACCTAAAATATACAGGATCTTATATAATCTTGAAAGCTATGATATCTGGAGAAAGTGATGTATATGATTATGGTGAATGGAAAAGAAAATTTGGAGAAAATAACTTTATAGTATCTGAATTAATTATAGGTGATGAAACTAAATATGATCCTTATATACAAGAAGATGGTAAAGTAGATGTCCTAATTAATCAGAGAGCAGAAATTAGAATACCAGAACTTTCAGGGTATATTATTTCAAGAGTCTTAGCAAAATATGAAAATGGAGATCCAGATGCACCAGAAATATATTATCCGGAACAAATCAATACCGTTAATAGTATTGTGATTCCTGAAGTTAATTTCTCGGCTGCTACTCTTACATTAGAACTTAGTAGTAAACGAGTAACTATTAGTATTATAGAGTTCTCTGGGTTTGAAGTATCTAATAATTCATTAAAGATAAATTCTGGAGGTAATGCTGTATTTAAGTTTATTTCTGAAGATTATCCAAATAGTAACTTGGAAAAAGTTATTATAGAAGACTCTCAAGGAAATTCATTAACTATTAATAAATTTACAGCAAATGGAAGTATTCAGAGTTTCGGTCCATCTCAGGTATCACTCAGGTCTGCAAATATAAATACTCCAGAAGAAGGAGAATATACCTTGAAGTTAATGAATATATATTATAATACAACCATAAAACTTATAAAGAGATAATATGATACTAAATAATACACACGTTCAAGGACTGTTTTTGTATTCAGAAGAAACTGAATATGAGAAAGGGGATTTTGTTGTCTATGGAAATACTATCTATATCTGTACAGCTAAAAATCCAACTAATAAAACAAATAATACTGTTTCTGGTGTTATTCCTGAAGAGAGTTCTGATAATTATTCACCATATTTAGGAGATAAATTAAATAACATAGAAGAGTATTTTAATTATATAAATCATTCAGAAGAAGAACAAGGCAAAGAAGATAAATTAATTACTGCACATCTTCTATCTCAAATTTTATCCACATACATGATAGGATTTGATGAAAAAGGTATAATTTCTGAATATGTTTATCTTAATTCTGGAGATGATTCATTATCTATTTCTTCTGAGTTATCTGATTTTCTGAACGGAACTGGAATTGACTCTAAAAATATCTTATCAATGATCTTAATCTCTCCAGAAATTAATAATGCTGTATTTAAGATATCGAGAAATCTTCCAGAAATAAGTGAGGTTATATTTAATGATGCTTCTGATATTTATCCAGAAGACGCTAATTATGTAATTCTACGACAATACACTTATACTAATGAACCTAACTCAGATTCTATTTATAGACTTCAAGAATTAATAGATCCTATGGGTTCAGTTGTTAGATATAGATACGGAAAAGGTTATAATAATGGAGATCAGAATACTTTTGATAGCGTTACTTCTTGGTTACCTAGTAGTATTGATAAAGATTGGATGGAAAATATAAAAAAACTTGAAAAACTTTACCTAGATAAAATCGAAGAATTAAATAACTTAGAAAAATCATTAGTAAATAATTTCCGTTTTAAAGAATATCCAATTCCAGAAACAGCTAATGTAATAGAATTTCAATGTACTGATAATACAAAAGATAACTACCTTCCTGTATCTGGATTTGATAAGGAGTCATTTATTCTTACAGTAATTACACAGGAAAATAATACAAATACAACAATTTCTGTAGATCTTCTTGACGCCTATATGAGTCATGATGCAATTTCTAGTTATTACTTAACAGATAGTAGCGCTCTTGTTATAGTTCCTGGAAAAACAGAGGGAAATAAAGGAGAAATTGTCAGACTTTATGTGACTAGTGGAAACATAGTGAATATATTTTATAGAGATAAGTACAAGAAATGAAAAAGATAGAATTAATAACCACTACTTCCGATAATATTTCTATATCACAAGTAACAGGACAAGAAAATGAGAAAGAATTTTACTTAACTGGAAATAATCGAGCATTAGTATGTAATGATTCAAATTATAGAATGACCAGAATATCTGAGTTAAGTAATAAATTAAAACTCAGAGATTGGAATGTAACTAATCGGAGGTTTGTTATCCCAGGTGAAGATGGCTCAGAAGGGAATCTACGAGTATGTATTGATGATTATTCTAAAGGTTCTGGAATAATAAATGAGGTTGATGAAGATACAAGAAGTATTGAAATTGATAAATATGAATTAACTGAAGAAGAAAAAACTCAATTTAATTCATATCTAGATTACCTCAAGAATAATAAAAATAATTACTTAAAAGAAATATATAACTTATATAATAGTATGAATAATAACGAAATTTATTTGTATAGTACTTCAAAAAATGTGGTTGATATTCTAAACAATTCTATTACTATCGATGTTATACCATTCAATTCTGATATCTATACCAATACAGTAGATTTAACAGAACTAATAAATTATTCCGTTAGTCCTGGAGTTTCTACCAAAATTGATCTTGGAATTCAATATTCTAAGTATGAAACTAAGTATGTCGAGGATCCTGAAGATAAAGAAAAATTAATTTTAGTAGGTAACGAAAAGTTATATTCCAAAGAAACAACATTCTCAGGACCTAGATATAATAAACAAGGAGAATTAGTTTCTAAAGACTACATAGAAGAAATTGGATCTGATATTGTAATTGAATGTATTAATAATATTATTAGAGTTGTATCTAAATCAACTGACATAGATGAATGTATTATTAGTAATTGTACAATAACTTATGGAAAATTATAACACAGGATATAGTACTTATGTTATTGGAAATTCTAGTAATATATCCAATAGCTTAGAAGTAATACTATATAATAAAAATGATGATTGGGATCCTAAGTTACCAAAAATATCTCTCTATAATATTAAACAAGTTTACTCTAGCCTGCTTACTTCCTCTGGTGGTAATTATATTAGATTAAGTCGAACTACTTCTAAAGAACCGTTTAAATACAAAAATAATCTTCCTTCTGGATTTACTGTAATAATTTATATGAGTGTAATAGATAATACTCCTATTGGTTATACAGAATTTTTAAATCCTCAAGGAAAGGGTAGTAATATAAATATTTATGTATCTTTAGATTCTAGTATATCTAGTCAAATCCAGATAAATCTTAGTAATTCTTTGGATCAACTAAAGAATAATTCAACAACTGGAAAAAACTTCTTAGATGATATAAATTTATATAACTACCCTGGAGCGAAAACTATAAAGCAGGACCTAGGAACTGATAATTACCCTAGATATACTTCTCATGTATACCATATTCAAGATAATGAACAAATGAATCTTCTCTTGGATTATGGTATTGGAAATAGTACTGGTTTTCATAAAATCAATTTGAATCATGATGTTAATATAGATCCTTACTCACATAATTATGAAAATCATCAAATTGGATTTTATGGAAAAGATATTGTATTATATTCTTGGACAGGTAATAAATATTCTATTAAATCTTTGGTAAAAAAGACAAGATTTGGTAATCCTGAAGTATATACGACTTCATCAGGAGCAGACTATTCTATTTTCGAGGATATGAAAAGTAATCAAGAAATATTCTATTTTTCTGGGAGATTTATAATTACTATTGGAACTAATTATCCTAGTATTCTTGAATTATATGATACAGAGAAAAGTCAATGGATCTCAACAGATTATCAAAATTTCTTTTTAGATACTCTTGATCCTAGAAGTAGAATTATATCTATTCCTGGAAATATTTCTAATAAAAGTATTACTAACTACATTCCTAGCATTAATAGCACTTTTTTAAATTTAACTGATTATACTAAATACACAAATATCAATATTATCAAAAAAGTTGGAGATTGGTATGTTTTTAAAAATAAACAATCCTCACAAAAAGATTTTCATATCTATAGTTGTATTGATAGATTAGTATATACAGTAAATACAGATGAAAGTCCGATACTAATTAATAATAGTCTTTTAATGATTCATACAGTAGATGAAGATCTGGGGTTAGATTATTATACTATCTACTATGAACCAGGAATTAGTTATTATACAGAAAGAGCTAGAGCAACATCAAGAAATTCAGAATTAGAGTACTCAGAGGAACTTGGAATATTAGTTAGTAAGGATGAAGAGTTTGAAAAATATAAGGGATATTATAATGAGGGAAAAATATTAGTAATTCATCGAAATAACCCAACAGGTATATTTGGAACTATTCTTACAGGATTTAGAAGAAGCTATTTTAAAGCATCTCTCAAAACAGAAGTACCAAAAATTATAGCATCTATCTCTGGACTACTATATTACATTGATGAAGATGGATACTTAAATTATATATAAAATTATGAGAGTTATTTTTGAAAAGGAATTCTTAGAGAGTATAAGAAGGATAGATAACACATTAAAGATAACCAAATATGTAATAGGAACAATTTATAATTCATATACAGTTGGAGAAGAATTCATGGAGAAATTATTTTCAGGTTCTTATCTGTATAATGATGTTAGAAAAACCTCAGAATATCCTCTAAATTCAATCTGGGATAGCAATAAAAAACTCTTAAAAATTAACATTGATATCCCAGAAGAAGAAAAAGCAGCTTTAGTTGAACCTAGTTCAGAATATTGTTTTATTTATTGCTATGGTATATATCCAGATCGAACAGAAAGAATAGCATTTATAATAACAGAACTAGAGGCTGCTGAAAGAAAAATAATTAAGTTCAATAAATTAGATTTAAATATATCGTCTAATCTTTTTGAATTATCTTTTCCAGAATATACAGAAGCAAACATTGAAACAATAGCTGATAGTGATACTGTATTCTTGGAAGGTATAGGTATTGATTATGGAGTTAATATTTTTACCTCTCCTGAAGAAAAAATAGTAACAAAAAAATCTTACTATAAATATATAAGAAATAAGAAAACGAGTGGACATAGTAGCTCATTCTTATATAATAATGTATCCGGTGAGAAGATATACAATAACTCTGTGATTAGGCAAATTACATCTATTCTATCGTTTTCAGCATTAGAAGATACTAGTAGTCTTAAGAAATCTGGAGGGTATATAAATCTATTAGGAACATTAGAATGTGATATGTATAGATTGATAAATGATTATAATATTTCAAAAATAAAAGAAAAAGTTAAAATAGATATAACATCTCTGCCTGTAATTGAAATTTTGGTAAAAGAAAGTAATGGACTAGAATTTAGGGTAGATCAACTAAATAAAAGATTAATATATTCTGCTAATACTACTGGAAAAGAGTTAAGTTCGGTAATAGTCTTAAAAATTACTAATCTAAATCCAATAACAAAAAAGACAAGTATTATAGAATCAGGAGAGATTAGGTTAACTCAATTTGCAATATAATAAATCATGAAACTATCTTTAAAAGAATTTGTTGAGGCTATAACAGAGATAGATAAAAATATAGGATTTTCAAAGTTCGTGAAGTATATTTTTATCTTCTGTTTGGTCTTAGCTATATTTAATTATAAAACTATAATAAAGGATACTATAGAAATATATTCTGAGATTTCTGATAAGATACATTCTGAGAAGATGGAACTTAGAGATCAGTTATTAGTAGAATTAAAACCTCTCCTTACAGAGTTCAGAAGCAATTCTAGAGCTGATAGAATACTATACTTCGAATATCATAATTCTAAAGAAAATCTAATATCTATTCCCTTCAAATACGTAGAACTTCTCCAACAAGATAACGGTTTTGCTGTACCTTCCATAGATCCAGAACAGTATAAAAGTATAAATACTGGATTGATTACTAGTATCTATGAAGATATTAAGTTTGGAGAAATTGTATACTGTGATGGTCCAAGGGATAGCGTATTTATGGAAAAATACCCTGGGATATACGAATTAGTAAATAGTAGAGATAGTTCTAAAAGACAAATATTTATTAGTATTCCTGGAATAAATCAACCTATTGGATTAATCATTCTGGAGTGGATAAATGAATCTAATATAGAGTTGAATGTAGAAGAAATTAAGAAAACTGCTACTTATAATTATATACCACGAATAAATGCCTTAATTCTATCAAAGTCGCCCGATAGAAACAAGTGGTTATAATTATGAATAAAATAAATAACAATAAAAACAAAAATTTATGAACGAAGAAGTTAAAATTTATGAAGATGCTACTTGGGGTAAGTATGGAAAAGATATTATTCCTAGTAGATTTTATCAGGTCTATAAAATTGAAGGTCCTTGGTTAGGAGATGATGAAAGTACTTGGTATGAATTCGATAGCGAAAATAAGAGTGCTGCAGTTTTAGAACCTGTATATCCTAATTACGAAGTCAATAAATATGGTTTGACTGGTGATAAAGAAGTGGTTAAAGTTACTATTACTCCTAGTGAAGAACTTAAATCACAATATCCAGATGCTTTAGTAAGTATTGATGGTAAATTCTATGATCTAGGTATTCTTAATAATCCTATTGAATTTTATATGGATAAAGATCATAAAGTTTCTATTATTTGGTCTACTGCAGAATTAGTTGAATCTTTCCGAATTATCAAAATTAAATAACAGAAATTCTCTTCTGAAAGCTTCAAAACCTAAATTATGAGAATAGACTTAGAAAAATTATAAAACTAAGTCTATTCTTTTATTATTTTATTCAATTATAAATAAATAATTATGAGTAGTTTAAATTCTTTTCAAATACAAATTTCCAGAAGCAAATACATAGAACGAGATAGAAGTATAGCAAGATTAAGGTTAAATCAACATGAATTCTTAGTCGGAGAGCCTGTTATGGTTAGATATTATTCTAACTCCGAACAAACAGAAACAGATACTATATTCGCTCTAGGTATTAAAAATGGAATAGGAGAAGACTGTTATCAAGTTGTTACACTTGGCGGATTAGATTTAGTTCGAGATGTAGTAACTGAGCTCCCAGACGTATCTCTTCTTGTACATGGAGAACTATATCTTTACAAGGATGAAGATGGGATTTGGAATTATGTATACGAAACTGGTGGGGTTAGACAAATAGAACCTATAACTGGTGGTCCTTTCATTTTTAGTAATATAGAAGATAAATACAGATGGTTTTATCGTGATGGAGTATTAAAACGGGAAGACGATTTCTATACTAAGTCAGAAATTAATGAAATGATCTCTGGTTGGGATGTTAATATTCAAGATGCTCTTAAAAGTCTAGAAGAAATTAAGAAGTTAACTTATAAAAACCATTCAGCTACATTTCCATTAAGAGTTAGTTTTTATGACTCTAACAGACAAGATGATGGTACTACTCCTCTTTATCAAACAGGAATTAGAACCGCTGTTAACTTCTTAATCAGAGTAACTATTCCTGATATAGATACAAAAACTGGAGAAACAAATACATACGAAGTTACTAATGATTGTATCTTAGAGCTAAATGGCACACAAATAACTCTCCCTGAAAGTAATAGATATACAGTTTTAGGTCTTACAGATACAACAGAGTATAGATTATCTGTTAGGTATACAGATCCAGATACAGGAATCATAAGAACTGCAACTTCATACTACACAGTTAAGTTTGGTTATAATTTCTACTATGGACAAATTCCTGAAAGTGGATGGAATATAACAGAGGCTGCTTTAAATTCTCTTGAAAATACTGTAGTCGGAAATGAAAATTCAATTGTTACTTTCCAAGGAGATCTTAATTCACAAAAAATAGCATTTGCATATCCAAAACTATATGGAAATCTTATGAGTATTTATGATACAACTTCTGGGATGAATCATATAACTGATTATTCGATAGAATCTTGTAAAGTAAATGATATTGATTATAATGTTTATATAAAAGATGTTGCATTGAATTATAATAATTTTCAGCAAGTTTTCTCATTCTCATTACCAACAGTCTTCGAAGGAACATCTACAGAAGATTCTAGCGTAACCGTAACTGACCTAGAAAATTTAAGACAAGAGATTTTAGGTGGAGCTAGTATAAATTACAATACTCTTGGAAAACTTGAACAAATTATTAAAGGATTGTCAATACGTGAAGGCTTTGTTGGTGGTCCTGGAATTAATTTAGTACAGCTTGAAGATGGTAGTACAGAAATTAGAGTCAATGTTGATAATTCTAGTATTGTAACTGATTCTAATATGTCTATAGCTGCTAAGAATATAAGCGGTGGAAAATATTAATAAATAAAATAAATTATGGCAAATAAAATAGGTTCAAATTTTTTATTACCCGCTAAAGTATTCCTAGATAAAAGACAAGGTATAGTTAGTGGAATAGGAGAATTAGGAACATGGGATTATGATAAATACCCTATTCCTGATGGATTTGAGGTATTTGTAGATGGAAAATGGTATACCTATTACAAGGATATAGAAAAAGATTCAATTACAGGTTTTTTTCGAATTCGAGGTGGTATTAATGTACTTCAAACCACAGGTTCATCTGAGGACGATGTTATGTCTCAAAATGCTGTAACTAATGCATTAAATGGATTAAATGAAAGAATTCAAGATATTATACATAGCCTTGGAACAGTTCTAGAGATACGATTACTTCCAGATTATACAATTTCAGGTAACCCAACAATAAGTGGCGGTCTTTATGAAAATGGAACTAGAATACAACCTTCTTTTGCTTGGGAAGTTTGGTATAATGGGATGAAATTAAAAAGAGAAGACGTTAGTGTAAGCATATATATAAATGGAAGTCTTTTTTCCGGAGGAATGAATAATCCTAGTGAAGATGAATACACTTGGGTATGGGTTTATAATCAAAATATTTCAAGAGATACTGTAATTACTTTATCTGTCTTGTATGGTAATGATAGTTCATCAGATTCTATTGGATCTGTTAGTATCTCTAAAGATATTACTTATGAATTTATTAATTCTAGAATTTGGGGTAAATCTAAGACAAATGATATTAGTAAAATAGTAATTAATGGAAAAACTTACGGAAATAGAAGTTTATCCAAAGAACGTTCAATTGTTTTAGATAATGTAGATTGTAGTATAGATGATGAAGGTAATAATTATACTTCAGGATTATATGTATATTACATGATCCCTACCGAAATTTATGGAGAAGTTAATGAAAATGAAAATCCTATAAGACTTTTAACTGGAAGTATGGAAAATAACGCTTTCTCTTGTAAATTCGGTGAAGAAGATTATTCTGTAATAGTATTTGATTATCCTCAAACAGGAGTTTTAAATATAGAATTTAAATAATATGGAAAAAAATAAAAAAGGTATAAATGTTTCAGCTCCTATAGTTCCTTATACTGATCAAGATACATATCCTACCCACGAAGCAATTTATGGAAAAGGTGGTTGGAAAAGTGTTAGAACAATAGAAGATCTTAAAGCTATTCCAAAAGGAAGACTTGAAGATGGCTGTATAGTAAGAGTTGTGGAATCAAGTAGCTCTTCAGGATCTGCAGTTGAATTTTATTATGATAGTAGCATAAAAGATGGAGCTTCGATACCTAGTTCTATTACTGATCCAATTGAAAGGGAAGTTTATCCTTATAAGTTTAGAAAATGGGCTCCTGGATATCTTCCTACAAAATTAAGTGATCTCGAAAATGATATGGCTTTTATTGCAGAAGTTCATGATACTGAAGAAAATGGAGATTACACATACTTAGATCCGAATAATGCAGATGATAAAAATGCTATTGAAAAAATTCTTGTAGGTAGAGCTAGAGGTATCTATCAAGAATTAGCATTAGCATTCTTAAATAAGAACTCATCTACTACAGTTAAAGTAGATACTAATGAAGATGGTGTAGTAGATGGAAATGATAATAGTATTCCAATCCATGGTTTAGTTACTGTAGATGATACTGGGAAAATACCAAATGATCTTCTAGAATATCCTGGAAAATATGTAGAATCTCTTGTAGCCATGTTTCCTGATGACTTCTGTGAAGATCCTTTAGACCCAGCAGCATACTTTGTATATTTAAATGGAAAACCTAGTAAAATCGATAGTGAAGGTAAACCAGTAACTGCTGACACTCCAAACTCATTTCAATCTGAAGCTTTAAAATGGGATCATCCACAGGTAACTGAAAAGGATCAAAAGTATTATATATCTGAATATTATAAATATAAAGAAAATAATACAGTATACAATGCTTATCGAAACAAAGTAGCTGTTGTAACTTCTAGTGATCCTAATGATTTTTCTTGGACAGCATCAGATCCAATTTGGAATGATATTATTTATGTAGATGAATTTAGAAGAACTGCATTTATTGTTAAGAATGATGGTATTATTGTAGAGAAAAGTATTGGACGTGATTTGATTCGAACTATAGAAGAATTAATGAGACCAGCTACAATCTTAGAAGTACCTACTGAATGGGATAACTGGGGAATATCTGCAAAAGTAGCTTATCAAATTCTTCTTGAAATCGATAAAATAGTTGCTTGGGGTGAAGATATATCCGAAGAGAGAAATAAAAGAAAAGAAGCAGATGAAGCAATAAATAAGAGAATTGACGATCTTTGGGATAAACTTAATGCTCATATCCAAGACAAAAATAATCCTCATAATGTAACTCGTGAACAGCTTGGTGTTGGAGAAAGTGATGAAGTTACATTCTCTAAAGTTACAGCTAATGGATTCTTTATGTCTGTTGGATCTGCAGGAAGAATGGCCTCGGAAGGAATAATGATGAGTGATATTTCTGCTGATGAAGAAACTCACGAGGAAGAAGTTATTAGTGCCGTTAGCGAAAAAACATCTTCGGCACAACTATTAACTTCTCGTGTAAGAATTTCCAGCAGTAGTAACCCATCACTTAGAGTAGGCCCGAGTGATGGAACATACGATTGGCAGGAAGAGCTTGAAAATGAAAGAGAAGAACGTGAAGCCGCTGATGCTGAATTAAATAAGAGAATTGATGAAGTAGAGGCAGCTATGAACGCTCACATTGCTAGAAGAGATAATCCTCACGAAACTAATCGAGGACATCTTAAGATTGATACTACTGATGCTGTTGTATTTAGTAAAGTTAATGCTCCTAACGGTTTCTTCCAAGCTAATGGAACTCCAGCAGTATTTAAAGTAGCAACTCTCGATCCAAAAGAAGAAAAACTTAATGAACTTGAGTCTAAGATAAAAGAACTTGAGGCTGAAATTGCAAAACTTAGAAAGGTATGATTTCAAAATTAATAAAAAACGGAGAAGATATATTTCTGCAAACAACAACTAATGCAGTAATTGATTCTAGTAATAAAACTCTAACTACTATCATTCAAGACCTAGAGAATAATATTTCAGCACTTGAAGCAGAAAATGAAAAACTCAAGGAGACGATAGAGACATTAGAGAAAACACTTACTGATAAAATAACTGAACTAGGAACTAATCTAACTACAAAAATAGAAGAGGTAAATACTAACCTAACTACTGAAATAGGTAAGATTAATACTAGTATCACACAGATTAATGGTAAGATTACAACTCTTGAAAATAATGGAACTGACTACGAAGAAAGATTACAGATGCTTGAAAAGAAAACTCAGAGATTGGGTGAATCTGGAAACTTTAATCAACAAGTTAGCGCTCCAGGATTTTTCGAAAGATAATATAATGGGGAAGAACGATTATAAGTTCTTCCCTTTATTTTCCTTATATATGTTATGAAAGAAATTTATATAAACTCGCCATATTCGATTTGGAACGAACAAGAAATAATAATTCCCATAAAATTTCCATTCAGATCTAAAAAACATATGATGGATACTATAGGATCTCATTGGGAGGATCCAGAAAAAGTACTTAATATTCTAGATAACAGAATTAAAAAGGGAATACTCTTCGATATGGTCTTAAAAGTTAGTAATCGAGGAGGACAATATAAGAGATTTGGAATTAAACAATTTAGGTACTGGATATCTTTTCGACCATATATATTAAAACTTGAGGAACTTAGACTTCATGAGAAAAAGATTAAGAAAGGTAAGTATATCAAGTACCTAATTCCTAATCCTAAACAAATTTCACCATATAAGATGGATCGAAAGACTTTCTTGGAAGATTACAAATATATGAATAAATATTATGATTCTGTTTTATTTAAGTATTCTCTTCACTATGTCTTATATAACTTAAAAGCCTTATAAGTGTATTATAAACTTAAAAGAAAACAGATATGGAAAAAGAAGAAATTTGTTTACGTCTCATGGAATTAATGAGGGTAGAGACAATAAATCACAACTTGTTTTTAGCTAAGCAAGGAGATTATGAAGAAAAATCGGGGAAAATTAAAAGAGAATATTTCTTCGAGAAATACAAAGAGTACAAAAATGGAACTTTCAATTCATTAGAGAAAACGAGGAATGACTTCAAAAAGGAGTATTTTGATAGGATAGAGGAAGTAAGAAAAAAGTACAGTGAAGATTGCATAAATTTTCAAAGAAATCACGAGATGCTTATTTGGAAAATTAAAGATCTGTTACACACTGCAAGATTTAAATGTCCTGATGAAAATGTTATAAAGGATGTTGAAAATTTCTTAAAAACCTGTGAATTACTTAGAAAAGTAGCAGAAGAAATCAGCCTTGATCAAATTGATAGTGAAATGAAAATGGAAAAACTTAGGGAGCTTTTATAAGCTTCCTTTTTTATTCTCCTCAAAGCCTTATTAATGATAGTTTTGTTTAAATCAAAAAATTCCCTGGTCTGTGAAGATCGGGGTTTTTGTTTCATTCCTTGAAAGCCTTATATATGTAAAAAGAATTTAAAAGAATATGGAAAAAGAAAACAAAAAGAAAGAGAAAAATTATTGGAAATTAGCATTTATAGGAATAGGTCTAACATGTGCGGTTGTCAGTATAATTAATTCACATAGAACCCAAAAAAAGTTAGACATTGTCCGTGGAGAAAATCAAAATCTCCAAACAACAAATAAATCCCTTCTGAGACAAATTCAAAATTTAGCCTATCAGAATGGGAAATTGACACAAAAAAGAACTTAAAAATAAGAATATGGAAGAAAGTGTTAAAAAAGAACAACGTCAGTATTGGGCGGTTAATAGAACTTTTCACAGTTCTATGTTCGAAGAAGTATTTAAAGTAGGAGGGAAAGTAATATTTTATACTATCTCTCTTGAAGAACTAAAAGAAATTAGTGAAAATACTCCAATTAACATGAGATTTTTAGGGAATGGAGTCCCTTATAAGAACGCATTAGATAAAGTTGGAGTTAAGTACAAAACAATAACAGATGATGTAGTGTTATCTCCTAGTCGTAAGGATGTACTTTACACTATTATTGGTAACACAACTGTTAAAGAAGATCAAACGGAATTTCCTGACTATACGATCATAGAAGTATATGTTTGTGAAATATGCCGTTAATTAAAGTAAAACAATAAAAATAAAAAAATGGAAAGACTAGAAAAAAATGCTTACCAGGAAAAATTGGTAAGAGGTCTGTTAAATTCACTTAGAGAAAATAAAACTATCTCAGACGTACATGTAAAAAACTTAATTAGCGAAGTTCATAGTGAAATTGGAAGAAGCTTGGATAAAGCTTTAATCAAGAGAAAAGCTGATGAGTTGTTATTCACATGGATGAACAGTGAATTAAATATAGTGAAGAAAGAAATGAAAGGAAAAAGAACTCCACTTGTTATTAAGCTGAAAAATGAAGAAGCTATGAATGACGAGGAGTTTGAAATCTTCACTGAAAAAATACTTGAAAAGGTATTAGTAAAAGAATCGGGAAGAGTAAGAAAAGAGCCGGAAATAAAAGAAGAACCGGAAGAAATAACTACTCCCTCGAAGAAAAGGAATAAAGAAGAAAAAATTAGAATAAACACCTTAGACAATATCATGGAAGCGCTAAGTTATTCTATTACATATAACAGAGGTGACGGAGTAACTGGAAATAATGTTGCCAAGGTATTAGGTGTGAAAAGAATAAATCAAATCCAAATAAAAACTTGGGTAAATGGTTTATCAAAACATTCAATAACGCTAAATGTATATTATGACGGAAGAAATGATAAGTTGGTATTCAGAGAAGCGGAAAAAGACTTATCTATCTGTTGTGAATTATACAGAAAGATTACAGGAAAAGAACCAAAAAGAGAATATTTAAAACTCTTAAGTGGTAAAGAAAAACCGAAAGTATTAGTAAGTAAGACTAGTTCTGCAATAGTAATGAAGGAATCAGTCATTGATAAGAAAATGATTAAAGAAGATTCCTATGAAGATTTATATTATTACGCTGCAGGAATAATTGTTGAACATAGCTATAAAGCGGTAGATATTGATTCATTGTGTACTAATTTGAGAAAATTAGGATATGATGTATCAAAAACTGAACTTCAAGGAATCCTAAGAAAAAGAGCTGAATTTTCTGTAGTAAGATATGGAGCAGCAGTAGGATTAAATGAAGGAGGATGGAAAACTTGGGATGAAATCAAAGAAAAATTCAATCCCAAGAATAACATAAAATGGGTAGATTGTAGACTATCACTAACTCTGGAAGAAATAAAAAATATCTTTCCAGAAACTGAAACATTGTCTATGATAACCGAAAGAGATGGATTTTATAGAGTATATTATAATGGATCGCTCACTGAATTAACGAAGTGGATCCAATTAGCGACAATATCCATCGGAGCAGAAAACTTAAGCAGTTATATATTTGATCAAGATTTAGTTAAGAGAATCAAGACAAGAATAAATCTGCTTAATGAATTTATGCTGAAAGAGGAATTAGGATGTAAATTAGAAACATTATAATCCCACTAATAATTGATGAAAACCGAAAGTCTGTGAAGATGAGTAGGTTTTTATTTTTTGTCCCTTCAAAGCCTTATTAATGTATGGAATAATCTATAGAACTTGATATATAGTAGAGTTTTATAGATTTTCTTTTTACAACCCTAGAAACAATAACTTAAAAAATTAAAATATTATGGATTTATTTGGAAGAAATAAAAAGAAAGAAGAAACTGCCGAACTAAAAAGACAGTGTGAAAAAATCGAAGATAATATCATAAGATTATCAATGGCAATATCAGATAATCGACAAGATATTTGGGAGATTTCAGAATTGGTTAAACAAGGAGACGCGTTAACCGAGAAAATAATTGAAAAAATTAATGAACAAGAAAAGAAAGGAGGAAAGTGGTATGAAAGAATTTTTAGAAAATTCTGGTAAGGTTATAAATAAACTTACAAGAGATCAGTCCTTTAATAATCAACAACTAATAAATCTAAGGAAATCTGCAGAACAAAGAGTAGCATTTCTAGAAAATGTTTTGATTTCTAAAGGTTATCATGAAGACGTTATGGAGATAAGAGAAAAATTTGCTCTCGAAGAATTAAACAATAAGATGATGGTTCGAGAGGAAAAATTACTAATTCTCCCTAAGTTTGAGCACTTAGTATTAGCAGCACAACAAGAAATAAACCCAGAACCGAATTTTAGTGGTATATATCCCTGGGCAGAATCTTATAAAACATTAGATCAGAGGTTCAAGGATACAGTAGACTTAGACCAAACTGAACATTTAATTTGTATAGGTTCAGCAATGGTAGGTTTTGCGGTAGATATGGTATTTAGAGGTGGTCCGGAAAAAGTTTCAGGAATTTCGGGAATGATTCAGAGTTTCTTCGATAATAAACTTTCAGAAGAGACAGTGAAAGAACTTGAAAAACAGGCTAAAGTAACATTTGATCAATCAGTTAACTCTCAGAAATTTGTAGAGAGGGCTGGACATAAGATTAAAGGACTATCACCTAGTCTTCATCATATTACTGGAGTAGGTCATGATCCTAGTCCCGCCGGTATAGTAACAGGAATAAAAGACACGATGAAAAATACGGCGACTTTTATGGACTCTGGAGAAATTCGAACAATAGATATGGAAGGATTTTTTAAAGACGGAAATAAGAGAGTTGCTGAAAAATTAGTAGATGCATTTAATCTAGTAATAAAACATCAACTTTCAGATGTAAATGGAACCAGAGGATTACCAGCGCCGTTTACTTTCGTGATTGGATACCTGGAAAATTTCGGCGACTATGGACAATTAATTTTTGGAATAGTTGAGAAAATGTACCTGGAAGGATATGATTTTAGATATCACCTTTCAACATATCCAGCTGCATTAATAACAGATATCCTAGTAAGAGTATGTTGGGCAATAAAGCTAATAAATGAATCTGAAGGTAAATTAACAATAAAGAAAGTAATCCCTATGGTAAATTTAAATACTATAGAAGGATCAAAACTCGGAAGAATGTTATTTTATACTCACTTAGAAGCTGTAGCACTTAATACTGGATTTATAGCTGTTACTTTTAAATGTACGGCTGGAAAAAGTTTACTCAAATTTAATTATGGAGAATGGGTTATGTTAGCAAGATATGGCATAACACAATCTAGATGGTTAATCACAAAGAAATCAAAACTGAGAGATAAATTTAGAGAAGGAAAATTCGAAGAAGCAATGAAGGATTTTGAAGAAACTTATAAAGATTTATTTGGAGGTTATATTATTAAAGTAGAAGAGGAGGGTTAAAATTTCCCTCCTTTTTATTCTCCCCTCAAAGCCTTATTAATGTATAAATAATTAAATAAAAATTAAAAGATTATGAAAGAAGAACAAGACGAAAAAAAGAAGAAAGGATTAAGTAAGAAAACAGTTAAATTACTGATCTTTGGCGGAATTGCAGTATTGGTGATCGGAGGAATTGTGTATAGGTTAAAGACTTCGAAAGGAAAGACGAAGTTGATCAATGAAGGAAAACCGCTAGATTACTATTACAGACAATCAGGAAAATATAAACTGGCTCCTCTTACAATGGATACAGGAGTCGGAACATTAAATCTTTCAAACCTAGAGAATACAAACGGAGACTGTTTTTCTTTAGGTTATATAAAAGATGTAAAACCTCTTGGAGATGCAACAATTGAAGGAGGTGATGTAATTAACGTAGAATCTGGAAAAACTACAAAAGTGAATCTAACAACAAAAGTAGTATCACTTGCCAGATTATTATGTGGAGCAGAGTTCGTTAAAACAAGTTTTGAAGTAAGAGGACTCTAATAAAATATAGAAGATAGGACATTCAAAAATCCTGTCTTCTTTTTTCTCCTCCCCGAACAAACAAAAAAGAAGAAGATATTTTGATTTATCTTCTTCTTAATTTTATTCTATATTACAGTTCCTTAAGAGCAGCTTTTATTGAACCTTTAATCATCTCTTGAATTCCTTCTTCAGTTGTCATTGCTCCTGATAACGAGAATTTCCAAGAGTTTCCTTCTCCAGTTCTAACAAAAGTACCAAGAACTAATGCTTTCTTACCAATAAAGTCTGGATTATTGTCGATCTGGAAGTCGGCGAAAGTCTTAAGTTGATTAATCTTATTACTATCTGTTACTTTCATATCCGAACTATAGATCTTCATAGTCGCCGAAGGAATATGATCGAATACAAGCGCTTTAGGATCTCTTCCCATGTGCTGATAAATATTCAAAATCACAGCCATATATTTTACTTCCGGCGCAACTTTTCCAAGCTCCATTCGAATTAACTCATTATCACCTTTTGAGTTATTCTTTCCAGTTAAGTCATCACCAAGTAAACTAGCAACTGAACCATCTTTAGAAATTTGATGTCCGTAATAAACAATATCATACTGTTTCTTAGACTTATCAAACATTACAACGCTAGCATCAAGATCAATATCAAGTTGTTTATCAGGTCGGAGTGTTCCAGGATTATCTACTACTTCAGTTTCGATTATCTCTGATGGACCTGTACCAAATAGTTTTTGAAAGAAGTTACCTGTCTTAACTGTCTTTCTTTCAACATGAGTCTTTCTTCCAGTTACTCCACCTTTGATTACTGCCGGAGCCCATCTAAGCCCTACATAAACATAATCAAAGTTTTCACCTTCTGTTTCTTGATTTTTTCTTAGGCTAATTGTTCTTGTACCATTTTTTCTTAAGCTAATTACTCTTTCTTCCATAATTGTTTATATTAAATTAAACTGTTTTAATAATTTCATTTCTAAGTATATCCCGAAATTAGGAGTTGTTTCTGGGTTTATTAAGATTTCTAGAAGTGTTTCCGGAGTTTCTTTTAAAAAATCTACTTCATCTTTTGAAATAAGACCTTTAAAGAAATCATCCCTAAGAAAATCAGATGTTATATATCTTGCATAAGAATTTCTAGATAAAACAACTAGATTATTTCCTAAAGCTTTGTGTGAGTGAAATTCAAACATGAGCATTCTTGAATAATCATTATTACAGCATAATGGACCTGCTGCTTTATAAACATTCACAACACTATCACTATATATTCCAGGATGTTTTAAAGATTCTATCGGAAATTGTAAAGAAATCTTATCTAGGTTGATATCTTTCAAAAAATCATTATATCTAGCTTCAAACAAATCTCGACGGTCTTTAATTCCCGAGTGATCAGTATTATAATCCATACTCCACTCAACCTTAAATTCCGGAAAGATTAGATATTGATATATACCTCTAATATTCCCTAAAAAGCATGTATAATGAATCGCCCTCATTAAATATCTGACTCTTTGAACTTAAGGCCATATTTTACCAAACTCTTAAATAAAGTTTGGTTAGATCCTTCTCCGAGTGCTTGGAATTCCCATCTGTTTCCTTCAACCCTAGAAAGTTTCCCGAAGACTAGAGTAGTATCATTCTTATAGTCATCATCTAATTTATACACAAGTTTAGCAATATCTTTTCCATCTTCGTAAGCTCTAACTTCTGCACCATCAATCATTTTAAAAGTCTGTTCTCTAGTTCCAGAATCATAGATATTAACCAAAAATAGAATATCAGTTATATTTGGATCAACTTTCTTTGGGTAAATTAGAACTTCCTCATTACAATAACCATCATCTCCAGATTCATCTTCAGATCCTGTATTATCTCCTCCATACTGTACAGCTTCGAATGGATCTGTTAACATTCCTTCCGAAGTTTGTAAGATACTAGAATAAAATACTAAATGATCTGGACTAGGACATTTACCCATTTTATTGAGCTCAACAGTAATTAAATCTACGTCGAAATCATAATTACTACTTCTAAGAGCTCTAGAATTAGGTTTCCAAACAATTTCTACTTTTAATTTACTCAGACCTTTCTTTAAACTTACTGATCTTTGTTTTGTTAATGTAATTTCTCTTTCAATTGTTTCCATTATTGTTTTATTTTTAATTACATTTATAAGAATTTCAAGGATTTACTATTTTAAGCCAAATATTTAACTAACTTACCTGCTGGATCTGAATAACCTTTAAGTTGATATAAACAATTTGAGATTATTTTAAATAAATAATCAGTGTTCATATTTATTATCCTCTTCGAAAAGTCTATTGTGGTTCTAGATATAAGATATAAACCATCCCAGAAATTAATAGATAAGTAATTTAATTGTCCTGTTAAACAAAGAGCAATATACTTAAAAAATGATCTATAAGTCTCTGAATCATAAGTAAATCCTCCATTTGATCTTATAGCATTTACATATTTTAATTCTCCGGACTTTTTCATTTTAAGTATATCATTCTTTAGACTATTTATATAATCTATTGCAGAATCTTCAACATATTTTTCTACAAAATCTGACCCTAATTTATTTTCTATTATATTCCTATCCTCAATTTTTATAAATCCATATTGAGGTGAGCCAGGTGGAACAGCTAGTTTTCCTTGAGTTTTAATCTTGTCAAAGAACCCATCTATTTGTGTCATCCAATGTTCTAGGTCACTGTTTTTATCATCATAGAATTCAATCATTTTGATTATCTCATATCCTATTTCATCATTGTACTTAGATACATAATGTAATGAATCTGCTCTAGTTTCTGCAAATTCTTTTTGAATTAATTTTCTTTTTATTAACATATATAAAATTAAAAAATAATAAATTGAAGAGAGTAAACTTAATTACTCTCTCTCTTTCTCCAAATTTCTTCTTGATCTTTCTCAGCTTTTTCTATATCTAAAAATCCTGTTTTCCGATTTATGTATTCTCCCACCTTATGCCCTGTATCTCCAAAAGGATAATCTGATAATGTCTTCAATAACCATCTCTTAGCTCTTTTATTCTTAGATATTAATAATAACTTAAGAATTACATTAATATCCTCGGAACAATCCAAAATAGCACTATCTAATACACGAACACTATAAGCATACATGTCATCCGTCTTTCTTTTAATTTTTAAGAAAATAATGTTAATATAGAATGTTGGAGATTTATCTAATTCAGAAATTTCTCTTTCTACTATTTCAATTAGTATCCTTCGATCTTTATAATAATCTTTTGTTTCATATTTCTCAAGATCGCCAAATGTCATTCGTTTCTTTTTTCTCATAATTTTTTCTATTTTTATTCATCTATAAGGCTTTTAATGTTATTTTCTTTTTAATAATTCATAACCTCTAATCTGCTTTCTAGTTCCATCCTCTTTCTTTTCATACATAACTACTGATTTAACGTCAAAATAGTTTTCAATATCACTAGCTTTCGGTGTAGCATCATAATTAATAGAATTATAAAGATTTCCAAGTTTTACCTTGAGATCTGATAAACTATACTTCTCTCCAGGATTAAAATTTAAAGTAATAGTATTAATTAATAACTCTTTACTAAACGTTACTATTCCAAGTTCTTTTTTAATATAAGTCTTACTATAAGTTAAAGCTTTAAGTTTCTTAGGCCCTAGAGCGAGATAGTAAGATTTAACTTCATCAGAATCAGCTATTTGTCCAAGAACTATATTTAATTCAATATCAGATATAAAATTGTATTCACATAACATTTTAAGTTTATCATGCATAGTAGTTAATGTATCATAGATACAGAAAAATCTTGTTACATCTCTATTTACTATATCATCAGGAGTAAGTTTGGAATGAACTGAACTAAATACACTAAATCTATCCTTATAATCCACCTGCTGTATCTGAAAAGCTCTAATCTCATTAACAAGAACTAATTGATTAATAACCGGTTTAAGAATAACATCTCCAGTCTGAGAATTAATAACTTTATTTACAGCTATATAATTATCTCTATAATTTGCTGACTTGGCTACATATTGATAAGTTTTTGCTAAATCATATTTATCTTTATCTAAAACAGTGTTATATGCAGATAATAAACTTTCAGTAGATTTATTTTTGCTATCTATTATATTTTGGAAATCTTCTTTCTTCATTTCTCTATAATCTGCTGTAGTTCGATAATAGAAAGTAGCACTGTTTTTCCATGGATTTTTCTGAATATCTATCTTATCAGAATAATCCCTAAATAATTCTTCAAAATCATAAGAATCTATATAAGATATCTCAGAATTATACTCTTTCTCCCATATCCCTACAGTAAGAGATCTATGAAATTCAGGATTATATAATTCTTCCAATCCCTCTGAAACAGATAACTCCTCTATCTCTTTTAATATACTATCTAAGTATTTACTCTTTAATTCCTGTATCCCTGGAACTTCTGATTTTAAATACTCCCTAAATCCTACTATATAATCTTCCTTACTAATTAAATACTTATCCTCTAGTGATATCTTCTGAAAATTATCTACTATCTCTTGAGAATAATAAAACCATTCTTTCCTTTTAGGATAACTATATTTATTATATAAAGAGTGAAAGTAAGATTCTAATTCTGTATTCCCTTCTCTAGTATCTAATAATCTACACTCAGGATTGTGTAAGTAATAAGAGTCTATTCTAGAATTTATATCTTTTGTATATCCGATCTTCAAGAGATCTAATACCTCCTTCGTATCTTTATTATAGTATGTTGTTTCTATTAAGTATATCATATTTATCTTTTTTTAATAATCTCAAAATAATTTTCTCTTAATTTAGTTATTTTATCTGTTACTTTGCATCTTTTAACCTCAAAATAATTCTCTAAATCTGTTGCCTTAGGAGTAGCGTCATAGTTAATACTGGAATATATTTTTCCTAACATGTTTTTTATTTCAGACATTTTTAACTTATCTCCTATCTTAAATTCTGAATATATACTAGATTCTAAAAGTTCTTGACTAAATGTAACTATTCCTAATTCTTTTTTTATTTTTGTTAAATTATACCCTAATGATTTTAATCTTTTGGGAGTAATAGATAAATAATAAGACTTAATTTCATCACTATCATTTATTTGGCCTAATACTATATTAATAGCATTTTGAGATAATTCATACTCACAGAGAAGTTTTAATTTATCATATATAGTAGTCAATCCCGTATATATTCCTAAAAACTCAGATACTTCCTGATTTACTATATCATCCTTACAATATATTCCAGTCTCCCTAGATTTAACTATTTCTAAGTACTTAGAATATAAATCTCTATCTACTAAAGGATCTGTTTTTATATAATCTAATACACTGGATACACAAAACTTATCTCCTAAGGTAGTAATAAGATTTTCTAGGTAATCTAAGTATTCCGTTTTCGTTAAGAATAAGTATTTTATTATCTCTATTACTTCATTCTTTAGATTAGTAAATTCTATCTCTCTTCTTCTAGGAGATTTAGGAAGAGATTCTAAGTCTATATTATCTATATCCTTAAAGAAATTTATTATATCTTCCGAATAATAAAACCATTCATTCCCATATTCATTATATTTCAGACCTCTAAATTTATACTGTATTCTTTTCTCTATATCTTCTGGGAGATTAGGTATTTCATAGAGAACCTTACATGTAGGATTATGAAGTTTATATAGTTGAAATCTTTTATCTTTATTATTATCTTCTGTATACCCTATTTTTAGGAGATGAATTAAATTCTCACTCTCGTCATATCCTGCTGACTTAATTAAATATATCATAATCTTATTTTTTACTTATTATATTGTATACTTTTACTATTTTCTTTATCCCATCTATTTCCACCCTAGCAGAAGACTCCTTTACATTGAAATAATTTTCTAGGTCCTTTGCTTTAGGAGTCTTATTGTAGCCTATAGAATTATATAAATATTCTAATCTATCCTTTATAATAGATAGTGCTAGTTTATCTCCTATTTTAAATTCTGAGTAAATACTAGATTCTAGGAGCTCTTGATTAAAAGTAGCAATTCCCAACTCTTTTTTTATTTTTGTACTATTATAAGATAGTGATCTTAATCTATCTGGAGATAAAGAAGTATAATAAGACTTAATCTCATCACTATCATTAATTTGTCCTAGTACAACCTGAATAGCATCCTCGGATAAACCATATTCACATAATAATTTTAATTTATCATATATAGTAGTTAATCCGGTATATACCTTCAGAAACTCAGATACCTCTTGATTTACTATGTCATCTGGTGTAAGTGTATTATGAACTGTACTAAATACTGTAAATCTATCTTTATAATCAATTTGTTGTATCTTAAAAGCCCTAATTTCGTTTACTAATACTAAATTATTAGGAACAGGTTTAAGAATAATATTATCGTCAGGAGTATGAATTTTATTTACTGCTACATAATTTTCTTTATAGTTTGCAGATTTAGCTACATACTGATAATTTTTTGCTAATGTATATTTAGTATCATTTGGGGCTGAATCAAAAGCTTTTAATAAATTCTCTGTATCTTTCTTCTTAGATTCTATTATTCTCTTAAAATCTTCTGCTTTCATTTCTCTATAGTTGGCCGTAGATCTATAATAAAAAGTAGCTGAATTCTTCCACGGATTATCAAATAATCTCTGTCTCCCTAGAATCTGTGGTAAGTCCTCTGAGATATCTACTGCAAGGCTATCTATATTACTATCGCTAAATATAAAACTTCTAGCACATAGACTATAAAAATCTGCCCCTAGATATACAGTCCTAGTACAGAATGTAAACATCTTAGGCTTTTCTCCTTTCAATGGAACTTCACCTATTTTAAACTTCTTTCCGAGCCTTCTTTGAATTTTCTTAAGGTTATCTGGAGTATCTGAACATAATATATTACATTGTTCTGGGGTAAGATTATTCTTTTTTACGATAGATGTAATATGATTGACAGAGTTTACATAGAATACAGCCTCATCTGATACTACTCTAGTAGGAATTCCATTTCTAAGAACTACTATACTTTCAAAATCTCCTGAAAGATATTTTTGAATAACCTCAGAAGCCTTTTCTCCTACTGCTCTCATTACAAATACATCTAGTTCCGGTTTAATAACTCTCGATGAATCTGCAGATCCCCAATCCAATTCATAGTATGGAAGATCTCTAAATTCATCTAACATTTCCAAGTACTCATCCATCATTGGGGTAGCTGATACAAAATATGCAGTAGGAGATTGTTTAAGGTATTCTAAGAATTTAAGTTCTGTATCCGATTTAAATCTCGAATCGTGAAGTATTGACTGGAACTCATCTACTATAGTATAGAATGTATAAAATCTATCTAGTTTCTCCAGTATATCTTTTACAATTCGATAGGAATCATAGGTTACTAATATTTTACAGGGTAATCCATTAATACTTCTAGAAGTACAATACTCTTCAATCTCTCGGTATAATCTTTTATAGATTTCTGAATTATTATCCATAAATTTCTCATCTAGTTCAGCATCTAAATTAGTATTTTTATCAACCTTGGATAGGTCTTTATCTATATTAGATTCTTTATCCATTTCATTTACTACTAAGTAGACATCAAATTCATGTTGATCCTTTTTATTCTTAAGTAACATCTTTCTAGGACTACATAAGATAACATTCTCTGGTCCACCTATACAATACTCTGTAAAACCACATCCAGGAAGTTGTTTATTTATTATACATTTACTAGAGAAATTTGAAAAACAAAAATCCCTCCATTCACCAATATACCTAATTCCTCTAGGTACTATAATATTAAATTTTTCCATATATTTAAATTATTAAATTTATTAATATCTTTTAGAACTCAATACAGAGTTCAGTTTAATTGTTAAGTATCCTAATTCTGAAGACTAGGGATACCTTTATTTCATTAATTAGAATTTAAAGGTATCAGAAAGGCAAAATGTATACTTTAACTGGGAATAGAAGATACTATCGCAATATAATATTTAATCTATTGAAAAAGTATACATCCTATAGTGGTTCTTCTAAATAAGCGAATATAATGAGAGACCCGCCTCCCCTTCAGGGAGAGCGTGGTCGTCTTATTTAGAAGGTTCACGATACATAAATATTAATATTATCTTTATTATTTATACTAATGAACCTTAAAAAGAAACGGCCGTTCGCCCTTTGAGAGGGCGAGGCCTTTCAGTTCCTTCATTCTTTTTAAGAACCATTAAAGAAATAATTTTTTTTATTCAGTTTTTATTAATATTTATCTTTCTCTTTTATTCTCTATATATCTTATTCAGTCTTGTGAGCGTAAGCGACCCGTAATGAGCTATGTAAATAGCGAATGGAGGGATACACATGGGTTCCTTTGTCCTCATAAATAAGTTACAATAGAATAAAAACCTTATAAGTGCTATGAAGTTACCAATAAAATTTTACAAGTTTATCTCTAACATAGATTATTTTTCAGAGATACACAAATATCATAAACATGAGAATAATGAAGATATGATTATTGATTATATGATAAGTAATCTAGCTTTTCTTCTAACTCCTTCCAATTTTAACCAAAGAGCGTCTTATTGTTTTAATAATTGGTTTTCTATTCTCTTAGAAATAGATCCGATTAAGTATGGTTGGGTAAAGAAAGTTGACCTACAATTCTTAAATAATACATCTGTAACTAAACAACAGATTATAGATTGGGAAGTACTCAATTTTACAGGGAAGAATAGGATTTTCACAGTAAAGAGAGAAAAATGAAGTTTTGCTACTTTAAACTTCTAATTTCCTTATATGTGGAAAAAAGAACCCCAGACTTAATTGTCCAGGGCATATTTGATTATTTACATAACCAAATTGAAATTGCTTTCAAAGTCTTTAATAATTTAAAGCTATGAGAGATATCACTAAGATTCTCCCAAGAGTCATGAACACTGTAATGAGCATGACTGATGAATAAAACTCAGGTGTTTGCATTTTAATTGAGTTTTTTAAATTAAAAATATAAAAGATAGATCGTCATTATATCCAATTTCTTTCAATACTTTAGGATTTTATGACCTCATGATCTATCTTCATATATAAGGCTTTGAAGCATTTCTAGAAGGAAGGGTAGTTTTAATACTATTCTTCCTTTGATTTCCTTATAAGTAATTAAAAAATATAAGACTATGGAAGAAAAGATCGATTTACCAGAGAAAGGAATAGTAGTTGGCTTTGAACTTGAGAACTTAGAGGATTACTTGAATTGTACGGAGCATTTAGTACAGGTTCATGGAAAGTTTGAGGTCCTAGCAGAGATCGAGAAAAAAGTAAAGTACGAAAAGATTAGACACCTCGCCAAATTTCTCATGACGGAATATAATCCAGAGTTAAAAAGGAATGTGGTTTTTAGGTTGTCTAAGTTTAAAGAACGTCATGAACACAACGGCGAGACGGTTTATATAGCTTATTATAGGTTTGATGGATTTGTATCACTTTAGGAAATATAGGGAGAGACTTTTAAGGTTTCTCTCTTTTTTCTTTCAGGTACAACAAAAAGAAACTACACTTATCCATCTCGGACCAGTGTAGTTTGATTAGAATTATAGTATTTTAAGAAGTTTATCTGAGACATTATCGATCTTTATAGTTTCGTATGTTCCATCTCCTTTAAGCCAAATTAATCTTCTCCCCAGGATCTTTAAGCCAATTGATTCTAACATTAATTGATACATGCTAAATTGTAGGGTATAATGTCCTAGGGGTTCATCTATTAAATTATCAAAAGGAGGATACATTGTGATTCCCTTCGACCTCTGATAATCTTTCGTAAGTTCTTCATTTGTTTTCCAGTCTCCTATAATAAATCCAGGGTTATCAGGGGAATCATAGTAGAATAGAAGGTCGGTAGTTCCACAAAATTTAGTATTAATTTCTGGGATATACTTTGATGACATCCTGAATTCTGCACCGACCGGAATTATCGAAGGCGGTAACTCAGAATAAAATTTGAGGATACTTTCTTCTTTAGGTGCGAAGGGAATTAACCAACCCTCCTCTGGAATATATTGCCTTCGGATATTGGTCGGAATTAATTCAGGGTAACCACATTTTATCCATGTCATTGCTTCTCCAAATTCATGATACTTCGTTCCTTGTGTTACTGATTTTACATTTTTATATTTCCATTCTCTGAGGACATCTTCTTGAGTTCTTCCATTCTTTTTTGCATATCGTTCTGAGATTGTATGTTTATCGAAGGGTCTAACAAAGTTTTCGATTATATTAGAAACTGGTGTATATTCTTCAGTTCCTATAAAATACTTATGTCCTTCTTCTATAAATGTTATATCGGAAAAATGTTCAGATATTAAGTTTCTTGTTGTTTGTATAATTTCTTCTGTAGTCATATTCTTTTATTTTATTATCATATATAAGATTCACTAGTGCAGAGAAGAGCAAAATCCTTACTTATGATATGAAAATAATGATAAGTTTTGCAGATTTTGAGTATATACTAGAAAATCGAGTAGAGTTTAATCTGCTAAGTAAATTTAATCGTACTAAAGATCCAGAATTAAAAGCTATAATTTCTTTAATTCTTCTTGCTGAATCAATATCTAATGGAGCAATAATAACTTTAAAGAAATTAACGTTTGCCACTGCTTTAGAGGGTATAGATTTATGGAGAGGGAAAGTTAATACTAGAAGTTATGCGAAGATTAAAACAATAGGGGATTTGAAAGAATGGTTAAGATGTAATTTAGTTGGAAAATTGATAACAATAAAAAGACATGGAAAAAACGAGGTTAGAGTTATTGATTTATTGTTATCAAGAGAAGAAAATTAAGATCCGACTTTCACAAGCCAGATCTTATCAGAATGATTTATATAATTATTTTTTATTTTTTATGCATATATAAGAGTTTGGAGGATTGAGAGATGATATCAATAATAGATGTTTTAAATAATGGAGAAGAAATTGCAAAGTATTTAGAAGTAAGATTTCATACAATTAAATATGCTGATGACTATTACCATAAGTTTATCTTAATTCATTCTTTGTGTAAATATGCGAATAGTTTAGATCCAGTTTATCACACTCTTATAGTATATCATACAGAGTTGATTGGGTGGTCTAGTGAAATCGATCTTAATAGTATAGGAAGTATAAAAACTAAGGAAGATTTAGCAATATGGCTTAAAGATAATTTAGTGGGAAAAATAATAACACTTAAGAAATATGGAAAGAATAATGATTTCGTATCCTGAATTTTATAAACATCTGGATCTTTTATATGAGAAAAGATTAGATTATAAAAATTATAATAATTATATAAAGTCTTTTAAGGAAAGAATGACAGAAGATGAACTAGTATATTATTTACTGTCAAGTATATCTTGCTTTATTAAATCTTATAATAATCAAGGATTTCTTTATATATTGGGTGTAGTTATGATTTTTATAATTAAAGCACTTGAAGAAATAAA